ATGAAGTTCTCAGAAAACTTGGAAAAGTTCTGTGAAGTGGTCGATCCCAAGAAAGTGCTAGCGGCGAAAGCCAGGAAGGCTGTGACGGAAGCTGCGCTGAGGGGAGACGAACGGATCACACTGGCCGACGTAGACGACAGTATCTTCAAGAAGGGAGATGTTCTGGCAGTGAAAGACCTCCCAGTGGTGATCGACGGTAAGAGACACGTGTACAACGCGTACTACGTCGGTTTCAACTTCTACGAGAGCATTGACCACCAAATCATCAAGTGAAAGGGACACAGTGAAGACACCATATCTGCTCCAGAGGATCGGTTTCGACAGCAAGAACAACAAACTCGTGTACGACTACATGGGAAGCGCTGAGTTCGAGTTCGGCTCGATCCCAAAGATCTACCGCGAGATGGCGAAGGACTCCAAGCAGTTCGTGATAAAGACGGTCGTCGGAGCTGACGGCAAGTCAATAGTCAGCGCTAACGGCTTTGGACTCTTCTACATCGGGAGAGAGTCCGAGTACGAAGAGGTGATGAAGTTCATACCCGACCTCCTCGCTGGAAAGACCCGCTTGAAGGAGAGGTCAGAGCTCCGCTTCCAGTACGAAGATCCCGTGGATTTCAGAGGAAGGAAGTACTGGAGAGAGGACCGTTACGGTTCCAACACCGGAGTGCTCGACATCGACAACGGGTACTTCCTCGTGTGGCAGGCGAAAGAAGCCGTGTCGGTCTTCACCTACTTCAAAACAGTTCTCGTCGAGAAGTTTTCGAAGTGAAAATTTCGGAAGTGGTCATGTACGCTGAAAACACAAGTTGCAATCTAGCGACATGCTTTCCTCACCTGAGAGGGAAGATGGCGAGAGTCCCAGGAAAACCCGAGGACGGCCTCTGCGAAGTGAAAGGGTACAACTACAGGAACATGATGTTCGAGTGCTCGAGACCCCTTTTGAGGTACGACGAGAAAGTGTTGATATCGGTGAAGAACATCATGGAGATGCTCGTCGATAAGATTGACACTCCTCAAGAGGAACTGACGTTTAGCGAGCGAGCCTTGCTAGAGAGTGCTGCCGCAAGGAAAATTGAGGAGATATGAAAAGATAGAAAGTGAGAACTTTGAAGTTCTAGTGCGCGATGACGGCAGATTCGTAATGAAATTGCGTCACTCAGGGATGGTCTTCGGGTGTAGTGAAAAGTGAATCTGAGATTGCACCCACTCATCAGGAAGGGTACCGACAACTGAAGGAAATGGTCAAGTCTGTCAAAAGAAAAGATGACTGCATCATCTGGTGCTATTGCTCACAATCTCAGCTCCAGAACACTTCACAATGTCGCTTCAGCGTGGTATTGCTATTCGACGGAGAACTGCGCAGAGAGTAGAAGTGATGAATGCATTAGCTACGAAAGACAAACACTAAGGTAAAAGAATGCTCACGTCTGCGAACAGGCTTCTGGAAGCGATAGAGAACCTCGGAGGGCAGGCCCTCATCGTCGGAGGCGCAGTCAGAGACATCTCGATGGGAGTCGTCCCCCACGACATCGACATAGCGACGAACCTTCCGATAGACACTATTGCGAAAAACTTCAGGTCTCACGATGTCGGGCGGTCCAAGGACTTCGGGATCGTAGTCGTCGAGTGGGAGGACTTCACGTTCGAAGTCGCTCAGTTCCGCAGTGACGGCGTCTACTCCGATGGGAGGTCTCCTGAGTCTGTCACTGCCGCTCTCGACTTCAAGACCGACGCATCTCGTCGAGACTTCACCATAAACGCTATGGCCATGGACTCCCGGGGGAACATACTCGACTACTTCGGAGGACGAGAAGACATCTCCAAGAAGGTCATCAAGACCGTCGGTGACCCCAACAAGCGGTTCCAAGAAGACAAGCTGAGGATGCTCCGGGCGGCTCGCTTCGCAGCTAAGTTGGACTTCTCCATAGATCCAGCGACGCGGGATGCAATGCTGCTGAACTGCGAGGGAATAAAGCAGGTCTCCGGAGAGCGCATTAGAGATGAATTGATGAAGATCGCCTCTTCCGGCGGTAGACAGCTGTCTAAGATGCTGAAAGAGCTCAGTGATGCTGGAATCATGCATATCATCCTCCCTGAGATATCAGCGATGGAAGGTCTCCCGCACAACCCAGCTTATCATCCCGAGGGAGACGTCCTCCAGCACTGCTTCGCTGCAGTGGAGACCAGCGACTCCACCGACCCCATCGTCAACCTCGCGATACTGTTCCACGACATCGGGAAGGTCAAAACGTTCAAGATGGACGGCGACAACCCCACGTACAGATCGCACGCGTTCGTTGGCATCGACATGTTCGAGGACATCGCGCTCAGGCTGAAGCTGTCGCGAGAAGACGCGGACCGCATATCGTTCTGCATAGAGCACCACATGCTGTTCAACTACGAGTTCCCCAACATGAGAGACAGCACCGTCGCGAAGCTCCTGAGAGATCAGAACTTCAACGACCTACTGCTCGTCGCAGAAGCGGACGACAGGGCTCGCATGCACGTGTACGACGCTGAGGTGTGGGGGAAGATCCACGAGAAGATCGACAAAGTCAGAGCTAAGTTGGAGCTGACGGACTATGACAAGCTCAGGAAGTTGGTCAATGGACACAGGGTCATGCAGATACTGGGGATCAAACCCGGGAAGATGGTCGGAAAGGTCATAGACGTCTCGCTCAACTGGGCTGTCGACGCTGGGATATCGGACCCCGATGCAGTATACGCTTACATAGCGGAGATGAACCTCTCAGAACTGGAGAATGACACATGACACGCGTCTGGGGAGACTTAGAAGCTTTCGACTTGGAGAGCATAAAGTGCATTGGTATACAACGAAAGGATAACTTGCGCACAGCAATCATCACGACGTTAATCATACTGACGTTATCGATAGTCAGCGCTCTGTGCAGCGGATTTGGTGTAGTGATCTACACTGGTATGAACATCATAGTGTTCGTTGGTCTGTTCAATATAATGAGGTACGACAACAAGTGGATAGAACGTCTTGAAGAAATTGAAGCCGCCCGCCTAGATAGGAAGTTAGAAGATATATGAAGTTCACCCTGTGGAAAGACAAAGACAAGACCGATGAGACAGTAGCTTGGGCTGAAGAGTGCCTCGCTAGAGTCGAGAAGCTTGTCGTGACAGTCGGGCCTGGGAACCCCACAATCATTACAAAGCACTTTATGCTGAAAGAGGCCTCCATTCAGATCGTCTATTACTATGTAAACCTGAAGATAGATTTCCAGTGTTTCATAGCTCAGATACTTGCAATGTTTGTCGGGAGTGTATTACTCTCTCTGTACGTAGCAGCAGAATCGCAGTCGTACGGTGCGTTATTCTACTTAGGGGAGATCACATCGATTGTGTTCTTCGCAGTGATGATCGTCTTCGTTAAGATGGCGGAAGACACAATGCAGCTTGAGACTTCCAACATCAGCGAATATCATCAAACGATGGTGACTATCGAAGAGTCTCTTCGAGATGATATCGCTGAAGCGATGCTAGAGTGGATCTAGCTGCCCTTCGGCAACTTTTTTAAGTCAGGTTGTGCCGGCTTCAAGTATAAGTCGTTGAGGCCTTCTCTGCTCTCGAATGCTATCGTCGCTATCTGGTCGATGTCGTGGAAATTGAACGGATTTATCTTGTTCTTAGAGTCAGCCGCGATAGGCTCTTCTTCAGCCATCCACAGTGACATGAGATTGCCTTCGCCGACGCCAGTTTTTCCACCTTCGACTGCCCTGAGCATCTGGTTAGCGAAGCGCTTCCTCCAGTACTCCGGTTCCTCAGCTTGGAACTGCTCAGATGTGAACGGCTTTCCGTTCTTCTTCTCCAGCTCTTCACACAGGTGCTCCATGTAGTCAACTTCTTTGAGCAGCCCTTTGATGCGTATCTCCTGCTCTTCCATCTGGCGAGACAACTCATACAACTCGAGGTCCGCGTCTTCTGCAGTTGGGTCAGCTGAACCCTTCGCATCTTCTAGTTTTTTGTTGAGCTTCGTGATCTTTCTCGACTTCTTCTCCTGGTCGATTATCAAGCGCCGCGCTTCTTGCATGGTCACGTAGCTGTTGTGAGCCAGGTGGCGGAACTTTGTGATGGGGGTGTACTCGTCACAACCAATGAACTTCTCGATCATGAAGTTAGAGCGAGTCTGAGCGAACTCTCCAGCTCTGTCTTTCATCTTATCGAGCTGCTGTTCGACAGTAGTGAAACGGGAGTCAGTCACAGCTACTTGCGCGTTGTCGTTCATCACTCAGCCCTCACAGAGAACTTCTTCTTCTGTCCGTCCACCTCGAGCACGAACTTGACGACGTAGTCATCGACGTTATCAAGAGCAGCCCCACTCTTCATGATGAATTGCACCAGGGCGTTCTTAGCTCCGAGACTCAATTCGTTGCGTGTTTCGACTGCCATTGTGGTCTTGTCGACAGACGGAGCTGGGTGAACACCGTGGACCACCTCGATCTTAGGCTGGACCTTCTCTATGGGTGTCTGATTAGAGACTGTAGTCGCCTTCGGCTTCGGAGTCATGCTCTTCTCGTAGCCTTCGGTCAGTTTGGTGAGAGACTTGTCGAGGAGAGCTCCCCACGATTCGCTAGACCCGCTGTTGTTCATGACTGACGACGGGTGTTGTGATGCTGGTGAGCTCATCGCTCCTTTTGGTGCTGACATGACTTGTGTTCCTTTCACATATCACTATAGACTCAGTGGACCGGGGCTCAGATCGCCCTGTAAGTACCTTCGGAGACCGCTCCGGATACTAACGCGTCTTTCACTGATGTGTGGATCCCGCCGACTGTGAAGAACTTCTTCCACATCTCGTCGAAATCGCTCTTCGCTACTTCTGCTCTGCGGATGTTCTCGTCTATCAGAGAAGCGTCATCCATAGACCAACCATTCTCGAGACGGACTTTATTCCATCTACAATACTGCTTGAAGGGCATTTGCGACGCTATGAATACACTTCCAGCTTCGGAAGTGCCCTCTAACATGTTGTCGATGATGCCACTCGCCCAGTCTAGCTTAGTCCACCGCTTGGCTGAAGACATGTCGACGTCGGGTCTGATTATCTTACCCTGCCCCAGCGACATCATCTCGATGTCATGGATGTCCGCACCTAACTGGTCGATTGATGCCGCTGCGAGTACCATCGATGGGTCGTTTGCGAATAGCCCTCCGTCCACATATGCTCCCATGGGATCGAAATAAGTTGGAGCAGACACTGAAGCAAGCACTGCCATCCACAAAGGATAGTCTCCATCTTGAATGGAGGAGAAGATCTTTGGACGTCTCTTGGAGTAGTCATAAGATGTGATGAACACTGGTTTCTTAAGATCTTTCATCTTGACGTTGTAGTTCTTCTTACAGAATTCTACGAGGACTTTATTCGGCCATCTAGAACCAAATGGTGTCAGCGTGTGGTACGAAAGGAAGTTGCGATTAAAGACTTCTGGTAGCCAGCCTCTCATGATGGGAAGGAGATCTGCTGGATCTTTACCCATGAATATCCAAGCAACAATAGCGGTACCGATAGATGTCGCTCCTGCGCAATCGAACTCACTTAGCGGATCTTTGTCTCTCGTCAGCGCAGCAGTTATGACTCCGAAACACCCTCCACCGTCAACAGCCCATTCTTTCATCGTCAGCGCCTACATTCTTTCATCTTTCGCTCGATCATATCTAATGATCGTTGCATTTCATTTTTCTTTTATTCAGTTTGTCTAACAACATGTCACCTTCTTTAGATGTCATGTTGCCATCCGACACACGCTCGACAATGTAGCACTCGGCAGCTTCATATCCCAATGAGTCAGCTAATTGTTCTACTATCATAGTGTCAGATTCAAGCTGGTCGTGCACAAGTGGTGTGCACGCCGCTATACAACATATCAGAAACACCATTGATAACAATAACAAGGAACGCATGTGGTGTTCTTAAGTTAAAATAATCCTATTAGCGAAATCAGCCGTTCCAACGAACTCCGGGCGCTGACTGTACCCGTACCTAGAGAGGCGAGGAACAGTCGCATCAATGAGAGGACCGTAAGCTGGAGAACCGAGTTCTCCCCATATTTCCAGCGCATAGTGTGTGAAAGCACCGCAACAGTGACCACCAATGCAAGCATCTGCGCTAGTCTGGTTAGACCTACAAGCTGCCAACTGAGTCACTCCAGGTCGCCTATCTGGATCGATAGGAGTGCTAGTTATCCTCATGATAGCTGAACTCAAGTCGAAATTCGGAATGAACTTAGCTTTCTCATCTTTGAACATCAGCTCGCGGAGGGAGTCCGCCGCATGGCAGCAGTCGGCCCAGTCGACGAATTGAGCGCCTGGTTTCAACAGACTGAGCAGTTTGTCCATCTGGTCGTCTACTATCATGTGATCAGGATCCCAATCGAAATCGTCGGGACACCAGACTTCAGCTAGTCCGTCGGTCTCGGTGGAGTCAGACACTTGTGCCCCGTGGTGGCTGTGAGCGTGGAACACGATGTCACCTGGGTTAGCGTCTCTGATGTACTTCTCGAGGAGAGCCAACCAGTTCTTAGTGCTCATGTTTGGTCCGAGGAGTTCGACTATCTCGTCGATGTTCCCAAGTGACACTAACTTCTTCTTGATGTCTTCCATATCATTCAGACACCCCTTAAGTGCATGAGATTTTCCGACGTAATTAGTCCCACAGAGCAACGCTATCCTCTTCACGTCATTCTCCTAGTTAATCGTGTGTGCCGCCCTCAAAGGGCGGCTAAAAGTTCACTTGATCTTGATGCCCTTCTCAGCGAGGATTTTCTCTGCGACAGGGAGCTTAGACGCATTGAACCCTCTCGAGAACACTGCATTGAGAGCTTTGACTTCGAGATCTCTGATATCAGCGATCGCTTTTACTTTAGTGAGGCTCTTAGTCTCCGACACAGTAGTCGCAGTCGCTGTTGAACTTGCGAGAGCGGCCGAAGCGCTGTTAGCGAGAGCTGCGATTGCCGTAGCTTCACTGGCTTGTGAAGCATCGATGACGCCAGCTGTCTCGAGAGCCGATGTAATAGACGCCACGTTGTTAGAAGTCGTCATTGCCTGCACTGTGCTCGCCGCAGTGCTGATTGCTGCTGTGACGTCTGTCGAGTTGCACCCGACGATGACACTGGCTGTCAGCGCGACAGCGAAGACGATCGCGATAGATAGGTTCTTGAAGCTTTTCATGATACGTTTCCTCTTGTTGTGTTGAGATTTACTTGTCTGACGTCAATTTCTTCTGGAGCACTCGGAACATCTTTTCATCCGCTATCATGCGGTTATCGATGGGATCTTCACCAGCAGTTAAAGCGTCTAGACTCTTGTCAGTCATGTTCGCCAACTCATTAAATCTTGTATTGACCTCTTTGTCAGATGCGGCGATTTCTCTTATCTTCGTCAGAGTCTCAAACGCTCTGGCTTGTGCAGGTAAATCCATCGCGTCTATTTGCTTACTCAGAGTCTTTTCGAAGTACTTCGCTACTGATTCAGTGTCTACTACTTCCAGGCCGTCGATCTCTATTGTGATCGATCCATCAGCATGAGTCTCAATCTTCGTCTTTTTCAACCTCGTCTTAGCTGCATAATCCCAGTTCAACTCTCCGACAGAAGAACTACCATAAGGAAGCGTCGACTTTGAGATCCTTAAGGACATCATGTCACCGTCTCCAAGTTTATGATTGAATATCTTAGAGTAAATGGTACCGAAGTCTAACCTAGGTGATATTGCTCCATCAGAACCGACTGAAGTGTTGAACGTGAAACCACTGCCTTGAGCACTCGCTGTAGTGGATTTTCCACCCAAATCTTTCCATAACTCATCAAAAGCACAGCCTGCCGCTATCGTCAATACCAGACAAAAAACGCACAAGATAATTAATTTCTTCATCATTTTCTCCTGATTATCAAGAATTATCGTCACTGTTTGATTTATTTATAAGTTAAATCATTTACAACCGGAAATGTAATTTGTAGAACTTTGATATGTTCATTGTTCGAGCTCCGTAATTTTTGCTTTGACGCTGACAAGATCTATTGAGGCCTGGGAGAGTGCTGTTGCTGTGACTACGTCGGAAAGGTCAATGACTTGCGCGTCCGCCCAATCTGCTTTGAACTCTGAGGAAGACTCTAGAAGCGCGTCAAGCTGGCTCTCAATTCCAAGAGCTCTCATTGCGCGGCGGATTTGGAGTTTCGAGACATATTGGGGTGTCAGAACTGCGCCAGCTGGAAGCTCTTGACCTATATCTATTCCCGGTGTCGAGTCAGCTATTGTGTAGATGCTCGCGGTCGGATAGAGTGCAAAAAGCCTTTGCGACATTTCATCAGCATAGGTCGCTTCGATCATTCCATTGAAAATGACGAGTTGCATGAAGTCCTCCTTAGTTTCTGATATAGGCGTTATAATTGCCGTTGGTGTTGACTGCCGGGGTCGCGTTGGTGGTGCAGGATGTAAACGTAACTCCTACGGCGTAAACAAAGCTACCCTGATAGCATGATATGCCTGTCGTAGCGGTGTTTATAGTTGCGCTAGCCGCGTAAACCAAACTGACATTTTGGCAAACGATTCCCGTGGTGCAATTTGTAATGGCTGCGGAGTTGATGAGCGCACTGGAGAAGTAGTTTACGTTTACGCCATAGGTGCAAGCAGTAATCGTTAGAGAACCCGCATTCGAAACAAACTCAGCCCTGCTTCCTACCGCTACACCGCTTCCGCAATTCGACATGGTGCAGTACGGAATTTGCAATTCCGAACCCATTTGAACAGACGCGCCATACGCGGTCGTTCCAGAGAAGACTGCGTATTGCAATCGAACTTGCGAATTGTATGAAATGAACAATCCGCCATTAGATTGGTTGTTCGAGAAGCACAAAGCTGTAGCTTGCGTAGTCGCGCCGTAAACGGAAGACATGTAGTATACAGTGAAGGAAGTCCCGAAAAAGCCGCATGTTATAATAGACTTGATGAAAGACCCGTTAGCGATGTAAATACCGGCACTTGATGTCGCTCCACCAGAGTTCGTGAAAGCGCAGTTTTGAATAGAATTGAGACACCCTGTAAGTAGGGTCCAGCCTTGCACGCCTGTAGTGCTAGATGTTATGTCTATGATGGTTTTTAATACCACCGCGGTAGATGTTGCTGTCACAGCTCCGGCCGGAACGCCTGTAGGATTCGTGCAAGATACGCTGATACGCTTGTTTCCGGTATCTACATTTGTGATGGGCCAGCACCCCTCTGCGTATTTAGGGTTCGTTCCTCCACTACAGCCCGATATGTTGATGTAGTCCCCTACGGACACGTTTGCCACATCATTCATATTAAACGTAATCGTATAGGCCCCGGATGAACCGCTAGAACTTTGAACAGAGGAAATGCTCTTTACATAAGTGTGTGTTCCTGCTATATTGATGAAAGTTCCATGGCGGTGTAGCAGATTTGTGGAGCCTGAAGAGGAATACGTGCCATCAGCTAGATAGATGTTGACTGTTGCGGTGATATCGTAATCCTGAAGATACACGATTGCTTTCCCGACAGTCGCCCAGGGATTACCTGATGATCCATCTCCTGTAGTATCCGATCCAGTGGTCGCGACATAAAAGTTAGTAGTCGCCGATATGACTCCACTGCTAGCTACAGTAGCTCTGCCTTTCGAATCAAATGTGACCGCGGCTCTAGCATAACTTCCTGCCGCAACCCCTGAAGATGCTAGTGTTAAATTGCCCGGATAATCTAATGTAGCATCGCCATAGACTGTGATGGCTGTAGCTACACCGGACATGTTACCCATGAAAATCTTATTCGCTGCAAGTTGAAGCGTTGAAGCAATCGGTGTGATGGCAGAGTTGCCTGCTATCAAAAATATTAGACTCGTCACTAGAAGCGCTGTAGCTAGTGCTCTTTTCATGCTAAGATCTCCTTTATTCTGGTTTCACTGAGTATTCCTATGGCTACAAGATAGGCCATAGCGTCTTCCATCTCTTCTCCATCGAGGACACACTCTTGATAGAGTTGCATGCCTTCTCGCCATTCCGTTATCGCTGTATCAGAAGATGCTTTGAGAGCTTGAAGTTCAGTAGTCAAGAATCGATTATAGAACTCCTTTGGGCTACAAACGCGGTGTCGCATGACAATTGGAGTGATCGAAAGATCAATCGCGTTGAGTACCGATTGTGCTTCCTCGCGCTGCGCTTCTGTAGCAGAAGGAAGATAGTCCACCACCCACGTGGTCTTATCGTTCCAGTCGCCTAGGCTGATGCCCTGCGCTGGAACCACCTTTTGCACTTTAGCAAAGACGTCGTCAGTAGTTAAAACAGCCATCATTCACCCTTTGAAAAGAAGCGAGTATCCGTAGGCTCCATAGCATGTTATGCTACCTATCGCATATTCGCTGATTGTTACATAATGGTAACCCACACTTAACATAGTAGTGACCTCGTAGCACACCACTAAATAACTAGAAGTCCATTCACATCCGGCATTGGTGTTGGCGGGAGCATCGATCGACAACTGCCGATAGCCGGCTCCAGTTGCATATAGACGATTAAGTGATCGCGCAAACATGACGTCACCTACGACAGTCTCGCCGCGAATCTGCCCCGTTCCAGCGTTGCTCTCACGCCAGGCACCTGTTGTGTATGTCCAACTCGCATTACTGTTATACGTCGTAATGGCTCTGTCCACCTGGTTGTATTCATTCCAGACGAATCTTCGTGTGGTGCTATCTTCACACTGTCCAGTTGTTGATGTCGTGCGAATGGTTCCTACATACCGGTACTCTGGATGTCCGGTCAGTGTCTTAACGCCGTTTTGGAGAACCAGGGCGGTCGCCCTGGTCGAAGCACTAGCCCATGCCAGTAGATAGAGGGCTATGCTCGGAGAATCTACGGTGCCCTCATTTCTTATGAACACATCGAAATTAGTGGAGGACGTAAGACCAGTCAGGGCAAAAGACAGTTCAGAGATACTCACCACATACCAATCCACAGTGGCATCATAGAGAGCAATCCGGTTCCCATGATAAAGACATGCATACAGTGTCGTAGCTGCCGTTATATCGCTGGCTGTGATAGGGGTTCCGGATGCTAGACTCAGTCGGATGTCGCAGATATCGAGTGGGACGAAGTCTGGGATTCCAGAATCTTTTACCTCAGTTCCTGATGTGTTATTCCAGAGCACTCTATGTCCAGCTACGGAAGCTACTGGCCCCACTACGTTTCCAGCGGCGGCAGTGATCTGCACAGCCTGCGCTTTGAACACTTCAATGGTGTTAGCGTCCTTCAAGTTAGCGCAGGGTAGCACATATGAAGCTAGTGTGCTAGGGGGTGTCAGCGTCAGCACTCCAGCTGTAGCATCCGACACAAAGAGCGTAGGGCCATCAGCTAGATCGAAACCGTGGGTCCAAGTATGTAGTCCAGCTTTTGTCACAACGACGTGATCTGCGTCTGTCACTGTCTTGACGATGCCGAAAAATTCAGCATTCGCTGCCGTGTCTGCTTTACTGAGTACGAAGACTCCATTCAGAAGAATGCTGATCGGTTGATTGGCAGTGAAACCGTGGCTAACTTGATATATCGATTCCGTGATTGCACTAGATGTTCCACCAGTAGTCAGTTGGTCTATAGTATTGAGAGCGTGTTGAACTGTTGTGTCAGTCGATGAGAGATTCTTAGTAAATGTTGAAGTATCGACTGTCACAGCAGACGCAGCTAAGGTTTGTATATGAAGAGCTGCTGATATAGCTTTGTCGTCAGCGTGGTACAGCGTGTATATTTGACCAGACAGAGTCATGTCCAACGCATGACTGTTGGCGCTCACTGCGATGTCAGAAGCGTGCCAACTAGTGTAATTTGCTCCAGATGTAGATGTTATCTGAGAGTGGAGATCTCCGGAGACGATCTTATCGTCAGAATGATAGTTAGATGTGATTGTCGCCGAGATATTCAGGTCCGCTCCGTGCCAAGAACTGAAGTTTGAACCACTTACAGATGTCACTTGAGAGTGCAAAAAGCCAGAAATGTTCTTGTCATCTGCATGGTACAGCGTGTAGAGACCCGCTGATAGGTTCTTATCTGCATCGTGCCACAAGTCTTGGTCCGCCCCGCTGGCTGCAACGATCTGACCGTGCAAGAACGCTGATATCGCCGTGTCTCCTGCGTGCCAGGACACTTGGTTCTCCGCGCTAGTAGAAATCACTTGACCGTGCAGCGTCGAGTACAAGCTACCTGACATAGATAGATCGGAGCTGTGCCAAGATCCCAAGTTAGACGCACTCGTCGACACTATCTGAGAGTGCATCGCTCCGGAGACCGCTACGTCACCCGCGTGATACAGAGGAACTAGTTCTCCGCTGATTAGTTTGTCAGCTGAATGCCAAGCGAGGGCGTTGGAAGCGCTAGTAGCGGTTATCTGTCCGTGCAACGTCGAGTACACGCTTCCAGATACTGTCTTGTCATCCGCGTGGTAGAGGTCGTACAGCTGGCCAGACAGCACAATATCGGCAGGGTGCCAACCGCTAGAGCTAGCTCCTGTCACAGCAGTTATCTGAGAGTGGAGCTCAGAGTAGACATAGCTGGAGACATTGAGATCCGCTTGGTGCCAGGTGTTCAAGTTAGAAGCGCTAACAGCAGTTATCTGGCTGTGAAGAGTTCCGGAGATCGATTTATCGTCTGCGTGGTACAGAGTGTACAGTTCTCCAGATAGGATCTTGTCCGCATAGTGATACGCTGCAGCACCAACCGCGCTAGTAGAGGTTATCTGGTCGTGGAGCGTCGAGTACAAGCTCGCCGATGTCGACTTGTCGTCGCCGTGATACAGCGAGTAGAGCTGTCCAGACAGCGAAACGTCAGACGCGTGCCAACCGATGGCATCAGCTGCACTCACTGAAGTCACTTGGGAGTGCAATTGTCCGGAAACGTTCTTGTCATCCGCGTGGTACATCTCGTAGAGACTGCTAGATAAAGACACGTCATACGAGTGAGCTGAAGCGAGAGTGCTTCCAAACTGGCTCATCAGGTCTAGCTGAGCGCTGATGTTTCCAGATATGGATCCCCAAACCCCACCTCCACTGCCTCCACTTATATGTCCAACGATAGCTGACAATGGCTTCCAATAAGAAGACGTTGTGCCTCCCGATAAAAAGTACAGAGAATCGTTCGCACTAACGTAAGCGATCATTCCTGGATAAGTAAACGTGAGTGAGTTCCTAGCAGTCAAGTCTGCGACGACTATCCTAGAATCTAGGGGATTGTTCGTGTTGGGAACGAAGTTCGTCGTTAGATATATGCCAGACATTCAGGTGTTTCCTTTAAAACTTGAATTGGAACTCTCCACCGTAGACGGTCGTCAGATCTGACTCATAGACATAGAAATTAGTCGTCCAGTCAGAGTACAGACCAGTCGAAGTCACTGACACTGTGCTCTGTGTGAAAGATCCAGTGATATCAAACGAATTTGGGTCGAGTATCTGTGACAGAAGACCATAAGATGTTGGGTAGCAAAAATACATGTAGACATTTGTCCCAGACATATTTATAGTCTTGTTTCCGGTTGCAGCGACACTCTTTGTGAGACCCGTGTACAGCGCAGAGCCGGAGAGTGACCCGGACGCGCTAGTCCCGTAGAGGAACGGGTACACGAATGTCGCGGTCCTCAGAGTGCTGTATATGTCAGTCGCAGATCCGTTGTTGGCGACGTTGGCTTTCAGCTGGTACGTCGTATTGGTCGTTATAGCTGCTGGCGCTGCTTGGTTTATCACGTTAGTCGCGAAAGTGTCTGATGCGACTCCTCCGACTAACACTGTCCTGGTGTTGACAACGGTCTCGTCGTTCAGAGTCAGCGCTCCTATCAGCTGCATCGTCGGGTGAGTGCCAACTTCTTGCAAGGAGAAGTCGTTGAGTGATAGAGTAGCCGGGATGAATGGAAAGAAGTACTCTTCTAAGAACGTCTTGACCGTGGAAGTGCCAACGTTGACTGCAGGAAGACCTGAACGCTTGACAGTGCGGTTGCCGTTGAAGTACAGCGAAGTGTTGATCCCATCGAAGTTGCCAGACACCGTAGCAGTCGTCGAGGTGTAGTTTCCGGGTGAATACGCTATGTTGCCCTTGTCTAAGTAAGGTAGACGGGCTACTCCAACAGTTCCAGAAGACAAGTTAGAAGCGTTAGTCTGGTCTACGTTCTGGACCGCGCTGAGCCCGACGTCTGACTTAGTGACTGTTACATCAGTGCCCAGTGTGTGTCCATTGACTTGTCGAGTCGTCGGGACGTAACCCGCGATGACCGTTGCTACAGCTTTTTCAGACGGCACGTTAGCGTCGGAACCAGGAGAACTGACTGTCGTGACTAGTTGAGACGCTTTCAACTGTGCGTCGTTAGTCACATTAGTCAGGCCGACTTGGGTCTTCGTCAGCCCCGTCAAGTTAGAACCGTTGACTACGGGTAGAAGCGCGCCAGAAGTAAGCTGCACCACATCATAAGCAGAAGTTCCGACGTCCTTCGTCGCAGCAGTTCCCAACCCTAAGTGATACCTCGAAGCAGACACACTCTGAACATCTGACAAGTTTCCCGACAGAGTGAGGTACGCTCCAGTCAACGCGTGAGACTGCGTCGGAATGACGTAAGCCGGTGCTGTCTCCACGAACACGTTGTTGGCATCTAAGACGTACGCCACTTTCTTGTACACAGTGCCTTCGCCGGTCGGAGCGGTCGTGGTGAGGTTTCCAGCTACTGTAGAGAGAAAAAGTTCTGCATTCGTTGCGTAACCGTGGGTGTGCCACGAGTACTTACCAGAGGTGACGAGGACGAAGTTGTTAGCGTCTATGACGGACGACAGCAGTCCAAATACGTCTGCGTTAGTCAAAGTCGCAGCTGAAGCCAGTCCGTAACCGCTAGAAGTCTTCTTGATAGGTTTGTTGATGTCACCGGATGTCAATCCATGAGACGTCTTAGTGAGCACTACCGCGTTCCCGCCGTCTCTAACCCACACGGGAGCTCCAGCTGCATTGGACATGCACAGCCACTTAGCGTAGGGAGAGACGTTCGTATCGTAAGCGGCGTCACCGACTGAGATACCGGAGTTCACGTCTAGAGTCGGAGCGAGGCCCGAGAAGTTCTGCACCCACTTCTTGTTCGACAGCGTGTTCAGCTCTTTAGACATCAGTCTCCGTGCAGTTTTTGTATTCAAAGACTATTTATCGCCGGGAGGGAGTGTAAATACCAACGTGAGTAGCTCGACCACCGTGGGCGAAAGCTGGAAAGACCGCAGCCAGAAAAGGAGGTCGAACGAGAGACGTGCGAACGCGAAAGGAAAAGTGTCTGTCTATGTCTACTCAAGTCGCTATCACCCCCATCATCGAGATCCTCTCCAAGAGGGTCACCGCAGCCTCCAAGCATATGGTCCAATCGATCCCAGCTACTCAGCTAGATAAATTCGGGATGCAAGTGGACAACAGTCTGAAACTCCCGACGGTTACCAGCGAAGAGAGAGAAGCTAGCGTGTGGCGCCTGCTCAGAGAGCTAGGCATATACAAAGACGAAGAGAGTTTTGAGCTGCTCACGTCTGAGGACAGCAAAGAAGGAGACTTTCGAGCAGTGTTCTGCGACAAGTACAGCGTGCCCGTCCCACGTTTCAAGCGCATGTGGAAGATACTGACAGAATCGCCTAATGAGAAAAAGTCTGATCGTTCAGAAGCTACGAGAAATCTACTGCAGCAGTTATTCTATAATGAAAAAGACTTTGTTGACCGAGAGAAGAAGTTCTTACAAGAAGAGCGCGAGAAGTTAGAGCTCCAAGAATTGTTAGGAAAAGACACACTAAACATAGCTAGAGAGGCTCTAGGAATTACAGAAGATGAAGTTAACACGTCTTGGGACAAGCGAATGAAAAGATTTGCGACGGCTACTAACAAGATAAAAGAGGAAGTTAAGAAGTTAGGTGGCTGCATTCCATTGACAGCAGACAAGAATAAGTTTACATCATGGAAAGATAAAGAGATCGACATACTGAAATCTGAGGGTCTCGTAGATGTGAACAATTTTGTAGAGGGAGCAAAAGTTGCCGAAGCTTCGGTGAATGCAGTCGAGAAAGAATCCGTCAACAAGATGCTGCTAGACCAAGTGAAGAACGGCAATTGGATAGACGAAGAAGACAAACTCCAGCAGATCTCCGACATGTTGAAGAAAGTAGACCTCAATAGAGCCGATGTTTCTATTGAAATCAACGCTAAACCTGAGATCATAAAAGAGACCTTATCTGCGATCTCAAATGACGCTACGGACTTTGAATTAGCTCGTATTAAGAGGAGTGTGGACACGGTTAGGGATGTCATAGAAGAATTCAAGAAGATGAGTGGACCAATCGAGGCGCCTGTGGCGAATCAGCCCATGCCTTCGCTACAAGACTTCAGGACAATGCCGTACGATGAAGTGACAGCTAAGAAAGTAGAGAGCGTCGCGAAGACGATGAATGCTGCTCTCTTTGAACGTGAGGACAAGATCGCCGAGAAAGACGCTCAAGACATAGCTAAGTACACACACTGTCTCAGCTGGGGGAGTATGAGCGACGAAAAATTGCTAACCGAGTACGCTCAGATCACTTCTGTGATAGACCCAGCTAACTTATTCACTAGGAAGTATAGTTCTATCGTAGCAGAGATAGAAAGGCGGGCTGGTGGGACGAGACCCTGCATAATCTGGAACACCGACGCGACAGTAGACGTGAAGATGTCCGTAAGAGCTCTCAGAGAATGCAGGAAGAAAGAGCACTATTCATGTGTGTCGACGCTCGGTTGGAAGAGACTGAGGAAAGCTGCTGACCCAGTGAACACCGTGTACGTGTTCAAGTCCCCTGTCTCGCTGACGAAGTTGAACTACGTTTCACCGTGCGAGCACTATGATGATGGAAAAAACACTTGCATTATAGACTGGAGCACCTGGACTGCTCGCTCTCTCGCCATGATATGGGCGATCGCCCGAGAAGAAGATAAAAAAGATATATCTACTTTGACTAGAATGGACAAGGTGTACAACGTCTTGCAGCAGTTTGAGAAGATGAAGGAAGATGGATTTACACAGTCCTTAGATATGCACCCAGAGTACGCTAAACACCTGACCGCGCTCGTCGAAAAAGAAGAAAAAGACGAGACCATAAAGACTACAATAGGTGGTGATGTTGGAGTGATAGAAGAAGACATTCTAATGAACCTCGTGGGAGAGATGCATGCTAGACTGAGGTACAACCAGATATACGAGCCGAACGACATCTCATCCAATGGTAATTCTTTCAGTGACCCGATGGAGAACTGCGCTTCTTCGCTCTTGGCTGGCAAGTTAGACATCGTGACTGAAGTCGATCTGAACATTCCTAAGATAGTGAAGGTAATCCTCTGAACGATCCGAAGATAGGCTGCGTACGCAGGAACAAGGGTGTCGGCATCGGCGGTGGTTTCATATGCACCGCCGATGCCAGAGATCCAAAAGACACGTGCGCGTTCGTCAAGCTAGATAAGTACAAGCTGTGCTCCTACTTGGGATCTGCATTCTCCTCTCTGCAGGACAGAGTCAACACTAGAGAGTGCACTTCGTCAGACGCAGTCGAAGCGCTGAGGAAGAAGGAGAAGGAAGAACTGTCTATCATCAGGGCACTGGACGGAATCTAGATGATATCTTGCTCTCTCAGCGTCTCCAACACTTTCTGAGAATCGCAGAACATCTTCTTCTTGAACAATCTGCTGACGGGCATCCATTCCCATCCTTCGCACTTGTCGGGTTCAGCGTTAGACACCACGATCTCTTCGAGAGTCTTAGATGGACACAGCACGACGTACACCGTCAAGAACACTTCTCCGTCGACTACATCTTCGAAACACATCATACCAGGTCCTCGAGCTTCGATGACACTGCGAGGGTCTATTCCGCATTCTTCGTGCAGTTCTCGCTTAGCGCACTCCAATATGCTCTCATCTGGTTCTAGATGCCCACCTGGAAGAGACAGCGTACCGCTTCCAGCGCAGTTCTTCCTCTTTCCGACGAGCACGTTCCGCCCTCTGATGCCGTCGAGCAGCACTACTCCCACGCCTATCTGGTGACGGAATGGATACGAGACTCGCTGTCCATTGATGTCTGATGAGAGAATTCTCGTAGCTGATGGCATGTGTGGTCTCCTCAGATGTTTTCTATCTTCTTCGTTATCTTTTCTTTAGCTTCAGACTCGGACATCGTCAAGCGAATCGTGCAGTCGTCAGTGCTGCTGCTAGTCACGCCGAAGTAGTCCGGAAAGTTCTCTTTGAGGATGGAGTGGAAGTGATTGTTGAGATCTCTGACGCGGTACAACACGGGATGAGACAGTTCCGCGAATAGCGTCTTCCAGCCGGTCCTGCTAGTCCTTGTCTTGAACTTCACAGACACTCCAAGAGTTTTTAAACATTCTCTGAGATTTTGCTTCTGTTGCGTGTAGTCGATCACTGTTTCTTCACCCAGTCCTTCCAAGAGTTTCTAAAGCAGGAGAACCACTTCCTTCCAGAGCATTTTCCATTGTGTTTACACGTCCTGCAGGTGTTCTGATAGCTTTCACTTTGTTCCCTCATAGCGACGATGCAACCCCACGCGATCAAGCTAAACAGAGTGACGACTACCGCGGTCTTCACGCAGATCAGTACTAACATATGATCCCTCTTCTTCCTTCTAATTCCTCATATTAAAGTACCGCTCACCACTCTCCGATCGCTTTCAGTTCTTCTTCTATCAAGAACCAATCACCGTCGTCTCCGCAGAATCCAGCTTTATCGTCTAGTACGATGTTCATGTAGGGTTTCTTTTCATAGCAAGACAACCGGCTGTCAGCCACCTCTGGGTTCTCATTGACGTAGCAGAACACTATACCGCGCGTTCTGAGCCAGTCTACGAGGGTCTGGATGTCATCTGCGTGAGAGCAAGTCCATAACACTAGACTGACATCTTTCTTCTCGGACAGTGTTCGCAACACGCGCTCTGCGTTGGGAAAGAATTCGTGCGTCTTCGCAGCGTCTCCGTAGTCAGCCCTGCACACTGTGTCGTGGAAGTCGATGAACCAGTAGATCTTATCCCAGGCTGATTCTTTCTTCTTAGAGTACGCGCGCCTGATGTTGAAAGCGTTCATATTGATTTATTTGTAAGAGAATTTAATATCTTACACCCTATTAATTTACCTGAAATAACATGAGCCCTTTTAGTAATATAAAAACTTTTCTTTCTACGTAGTTCTATAGGTTTTAACATGTGTTCGTCTTTATAAAAGACATGACAGTCTGTATAAAATCCTAAATGGAAATGTGCAGTTTTATACGCACGAATCGATAGATCTATGTTGAGGTCTTTTGCTATTTCAAAAGCTTTGAGCCATGCAGCCATTTCTAATGGATACATCTCATCATACGTTTCGGTTTCATCCAACACGTGGCCTAACTCATGTAAGAATCCTAATAGTGTGTATTCTGGTGTTACATAGATCCCATTTATTATGCAAGTGCGCATATCATTTTCAACACACAACATCGTAACCATGCTTGTGTCGATGAATTTGTTGTGTTCTACATATAAATCGGATGATATTCCAAATTTGTCTATATTAGTTTCATCGAGTTCCTTGGCTTTTATCAATTTCACACCATATTTCACACTCAAAGAATTCATGATAGAATCAACTCTTTCCCAATCTTGCAGACCTATCTTTCTTGGATTTTCCATGAGCTCCTCTAATTGTTATTTGATTCGCTTGATGTTGAAAAAGTTCACTTGCGTTCCTCTAGCATGTCTTTCACCGAGTCTAAGTCTCTGAACAACTCTTCCATTAGCGCAATTGTCGTGCATCTCTCCTTGATCATCTCCTCGACATTGACTTCGAATTTAGCTATGGAATCTTGTCTGATTTTGATGATATTTTTCTTGACTGCCTTCCACTCCTCCTCAGTCATGTGTAATCTGCTGATGCAGTAATTCATCATCTCCACATCTCCGCTATCATCATAACCATCTCTGGCGTAAGAAATCGCGGATTTCAGCATACTGGCAGCTAATTCGCTCTTCATCTTTCCCGAAGACTCTATGTCCTCAAGGACTTTGATGACCGTCTTGTATTTTCTTGCTTTGACGGCTCGATCCTTCATCGTTCTTCGCAGCTGTCTTATGTGCGAGCGCACCTCTTTCAACTGCAATGCGATGAACTTGTCCAGCGGTGTCTTCTTAAGCTTCTGCAGTTCCATCTTATCGCTGGCCAGACATTCTCTGTTCCCTCTGACTACTTCTTCAGAGTCAGAGCAGATCTTTTTCAGCAGTTCATCTTTCTCGAGGTTTTTGGAGGCATCGCTAATACCTACTGTCGTCAACATGTCTTTCGTCAGCCATTCTTTGACGTCGAAATTCCTGCTCTCCAACATGGTACTATAGCCTGACATCTGATCCTCCTCAGATTGTAGCGTTCTTGCGGACTTCGTCGAACGTGTAGTCCCTCAGCAGTACGCCGTCTCTGAAGACTTCGACTAGCTGTTCTCTCGGATCGCCGACAGGAAGTTCGGAGACCGTGTACCAGTTGTCTCCTTCTCTGACCAGAGATAGCTTGCCTTTCTTCGATGCCTTAGAACTGTCGAGAGGCTTCTTGAAGATGTCGTGCCAGACGCCGTCTCTCTTCTGAGCGCTCGATTTGAACGCGTTTCGCAGCGTGTCTCGGTTGAGCTTCTGGAGGAGGCCGCCGCCCATGCCTGCGATGAGGTTGCACGATGCCCAGTTGTTGAACCTCATCGTCGAGAGGATGCTGCGGATCCCCTGGTAGTCGATACCGTCTCCCCACAGAGTTCCGACCTTCGGGTTGAGGACTTTGAAGCCCTTCTTGTTCTTCGTAGCGCCGAAGTTCTTCTCGAGGCTGTCTAACACGTCTCCCATGACGGACACTGGGTCTCCAGAGTCGGGTCTGAACACGACTTTTCCGTCTCTTGCAAGGATCTTCTCCTTGAACTTGGTCCCAGCTAACTCGCAGAAGTTCGTGTAGCTGTAGCTGTCTATGACCAGCGACAGTATCCCAGATGGGTACTTGTCGAGCAGCTGACCCAGCAGCGTCTCCTCGCCTGCCTGGCCAAGCGACGTCATGATGCTGTGCTCAGTCGCCGGGACGCTGAACCCAACTGCGGAATCGGCGTGGTAGTACTCCATCGCTGCTTCGAGAGCTTGCACTGTATCAGTCCCCATGAAGTTGATGAGGTGTGCGAGACCTCCGATCCCAGCTGACTCCACGCTAGACACACCGCGGAAGCCGAAGTCGTGCAGTTGGAATGGGAGGATGTCTTTGTCGTCGCAAGTCCAGTCTGCGTAAGTGTTGAACATCAACTTCGTCTCTCTCGACAGAGACGCGACAGTGCTGCCGTACCACACGTGGGTGAGGATCGTCTCGAGGTAGTTTGTCAGCCAGAAGCACTTCGGGTCGGTGTTCTCGACAGTCATCAGGACGTTGTTGATAGTCACCGGAGTCCCCTCCGGGACAGCCCTGATGACTACTGGGAGTCTACCGCCGTGCGCGTTGAGGATGTACTCCCACCCAGCACGGTTGAACTTTCTAGGGCCGAGGTGAGAGGAGATGAGCTTGTCTGCCCTATCGATCTTCTCTCGCGTCACGACGACGCCTTCGAGGTAGGACTTGATTATGTACTGCAAGCCGAAGAAGACCGTCTTGTTGAACGTCGCACCCTTCCTCGACTCGAAGTAGCTGTAGACGCCTTCTGTACCGTCCGGATATTGATTGAAATGGCAGAACTTGTAGCTGTCGCTCAGTGTGCAGATGTTGGTCTTCATTGTGTCGTCTTCCTTATCTGATTTCAGTGATTGTTACTCTGTTCAACGGCTTGATCTTCTTTGGTTTTGGGTCCCAGCACGGGATGTGCACGTCGCTCAGACTTCCTTTGAATCCCTTCTTCTCGAGGAACTCGCACACTTTCCACCTAGCGGCTTCTCTGTCTGTTGAAATGACGTTGCACGTGATTGTCACCGCTGCTTCGCACGTAAAATTCATGACTTTTGGTTTCATGTTTGTGTCTCCCTGTGTTATCAGTCCAGTCTTCTGAATGCTACGCTCGACGCTTCATCTTGGAGCCATATCCTAAGAGCTCCCATCAGCTGCCTGTGGTTTAGGACTATTTTCTCGATGAGGTTCTTGTCGTCTACGTCGAACCACTTCAGCTCGCAGATGTCGTCATCTGGAGACGGAATGCCGAACACCAACTTCCTCGCGAAGAACGCCGTCGTGATCTTGTCGTCTTCTCCCTTGTACCGCCAGTCGTCTATGAAGTAGCTCCCGATGTAGGAGATGTGAGCCGTCTCGAGGTGAGTCTCCTCGGCCGTCTCCCGCTGAGCAGCCGCTTCGAACGTCTCTCCTGGGTTGACGAACCCACCCACGAAACGGTATAGAGCCTCGTCTTCTTTCCGAGCGAGGAGGACCTTGGAACCGTCTTCATTCAGTATCGCGATGTCTACCGTCGGGTAACAGTGCGGGTACTGGTTGGCCGTCGCCCAGATGACCCCCGCGCGAAACTCGTCAGAAGCTTTGACTTTGGCAGATATCGTCTTGCGGACTTCGTTGCCGCTCTTGAACACTCCCAGGTGCAGGACTTTGGTCTCGTACTTTCCTCTGTACAGGTTGACAAAGCTGTCTCGTCCCCCGTAGAGGACAGCAGTCTGACGCGGGCCGATGTTATCCTCGATCTGCTTGTCGAGGTTCTTGGACCATAGCACATCGTTGTTGACGTCTTTAATGTAGAGGACAGTGATCTCTGGGAACTGCTTGAGGATCATCTGCTTCCGAGATTCAAGGTCCAGCGGGTTCTTCAGAGTGCTCTTGCACGGGCTGAGACCTAGGAATATGATGACTTTGGGATGATTCTTGACGACGCTCTCGATCAGAGACACGTGTCCTTCATGGAGTTCGTCTACTTGGAACCTTCCGACTAGCACGCCGACGGTTGGAGCTCTTTCCATCATTCTACCTCATTCTGCACGAGGATGAAGATGCGACACTGATACTTCACCAGAAGCCTCCGCCACATCTATACCTAGCGCGGTTCTTTTTGCGGACTGATCACCCTATCAATAATGAGCTTTCAGTCTTCTTAATTTATTTATACACTGCGTTATTCATGCTTCTTAAGAACAAGTCGAGTGTTTTATATTACCACATATCTTACAGCGAAGAGTGAACTTATACGCACTCGGTCTCAACGATCCTTCTTCTTCGAATATCCTAGTCTCTTTGATCGTGTCGTAAACACAAGTGTGCCCCTTTATGTCGACAGGCTTGACATCTCCACACTTAATACACTGCAAGAACGCAGGAGCATCTTTACAGCCGTTCCACACGTGTTCACAGGGGATAGCCGAGACATGTCCGCAGTCCTGACACACTAGAGTCTTTGTCCCTTCGACTAACTTACGGCTCGTGTGATTGCACTTGAAGAGCGAAAACATGTGATCTCCTCTACAGTTCTTCTAGTTTTGTAGTTATTGAGTGTTCGTACTCCTTCTCAGTGTACGACAAGCGGACCTTGAACCTCCTCGAACTCCCTTTGACCAACCTCAGAGTCTCCAGCTGTTTCGAGAGGGGATGCATGATCTTGATGAACATCGACATGAACACTGCAGCGAAGTCCTCGTTGTAAGATTGGCCCGATTCTGGAATGTACACATTCGCATAGTAGACCTTCCACCCAGGCTGTTTGGTGCAGTAGATCTTGTGGTCCCATCCCTTGGACGTCAGTTTAGCCGACAACGCTGCAATGTTAGCTCTTAGGTCGGCGAAGTACGAAGGTGCGCGGTTCATCGATCAGCCGATCATCTTGTGCATCATTAGAACTATGATTGCAATAGTGATGAATGTGTCGATATATCCAAAGATGTGATGAATTTTTGATAGTCCTCCGAAAGTAGTGTTCGAAACCCAAGTCGCAGCGCAGAAGCACATCAGCCCGAGGGAGAACCAGAGACATCCAGGGATAAACAACAGCGCAATTAACCACGCATAATACAACACCATGTGAATGATTCCAATACACCCACACCCCATAATACACAAGAGAGTACCGGGTGATTCCTTTAACTTCTGCGCGTCGGCTACGAAGTTAGGAGAATCAGGATCTTTTGACATCGATTTCGCCCACGTGCGCACCATCGGTAAAATAATGAAACACTGTAGAATCTCGTAAAAGATCGCGATACTGCCAGTGATAACCACAAAATACACTAAGAATGTGTGAGACATTTATAACCTCCATCGCTGTTTAAGATTCAATAATAAACCGTTGATTCCCTTCACAAAATCTAATAACAACAGAATTAAAAGATGTAAAGGGAATTTATTTTTTCTTCGTCAAATCTTGAGATCTATCAGAGTGTCTCCAAATCCACTTCGGTCCGGTGTCTACTCTGGAGAAATAATGCACAAACAGCGACACAATTCCGAAGATCATTATCAGATATAGCGCCCAGTTACTCCAGACAAAGCCTAGAAGGACTCCAAACAAGAAACTGATGACAGCCGTCAATTTCACCAAACAGCCCTTCTTCCTAGCGTTTTTTCTCAGCGAGGCTGTCTCCTGCTACAACCGCAAACTGCGAGTTATTGCCTTCGGTGTAATATATGACGTTGTGAAAGCTATCAACAGTCCTGAATATCTTGATTGAAGGTTTCCCGACTACAGTGATGATAGAACCCTCAGTCACTTTTTCTACAGCAGGCTCGCTCTTTGGAGGAGTTGTCAATAGTGCGATGAAGAGCACTATGATCAAGAGCAGTGCCAAACCTGGAAACACGAATTCTCTCATTTTCTGTCCCTCTCACTCTTACATTAGTTTATGTGACACGGTGAAATCAGTCTTTCTGTCCTAATAGATACTTGTTGCTGACAGCTTTGAACATCCTCGAGCCATCAGTCGCTTTGAACACCAGACCCTCTCGTCTCACGGACGGATTCAGCAACGACATTCCATCAGCGAACTCCACAATGTCTTCCACCGTCTCGAATCTGCTGATGTCCAGTTCTTCTTCGATGACCGGCACGTGTGGGATATCCAGATCTCTGCAGAATGCCCTCCTCTCCGGCGGTGTTAAGTACTTATAAGTGTCGATGTCGACGACTGAATAGCACGCGAAGGAGATGTCCTTCTTGTAGATATTTCCTTGGATCTTCGAACCGTGTATCTCACCCTGCACTGCGATGTTACGCGTGCTCTTCTCGAGTTTCTCCCTCAATCTGAGTTGCTTTGCGATGATCCACAGCATGTTGTCAGGAGTGTCTAAGTACTCGGTGTTAGAAGAGCACACGCCGAACTCACCGTCTCTCATGTAGACTGACTCAGATGCTCCTTCGATCTTCTCCGTCACCTCCCATTTCAGTTTTTTCAGCTCTGGAAGCTCATTAGAGAGGTTTTGGATCCTTTCGACGTCAGTGTGAGGGAACAAACCTGAAGGAAAATTTCCTTTCATGGAACCCTCTAGACACACTGGAATAGGCGCTTCAAACAGCCTAACATTGAGACGTGAAGTGACATCATCTCCTTCGCGCGCGTCTCTGATAGAATTTGGGATCGGCATGAAAAGGCCCTGAGACACTTGGCCACGAAGACACACCGTCCTGATCTTATATCCCTTCGTAGAGTCTCTGTGAGTCCTGGTCGAACTCTTCGCGAGGAACTCAAACTGCGGATCGTCGACTGGGAGGAATGAATCGATCTCGTAGTAGACTCCCAGATCGTTGGGTTTGAACTCGCCCTTCTTGACCACGCACTTCCAACCGCCGACGTGAGCTACTTCTATCATGTCAGCTCCAGGAATCGGCAGGAGTTCTTTCACCCTACGAATACTTGCAAGATGCCTCATTATTCTCAGCCTTTCATGTTTGCGAGCGGTGTCAGCGTGTGGACCACCTCGACGAGGTCAGTCTGCTGTGCCATCACTTCGTCGATATCCTTGTATGCCATGGGCGCTTCGTCCAAGTGGTGTTTGTCGACGTCCTGGGAGACGATTCCTTTCATGCTCCTCTGGAACTTCTCGAGGGTGAAGGTCTTCTTCGCCTGGCTACGAGACATCCTCCTCCCAGCGCCGTGCGAGCAGGACATGAAGGAGTCCGGATTCCCCAGTCCTCTCACTATGTACGATGAAGAACCCATGCTCCCTGGGATGATACCAGTGATGTCCTTAGTAGCGAGTGTCGCCCCCTTCCTATGCACCCAGACTTCCTTCCCGAAGTGGGCTTCCAGCGCTGCGTAGTTGTGGTGGATGTTGATCGTCTCGACCTCGGTGAATTTCCCGAGTGCTTTCTTGAAACAGCGGATGATCTCCTGCAGCATGAGCTTCCTGTTGAGGAACGAGAATTTCACGCAGAAGTCGAGAGCTGATAGATATGCTCTTCCCTCTCTGGATTCTATGGGTAGGAACGCGAGTGACTTGTCGGGAAGCTCTTCGCCGGATTCCTCGTTCATCTTCAGCGCGATCTTGTTGTAGTCTTCTCCCAAGACTTTGCCGAGGTTGCGCGAGCCCGAGTGGATCATCACCCACACGAAACCGTCTTCATCGTGTTGGATCTCGATGAAGTGATTCCCGCCGCCGAGCGTGCCGATGTTGGAGTAGGCGTTCGATATCGATATGATGGGGTGAGGAGCTAATCCGCGTGTCTCTATGGCGGTGTTGTACTCGTCGACCATCGGGATGACTTCCCTCTTGTACTTGTCTGTCGGCTGGTGCTCGAACCCCATTGGGACGCTTGCCTTCACGCTCTCGACTATGTCTTCGAGAGCGTTCTTGGTGACGTCTTTTTTGTGGATGTCGGTCTTCATCGCGAGCATTCCGCAGCAGATGTCGGCGCCGACCATGTTCGGCGAGACTGCGTCTACTAGTCCGACTATGCCTCCGATGGGCATGCCCATGCCGGCGTGAGTATCAGGAGCTAGAGCGACGTGGTGGAACACTCTCGGGTGGTTGGCGAGCTTGATCGCTTGGTCGAGAGCGCTGGACTCCGGGTCGTCTGCCCAGCACATGATCGGAACTCTGGACTTGTTGATGATCTTCATTTTCGATCCTATGATTCGGTGTTTGATGTGCTGACGAAATGATTCTTAAGCTCTCCGCATTTGATGCACTTCAAGACGTGCACTTGTTCAGTGCAACGCGTGAAGTACCGTGTGAGAGTCTTTTCAGGCTGTTCTTCCCACGAATGACTGCATTCCGCTGCCGCCAGTTTTCCGCAGACTTCGCACGTGAATTTCCCGTCTTTCTCAGGGCCGTAGCTGTGCACTCCGAGAAAGCACCAGATCTTCTGATTCATCCTGAAATCCTCTTGTTGTCTAGTCTAGAAGACAGGCCCTCGTCCCACGATTATCGGCTCTGTCTTGTCCGTCTCCTGTTTCAGCCCGTAGATCGTGCAGCTCCTCTGCCACACAGTCTTGTTCACCGAGTGAGACCCGCATATCTCGGGATAGATGTCACTTCCATGAGCGACATTCTTATACAGATACTCCCGCACTGGGACTTGTACCTGCTTTGGTTTCGTCCAATCGTGGCGACAGTTGGATTGCTGCTCTTTCAGCGCTTGGAGTTCTGACTCGAGACGCACTATCTTGTCTTGGATGTTCATTTCACCACACTTTCTGTAGGAAGTGCACGCCAACATACCCACCGGCAACCACGCCGAGGACTCCGAGCACGAACACTGCTATCACCACTAACACGATGAGGAGTTCTATGAGAGTGTAGGGATTCCACTTTATGACTTGTGGAATTGGAATTCCCTGTTTGACAAGAACTTTCTCCAGTGCGATGGGAAGCCCTGACGAACCGCGGTCTTTGCCTGCATCCATACAAGCGTTGCATGTCCCTTCGCCTTCTGAACCGAGAATGGGGTTCCAACACTCGACACATACTTCTTTCCCGCACACGGAGCACGTTCCAACGAAGTACGTCACTTCGTCATTACATGATGGACATTTCATTCATTCCTCAATTTCTTGTTAGTCTAGCAGTTTTTTGAATGTGAATGGCCCAACAGGACGCTCTCTTTGCCGGTGCTCATCTCGGTGACTTGTAGAATGCTAGAGTAACTGTAGAAACACTTTTCCGTCGTTTCCTTCGTCCTCATCATTCGAGAACAAGACTGGAGTGTCTGCTGGAAGTTCAGACAGAGTCTTGATGAGTTCTCCGACAGTGATGTCTTTCATGTGATAGCTTCTCCTCCGAGTTTGCCTCTGGTAGAGTCATCGCACGGGAACAATATGTTCTTCGGGTTATCCGCTAGTTCTTCGGCTAGCTCTACTTCGTCGAACAGGTGATCGTGCAGCGAGTCTTCGAGGTCTCTGTACTCGCTTTTCAGCTCGGGTTCTCCCTCGCACTCGTCCATGTTCTCGTACACCTGGCCGATCGCCCTCTTCGCTCTGTAGTAAAGTCTGAACACGTCAGTTCTCCTTGAGTTCGACTATGATCGGATCGATGTAGTACTTTTTGAACAACGCATAGTCCTCATGGCTTAAACCAGTCTTCTCCATGACATAATTCTGTAATGGACGCAGTAGTTTTGCGTCAGTGAAATGCCGCACATGTTCGATCCTCTCTTCTCTGGAGAAGATCTTCGGCATGGGACGATACCGTGACCTGATGTTTGCTTTCAAGGAACGTTTGAAATCGGGATCTTTCAGCGTGGCTTGCGCCTCCTTGATGAAATGTTCTACTTGCGGACGCAGATAAGTGATGAGCTCATTATATGGCATCGTAGATGCCACTAGTGGATTCATGTGTCCCTGACTCAAGTATTCCTTTGTGAATCTCATGGTGTCAATTCCTCATATGTCATAGCATGAATGTTTGGAGTGAAGCGTCAACCTCATCAGTTCTCTTCTGCTTCGCGGTGATCATCACTGAGATCTTCTTTGTACGTCTTGGCGTCTTCGAATTCTCCTGATATCGCGCTGACGGCTCTCTCGACTTTCTTGAGTATCTCGGTTCGGAAAGCCTCCTCGCTGCCAGTCCAGATGCACTTCTCTTCGCGGCCGAGAATCTTCACTGGGTAGTACGTCGCTCGTCCAGAACTCCCGTAGTTCGAGCCCAGCATTCCTTTGTCGTACTCCGCGATAGTGTAACCCGATGACAGGAGCTCGACTGTGTACTGGCTCGTGATTATGAACGTCATGACTGATGTTCTCCCACTTTAAGCGAAGATCCCACTTCATACACGCCGCCCTCTCCGGGACATATGATCTTTCCGCCGTGTTTGCGGTTGTGCGCCTCCATAGTAGCATACCCCGCCTTCCACTCGGCACCGGTCTTCACGATGCCTGAGACCTCGTGTCGGTAGGACACTTCGTCTTTCAGATCAGCGTATGGCGCTGTGTAGCACACGGCTGGTGGGAGTTTTGCTGCTTCGAGCAACTCTCTGACAGTGATGAATTTTGCTATCATATCCGCGTCTCCGTGACTGCCATTTCAGTCTCGACAGAGGAGATGAGCTGCATCGCACCGCTGTGCCCCATCATATCAGCCGCTCTGTCCATTACTTTCTGAACCGCGTTATTCTGCGTGATGAGAATTTCATCGCGTTTCTGCCTGAGGATTGAGAGCTCTTTCTCCACGCGTCTGAACTCTGTGTCCACCGCCCTAAAGGCATCCGTGGATGTGTTCTTCTCTCTGATGAGGGCCTTCAGCTCTTCGCGATTCATTTCTCTCATTTCCGTTCTCCGTTTGGTGGGAGCCTGTATTAGGTTCCCTTAATGGTAATCAATATACAACCACAACGCACACTTGTACAGCGACATCCAGAAGAATTTTCACATTTTCTACGTAAGTGGTTAATAATCAACGGGATGTTTCTCTAGAGACTAAAAAGGACCCTCTATACCTTAATAGAGGGTCTTAAAAGAAACTTGACTCACATGATGAGGCAGTTCCAGACGTAAGTGCTGCCGTTGGAAAGAGCAGATCCAGTTCCCGTAGTGAACACTGCGGTGTTGGATGTTGAGTTAGCCCACACGTTAGCACTACCGCTCAACTCTGCGGCATTGACATTGGCAGGAGATATCACGCAGTGAGGTGTCGTCATCGGAAGAGCTTCACCGAACGTCACCGTTGCCAGAGTCCCGGGATGAGCTGCACTAGTGCCGGCTGTCACGCTCAACTGGAACGATGTGTTAGACCCTGTGACGGACCCAGAAGCACCCGTCCCTGCGCCGGTGCCGAGAGACACTGTTGGCGAGGCGGAAGTAGATATGCCTAACACCTTGTAGACACTCGCTATGTTTTGCTGATCCGATGTTGTGATGTGATTCACGCGACCCGCTGATATGTCAGCGGTAGACACGTGAACTATGTTTCGTGGGGTTCCCATTGGTTCAGTCTTTCAGTGAGGAGATATCAGAAGCTGTAGGTGAGAGCGGCGAAACCGCTGGCAGCGTTGTCGAAGTCTGCGTCGCCGTCAGCCCACATCCTGCTTCCAGCAGCGTCAGTCCTGCTGATCCGCCAAGAGGGAGCGCCGGACGAAGTCCCAGCGGGGGCGAACATGGTGTAAGTGTACCCCGACACGGTGGTGACGATCTTCGAATAAGTGTTGTCCACTAAGAGCTCGGTCAGCGCGGTGTGAGATGTGGCATCGCTGGTCATCAGTTCGTTGCCGGCCGTCGCGTGAACTGTCCCAGTGCCGTCTATTCCTATCGAAGCGGCTATCGTCACTCCAGAAAGAGCGACCGTTGTCGGGTTGACTTGGTACGTCAGCTGCGCGAACTTCTGAGCGGACAACGGGATAGCGTCAGTGCCTTCAGTTATGACCTGTGCGTCTGGAACTTGCATGTAGCCGCCGTACTCGGCGCGGCCGTGCTTGAACGGATTGTAAGACATTTGAACCTCTTTCTCTTTAGACTTGAGTTGTCTTAGCGCTGCGAAATGCACGCTTTAAGGCGGTGTTAACACCTTATAAGATTATTTATAGTCTCGCAGAGAAAGATGATAGAGTGTGTCAAACCAGTTCTAACCTCTTTATTAAGACGGCCTCTTTCTTGGCGCTGACGTAGTTGCAGTTCCCCTTGTAGCAGTACTCGCACGTGACTGCGTACTCATTGATCATCTTCTCTGGGACATGTCGATAATAGGAGCAATTCTTCTGCTCGGAGTACTCCGAATTTTCGCAACACACGAACCTAGGTGCGCCGTCTTCGTTTTCGACCATAGTGCACATGTTAGTCTTCATAAATTCTCCAATACGTAGTTGATCTTGACTTCTCTGACGACTTCTTCATTCCAGCACACTCCAAACTCACCGTGCATACATAACTTAGACGGATTTCCGTCGTTGTCTTTTCCTCTAGTCTCAGTGCAGTAGTAATCGCAAGATGCCGAATTCTGCTCGGGAGAAAGACACACAACCACCGCTGAACTATTCATCACTCGAACTCGCCCCGAGACCCTCATATCTCCTCCAGCTTGCTCTGTAAGTCAGCTTCTACGCGAGCTTTAGTGATGCAGCACCTTCCTTCGAACCTGAACACGCACTGGTCGCTGTATTCCCCGTTGAAGTGGTTGACTTTATAGAACTCGCAGTCCATCTGTCGGTACCTCATGGGATTGCACGGGTACACTATGAGCGGCGATAAGTAAGTCTCCCTAGTGCACGCTACTGCCATGTCAGATGTCCTCCAGACGCTGTTGGACGTCAGCTTCTCGTATCGCGTCTGCGTTAGTGCAACCTATGTACTTGAATTTGCAGTAAGCTGATTCATAACTATCAGTGTTTCTCACGTAGAACTCGCACTGCTGCTGCACTGAGATGATGGGCTTGCACGGATAGATAGCGTCCGCATCTCCTCTGACCCACTTCACACAAGCGACGAACTTCGTGTTCATATCATATGTCTTCTAATTTCAATTCTAGATCAGCTTCCGATCTAGCAGATGAGTGTTCACATACCTCATTTTTCCTGTGTGAACACACTGCGTCGACGGAACTGTAACGGCTGGGACCACATCTGCAGTAGAACTCACATCTTATCTGTTTTCCAATGTAAGCTGAACACCAGTACTTTCGAAACCAGTCGGGATGATCATCATGCGCACACGCTATGTACATGTCACAAGTCCTCGTAGACTTCGTTGAAGTGGGCGTTGATCCTCGCAGAACTCCCTTCGCAGACTTCAGAACTCTCGTCTCCGAACTCGCATCCACCGCCGGACCTCTGTTTGTAGTACTTGCACTTCGCTTGGAACTTGCGGAGCCTCTTTATCTCCTTCTTGTAGCGGTAGTCTTCGCTCAGCGGTATCTTGGAGTAGTACTTCGCGAGGTGAGGCCACGTCTCGAGTTCGCACTTCCGCTCCCGCTCAGCGGACTCGAGGAACAGCCGCAGCCAACGCCTAGGCGAACACACGTAGTACACGCGAGGAACGCGAAGATCATACAGCAGCGGTTCTTCGCGTTCTATGAGGCAGAGGTTGTCTTTGTCGCTTCGAAATTTCATATCTCGTCTAATTTTATATATGCCTCTTCAGCCATAGCCGCTTCGAGGTTTGTGCAGATGCGAGGTGACACTCCAGAAACGTACACACACTTTCCGCCATGGTGCATGCTCATCTCGTAAAACTCGCAGTCCATCTCTTCGTCTGCTTTACAGAATTTGAAGAAGTATGTGATCGGCGAAGAGGGTTCGCTCGACTTCACGCACGTCACTTTCATTCGTGGCCGCTTCATATCATGTCTAAGTCCTCTTCACTCTGTAAGTCATACCACGCTTTTACTGAATTGCACCTGTAAGTCATGATGTCGCACCACTTGCACTCGCGTTCTCTCTTCCCAAGTTCGAAGTACTTGCACGCAGTCTGCCCACCATCAGGAAGACAGAGCAAGGGTTCATCCAGTAGTTTCAGAGCTTTTAATTCTTTCACAAGTCCTCCATCTTCCTCTCGAGGTGCGCTTCTTCGCAATAGCACCGCCTCTTGACGTCAAAAGGGTTGTAGAACTTACACGCAGGCCAGTGAGGCTCCATCTCACCGGCCCTGCGCTGGAAATAAGAACAATCTTCTTGGCCTCTGTTCCAGCGTATGCCACCGCATATCCACATTCTATCTCTCTGCTCGCAGTAAGAAGTAGCTCTGATCACACTTCCTCCATAGCGTACGCCAACCTCGCTTCTTCGTTTGTGCACTCGCAGTTGTTCGTGCTGTGTTCACAGATAGTTCGGTGATCATAACTCGTCATGTCTATCTTAAAGTACCGGCAAAATCGCTGATTGATAATGGACTGGTATGGAGGGTTGCAAATCCACTCATGTTTTCTTCCACCGTCAAAAGAGACGCAGAATGATATAGAAGTGTCTATTGCTTTCATCATATGTCGTCCATCGCTCTGTCTAGCCCTATGTTGGAGATAGCTTCAGCGCACGTGCAGTCATTTAACAGAGTATTATCGGAGTAAGAGAGGTACTTGCACTTCGACAGCGAAGCATATTCATCCTCCGGCTCATAGTATGCGCATTTCTCTTTATTTCCGTAGGAGTCAAGAAAACTACAAGCGGGCTTCTTTCCGTCGATCCTCTCTATGCAGAAGTTAGTCCTCATAGATCATTCACCACTCCTCTCTTCTAGAGTAAGGAAAAGCTATAGCGTTCAATCCACTACGAGTGAGCTCAGCGACTATGTTGCTAGCGCCGACAGGATTCATCGAGTGCACTACGATCTTCGTGTTCTTGAGGTGTCCTTCAGCGATGATCCACCTGACGAGCTCTATCATGTCCCCACCCTCACCTAGGTCGTGGTCAAAGAAAGCGACGTCGTAGTCGTCCCACTCTATCATTCCCTTAACGCCTTCGACCGTCTTCGCCGGAGCGATCTTGTGTTTCTCGAAGCGCGAGAAGAACCAGTCGATGCGCTTTTGGTCGTCATCTACGATGAGTATGTTCATGCAGCTCTCCTGTCAATGATAGTCAATATAACCCCCAATTCACAGGATGTAAAGGGAAATCAGCACAAATTTTTAGTTGTTCTACTCAAGAGATTCAACGCCAACCACTTATAAGAAAATACGAGAAACTGATGAAGTTCGCTGTACAACGTTCACTTCCAGAGTTATGGTATACACGTAAGAGGGACAGCGGCGTCCTTCGACAAACAGTAAGGAGGAGACTGTTGATATGTACGCTATTCACGTGACAAGCAAAGACATTCAAACTGGTTCTCTTCTAGTCAGCAACCAGACTCAACAGCAGACTTATAAGTTGGTTTTTGAACTTTACAACAGAGTCGCGCTACGCTTAGGAATCAACCTTTTCCCATCTTACGGATACGCGTATCGCACTGGGCAACCGAAGATCAAATCATTTTCGGGGGTCTCTAAGTTCTACTTAGTTGAGTCTAGCGACGTTCTAGCTTGTGATTTGAACTTTTCAGTCTATGTGACTATGGAATCTTTCTTGTCAGCAAGACAGTATGACGGAAGAACTCTCCAAGAACGTCTCTCCAACAGGGAACAATGTGTAATGAGCAGAGCTGAGGCCTATTTTAAAAACCCTGTTCCGATAGAAAGAGAGGAATTAATTTCACCCTCTTGGAAAATCGTAAGACGCATAGCTTTTGAGGATATCCAAGATGATACTTTCTCCAACTGATATCATGAAACAGTGAGGTCAGAGATGGCAAGAACAATCGAGTACGAGCAACTACCTTATTACGGTGTAATCACGATGATGAACACTTGCAACATCAGAGTCCGCGTGACTGAGACTGTTGAAGGCGCTATTAGGCCGATAGTCAGAGTCATAGAAGTGCGCGGAGCAGGGGCGGTGACATCAGATTTCTCGACGTCGCTGGTGTCTAAAGCTGCCCGAGAGCTGGCTTCTGTGAAGATAGCCTCTTGGAGAGACTCTAATGGACAGGAAGTGTCTACTATTGGGCCCGATCGCAAGTGTCTCGACGCTCCTGAAGACCTCCGCCAAGAGGTGTTGGACTTCATCGGCGAGAAGATGTTGGACCTCTATGCTGAGCTGAAGATCGATTACGACTTCTCGCCGATAACTGCGGTATGTAAAGCTGTGACAGCTTCTGAGAAGTCGTTCGAAGCTGTGTCAAAAGACACTCCCACTGCAGAGAGGCTCGCTTTCTCCCCGTTCTTCACCAAGAAGGACCACACAAAGCGTCCGAAGCGAGACTCGTGGTTCACCCCTAGCATTACCAGCGTTAACGACGGAGAAGCATGCTTGATCAGCACGACTACACCATTAGACAGAAAAGTCATCACAATCATCACTCCTGTAAAAGACAGGTTTTACTGCGAGATGGCTTACAGCAAGGTGGTGAAGAACGTGTTCAAGAGGGGGAAGTCGATCCCTTTCACGCGCTGGATGCCAGTCGAGTGTAAGACGCTGAAATGCATAGACGATATCATCGACAACGTCGTGAATGCCCACAAGACAATGTACGATATAGACGATGCGGTGATCGCGAGGAAGATGTCTGTCAAAGAGCAGTCTGCTCAGCTGTTGAAAGATATCGGGATGACTGGGATCGTGTCAAATGACGAGAGAGTAGAAATTAAGGTGTACTTTTCCGCCGAGGAAGATCTGAAAGATAACCGACAGCACATGAGAAGCTGGGTCAGGATCAGCCAGAACAAATCCGGCTATTCCCTGGACTCTGCGAGCTTGCCGCCGCTGACTATCGATGATCTGAAGCGAGTGCTGAGTGTACTTGACGAGAGGGTTACAGACCACGCCGCGGACGTGAAATTAGAAGGTGTGTGATGCAGAAACTCAAGATAAACGAGAAGCGGCTCTGCCGATTGACATCTAAGATGGCTGCGAGTATCGTCCCGCACATGGAAAGAGTGGAGTACGCGTGGTCGCCGATAGACGATAACGGTCTCATCACACTGAGAGCCCGCGTCTATGCGAAGGCGTACGACCACGCGTCGTCACACGAAGTGTACTACATTGAACCCGATGACCCTCCACTCGAGAGGAAGAAACAGCACAGGCCTCTCCTGTGGAGGTACCGCCAGAACGAGGAAGTGTTGAAAAAGGTGCAGACTGACATCGTCGTCCACTTAGATCCATGGCTGTGGCGGACGGAGATCGTCTTCGACAAGTTAACTAAGCGTCTTGAGACCGCTGTCGTTCCGGCGGCCTTTTCGAAAGAGTCTAACCCTGACTGGGAGTGTTATGTACACGCTTTCTACGATAGAGGCAGGAACACCTGCGTGTACAAGGGAAAGAACAACACGGATGTGTACACCTTCTGCTACACTTTCAGGTACATGAAATGGGTGCACGAAGACGAGATAATTCGGGCAATGGAAGACCTGTGAGTCCGGACTTATTTCCCGTACCTAACTCTCAGCTGATCTACTGACGGTATCCCTTGATAGGATTCACCCTGCGGCCCTATTAAAACACTTCCACTCCTAGTCAATGGCACTCCCTGGTAACTACCGTCGCTGTTGGGAATGAAGAACAGCGATGATGGAACGCCTGCATTCGGCTGCGCTACGGGAGCTTGCGGCTGCGCTTGGACTACGCTGACTTGCTGAGGCTGCTGTACAATTTGTGGAGATTGCACTACGATCGTCTGCTGCACTGGAGGAGCGACCACAACGTACCCGACTCCGTACGGCTGGTAGTACACACCACCAGCGGTGAAGTACGGTGAACCGTTGACGTACACGACTCTCCTCTCCGGAGGGATATATGAGACCATTGCACCGGTGACTAGAGCTCCTGCGCTGAGGCCGAAGTTAGTCCAGAAGTAAGCGCCCCGACCGTAACCGTAGTACCCGTGACCACCGTGCCAACCAGGTCCGGGACCAAATCCTGGAGGATGGGCGAGTGTTGTAGTTGAAGCTAACAGTAAGACGACTACGACAGTGATGCACATCAAGGCTTTCATTTCATTCTCCGTTTAAATTTATGTTACTTCTTTCTATATATTATACCACACAAAATAGTGTCATTGAAATGAAATTGAAACATCCCGTTGATTACCAACTATTTACATAGAAAATGTGAAAATTATGATGGATTTCACTGTACAAGTGTACGTTGTGGTTGTATATTGATTACCATTAAGGGAACCACAACGGCTCCCGACAAACGGAGAGTAGAGATGAAACTCACAGCTGATCTGAAGTCCGAAGTCTACAATAAAGCTCTCGCCAAAGCGGGCGAAGGCTTGGAAGCGCTGATGCCTTTCTTAACAGTAGAGCAGAAGGACGAATTCAACGAGGGATTTAAAGTAGGATGGGTGGGGCGCAAGCTCACCGAACAAGAGAGTTGGTGCACCATATTTGGCAAAGGTGTATCAGAAGGCCGACTCTGCCGGAGCCGCATCGACTACGTGATATCAATTCTTCCTGTGTAATTCTAACCGAAGGAAATACCGATGCACTACAACGAGATAAAGAAACTCACTTCAAGAGGACGCTATTGCTGCGACTTGAACCTCGGAGAGCTGATCCCGAAGTTCGACAGTTACATTGCAGAATACGAACTCCAGATATGCCCTGACTTCCAAAGAGGCCACGTGTGGACTCAGGAGCAGCAGATCAAGTACTGTGAGTTCATGCTCAGGGGAGGGTGCACCAACAACGAGTTCCTCCTCAATCACCCCGGGTGGATGCACACCTTCAGAGGAGATTTCGTGCTTGTCGACGGCCTTCAGAGATTGACTGCGATCCGCGAGATGCTCGAGGACAAAGTTCCAGTCTTCGGTGTGGCATTCAGTTCTATCGAAGACAACCGAAAGTTCAAAAGCGAGGTGAATTTCAAGGTCAATGTGAACAACCTCAAGACTCGTAAAGAAGTCTTGAATTGGTATCTCGAGCTCAACAGCAACGGAACACCTCACACTGCAGAAGAAATCACGAGGGTCAAAGAACTCCTCGGAAAGGAGAACTGACAATGATGATCACGAAGACAGCCGAGGACAAGGTCATATTCATCGTCCAAGGAGTGATAGTAGCCGAGTACGAAGCTTCGGTGTACAAGAGTACTTCTATCGGCAGTTATGTGCCGGTCACGATATTCGACTCGTACGAATCGACGAGGAAGGGCACCACAGTAGAAGACTTCCACAAGACGCTGAAACAGAAAGTCGTCAACAAGCTCGCGAAGATGGCAGCGGACCTTGCAAATTACACATTCCCTCTGATGATTGACTCACAGGTGATGTCAGAACACTTTGAATTACTGGAAACAAAACTAAAAGAGATCTCCATTGAGAACATCTGCAACGTCGAGCAGTACGCCAACAGATTCGCTTCAGTAGAAGCATCTCTAGCGAACTGCGAGACGAGAGATGAAGCAAAACACATTCTCGAAGACGAACTGACGACCTCTGTAGAACTTAAGCTCTTCGCCCGTCGGAACGATATCGTAGCGTTTGGCACCAAAGCAGAAGTACGGGACCGCATCATAGAGTCGATGGTAGGCTCCCGCCTGAATTCTGACGCGATCCAGAACTACAACAAGACAGCCAGACGCTAGCTCTTGCTAACAGGAGAACTGAAATGTCATTCACGATGAGACTGCAAGCGGCGAGGCGCAAAAAGGACCTGACCGCGGAGGACGTGATCCCGTTCGCTCACGAGTTCAGAGACATGGACAACAACTCGGTGGGAGGACACCTTCACATAGTCCTTGACGACGGCAACTGCGAAGACCACTTTGTGGAGTTCTGCAAGCTCCAAGCTGACAGAGATCACGACATCAAAGCTTACCTACTAGCTGACACTCTCCTGTCAATGCCCGAGACCGAGCGCGAGAAGGTGGCTGAGGCATTCTACTCGCGCGAGGAACAAGTATGACCCACGAGATTAGAATGATGTTCAGGATGAGGAGAGCGTGGATCGCTCTCCAGAGGAAGCGTCACTATTCTTCAAACAACCGGACGGAGAAGTGACATGAAGAAAGTAATAGTGCTCTTTGTGGTGTTCGCTTTCCCGGCTTTTGTTGCGTTCTACGCGACGAACGGAGATGCTTCTATGCAGCTGCAGCAGCTCTTCTGCGGTTTCTTGGCGATGTCTCTGCTAGCGTTCGGCATATCAATGTTGGTAGAAAAGAAACTTCTCTGTGTTCTACTCGCCGCGGTTTCTTGTGGAGCACAGCTCGTTGGGTGGCTCGATGCGATGTGCTTTTACATGCTCCACAAATCTTTCGACTTCGTCTTCATGTTTCACCTAGATGCGAACACGTTCAAGTTCATGACAAGCACGCAGATTGCTGGGATGATTGTCATCGCACTGTCTCTTGTTGGGTGTGCTTGGATGTTTTACGCGATATACTTAGCCGCTGGAGAAGAGGGGAAGACCACTTCGAAGTATCTGAAGTGGATGATGATAGCTTTGGGAATGTTCGGCGTAGTGATATTCGAGACTCCGTGTAAAGATCTCGTCCACTATTTCCAACGAGCTCACGCTAGGAGTGGTATGTCTCAGCTCACAGATGAACAGATGTTGGAGCTCGGTATCAAGACGTGTCAAGTCGACTACGAGACTCTGAAGACTGTGAAGGGCAAGAACCTCGTGTTCGTATACCTCGAGAGTTTTGAGGCTGCATTCCTTGACGAGAAGCTCTTTCCAGGACTCTGCCCCAACATAAACGCTCTCCGCAAAGAAGCGGTGGTCTTCGATAACATCACACCTTCTTTCCATGGGACGTATTCTTTCGGCGGTATTTACGCTTCAATGGCCGGGAGCCAGATAGTGACTGCGCAGATGCCGAGTGTCTTCGAGTGCAACACTGGCGTGAAGTCGAGCTACGGTGGAAAGCTGCTGACGGTTCCAGCGATACTCTCTAAAGCTGGATATTACCAAGTGTTCGTCCACGGAGGAGATCCAGCGTTCTCCGGACTCGGAAACTTCTTGAAACACGAGCACTGTGACGAGTATATTCGCCCGCAGACTGGTCGAGGCATGGGGTGCAGAGATGACGAGATGTTCGAAGCAGCATATGTTAAGTACGCTAAATTAGCAGCCTCTGGACGTCCTTTCAGCATCACAATGTTCACGCTAGACACTCACATCGGCAACGTAATAGAACCGAACTGGGAGGAATACAATACGAAGGACGTTCCTGAGTTCGCTGGACGGCCTGACTCAGTGCTGTCGACATGCAAGCACACGGACGCAGCTTTTGGACAGTTCATCGCCAAACTGAAGGCATCTCCGGCGTGGTCGAACACCGTTGTCTTCGTGATGAACGACCACTTCTGCTGGCCCGGAGATCACAGCAGAGTGTTGGAGAAGTCAGGGCATAGGGTCATGAATATGTTCGCGATAAACGCAGGAACTCCGCGGATCGTCAAGACGAGAGGGAAGACGTTTGACGTTGCTCCGACTGTGCTAGAGTTGGTTGGTGTCTCCCACGATTATGTGTTCCCCGTCGGAGAGTCCCTGCTCGGAACCCCCAACCCGAAGCGCCTAGAAGACGACACGATCATCAGAGAAGAGTGCCTCAACGCCTACTTGTTGAAGAAGAGTGAGAAGTAACGTAAATTTCTGTGTGAGTTCATGGTTACAAAGAGTGAACTAGCGAAGTCCAACAGGACGAGTGGCTGTCGAGCGTGGTCGAGTGATCCGAAAGAACGGAAAGGACTGTGCCATGCTTACACGAAGTGCTACTGCAAGTGGTTCAAACCTCTAGACAGAAGAGTTGAAGACTACAGGACAGCGGCATGCCGCTTTCACAACGGCGGTTACTGCACGTGCTGGGCTGCCCTCCGAGAAGCTCGAGAAGAATTCATGAAGCAGAGAGTCGCACAAGCGCTGGAAGAACTATGAAGACGATACACAGTCACTGCTACATGATAATGACACCCAGAGGCCATCAGCACACGTGCTTGTCAAAGGTCGTGTCTTTCTGCAAGTGGTCTGTCGAGGCGACTGACGGGAGATGCGAGCACGCATTCTTCCATTCCGACGACAGGACAACAGAGTGCATGCGCTCGGAAGCCAGAGAAGAGACCAGCGAGTACGAGGCGGCGTTGAGGATGGAAGAGATATGAAGACAATAAACCACTGCATTACGATGGAGGCGCATTTCATCAAGAAGTTCGCAGACGAACGCCAACCCGGCGACCACATGTGCGTGTCCATCGCGCAAGATTACTGCAGATTCTTCCAACCGGGACACGAGAGGTGGACTAACGGTGGGATGTCTTTCATGTGCGCGCACTGTAAGACCGATGAACACAAGAATTACAACTGCACGTGCAAAGAAGCGATCGCCGACGCAGATGAAGCGCTCTTAGCGGAGAAGTTAGAGGAACTATGAAGGAAAATTGCTGCATCACCATAACTAACAGCATCACGCTCTTCAGAAAGAATCTCACTCCGGGAACTCACTACTGCGCGTCTAACATCTCGGAGTTCTGCAAATTTTACAAAAAGACAGTAGAGACGCTGCGTAGTTCATGCGGTGAGATTAAGACTTTCAAGTGCGCTTGGAATATGTCTCGCGATAGTGCTAGTAGTGTCTGCACTTGCAAGGAAGCGATAGATGAAGCCGACGAGGACGCCATCGCAGAGAAACTGGAAGATTTGTAGAAGTTCCCTTTACATTTCATGGAAGTGGATTATATTGGCTCTATAAACTAACTGGAGAGACCCACATGGGCAGAGTCAAGCAGTTGGACAAGTTAGTCGACAAGATAAGAGGTGTCGCTGGTGTCAGAGCGCACATCAATGAAGTGCTCTGGAAGCGGATGAAGAAGCTCGGAGAGGTGTTCTTCGAGTCCTTCTTCTATGAGGGCCAGAAGAAACCGGACGCAAAGCGTTTGTCAGACCTCTTCTACTACACCGGTGGATGGCCGCACGAGAACACCCCTCCGAAAGCGAAGGACCTCGCCCACGACATCTCCATAGCGTACAACTTCTTCAGGATAGCTGGGTACGACGACTTCGAGAAGTACCTAGCGGAGAATGGCCTGGGCATAGTGGTCCTCGACCCGGAGAAGGCGAAAGTCGTGTTCGACAAGCAGAAGTTCGCCGCCCAGGTCGCCCTATTCAACGAAGTGGAACCAGAACACGCGATGGCTCCTCGAGCTGAACCACAGGCGGCCTTCTTGGAGATCGTAGAGCGGTGCATGGATGTGCAGGGAGAGATCTGCGCACAAGCCGACAAGATCAAACTCCGAGCTGCGGTGGAAGCGAGTGCCGAGCACAAGATCCAGAAGAAGAACTTCATCATCGCGGTCAACAATGAGTCTAAGAGAGGTCTGGACTTCGCTGACAAGTTCAAAGCCGGGAAGTTCCACCAGAAGACACTGGACTCCTCTTCGGAGCTGACTGAGATCGAGACCGCCATGAAGAAAGAAGACTCGATCAGAGCATGAAGGTAGAAGACGGCAGTTTGGTGTTCAGATTCCGCGGGATGATGTACGAGTTCCCCATCGGAATAAGCGCAGTCTTCCTGATCATGAGCGTGATAGGTGTCGTGATGGTAGTCCAAGAGCCTCTGATCGAAGACAGCGGCCCTGAGATACGGATGATGGGTGCAATATTCTTAATAGTGTGCCTATCATACTTGAAGCGCATGCGCAAGTTCGCCAAGGAGCGCGATGTGTCAGACGAAGAAATACTAATACGAAAGTTGGAGGAGTTGTGATCATCTTGCTCGAAGACTCGGACATGAAATCTTCCAACGCGAGGGCTGCTGCGGAAGACATCGGCGTCAAACACAAAGGTTACCACCAGAGGTTCGGCACTAGCGATTACGACATCGGAGGTGTGCACAAAGTTTTCATGGCGAGGTACATCATCCACGTCCCACACCAGGGAGAAGCAAAAGTCATCAAGTCTCGCGATAGCCAGATAGGGATCAACGGGATCATACCGGAAGACATCGCCGAGAAGTTCAAGAAGATGATAGCGTTAGATGCTATGGAGAGACTATGAACGCGCTGAATCAGTTCATCGAGGTGATAGCTGAGGCATACGCTTCTTACATCTACACGAGGAAGGCAAAGAAGATACCGCTTAGGCTCAGCGTGCTGATGGTCCTCATAGCGTTCTTCAACTACGTCTTCAACGAACTCCTCTTAGGTTGGAACTTACACAACGTGCTCTTCTCCGGAAAGCACGATGCAGGGACTCTACTGGGTCTCGCTGTCTCAGCATGCACAGTGGGGTTCATCTTCCTTGTGTCTTACAGGATACAGGTGAAATTCAACCAGATGAAAGACGATGACATAGCGACAGCTATAGAGGACATATGAGAGAATCCGCAGAGGTCTTAGCAAAAGACGTAGCTGACTACGTGACCACCGACAAGTGGGCCAACGAAAATCACGAGATGAGGAGTATGACACTCGTGTGGTACTTATCGCTGTTCTTGTTATTCCCATTCATGTTCGGAAACAGCTGTGGAAGAGTTGTCGAAGATATGTGCAATTGCGACATGATGCGCGCGCCTTTCTCGTGCGTCTTAGTCGTGTCGACAGGCTTTCTGACGTTCTACTCCTTCGCTTCGCTGAAGATCGCGAAATACATCGTCAGAGAGCATGAGTACTCCGAGATAGACAAGAAGTTGGAGGAACTGTGAGACTCGAGAAATACGACGTGTTCAAGTGCTCTCACGATTGCGCGATAACGCTGGTCGAAGACGACAGATTTTCCGTGTCGTTCACTAGAGGGTTATACGTCGTCCTGATTGCAATACACGGACCACCGCCGCACAACCTTGTTGAACTCTACGGAGTGTCTGGCTTAGACCCACTCATAATCCGTAACATCTCCAAGAGAGTCTCCGTTGAGACCCTCAAGAGGAGCATGGACTTCGGGTACATGTCTTACGACGAGAAAGATTCTCTGGAACTCAAAACCAACCACAAGTTGGAGGATCTGTGAAGGAGAACCTCTGTAAATTCTACGGCGTAAAGATCTACGCTTGCAATTGTTTCGACCCCGGGCACCAGCACCTCCCTCCGGTGTCGGACTGCAAGTACTTTGAGCAAGATGGAGTCTCAGAGAGACGGTGCATGCACTCCCATGGAACTTGGACGTGCCACTGTGGAGAAGCTCATCTCGACGCCAAAGCGACTTACACTATGGAGAACTTATGAGTGTGAGAGTCCTCGCAGATATGCCCAGCAGGCTCTGCATCGTCGGAGACGGACCGGTGTTCGTGTGTCAGGCTGACGTGTTCTCTGATGGGCATTGGAACTGCGCCAAGTACTCTAGTAAGAGCGGTCAGTATACGTGGTGCGAACATGCTGTACACACGGAGGGTGGGCTCTGCGTGTGCAGACACCCGGAATTGCTGGTAGATCTCGCACTAGAAGGACTGTGAGGATTTCAGTGGACAAAGTCAACTTGTGCAAGCTGATAAGGATTAGGTACTACTGCTTCTCCTCGAGGATCGAGAGCTCTAGGAAGAGAACTTACAGACGGAGAGACTGTGTGTACTTTAAGCGGGGAAGAAAACGAGGATCGAAACAGTTGGACTGCACTTACTGCTTAAAACCTGGCGCTTATTGCACCAACCCACAGGCGAAATCAGACGCACTCTCGGCCAAGAATGCAGCTGAACTAGAATCGAAACTGGAAGACAAACTAGAACTGATATAGGAGACACAGAGATGTGGAGTGAAGTGCGAGACATCAAAGGAGAGAACCCCAACGTCACAAAATTCGTCTTCCTGAAGAAGGACGCGGTTGCAGAAGCAGTGCTCTACAAGTACGGAGACTGCAGAGACAGGACAGTCATCTGCTGTTCCACTCAGTCGGGTTGTCCCGTGGGCTGCGCGTTCTGTGGGACCGGTAAGAAGTTCGTCCGCAACTTGACTGCGAGGGAGATCACCAGCCAGATCGAGACAGTGCTCCAGTCAAAGCATGTAGATTGCTCGGTCGACGACATCTTCCGCTTCCAGATCATGTTCATGAGCATGGGAGAGCCCTTCTTGAACATGAAGAACGTGATAACCGCGATCAGAGACATGAACGAGGAGTACGTAGACGTCGAACTCCTGGTCTCCACGATGGGAGCTAAGTCCGCTACTTTCGAGCAGGACTTGAAGTCTTTCACAGAGCAGTCGCGTCTCATATCGGGAGTGGGCTTGCAATTCTCCATCCACAAGATGATAGACAGCGACCGGGACCGCCTCATCCCGTTCAAGAACAAGCTCACGCTGAGGGAGATGCGGGACGTCGGCATATTCTGGCACAAACAGACGAAGAGGCCGGTATTCCTCAATTTCTGCGTCGACGAGGAGTGGTCAGCCTACGAGAGGGCACGTCTGCTAGACATGTTTTCACCCGTGGTGTTCAACTTGACGTTCTCCGTAGTCTGCAACACGGAGAAAGGCGGCCTCTCTTCTAGGGGCATCGAAACAGCGAAGAAGATGAACGACGAGTTCACCGCTATCGGGTACAACTCGAGGACGTTCGACCCAGGTGGACAGGACGATATCGGAGCCGGCTGCGGCCAACTGTGGTTCGTGCAGGATTGGATGAAGAACAGAGGAGAGTGAGATGAGCACTACGAGTTTGAGGCACTGCATGAGGTGTGGAAAAACTACGATCCACGTGACTACTCCGAAGAGAAGCATCGGAGAGAAGCTCTTCCTCGGCGTAGTCACGCTGGGTATGATCCCTTTCATAGAATCAATTTCACCCGACAAGCACAACAACAAACTCATGGGGAGTGAAGTACGCTGCGACGTGTGCGGAAAATTGAAAGAAGAAACCTGATAGAGGACCTATGAGTACTCTAGAAGCAAAGAATTACTGCGCCTACTCGGACGTCTTTGGAATGCCCGTCAAGAGGTTCAAGTGCGAGAAACCAAAGGAGTCTACCAAGTGCAAGTACTACGAAAGTGACGAGACACCAACGACTCAGATGAACGAGTGCATGCACGAGTCTTTCGGGGTCTGTGCAAGGAGTGCAGCTAGGAAGGAGGCGTTAGCCGAAGTTGAACTGATGGAGAGACTGGAGAACATATGAACAAGTACCTATCCAGAGCTATAGACAGCATCGAGCGGTTCGAACTCTTCATGGTGATCGGAGGCGTACTGACGATCTTCATCAAATCAGCCGTCGATGCAGCCTTTGATCTCGTGCACGAACACACGGGGTTTGACATCATTCTGATGGTGTTGGGAGCCACAGGGGTCATCTGGAATATCATTCTGATCTACACGGTGTTCTCAAGAGCTCGCAAGTACAAGCGAGATAAGGAAGAGCGCTTGATTCTGGAGAAGTTAGAAGATGTGTAAGGTCAACAGGTGCTGGATAAGGAATTTCGACGGTCTCTTCGACGACGTCTACACCTGCACTTGCTCACAAATTATCATCAGCAGATCTCCTAACATATTCGACTACGACACGTGTCAACACTTCGTGCAAGTTCCGGACTACGCAGACGAGATGTGCAAGTACGAGGTATCGAGGCCAATCGTCGGCATACTCTGCGGATGTCCAGAAGCGCAGGACGACGCCGAAGCAAACAAGAAGTTGGAGGAACTGTGAAGAGGAACTTGTGCGGAAAGTACGGTGATGTGTTCATCTGCGAAGCCGAAGATAGGACGTACGTTCCTGTACGTCCTTCATCACTATTTGAAGACAACCATTCTACGTCTCAAGAAGATTGCATGTACTACAAGAAGGGTACTCCACTCTACAACGAATGTTACAACTTAGTGAACGGAATAAAGTGCAATTCTAAGAGAGCTAGAAAAGACGCCAGCATAGTAGCTATGATAGAAGCTCTATGAAGATGAACTTACACAACGAACAACTGGAGGAACTTTAGATGGACCGGCCGTACCCCGAAGAAGGCTCATGCGGTTCTTTGAGAGACTGGTACGTCGCTAGGAGGAACATCATCTTGAACCGCCGGTGTGATGATCCCACTAATTCTTCTAACATACACCCTCTTGTGAAAGAACTGTGCGTCACGTTGAACTCCATCCCGGGCATTGTGACTGGCTGCATTAGCGGAAAAGAACTCGACCCATTCAGAGTGTGGTTCTACGCGTACAACCAGGCCCAACTGTTCGTCGTCGCTAGAGCTATCGACAGGCGCTACTGCGGAGCTGCTGCTTGGCGCATGTACGTTGATGCAGGGGACATGCAGGAGTTCGCTACATCCTACTACATAGAGGGATTCTCAAAAGACAGAGGCATCTCGTATTCCGACAACGAGCGAGATGAAGTCAGGATTCCACACGTAGTGAAGAACATTAAGAAACTCCTTGACGATCAACAATGCGCGATGTACTACGGTTACGACACCGATCAGACACAGATACCGACAGTGGAAGAGCTCGCATCGTATGAAAAACTCGAAGATTTGTGAGGATTTCTCTTTACATTCTCTGAAAGTGGTGTAAATTATAAGTAAAGGAAATGACTTCACTATTATGACACAGGAATGTATATATAATATTAAGGAATCACCATATGACACCTGAAGAGCTTAAAGAATTTCTCAAAGATCCGAATATGAAAAAGAACTTCGGAGCGATCGCTGCTTCAACTAAAGTTGGGACGAAGTACTTTGATGTAAGAACGACTCTCTACGAGGAGACTTCATCATTTCCAGATGCTTCGATAAGTGAACGCATCTTCTGTGTTTTGAACGGAATTAAACGTCCCAAGATATGTAAGTGCGGTTGTGGGAAACTAGTCAACGACCAACGGCATGACTATCTCGCATCTCACGGAAATAGAGATCCTGAGGTCAAAGCTAAAAAGGAAGAGTCTTACAAAAAGAAGACAGGCTATACTAATCCATCTCAGAATCCGGATGTCAAGAAACAGAAAGCTGACACTTCGATCAAAAATTGGGGAGCAGTTAGCTACATGCGGACCGATGAAGGTAAAAAGATGCATGATGATAGCATGCTAAAATTGCACGGAGTTGTGAACCCCTTTCAGATACCTGAAGTCAAAGCTGATATTCAGATAAAGTGGAAAGTTAAAAAATCCGAGACTATCAAGAAGATAAAAGAAACTGGTAAAAAAACATTCTTCGAGAAAATGTTGACATCAAATAGAATGGGTTCTATCAGACCACTATTTACTATCGATGAATATGCTGGGTGTGACAAGTATTATCGATTCATGTGTACCACCTGCAACAAAGAATTCACCGACAGAGTCATCAATGGACGCATTCCTCGTTGCACTACGTGTTATCCTCTCATAGATTCCGGTGGTCGTTCTTTAGCTCAACAAGAAGTGACAGACTACATTAAATTTTTAACAGACCAAGAAGTGAAAGAGGAAGATAGAAAAGTACTAGAGGGAAAAGAACTTGACATATACATTCCTTCGTTGAACATAGCATTTGAATACTGCGGTCTCTATTGGCACAGTGAGATATCTGGCACGGAACGCAACAAGGACGCTGATAAAGGTAGGCACTATCATGTTGGAAAATTTAAGAAGTGTTCTGATAAAGGCATTAAGCTCATCACAATTTTTGAAGATGAATGGGTGTATAGACAAACACAAGTAAAAGGTAGAATAAGAGCACTGTTAGGAGCATGTGAGAAAATTGGAGCACGTGAGTGTTCTGTTGAGAAATTGAATTTTGAAGAATACTCCCAATTTGTTGATAACTATCACATACAAGGAAGCACAAATGCTTTTTTGACAGCATACGGTCTCAAGTATGGTGGAGAAGTCCTTTCAGTCATAGGTATTTCTAACAAGCGCGGTATCTTTAAGGGAGGAAAGAAAGATTGTCTAGAACTCATCAGAATGTGTTCTAGAGATGGAATAGAAGTTGTTGGTGGGATGTCACGGTTGATATCTGCTGTTGCAAAAGATTACCCAGAAAGATTGCTAGTTTCATATGCAGACAGACGATGGAGTGATGGAAATGGATATGTTAAGACTGGATTCATAGCAGTCAATACATCTACTGCTAATTATTGGTATGTCAAAGATGGAGAACGTCACCACCGTCTGATAGCGAGAGATAAACGAATCACAGGTCTTACTGAATGGGAATCGATGCAGATTCTTAAGTATGACAGAATATGGGATTGTGGCACAATCAGATTTGAAAAGATTCTCTAATCATCTTTCAAAATGAAGACAAAAAAATAGGGGAGAGTTTTTACACTCTCCCCTATTTGTTCTTGTAGAACTACTTGCAGTTGTCCACTGCTAAGCTTTTCAGCTTAGTACATGAACACTCTGCTGCCACTTGCCTCAAGAACCGAGGAGGTGAGTCCGTCGACCTTGATGAAATGGTAATAGTTTCCTGCGCCGAACAGATTGCTCAAAATCCCGTAGCGGGTCCTGACACCGATCCTAGGAGTGAAGTTCTCCTGGCCGAGAGCCCTGAGCAACTGAACCGGGATGTACGGAGTATATATGATACCCGCATCATACGGAGTTGGTCCCTTGTACCCGAGGAGCGCGTAGTTGCCCATGGCGAACGTATCCCTGTAGAGGGTGATTCCGCCGTTGCGCATCGTGCCGACCTTGGAGATTCCGACCGTATTCGTGTCGAGGGCTGCGTTTCCAGCCTTGTCGAGGACGAAGTCCTGGAGTCTCTCGAGGATTGCGCAGACGTTCGGGGAGCCGAAGGCGAAGGTCGCCGGGCCTCTCCTGGACGTGATTGCGATCTCGTTGGACTTCTGGAGGATCTGGGTGTAGAGAGTGCCGATACGCTCGAGCTGGTTCCTGCCGTCAGCAGAGACCGGGCTCCAGGTCGACACGCGTCCACCTGCGATAGCAGCCTTCACCATTTCTGCGAGGAGCTGACGGTCGATTTCCGCCTGGATCTCGTAGGAGATGATGTTGACCATCTCAGCATCGACGTCTACGCCGTGCATGTTCATCATGTCTTCAGCGAGTTCCAGCGACCAGTGGGCTGCGAGCTTGCGGCTCTTAGCTTCGACTATCGCCTTCTCCATGCTGAACTTGGCCATCGGCATGTCCTCGCCAATATTCCACCACTCGGAACCAGCCAGAGTAGCGCCCTGACCGTCTTCACCGTAGGTGTTCTGGCCGAGAGCACCAGCAGAACCGGTGCCAGCGAAGGCTTCCCAGTATGCGCCGGTAGTCGCGTTGCCGGAAGCGCCGGTGAACGCGGAGTCTACGAGGTTGTACCCGATCTCAGTTCCCTGAGTGACGGTACCCTTGCCGTTGGAGCCGTAGCGCGCGCGGAATGCGAACGCGAATCCAACCGGGCCGTACATCGGCTGAACACCGACGGTGTTGTGGGCGATGAGCTCGGGGAATATACGCCTCGCGGTCGGGATTACGATCGTGGGCATGCGGGCGTCGTTGGCGCCGTAGTCGAAAGTGCTGCCGAGCTGACCTGCGCCATTCGGGAGGCCAGTCGTGTATGCACCGGCCTGCGCACCCATTCCGGCGGCCTGTCCAGCGTAAGACTCGTTGACCTTGTCGAACTCGCGCTGAGTGTTCTCGAGGACTAGTGCCGTCGAGAGCCTGACTTGCTCCGAGCTGATCTTGGAGAGACCCTCGGCCTCGAGGACCGGAGTCCACTTCTCTAGGACCTTCTCCTGGTAGTTAGCCGGGAGGTGCTGGTAGAGACTCATTTCTTATTCTCCTGTGAGATTACTTGCGGTTCTTACCGAACCGATTGATACGGGAGACGTAGGCGTCCATCGTCGTGGGCTCCTTCGTTTCCTCTTCTATTACGCCCTCAGTGATTTTCTGAGCGGCAGGGGTGATCGACGGCTTAGCTGCGTCTACGAGCTTGTCTCGTGTGGCGGTCTCATCGTCGGCGAAGGCCTTGACGGCCTCATCGAACTTCTCCTCAATCTCGCTCGCCTTGCTGTCCTTGAAACGGACCTCGAGGAAAGCGTGAAGCTTAGGAGATACGTCCTTAGTCTTCTTCTCAAGCGTTATGCGCGCTTCGTTCTTCTCTATCTTGTTGACGAGCTCGACCCTCTCGAGCATGAGCTTGTCTATTGTCTGATCTTTCGCGTCGAGCTGCGCTTTCGCATCTACGATGGCTTCCTTGATCTCGCCCTGGACGTAGTCGCTGTTGATGAAGCACATGTTCTTGACCTGCTCGAACATGCTCTCGAGGCGCTGCAGCTTGGCTGCGTCTACTATCTTCTCCTCAGGAGTCGCTTCCTCAAGGTAAGCGTCGAGGAACTTCGAGACGTTCTCTTCGACCTTGGCGATCGTCTCAGCGTCGTACTTCTGGTAGACTGCCTTGAGCTTCTCGGAGTGGTTCTCGTCGATCTTATCGACTGCGTCCTGAAGCATCTCAGTGTGGTCTTCGTCGATCTTCGAGATGACTTTCTCCAACAAGTCGGTGTGCTTGTCGTCGATGGCTTCGAGCGCCGCTTCAAACTTCTCGGCGTGGTCTTCGTCGATCATGTCGATGATCTCTTGCATCTTAGCTGCGTGGTCTTCGTCCATCGCGTCGAGGGCTTCTTGGAGTTTCGCAGTGTGATCTTCGTCAACGGCTGCGACAGCCTTCTCAAAGGACTGCTTGGTGATATCTTCGATCTTGCTCTCGAAAGCCTTGACGAGTTCCGCTTTCTTAGCGGAGTCCATCAGACCCTTCGACTCGAGCTCAGTCAGCAAACTCTCGAAAAGTACTTTCATCTTAACAGATCTCCTGTTGTTTGATCCTATTTACACTCGAACTTTAACGAACTGTGAGTTTCTCGGCTATTTGTGCTTTTCTTGCGATAGCTTTCTCAGCCAGCGCTTTCTTCAACTCTTCGAGAGCCAACTGAGCGTTACCGCTCTTAAGGTTCTTGACGAACGATTTCACGTGTGTGTTTTCAGACATGATGCGTTGTCCTTTCAGACGTTATTTCTTAGACGGTCTCAGCGCGATGTTTCCACGAGACTTCGCCGCCTCGTACACTTCATCAGCAGCTTTTCCGAGCGCTTCGAGTTCTTTGGAGTGCTTTTCGCAATAGGCGACAGCTTCTTCTAGATCAGTGACAGCAGATTTCCACTCTTTCAAGTACTCTTCTTTAGCTTTCTGAAGCGAAGTGTAACCACCTGGAGTAGATATTCCCATGAAGAACTGCAGTTGGAATCCCTTCTGCTTGTCGGCTAAAACGTTCACTACACCGCCGAAAGAAGTCTTACCGAAACTCTTGTTCAGAGCTCTTGTCTTCTCGTCGATCTTCGCCATCTCATCGACAAACTGCTTGTCTTCGAGAATCTTATCGGACTTAGTCAACTTCTCAAATGCATCATCGAACTTGCTCATTTAACCCATGCCTTTTCAACATTCTGGAGGTTGTTGTACGCACGTTTGGCTGAGTTGAACGCGTCTTCGCTCTGGTGTTTGATACTCTCTATGTCCATCATCGGAAGATTGCTGTTCGCGCCGAGAGATTTGTTGAGTTCTTTAGCTTTGTTGTAGAGAGATTCAGCTTCCACAAAAGTCTCGTTTGCCAATTTGCCGACTTCCCGCGCTTTAGTGACCAACGCGCTGATGTTAACGTTGGTATTAGCTTCAGTCAATTTCTCAGAATTATCTTCAAAATCGTCAGCTTCTTTGATGAACGACTTATCGAGGACTCCGTGCTTGACAAGTTCTGCGACCGCAGCTTTCCTGTACTTTTTATACTGGGAAGAGTTCAGTTGGGTATCTTCTCTGTCTTTGAACTGCTGATAACTTCCGGTTTGCAGGACTTTAACCCACTCTTCGTTGTCTTTCAGAGACCTCGCATCATTAGTCCCCATCTCCTTCAGATCGTTGTCGGTGAATGACTCTTCACTCAGAGAGTATTTCTTTAAAACATCATCGAACTTGCTCATGTCAATCAGTCCTTCTTTATCAGTTTAGCAAAATCATTGAAATTGCTTTCAGCTTCTTCTGCATCTCCACCCGTGTAGTGTTTCTTCAAGTGGTGTATGAGCGAATGTTTGTTCCCTACGAGATGGACCACAGGATGTCCACCGCCAGGTCCACTCATCGTCATTACTTTTCCTTCTACACCCGGAGTGCTGTTTATCTTACGCTCCAGAGATTTTTGGTCTCCATCATGCATCCAATCTAGCTTGATCTCATGCCGGGCCTGATCGATCTTTTCAAATTTTCCTCCAACTTTGCGGAACAGAGGTTTGTGATCTTCTTTTCCGTAGAAGCCCTGACCGATAGAATGAGTGCCTTCAGGTCCCTGAAGTTTTGAATTCGCCTTCTCTTCACCGATAATGCTCTCATAAAGTTCTTGAAACTTGCTCATTCCAATCAGTCCTTCTTTTTGTATTTATCGACGATCGCCTCTATTGCCGCTTTGACGATGTCTTGTGGGAGGTCTAGACCAGCGATCCCCTTGAAGAAGTGGTCCATCGCGATCTTCATCTCGGGGTTGGCTATGTCGGAACCGACGTGCACTTCCTGTCCACCGACAGAAGCTATCCTCTCGTGGCCAGGTCCCACTGGAAGCGCTCCTGCTTTTTGCGCAGCCATCTTAGCTAGCAGATCTTCCTCATCGCCTGGTTTGTCGTACGACTTGAACAAGAGCCTCTGGTCTTTCTCCGGGGCGCTGATCTTCTCGAACTTGTCTCCGACTTTGCGGAACAGAGGGACGCCTTTCTCGCGCCCGTAGAAGCCGTACCCCAGGGCGTGAGTCTGTTCGGGTCCCTTCAAGTGGAAGTTCTCCTTCTCCCAAGGCATGTTGCTCTCGTATAACTCCTGGAACTTGCTCATTTCTGCTCCCATTTTTCCCTGACAGCTTCGAGTATCTCTTCGGTCCGTTCAGCTGACTGTTCAGTCACGGTGTTGAAACCTTCTACAGCCTGTTTGATGATGTACTCGAACAACTCAGTCGAGATTACTCCGTGTGCTTTGAAAGTCGACCAGTGACGCTGATCGCGGCTAGCTCTCACGTCGCCGTTCTCGAGCTTTTTAACGGTGTAACCCGTAGCTTCTAACAGATTTGTCACGAAGGGCATCCACTCCAAGTGGACTAATTTCTTCTCTTCAGAGACGACAGGTGATTTTATTGTGACTCTCTCGTATAGCTCCTGGAACTTACTCATTTGACCCTCACTTCAGGTTCTCCAACTTGTACAGTGTAGAAGTCAACAACTTCTGCACTTCGTCTATCTCGTTCTGGAGCCAAGACTCGGAAATGCTCTTCCGGCTGACCTCTATGTACTTCACGAGCGATGTGATGTACACGACTGGGTCGGTGTCGGCTGCAACAGCGGACAGAGTTATGTCCGCTAGCTTACCGTGCGATCCCTGCCAAGACTCGACTATCCCATCGACCAGTCCTAAGATCTTATCGTAAGCGTCGTTCAGCGCTACGTGAGCGGCGTATGATCCGGCGCCCTGTGTCTTCAGGTGGGACAGGTGGAAGAAATCTCGCGCTTGGAACAGCTTGGCGAACAGGTCGAACACCGGCTTGTTAGTCTCGAACGTCAGCGCTTCGTAAAGCTCTTGGAACTTACTCATTTCATTCCCCCCTCTTATCGAGATAATCCTTGACGTATTCGCCGGCTTCAGCTATAGCGATCGCAGCATTACGGGCTTTTTTAGATATGTCATGGTACTTTCCGCCGGCTCCCACGACCATATCACGGATAGTTTGAGACGTAGTGCCTAAGTTCAGAAAAGCTTCGCCGTTGGTTTTATGTTTGTTCACAACTTCTTCAAGATATGCGATCATCAGTGGGACGATCTTATCTTCTGGAATCTCATTTTTCCACGTGACTAACGATGGACGAACTCGATCGACCATGTGCTTAAGATGGTTCCAGTCTCCAGATTCAAGATTTTTTGTATGAACTACATTCTCATATAGCTCTTGAAACTTACTCATATGTTGACCTTTCTTTAACGCGTGTAGAACTCCTGGTACTGCGAGACGTACCAGTGTCTGTATGGAATGATGATCGCTTCAGGTGGGGTAGTAGCTATGCTGAACACCGACAATGGGACGTCTAGAGGAGTCACCACTAACAAGTTGCACGTCCAGTTGAAGCACATCTGGGCGGTTTGAGTCTGGTTGAACACCAGTTCAAATCTGTCGCGTAGAACGGGATCGTCGTAGCAGACTCTCGAATCTATGACTTCCTGAAAAGTCCACGGACGGTACGATATGAAGCCGGCGCTGCACAGGCGAGTGTAAGCCCTGCACATGATGTACTGGTCGCCGACGAGCGCTCCGTCTAGCGTGACGATGCCGACTGGAAGTATCGGGATGCTGACCACCGCTACTTCAGTCGCGTTGAACGCCGTTATCAAGCAGTTAGCGCCCCAGTTGATCGGAACTTGGAAGTAGTTCAGAGGCTGGTCATACCTAGTGTCGTAGAAGTAGGTGTCTCTCGTGTCTATGTACTGAGCGCACGAAGACAGCATGACTGTCACACACAGCAGTAAGAGCATCACCAACTTCTTCATGAGAACTGTCATTTCTTGTTGTAATCTGACTTAGCATCGCTCTTGAGGATCGTCTTATACAGTTTCTGAAGGCTCTCGGTGTTCAGAGAGAAGAGTCCCTTTCCTTCACCTTCGAGAGTACCGGTGTGTCCTTCTATCTTAGCCGCCATGAACTCGCGAAATTCAGCACCGCCATCACCTTCGTACATTTCTCGGCTGTGCCTATTTGCTTTGATCTTGTTGAGATCGACTACGTGATTCTCGTACAAATCTTGGAACTTGCTCATGTCAATGTCCTCAGCTTATGTGTTGAGACCGCCGGTGGCAACAGGGTCGGCCTGTCCGGTGCCCTCTGGATACCAGTACTGGTATGCGAAGGTGACGTCGAACGTCGAAGGAGTAGCAGCGTCGTAGGAGAGCTGCAAGTCGCCTATCTGAGACGGGAATATGCCCGCCATGACGTAGGTCGAAGCGATGTTCTGCATGTCGGGGGTCAGGAGGTCTATCCTAGCGAGGTCAGTTGGGACGGTCTTCTGCCCTCCGCCGCCGTACTGGATGTTCGAGAATATGTTCATCCACTGCTCAAAAGTGGTCCTGACGACCATCGCATTGTCGCAGTGCACCGTCACATTCCAGGAATCGCCGTAGTTGACGATGCCCGGGAGCTTGAACTTGATGCCCTGGTATGCGATCTCCTCGGCGGATATCTGCTTGCCCGGGAGGGAAGTCGCCGTGCAGTAGAACGCGAAGGACGGACCCAACACCGGAGAGGACACAGAGGACGAAGTCACAGTCAGCTGGAACTGGTTCTGCAACCTCTGGGGTGTAGAGGAAATGTAGCTGTAGAAGCCCTGTAGTGATTGGACGTTACCCATCTTAAGAGTATCCTTTCGGTTTCATTCTATTTACACAGATCTGGCTCCTGCGCCAGACAGATGCATCGCGAGACACTTCTCGCGGTATTCTATTTATCAACGGAGATCTCGTGACGACTCTAGAAACCTACATACCGGTGAAGAACGAGAGGACTGCGGTAGACGTACCTTTTCCTAACTTCATCGTCACATCCGCGGTTTCTTTCAAGTCCCCACAGAGCACTCACGTTATAAGGGCAGAGCTGAGGACGGCCGAGGGAAAGATCCAGAAGTTCACCGTAGAGTGCGTGTTGAAGACCGATTTCATCAGGTGTCCTTGCTACGGCAACTACAAGGGCTTCGGTGTCAAAAAAGTAGAAGACATCATATCGTTCTGGATGTCTTTCAGGAATGATAGAGGGTACGGAGATCTTAAACCAGTCAGTTGTATGCACATGGACACCGACTGGAAGTACCAGACAGGTGAATCGATCGTGTGTCACTGTTCGGAAATAGCTTCGCACTTGATAAACACGTGCTATAAAGATGAGTTCACGCTGCAGAAGTTGGAGGAGATATGACAGACGCCGAACGAGAGGACATCTTAGACTCGTACAGAGTGGTGAGCGACTCCAGAGACGAGCCTAACGCCGGAGACATGATCATCGTCAAGCTCGAGTCTCCCATCGGACACCGGATCATAGGCGAAATGAAGTTCGACAGAAACCACGTCAAGTACTTCGCGTCGATGTGCGTGTTGAAACCAGATTTCTCCAGGTGTCCTCGCTACTCGGAGAGCGGTAATTGCTGCGTCCACATGTACCCGAGTAAAGACCCTCTCGAATCATGGTGGGCTGTCCAGTGTTTTGATGAAGTGATATCGAACTTCGTCATACGCAGAGGTAATCTAGAAGACGAATTCGCTCTAATGAAAATGGAAGAAATGTAGGACACATGAGTTTCGACTGTAAGAGCTATTTTCCGTTCCCAAAAGCCAGAGTCGTCCAGCAGAAGGTGCTGGACGTCGCTAAAGATGCGTACGAATCCGGATTCGACCACGTGGTCCTCTCAGCTCCGACCGGAGTAGGGAAGAGCGCTATAGCAGTAGCGCTATCTAACTGGCTCAACAAGACCAGTGGGGCGCAGACGTATGGCCTGACTAGCCAGAAAGTGCTCCAAGAGCAGTACTGCAGCGATTTCAACATTCCAATGCTCAAGGGTAAGGCCAACTTCAAGTGCGCTAAGGACCCGTTCGGCAACTTGAAGTGCGACGCCGGAGTCTGCATGATGCTGAGAGCTAGGGGGAAAGCGGTGACCTGCGCTGGAGCGTGTCCCTACATCGCCGCGAGAGACCTAGCTTACTCGAAACCGATGCTCGTGACGAACTACCGCTACTTCCTGAACATGTCGCTAGCCGCTGAGATAATGAAGCACGACGGCAAAGAGCTGTTTCACCAACCCAGAGAGCTGCTGGTGCTAGATGAGGCCCACCGCGTGGAATCTGAGGTTCTCGAATTCGCGTCACTGTCGTTGAAGTCTGATGACTTCCTGTCTTTTGGGTTGGGGAGGAAGTTCTTGAAGCTCCCGGAGTCTAGCACTACAGAAGCAGATTTGGTGACGTGGCTAGACGATCACGGGCTTCCGGTGCTCAACGACAAGTACAACCGCGAGCTGCTGGAGCTAGCTCAGATGGACGAGAACGACAAGAAGACTTATGCGCAGAGCAGGAAGGTCAAGTTCTTGGACACGCTGATATGCATGGGCAACCGGTTGAACTCGGCAGCTAAGTCTGGCATTCCAGTCTGCGCGTGGGCGGGAGAAGGTACTGCCGACTTCAAACTGGTGTTCGGCAAGTCTGCTTGGGACAAGTGGCTGTCTATCTACGGGAAGTACAAGCTGTCGATGTCTGCCACAATCCTCTCCAAAGAGCAGTACTGCGAAGAGCTGGGGTTAGACCCGTCTAGAGTCAAGTACATCAAGTGTCCGTCTCCGTTCGACGTAGAGCACCGGAAGATACTGGCAGTCCCAATCGGAAGTATGTCGTACTCAAAGAAGGAGTCGACCCTGCCGCTACTAGCCAGAGCCGTGGAGAACATCCTTTCTAAGCACGCAGATGAACGTGGGATCATACACTGCGTTAACTACGGGGTCGCTAGCTACATCCTCTCCAACGTGTCTCCAGAGGCGCAGAACCGCTTGGTGTACCCCAAGGGGGAAGACCGAGACGAGCTGATAGACTTCTTCATGAGGCAGTCGAAGCACCGGAGAGACTTGGTGCTGATCAGCCCGTCTCTGGGAGAGGGGATAAACTTGCGAGGAGAGCTTGCGAGGTTTGCTATCATATGCAAAGTCCCATACGCAGGATTGGGCGATCCCTGGGTCAAGAAGAGGATGTCGATGGACAACACTTGGTACTCGGACTTCGCTTCCAAGAACTTAGTCCAGATGACTGGGAGGACTGTCAGGACTGAAGACGACTGGGCGAAGACCTACGTGTTAGACGACGACTTTGTGAAGCACGTCGTGCGGAACCAAGACAGGCTCCCGCAGTGGTGGTTAGACTCAGTCAAACCGGCTGACAGAGCGCTGATAGATGAACTCACTAAGTGATTTAGACAACTTGTGCAGACCCTGGGGTCTCTCAGTCGACTCACAAGGACACTGTTTCGGAGCTGATCCATTGATGGGTCCATATGGTTCTGGTTTCGATCGTCAGACCGAGTGCGCTTACTTCGAATACTCCGCAGTAAAAGACAGATGTAAGTTCTTCATCGGTTATCGCAACTGCAGTTGTGATAGAGCCCTGGAGAACGCTATCGTGGCCAGAAAGATAGAAGACCTGTGATGAAATCTCCTCTGTGTAAGAGTTACTGGAACGGATGGCACTGCGAAGCTTCGCGGATTGACCTGACGTGGTTTCCACCGACATTCGTCTCTGACGCTGAGAAGCAATCCCAGTGTGAGTTCTTCGAACGAGACAACAAGAATGAATGCCGATGGTTCAATGTTAACATCAACAATTTCCACGTGTTCAGCACCTGTTCGTGTGGTGCTGCCCACGCGATGGTGTTGGCCGACAAGATAATGGAAGATTTCTGATCAGAGTCGATCTAGTTTCTCGTCCATGCGAGCTTCTCTGCTGAGACACACGTAACCACTCTTAGCATTCAACACGTGCTGACAACGTACATTCTCGAAGTATGGGGATGTTTCTTCCGGCTCAAAGAACTCACACGTTGACATCCGCGGTCCCATGCTGATGAAAGCTTCACAGTAGTACGTTCCGTCTTTGTATATCCTGCAATAGTTCACATTTTCCTCTGCTATATGCTCTCCAAGGCGTTCATAGTCGATTTCTCCAGTCGGGCTTCGGCGTTGGTGCACCTGTGTTCTTCTTTAGAAAAACCTTTTCCGTTGGACCTCCACTTACACCGATTGTACTGCTGGTACCCGGACAGATGGGACGCGTTATCGTTTTCGAAATATGAACAGTCTTTCATGTGAGGACTAAAGTTCATGAATCCTTCACAGATGAAAGAGTCTCCTGCTATTCTGCACATATTATCTTTCACAGCTCCTCCAGTTTCTTCATTAACAATGAGTCTTCTATTGCTGACCAACACGTGCAGAAGTTATCGCGATTCCGGTGTTTGCAGTCTCCGTGACCGTTTTCGAAGAACTTGCAACTGCGGATGTCTAGTGTTCTATCCCACAGCACCGTCCTACACACGAAGAAAACTTCAGTGGGGTCTGATCTCTTCGACAACATCTCACAGAGGTTACTCTTCATAATTCTTCCATCTTTAGCAATGTCTGGGCATCTCTCTGGGCTTTTTCACACAAGCAATATATGACATTGCCGCTCCCTTGATAAACGCACTTTCCACCATTCCCCTCATAGAAATCGCATTTATCCAGAGATGCTAACACACTAAGTCTACATAAGAATTCAATTTCTGCAATTACGCACAAGTTATTCACAGCGTCTCCATCTTGGCTGCTATGAGTGAATCTTCGTTAGCATTCCTGCACATACATAAGGAGTGCGACGCCTCATCATTCTCGACGTAGTGACACCTCCAGCCGGCCGCGGCCCCTATCCCATCTGGTTTAAAGTACTTGCACATGAACATAGGAGTGATATTCGGATCTACTTTTGGCGACGCTGGAAAGATACCGTAGTTGTTGCACTTCTTTACGGCTTCTTGTTCAGTCTTCGACCGGAGCACCGCAGTGCACCAGAAAGAAGGCTTCGCGAAATCTTCATATCCAACGCACGTGCAGCAGTTCGTCATAACTCCTCCATGTTCCGGTCTATCTGAGCGTCCACGTTAGAGCAGAAGTGAGTGAAGTCCCAACGTCCGATTGGTGGATTGTCCCGCTTCACAGCGAATTTGCATTCTTTCGTGTCGTGAGTGGATGTCTCCTCTCTGAAATCACAGTTGGTATTGATTGGCTTAGGCTGTGGGCGCGGGGTTCTCCAACACATGTATTCTCCCGATACCTTCAAGCAGCGGTTCATATGTCCTCCAACTTTTGGAGCAGATTCTGTTGCTCTCTAGAGATGATCGCCGCTGGGCACAAGCAGAAATCTCTGTGGTTTCCTACTGTCCACACGCACCGGCCCTTCTTCTCTTCGAAGTAGACGTATGGATCGCACTCTTCAAAGAACTCACAATCTCTTATTCTGACACCGACGAACACGAAAGACATGCAGTACGTCTTTTCGTTGAGTACGTCGCACATGTTGAATTTCTGAGTTGTCATATGTCTTCCATCTTCGCTTCTAGACGAGCGTCGAGATGAGCTTTCTCGCAGTTGCACAACTTATAGAAGTCGTTCTGTGCCCATGCACAAGTGCCTCTAAATGTTACCCACTCTTCGAAGAACTCGCATTCACTGAGTTCGTCTGACAACTTCGCAGTGCACTTGAACCACCTGTCATCGGTGAGTTTATCAGGATTGATGTGCATCAACTTACAGAAGTTCATATGTCCTCCAACTTAGACGATAGCAGGCTGTCTTCCTGTGCTTCTTCGGAACAGCAGTACCAGTACTCGTCTTGGTGATAGCACTTCTTTGCACTCGCGGCTGGTTTAAAGAACTCGCACAGTTGACAATAGTATTGTGTATGGTACGAGGGCTTGCAAAAGAAATCGATTTCGGAGCTACCGTTGAGGTTGACGTAGGCTACTGAGCAGAGGTTCTCCTTCATATGTCTTCTAGCTCCAGCATCAACCGTTCGTCTTTAGTAGCTTCAGGACACTCGCACATGAGATTCATACTGTCCGTCCACACACAACTATTTCCAGATACATATTTGCTCTTGAAGAAACAACACGTCCTCTGTGCTACTCCAAAAGACTGCCCGTGAAATTCATTGTACAGCTGATTAGCTTGATGCACTCTCATAGAGATTGGACTTCCACCACATAGGAAGCGAATTTCATCGTCAATATCAGTTTTAAAGCCCTTGCACAAGCTCTTCCTTGCTGGATTCATATCTCATCTAGCCTCGTTGTCATCTTCGCTTCTTCTATAGCTTCGCGGCAGTCGCAGAACTCGAGAACGATCCCAGACGACCACTCACAACTGTTGGCGTTAGTGCTCCCTCTCCGAAAGTACTTACAGTCCGTCACAAACACCACGTCTCCTCGAGACAGCGCAGACGTCTTGACTAAGCCGCCGCACCATCCATGGTGCGTGCAGAAGTTCTCCTTCATATGTTCTCCAGTGCGTGTTCAGCCAGAGCGTCTTCTCTTGCCGCCTTACACCAGCAGTCGTTCCCATCGAAGGCTTTGTCGTGCCGGCACCGCGGGTATGGGTAGTCAAATCCCTCGAAGTACTTACAACCGCTAGTATACTCCAACGAACGTAGAGCGTGACACCGAAACGTGATGTTACCTTTATTTTCGTGCACTTCACAGAAATTCCTCATATCTCTTCCAACTTCATGTTCAGGAGTTCTTGATTCCTCACTTCTGGGTGTCCACACTCCGTCATTATAAGTCCACGCTTCTTCCATCGGCATTCCACGCCATTCGGCTCCCACTCAGCTTGGCGAAAGTGATCGCACTCTCTCATGTTATACATCGTCCCAATGCATGGGAACCAGATGTTTGAGATGTTGAACGCATGCACATCTATCGCCACACAGTGGTTCATAAGTCCTCCAGCTTCGCCAACGTTGTCAGCTCTACTATAGCTTCATCTTTGGCTGCTTGGTTGGAGCACCTGTATTCTCCCATGTCTCCTGGAGCAATCTTGTACCGACACCTGACAGACAGCGTGTCACGTCCACATTCACCGTGAGAGCATTCTCTGAATGATCCCGCATAACAGCGAAAATCTCGGTTTTGCTCTCTAAAGTTGTCTACGTGCACGCAGTTCTTCTTCATATCTCATCCATCTTCTTCATCAGTGAGTACTCTTCATAAGCCATTTCACATGCGCGATCACACGAGCACTCTATCGTCGGAGGCGCCGCGCGAACGAGGACATAGTTGAATTTAACATGTATGCACTGTCTGTTAAACGACTTCTTCTTATAGAACGTGCACTTCCTCGCGAGACGAGATGAATTCCCGGCAGTGCATCTGTTCCAACCCCAGCTCCCTCCCGTTGTTTCGTGCTGGCACATGTTCTTCATATGCTCTCTATGCCTCTGAGGATCGTCGTGTTGACCCAGTTCTTTCTGACAGCACCGGTGTTAGTGCACCGTCCTCTACACTTGAACTTACACGACTTCTTGTGATCTTCGTCGAGTGATGTGAAATATTCACACGGGTTGTCGCGAGTTTTCCAGCAGAAGGACCACCAGCTCTTCGGAGGCTTTATCATATCTCCTCCATCTTATCGACAAGGCCAATTTCATCTTTCGCTATTGGGTTTGTGCAGTCTCCGTCAAATTGTAAATCTGCATTATCTACGCACATTCGTTGGTCGAACCACTCGCACTTCTTCATTTTCTCGATCAGCTCATCTCTGTTGTAAAGACCTACGCGTAAAACCTTACACCCACAAAAGATATGAGTATAACCTGGATATATGTGCACTTCAGGTTTCATCTTATATTGCATATGTCATTTCTTTCTTTATGTTAAAATAACACGCGAATGATGTTTGTAAAGGGAACTAGAGGATTTTTCTTCAGTTTCCTTTACATCTTCATTTCAGATTGTATTATACTTATGAAAGGAAATAAGTTTATGTCAGATGGGAAAACATCATTCGCTGTGTTCAACATCGGTGGATTTATGACGTTCTGCATTGCAAATGGCCGTCAACACGATTGCACTTATTTTGAACCCACTAAAGATCTATCTGTTTGTAAGTGGCAGAAGAGCACTCCGAGTCTATTCTGTCTAGAATGTCGGTGTAGACCAGCGAGAGACGCGGCCCAAGACCAATATTTCGCTGAGAGAGACTTAGAGCGAAAATTAGAGGACATATAGAGCTCACCATGGGAATGAACTACTATTACGTAGCAACTGAAGACGATGTTCTCCGCATCATGGACGACGACGACCGGGTGAGGCAGGACAAAATCCATATCGGAAGAAGCGCGCACGGCTGGATGTTCACGTTTCAAGCTCGCTCGAAGGCGGACTTGACCGACGCGTACTGTGGTATCGAGCACATCTCGTCGTTTCAAGAGTGGAGAGACGTGTTCGCTAAGATCCCGGGCGTCATCATCGACGAAGACAACCGAGATTATTCAGTTGAGGACTTCTTGACTTTAGTTGAAGAGACAAAGGAGTACGAAATTCAAGACTACGTGATGACGTTGGGAACACGCTTGAGTAAGAACCACTATGATGCGTACGGTCACGTCGAGATGAATGCTTTCAAAGATGCCGAGGGTTGGTGCTTCATCACGGAGGATTTCTCCTGATCATATCTCGTCCATCTTGTCGATAGCGTCGGCCTCGGCGTGCGCTAGAGAAGATGCGCACATAGTGCGAGCTGGATCACCGCGGTGGATGAAGAAAGACACACACTTACCGTCTTTGATGTCAGGTTGGAAGAACTCGCAATCTCTTCCGTCAGGAGATTCGCAGAAATAGCGGTAGAATCCCCAAGATCGTTTTTTGACGCACGCAGTCATAATTCCTCTAGTTGTTCTAGCGCTATCATCTCTCTGTTGTTGCAGATCTCCCCGTCACATGAAAAATACGTGCACACCGGATAATCGAGGTCTCTGTTGGGTTTGTACCCGGTACAGTTGCGAGCTCGCCCTCTGATGAGACACTTCCACTCACCTAATTGTGGGTATGCGTAAAAGAATATCTCCGCGTAGTCTTTCATATCGCCTCCAGACGAGACAACACGTCACAGTCGCGGTGCGCTTTTCCCGATAGACAGTGCATTATGTCTGGGTTGTACCCGCACTCGTAAAAAGAAGGGCGAAGTCGGGAGTGGAACACCCTCCCAGGTTCGAAGTACTTACACCGTTCTTGGCCACTCGCTAGACCACAGAGGTATTCGCCGTCGTATTTCCTGCAGTAGTTTGTTGATTTAGTGCTCGTGTTGTCCACAGTGGCCTCCATCACGTTTAGATTCGATCATATGCCCTCTATCTTCATGAGTAGTCTAGCGTCCGGTGATACACACTCGTACTTACCAAACAACGGTTCATACACAGCATTGGCGCATATATCCAGATCTTCATTCTGTCGTAAGAAACCGGAGCACTGTCTCATAGTCTTGTACCGAGGAGAACACACTCCGACACTAGAAATTCCGCCACACAATATTGTGCTACCACCATCTGAGTACATTAGACACTCATTCATCATTACATCATCCTAGTTCACAAGTTGTCGATGCTAGAGTAGATACCGATGTCGAGGATATTTCTCAAGCAGGGGTCACACAGAGCCGCTTCCATGGGCATCCTGTGGGTCTCCTTGTCTTCGAAGAACTCAGTCAAGTCTTTTGGAGCGCCGCACATGAAGCATGTTGGAATCGGATCTACTATGATCCTCTCTTTCATCTCTTGACACAGAGTCTGCAAACTTTTCTCATACAAGCGTTCAAAAGTAGACACGCCACTGAACATCTTGTGACCGATGTCTTTCTTCTTAAAAACGCACATTTTACAGTACTTATCGTCTCCACCGCATATTCTGTCTATCAAATGGCACGGAGTCGTCTGCTGTATCACGCTGGAACTGAGAGCTATGTGATCCTTCTTCGTCTTTGCAAATGGCTGCAACACTGGAAAACACGCTTCGCAGAACCTCTGATAGCTGGCTCCGGCGAACTTGAACTCAGCTTGATCGTCCCAACACGATTTCTTTCTATGACAGTTCTCCCATTTATCATACTGAGTCCGCTCTACTAGCCCCCTAAGCACCTTTGACATCGACACATCGGCAAATGGAATGCCCGACATGTTGAAGCTCTCTCCGTCGAATTCTATCTGGAGTTTGTCCCTTCCAGTGCGACGGACTCCTTTGACACCCCGGTCCTGGTCTGAGAAATGGTCATTCATGCTTGCGTTGCAAGCTACGACATCACCGACTTTCGCTATGCGCGTGTTACAACCACTGGAAGGAAAGCAGAAGTTGTTCGCCGACAACGACAGTGCGATATTGGCGTCTATGGGAAGATCGAACATGTCGTTTATCGCGTCTAAGAACTGTAGTTCTTCGTCAGATATGGGATTACGAGACAAGATGAGCTCTGCAGCTAAAGCTGGCATGCTCCTACTGCCCAAGTCTACTACGAATGACGTCGTAGAGCTGTTGCTGACGAATCCTCTCCTCGTCTTCATATCTCCTCCAGGTTCTGAGTCAGTATCGCATCGTAGTTGAGACATTTCTGATCTAACGAAAAATCGTCATCTGTTATCTGTCCTGTCTTAAAATTTGAGGAAAAGATGCAAGCGTACATGACGTTCTTCGGGCATTGCTGTGGGCATGGCATCGACATTATATCGTGATAACAACGATATTCTCCACTGTCGTCTTTCCTGCAGTGCATTCTATATCCCCTCCATCTTCATATCGGCCAACCTATCTGCGACAGCTTCGGGACACCTGCCCCCGTGGAACTCAGCTCGGATGTCTTCGTACATACAGGTACCTACCAGAGCCGCTGATTCTTTGAAGTTCGCGCACTTTCGCTGGTAGTCGCGGCGATCTAAGCAATAATACCCTCCGCAGATCCACTTAGACCAAGCAAACTTCGACCTGGTGTTCTCCCTGCATAAGTTAGATTTGACACCGCTCATATGTTGTCCAGTTTCATCTCTATTTCCGCGTCTTCAAGGGCCGCTTTGCACACGCACACTCTCATGCCGAACCACTCGCGAGGTCCTTGATGGGAGAATCTGCACTTATCGTATTCTCCCTCGCGCGGTTTGAAGAACTCACACGCTGACACATCGATATACTCACCAGATCCTCTCATTTGGGTCCCAGGACTCTGGCACATCCCGTACATTCCCTCGTCATTCCGGTGTATCCAGCATAAGTTAGTCATCATATCTCCTCCAACTTCGATGCGATATAACTGTCGGCCCTCGCTTCTTTAGAATTGCAGTATGCGTACCCTCTCATGTAGTACGCGCAGATATTCTCCTTACCTTCTAGAGATGCGTAGACACACGCTTGGAACTCCCTGACTGGACCTCTTAGGTGCGAATCCGCGGCATAGTATTCCTTTTTGTACTTAGCAGTGCAGGAATAAGAGTCCGCACCATATCTATCATCATTAAACTTACAGTAGTTAGACTTCATACATCCTCCAACTTCGAGATGCTCACTCTGTCCCAGCGCGCTGCCTGACACTCGCAGCGGCAGCTGACAGGATCGTAGTACGTGCACACCCCATAGAGCTGGGAATCAGTTTCGTAGAAGTCACACGGTTTCTGGATCTTGACTATAGCGCGTTCCATGACGAGGTGGTTCCTGTCTTTCTCGTCGACAAACACGCAGTAGCACTCGTCTTCTGACTTCACGTACGTGCAAGCGTTGTACTCTTCTCTCACAGCTCCTCCATCTTCATTATCACCGCTGCATCAGGATGTTGGCACCTGCTGTAGTACTCCCGGGAGTTCACATCTGTCTTGTCGATGTGTTCGTGGTGCCCTCTGCGGTAGCGGCATAGCTTGTACTCCTGGTCGGCGAACATTACACCGCTGGATAGGCGGCTGATCTCGAACATCTCGCACTCAGCTTGTGGCCAACCGTGGTCTTTGCACACTGCGATCTCGTCGATGAACTTACACAAGTTCATAAGTCCTCTATCTTCTCTGTTATTTTCAAGTCTTCCCAAGCTTCTACGCTGATACAAGTGGCTGGACACTTCCGATGTCGGCAGTCGAACCACTTTCCATCCGCCCTGTCGAAGTACTTACACATGCTCATGAGTTCCCACGCAGTGCAGGTGTACTTGCGTTCGATTTCGTGTCTGGCGCAGAAGTTGACTTTGATTTCTTCGTTCATATCTTCTCGATGGCTCTGGTCAGCAGTTCGTCCGTCATCGCGTCTCCGTTCAGACATATGACGTACCCGATGTCCCTCGCGTAAGAGTAGATGCAATCCTTAGAGCAGTTCTTTCCTTTCATGAATGCGCTGTATTTGCAGTATCTGTCTGGAGGCATCCCGGTGCTGTAATGGTCTTCGTATTCTTCGACGGAGATGTTCCTACCGACACACATGAACTCATCGTCGACTGAGACGCACAAGTTGTCTCCTCTGCTGTAAGGATTTGACCTCATGTTCATAATTCCTCTAGTTTCTCAGCAAGTAATGCATCTGTATGTGCATCTTCACAAATACATGTAAAGAAACTGTTGTACATGCACGATGAATTCCACAATCTTCGTTTGAAATAAGTACAATCTCGCTGTTCATCAGTGTACTCACAAGAGAACCTCAAACTATACTCTCGTGGTACCATCATCAAACGAATTAACTTGCACTTGTTCTCCTTCATAACTCTTCTATCTTTGCGTTGACTTCAGCCTCCTCTTGAGCTGTCTTGTGATTGCAGTACTCATCGTATTCTCCGCTGGTGAATTTACACCATCTTGAAGAACTACTGTCAAAGTACTTGCACTTCCAGTTGATGTCGTCGGTGCAATAGAATCTCTCAGAAGTTTTATTGTAGTTGAGCATCTTCACACACTTGTTTTCCTTCATAGCCTTTCCATCACCTCCACCGCCTGTGATTCTCGCTGTGCTGAGTAGCTCCTGCAGTACTCGTTGTGCTCTCCATCCGACTCGCGGCAACAGTGGCGGTAGTCCCTGTAGTCGGGTGCGTAGTAGTCGCAGGGTTTCCCGCGTAATCGATAGCAGTAGAAATACCACTTTCCATTTACTACGACACTGTGACATCCATTCTTCTTCATATCTTATCTAGTCCTATGCCTATCTTAGCTTCGTCGCACTTACAGAGTCTTCCGACCCCTGTGATGAATAATTTTCCGGCGTATATGCACATCCCGCGGCACTTTAGCTTCTTGCTCCGGACGTAGTAGTCGCACTCTGTCGCCCGACCTTTCGCGCGAGTCAAGTAATTGGTGCAGTACGTCCTGCCATCAGTTTCATTCAACCGACACATGTTCACGTCATATCTCCCACATTCGGACGTCTATCAGCGCTTCTCTGTTGGTACACCTACACGACACTCTGCTGAGGCGGTCCACCTGTTTGCTGTGGACGCACGCGTTGGGGAATTCCCCATCTTCGCTGAAGTAGCAGCACTCCTTAGGATCAATGAGCATCACCGGAGCTCCACACATCAGAGATTCATCGTTCATGTTCTTCCACAGGAGACTTCTGACGTCACGCATGTCACAGCCCTCTCATCTTCAGCTCTAACAGTGCTTCATCACTAGTGCACATGCGAAAAGGAAGAGTACTATCTATGTTCTTCCCGTACTCGCACACGTTGTCGTAGATCAAATAGTGCCTGTCCATCTCTTCATTACAGCATCGCTCGAAGTAATCGCAGGTGGTTTGTTCAACGTTGCTACTGCTGATTATCGCGCCGCACAAGTGAGGACCGTCCTCGTTAGTTGAAAGGCAGTAGTTCACAGCTCCTCCATCTGTTTGTCTAATATAGCGTCTTTACAGAAGCAGGTGTAAGTAGTGTTAGAACTTGGGGTCTCGTATCCTTCGTATGCGCACTTGCGAGTCCCGTCTTTCCACGATAACATATTGTTGAGTTGGTAGAAATCGCATACTAACCTAGAAGATGTGATCCACCCGCAAGTCGCTTTCCCATTTTCAGATATGTGACAGTAGTTCACAACTCCTCCAGTTTCAGGTCCATCTTCAGCGACGGACAGCAACATACCACAGTAAAATTCGAATAAGGAAGACAAAGCGCGTACTTACACGGTTGTCTGTGGTTCAACAAGTTGACTCTATTGATGACTTCGCAGTAATCGCAGAGTTCTATGCCGCGAGCGGAGTCGTAGCACCCCGAAGTACATCGGTACACACCGGCTGACTCGTAGCATGCTATCTTCATAGTTCCTCCATCGCCCTCTCCAGCTTGGCTTCTACACAAGAACACTGGAAATTCCTGTTACCGACTTCTTCTGCATGCTTACAAAAATCAGCGACTCGCTTCCTTTCGAAGAACTTGCAGTCCCTTTCTTCTCCGTCGTGAATCGGCAGCGTTGGTGGGAACCGCTTCAGATCGTAATCGTGGAACACGTGCCTGTGGCATTCCCCACTGGAAGAACACAAGTTGTGCAGTATCATAGATCCTCCACTGCGTTGTCCATCTGAGCGTCTTTACACGAGCAGAACACGTGACACGAGTCACTGGTGTCTGCGTGCACGCAGACTGGCCTCAACATGAAGGTAGAAACACCACCTAGGTCATCGTAGTACTCGCATTCATGATTCTTCATAGCGAGCAGCATGCAGTAGTACTTTCCATTTATCGCTTTAGAGCAGGCGTTCATAGTTCCTCTATGTTGAATTCGACTGCCGCGCTGAGGATTGCATCGCAACTGCTGCACCTATTCATCATCTTCCAGCCTATGTCGGAAGAGACGTCTACTTCGAAAGCGCACCCTAAGTAGGTCACGTACTTGATGTGGGTTGAAGATGGTTGTTCTACCGCTTTTTTCCGAGAAAAGGGATCGAATTCACATGGTTGAGATAATATGTTTTTCGCCATCTCGTGTCGCTTAGTGCAGTAAGCCACTCGCGTGGTGTTTTCGCGCTCTATCTTGCAGTAGTTCATCATAACTCTTCCATCTGTTTGTCTAGTATAGCTTCTTTGCTATTGCACAGAGCAGCCGTACCTCTTAGATTTTCGTACATACACCTCTGTATCATCTTACTGAAGATTTCTCCTGGTTCATAGTATACACACTCACAACTACCTAATATAGTTTGACAGTAATAAGTCTTATCGATCAGAACGCACTTGTTGTCTTTCACAACCTCTCCAACGCATATGACAGCTTAGCTTCTTTCGCCGCTTCTTCGCAATAGCACTGGTGCCCGTGGCAGTGGAGACAGCCGTTCTTGTCATCGCCACGAGACACGAAGTACTTGCACTCCTCTGCAGCCATGTCAAAGAACTCTGACTTGCGCCAGCACATCTCCCTTTTTACAGAGCACATGTTGATTAAACGTTTCACAATTCCTCCAGCACGTCGGCAATTGGGTCTGTTGCAGCGATAGCGACGGGATTTTTACACACTCTAATGTTGGGGTTCGATTTAAGTATCCCGGCGAACTGACACCAAGACTTGTGGGACTTCTTGAAGAACTTACATCCATCCCACATCGACATTCCAGATAGTGAAACGCACTTCCATCCAGCGACCCGGTCGTACTTACACATGTTAGTCTTCATATCTCTTCAATCTTCGCTGCGGTGATGGCTTCTTCGCAAGTGCACAACTTCATGCGCCTAACTCCAGATAAATTCTCGTATATTAACGTCTTCGTGTGTGCGCACATTACCCACCACGTAGTGGGATTCCGATAGTCGCACGCCCCTCGCGAAGTCAGATTGACACACAATGCTCTACCTTCTTCGTCTATTTTACAGTGGTTCATATGTCTTTTATCTTAGCTTCGAGACACGCCGGCTCACAACGACACACATAACCGCTAGATATCTGTACGCTAAACTTGCACTTCTCCAGACTCATGTCTGAGTACTCACACTGACTCATCGAGTAGAAACCAGTCCCAAGACACACGAACGCGTCTCCAGCAGCTTCGCAGAGGGTGTAATCGCACTTGTGCTCTTCTTCAGAGAACTTTATGGCTGTTCCACACTTGCATACGTACCGAGAGTCCCTGTGCCACTCTGCATAAAAGCACTTGTTGCAACCGGTATCTTGCTGCACGTAGTGGACGCACTCCTTCTGTCCAGCGTCTTTGACACTACAGTAGTTGCCAGTCTCGTTCCTGACGCACAAGTTGTTTGGGAGCTCCAACAAATTTCATCCTTCGTTTACTATAATCTACACCACAATTGACATTTGTAAAGGGAAATCTGAGAAAAATTTCTATTTTGACTCCGGCATCCATTTCGCCTAGTATTCTACTGGAAAGGAGGACTCGTGAAGAAGTTATTGTTGACTCCGGAAGAAGACGCCGTGTTAGATGAGGCGTTCACTCGGATAGCTGATGTCCTAGAAGTCGCAGTATGCTCGTGCGATCCCGAAGTCGAGAGCGACGAGGGTACTCGTAGAAAAATTGATCGAGTGCTCCAATGGTTTGTCGCAGAGGGGTTCTTCTTGGGCTTCATCTCTCGTGTATTAGAAGAAGAGAGAATTTACGCCAACGGAGTGTATCTAGCACCGATAGAAGTGACTATAATGTTCGAAAGCGGAGCGACAATAGTCGATAAAATATGATCATGGGGTTAGACTACATCTACTTAGAACGGGGGAGGGGACCTGCGTACAGCATCTTCGATAAGAAGATGAAGTGTCTTGGTCTCTCAGGTAAGTCTATCCCAGGGTGCAAGTTCTATGTCAGAAAGAAGAAGCTCATCCCCTTCTTGGTACTCAAACTACTGCAAGTGAAGGAGGAAGATCGGTGCACTCCTTTCGAAGTGGGTGACCTAGCCGACATCACCTGCGAGTTCCACAGAGAGAAAAACACTTGTGAAAATCCCGAAGTCAAACTGGAGTTTGCCCTAGAAGAGGTATGACTGTGTTGAAAAGTAAGCGCGAGAGCTTGTGTAAGATTGGAGATGGGTACTATTCGTGCAACTTTGAGTTCAGATTCTTTGACGACTGCGTCCACTTTGAACATCTCGACAAAAGGCACATTCCAGGCGTCTGTAAATTCTTTAGGTCAGTCGTAGACACTAACACTATGAAGCTGAGATGCATATGCTCGTGTCTCGAAGCGGCGGCCGCCGCTGAATTGGAGAACTTGTGAGCGAGAACTTCTGCCGGCTCAGAGAGACAGGATACGAGTGTGTTGGCTGTGCTGTCTACAACAATGGTGGGTTAGGTTGCACATTCAGGAAATCCGCACTTGGGTCGCAGTGTTCATTCGTCCGAGTTGATGTCGTCGAGCTGTCAGAATGCAAACATGTCATGTTCTACCACTGCGGGAGTAGAGACGCTCAGATCGAAGCTAAACTCGAGGAAGTCTGATGATCTTGAAGAACATGTGTCAAACGTATTTCAACGATGGAGTGGGAATGCTAGGCGGAATTTGTCCGCTCAAGGTGAATGATACTGGGTGTGTTCATTTCATAGCGTTCGTCGACGTTAATAAGAACATCTATTGCATGCACTTAGGAGTCGCTGGCAACTGCTACTGCTCTAAAGCGATCAGAGAGAACACCACTCCTGACATGAGAACACTCCAAATTCTAGAGGAAATGTGATGGAAAACTGCTGCGTCCCTAATAGAGACGGAACATTCAAGTGCACTGCGTACGCTCCCATATCAGGCAACCACTGCAGGGTGTGCAAGTACTACGAGTCATGGTACTTGATGTACTTCGGAGAGTGTAAACACCTCTGGAGGACTAACGCAGGATCGCTCACTCGCTGCGAGTGCACTAACGAGTGGGCGCGCATCGGAGAGGCAATGGAGGAGATATGAGCATTCCCAAATCGACGCTGCGCATCGACGTATACGACACGCACAGACGGGTCCCGGTTGAACTGATCGATCCCATGTGCGAGCAGATGGTGCAACTAGAAGAAGAGGGTATGCTGTTGACCAACAAGTTGGGCATCACGCCCGGGCGTCTATTCTCCGCTGAGTCGTTCAGGAGTGATGAATTTGGTCTGACTGCTCCCGAAGATTCGGTGTTCTTCGCGCTGATGGACGATCGCGTGCTGGCGGGATACTCTCTGTACAGGCACAACGCAGGCAGGTTGAGGATAAGTGCGCTGTACGTCGTCCTAGAGTACCGGGGACGAGGGAACGGCCGCAGATTGCTAGAGTGCGTGTTGGCCCACATCGAGGAACACTATCCGTGTTCCAGCGTGGAGATCGGAGTCATCGCTAACAACACCCGAGCTCTGAAGTTGTACGAAGACTTAGGTTTCACAGTCCCGACTCACTACACGTTCATGAGATCGAAATGAACTGCTGCCGCATACTCAGAGCGATAGAACCGTGCGAAGAGTACCCTCGTGGGGAGATTGAGACGTCCTGTGGTGCCGAAGATGATTTCAGGTCGTGTGAGCACGCCTTTCTAGCTGAAAATGATAGGTGCATGCACTGGTGTTTAGGGTACGACAGCTGTCGGTGTCATCAAGCTATCATAGATAATCTGCCAAGAGACATCAAAATTTGGTTGAAATTAAACGACATATGAAAACTAACGAATGTTTATATGTTATATTCTTAAACGGAAGAGGCGGGTATTGGTGCAATGCAGCTCTCGCGCATAGCGCCGTCAGCAAAGAAGTGACTTTCAACGGTTGGATAGAGCGAATGAACCACTGCGAGGGTTTCTCACTAGAAGAGGGAAACACTTTCTGCAAGTACTTCAAGGAGAAGGAGACGACGTGCACTCACCGAAGATTGAGAAAAGAAGCTCGCCTCCTTTACAAATTAGAAGAACTGTGACGAGAGAGGAAGAGATCATCGATGAATGTATGATGACTTTGCTAAAAGAAGCTTTCGCAAAGGCGATAGATGAAATTACAAGTGATATGGAAGCAGATGATAGACTAGAAAAGTTATGACGACTCACTTGACAGTGATGATTGACTCTACTGAGTTCTCTTTATAGGATTTGACTACTTCGACACCCGCTGCTCTAAGAGCTTTCTCAGCACTCTGGGCCTGTTTGGTGAGCACGTATAGGTCTAGCGTGTCATCATCTTCATTGGGAAGAGGACGACGAGTGAGGTATCTCTTGATGACTTCTTCGGGTGTTCTGTTCTGCTTGTTTTCTATCAGAGCAGTCTCAGCGATGGCAGCCATGATAGACTCGACCATCTTCTTATTCACCAGATCTTGGCTCATTTCCACTTCCTAGCTATTGTTCTTCCAGCGCTATCTTTAGTCTGCAGTATCCTGTTGGCTCTAGCATCAGACGCAGATGTTCTAGCGCTCCCATAGTTGGTCTTATAATGTTCTTTCAACCACTTGATCAAGAACATCGTAGGACCGTCTTTAAAAGTAGGAAATGCTGCTTTGACTTCGTCTTCCAATTTCACTCCTCTAGACTTGCTGTCGACAATCAACTGCACAGCGCCTCTAATGTCGTCATCAGAAGGAAGTGAAGTTGCGATCGCGCTGAACTTGTCTTTCACCGCTTTGACAGCCTCTTCTTTCGCGTGAGGCACATCCATGCCGATGATAGCCTCATACAACTCTTGAAACTTACTCATTTTTTAGGTCCATTTTTAATTAAGATGCTTTCTATGTGTTTGAGTAATTCAGCGCGCTCAGCTTCTTCGACGTTTGGACGGGCGTCAAAGCTCCACTTCTTCCAGAAATCAGCGAGCTGCTTCTCGATCCTGACGAATTCCGGGTCTGTCACTGGAGTCAGCTTCTTAGGCGAGTTCTGTTGGTGAAATGAACTCTCACTCAAGAGCTTCGCATATGCTGCTTTGATCCTCATTTTTTTGCTGACTCACAAGCTTTCCACCCAGCTCTAAACGCATTCTTGAACATTTGAATTTCTTCATCAGCATACGCGTCTTTGAATTTCTTCAAGTATTTTTCGAGTGCAGCTGTATCGACTGCTTCAGCAATGATTTCACCTTTGGGTTCAACTGGATCTTTGACCTCTAGCATCGCCTTGAGGACGCCTCTGTCCCCCGAGTAGTTGTTGCCTGCTATAACTGTCCTCATGATATCGTTTCCTTCACGTTTTTTCGTGTTTAAATTTTCCGCGAACTAAATAAGATGATCATCTTATTTCAGAATTCCACCGTGGATTTCTTCACGTTCCTGTCTATTTACACATTTCTCGCATCTAATGATAAATAACTTCAGTACGCGAGAGGCGATTCGGACCCCTCGCTTTTCTATACACCGATCTCTAAACAAGTGAGGATCAAAAATGGCATCTGTAAGCACACTTGGGGCACCCGGCGTCGCTATCAGGGAGATAGACCTCTCGCAGGTCGCTCCGGCGATACAGGGGACATACTGCCTCGTTCCGGGTTTCACCGACCAGGGTCAAGAATTAGAACCCCTGGTGATCAACACGACCGACGACTACACCGCCACATATGGTGAGCCAACTAACGAAGCCGAACGCTACCACTACTACGCTTCGCAGTCAGTCCTCTCCAACGGCGGCACGCTGATCGTCGCGAAGCTTCCCTACAACAACGTCATCAGCAAGAACTACAAGTTCGTCGGGCTGAACGTGGACACTGGGACTGCTATCACCACTGCCGCTCCGGCGTATCTTCGTCCTTTGACAGGCTCTACCTACGGTTTCACGAAGTATGCGGCGATAACAGCGTCTTCTGCGACTAACATGGCGACCAGCGGTTACGACCAGATCGTCGCTGGTGGAGACTTCCCGACTGTCGCTTCGTCTTACGACTTCGTGGTGATCGACGACTCCAAGTCGAGGATCAGTGGTCCCGCTTCTAACGAAGGCATATTCGTAGCGATCGTAGATCCTTACGACGCGATGAACGTCCAACGTGCTCTCCCGAGTCCGTCCGACGATGACGTCATGGACTGCATAGAGGGTATCAGCTATCCAGCTGGAATAGCTCTCAGCGCTTTCATGACTCCCCTCACAGGAGAGTACAAAGGATCTTCTCTCTCAGAAGATGTCGCGAGACAGTTCCCAACTATCGTTTACGAGACAGGCGGCAACAAGCTCAATCCAGAGTACAGCCAGTACCTCGGACTCGTAGTCTGCAGGATATTCACCGACTCCAACTCTCAAGGCTTGCTCAATGCTAGCATCTTGGAGGCGTTCGTCGGCAGCATTCACAAAGGCAAGAGGGACTCTATCACCGGTCAGTCTGTCTACTTAGGCGACTTGGTCAACGCTGGCTCTAAGTACATCAAGTTCTACAGGAACGAGACGCTCGCATCTCTCTTCCCAGTGGACTCAGACACAACTGTGATAGATAAGTCTAGCTCAACTTATCCGCTCCTCGGGTTCACCGACGCAGAGAGTGTGAAGCTCGTCCAGGGCACACAGGTCGTGACTAACCTCAACCTCGCTTTCGCCAAGATCAGCAACCTCGACGAGATGCAGGTCGACGTAGTAGTCGACGCCGGCGTGTCTACTATCGCTCAGTTCTGCGACGACACGACTTCCGGCTCGCTGTTCGACCCGGTGCTGGACGCAGACTCCGGCGACGTCCCTCCGATCACCTCTTCTACGGCGATCGCGACTTGGTGGAGTGTCGTGACTGCGATGGAGCAGTTCTGCAGCAAGACCCGCAAGGACTGCATGGCGATCGTAGACGTCCCGAGGAACTTAGTCCTCCAGGGGAACTCGAAGCTCATCAGGAAGACTGCGCCTAACAACACGTTCGGCAACACCATCGCACCGTGTCTGAGGTTCGTCACGGGTCTGAACAGCTCGTACGCAGCGATGTACTCCGACTGGTTCTACGCACTCGACACCTACTCCGGCACGCAGTTCTGGATGCCCCAGACTTGCAAGGTCGGTGGAGTGTACTGCTTCAACGACTCGGTCGGGAACATCTGGGACGCGCCAGCAGGTCTCAACCGCGGCGTCGTATCGGGAGTCGTGGACCTGGCTTTCAACCCAGGACAGAATACCGACGACGTGCAGCTCTACAGCAAGAGCATCAACTACGCAAGGAAGTACCAGCTAGATGGGTTCATCGTAGAGGGCCAGAAGACAACGCAGGCAAAGAACAGCGCATTCGACAGGGTCAACGTGCGCAGGCTCTTCCTCAGGTTGGAGAGGCTCACGAGAGCTGTCGCCCGTTATTTCGTATATGAACCCAATAACTTGTTCACTCGCCGTCGGTTGGTAGACACACTCAAGCCAACGTTCAACGCGTTTAAGGCTGCTGGCGGTCTGTACGACTACCAAATCCTGTGTTCTGAAAAAAATAACACGGCAGAAGTTATTGACCGTAACGAGATGAAAGTGGCAGTTCTCCTCAAGCCAGTTCGCACCGCGGAAATGATTGAGGTAGATTTTGTAGCAACACGCACGGACGCTAACTTCGAGGAGATCATCCAGCAGGTGACAGCCGTCTGACTAGGCTGAAAGTTCACCGAGAGGGAGTGGAGAAATTCACTCCCTCTCTTTTTGTATGTTTCTTTTGAGTCTAAAAAGCGATTCTTAAAACCTTCGTCAAAGTGTTTATTGGACGAAGACAACTTCTCCACCGCGCCCGTCGCCCATGATCTCATGTTTCTTCTGGTACGACGGCAACTGCCAATGAGACTTGTGACCGAGTGCTGGCATCTTTTCAGGACCCCTGGCGAGCAATTCCTTGCCGGTGTTTCTATATTACAGTGAATCTAAGCTGTATTCTATCGCAGCTTCCGCGATAGCATCTTCGCACTTGCATATGCGAAGCGAGAACTCTCGGAAATGACAGTGAGTTACTTTCCTCGCGAGGAAGATGCGCTCTTCCATCTTTTTGTAGAAGACGCATTCTTTTTCGCGGCTAGTATCACAGACGAAGATGTGATCTGGAGCGTGTGCCACGCTGTCCTCTCTAGAGCACATGTTAGTCTTCATATATTCTCCAGGGTTAAAACACACAACGCATCTGTCCTAGCGTCTTCACTTTCACAAGCGTAAATGAATTGCATGTTTTTGCACCACCAACTAGACGAACTGTCTTCTGGTTTTTCGTAGTACTTACATCTTTTCACGCTCGACATGCTGCAGTCGCATAAGAAACTCCTCTGACCACCGCGATCGTCGATGCGACAATAGTTCTCTTTAGTCTTCATAGTTCTTCAATCTTTCTCAGCGCCCAGTACTCGTCTCTCATCGCTTCTTCTATAGTGAAGTTCATGCACCTCCGGAATTTTCCTTGGTACTTGTGGTGTATGCACCAACCGCTCTTGTCATTTTCTCTGAAAGCGCAGTCTTCGATATCCATTGGACTCTCACAACCCAATGTGATGTACACCTTTTCATTCTGAGTGACATCCCATGTAAAAGCGCTGACGCTTATGTTAGTCTTATTACCCAAGCAAGACGTAGTCTTCCACTGTTCGGTGTCTTTCACAACAATTCCAATCTGTACTGCAGTTCGGCTTCTGGATACATTTCCTCATTCCCACAACGCATCCAACGATCGTCGACTCCGTAGAATATACACCGTCTCATTCCATCTTCAAGATCTTCAATGTATCCAATGCAATGCTCTTGGTCTTTGGGCGTATCATATGCTGCGCACTCTTTGTTGCCATATTTGTCAATACAGCATAGATTTTTCTTCTTCATATGTCTTCTAACTTCATCTCAGCGATTTTCATTGGAAGCCACACGCTGATTATAGTCGGATGATGACATATTTCTTCATATCTTACACACATATCACAGTGCCCTCCGTCTAACCGCTTCATCGCCCCGTACTGGCACAGGTGATTCTGCTCGCCGCTACTGCATATAGCCCGGTCTTCATCGAAGAGCACTGTGAAGAAGTTCTCGATGTCTCTCATGATGTCGTCATCGGTCACATCTTTCACAGCTGTTCTAACCTCAAGTCCACTGAAGCGTCGGCTATAGCTGCTTCACAGTGACACTCTCTCAATCCATTCTCCCTGAACTTACACGAACGATGATGCACAGTGATCTTTTCGTAGAACACACAGTAATCCTCGTTCCCGATGTCACACGCGAAGAAACCATCAGAAGGATCTAACCAGAATACCTCCCAAAAGCACATGTTTCTTTTCACAGTTCTTCTATCTTCTTTCTGACGTCCTCTTCCAGATGAACGTCGATGCTTCTACAATATCCACCTTCCCTGTGCACACAGCTAAGTCTGTTGAAGAACAGCCCTCTTACGTAGAACTCGCACTTCAGCTCATCTTCCTCTTCTGTTGCACTGCACCAGTAGAGGTATTTCCCGAAGAACGGCTGCAACGAGCGAAAGCAGTTGTTCACAGAGACCTCATTTTGGCGTCTACTATCGCATCTCTGTTCTTGCACAGCGATTCTACAACAAGCACACTGAGGATCATGGATATGTGTAAGTGAATGCATCCAAATGCTTTATCATCATCTCCTTCAAAATATTGACAAGGTGGTGTCGTCTTAGAAGTATATGTACACCTATAGAACTCCTCTCCAGTCTTATCTATTGTCCATATCTCGCACATGTTGTCTCTCATATGTTGTCTAACGCTGATTCGGCTAGTGCGACCGAGTTGGTGCACTCTTGTCCTTGTCCGCGTGACTTCACATATATGCATCCATTCCAACACGATTCCCATGTATGAGGATCAGCTTCCGGAGCACACTTGAAGTGTATGCAAAGATTAATGCACATATTAGTCTTTGCATTAGTAACTATCTGTCTAAGGCACTTTCCCCCGACGACGCAGTTGTTCTTCAAGTAAACTCTCATAGTTCCTCGATCTTTCGCTCTATCACTGCATCTTTACTCTTACATCGCCCCCAGCGACGCCAATGAGCGCAACACGCGTCTTCTTTTCCGCACTCGTAATAATGGCACAGCAGCATCTCGTACACTGTTGAAGTATCACAGAAGTACTTTTTGTTTCGCTCTATACACAAGTTCTTCTTCTCAAGGTCTTTCATATGCTGTCTAACTTAAAAATACTCTGTGATTCTCTCCACGCTTCTTCATTAGCGCACCAGAAAGAAAATTTAAAACGCTTATTGTGACCGCATAGGTAGGTAGTCTGGTACTTGCATCGCATGCCAGTGTAGCTGTAATTCATCCGCACGAAGAACTTACACTGACTGCTAGTACATACTCTATCCGCAGAGCACCTGTTATTCTTAGTCATGATACTTTTAGATGTCCTCCATCTTCGCCGCCGTGAGTGCTTCGGAGTTCCAGCACTTGTTCACGTCAAATTCTCCTTCTTTCTCGTGGTGGGCGCAGGCTGGCGTGATGTCTCTGAGGTTTATGCTATGCTTGTAGAATGTGCAGAAGCGTTCGAAAGATGAATTGATGGTCATACAAGCACCGTCTACGTGGCAGCAGTTCAATTTCTCGTCGAGTGCGTTTAGATCTTTTGTAAAAGAGATGAGTGGAATCATAGTTCCTCTATCTTAGTGTCGAGGAGTGCTTCACTGCACGTGCAGTGAGGTATAGACACGCTGTTGGGATCTCTGATCATCGTCCTCCAACGGCACTGGTTGTCAGCTGACTCTCCAAAATAAAAACAAGTGCTGTACATATGACCGGGTGAAAGACACCACCCTTCAGGTGTGCAGAAGTTGAATCCACTGGTCCTCCGCAGTTCTGCTACGAATTCGTCTACGTCTGTCATAGTAGTTCCATCTCGATAGATAAGATAGCGTCTTTGTCGCTGCAGGCGTATACGTCCGATGAGACGCTGTCATCTGCGATGCGATGTCCCAAGCACATCAACAGCTCTTTGTCTAACTTAAAGAAAGGGCACTTATCCTCATCTTCGAAGCCGTTAGCAGTGCACTGGTAGTCCCCATTATCAGACCTAGCTATCACGTCACTCGTCATCTTGTATGTAGGTGAACTGCCTCCCCGGTCCAGACGATCGCATGTCAGCTTCTGCTCCTCCATCTTCGTCGCTGAACGTCATGTAGTACACGTCATTACCAATGAACTTCTTCGAGATCTCTCTCGATATGATGTTGTACCCCAGGCACATGATGAGGGCCTTCTCTTCGTCGGTGTCGTACGTGTCATCGACGTCTATGATCTTTGAGATAGTGTCATGTTCTTTGTTGATGACATCGCGCAGCAATTTATCGATGTCATTGTGTGATCTCCTAGACAGAGTAGTTGCATTGTCGTTGTACTTGACTCTCGACACCAGCGCATGCGCGACTCCGATAGCGCTAGCCGAGACATTCGCGAGTTCTTGGTCGATCACAGGGCGCTCGTCTTCACTGCACTGGTCCAGCAGTTTATTGCGTTCTTTTGGGTCTTTCGGAATGACCACTATGAACGAGGAAGAACTGCTGTTCGAGACGAATCCATTTCGAATCTTCATATGTCTTCTATCCTCTTTGTCAAGTTGAATTCTTTCAATAGAGTGTCGAGCAGATCCTCACTAGCGCAGTACTTCTTGCGTTTCAACGTGAAAGAGTCTTCGCACGCCTTCTTGTTCCCTTTCCAGAACTCACACTTACCTTTGTCAGTCGCGAGACACTCAGCTGGATTGTTCACAGCATCCCACTTGTCCTTCGCGTCAGTCTTTGCTGCGTGTTTCATCAGACATCCTCTAACTTGAGATTAATTGCAGCCTCTCTGCTGGTGCAGACTACTATGTCTACCGTACCGCTAGAACCGCTGATCATCCTACTACCGTGCCACAGCTGAGACCAGCGACATGCCGTAGAGAACCTCCACTTATCCGAAGTGACGATAGTCGAATGCGTCTTCTTGTAGAAAGAGCACTTGGTCATCTGCTCGTAGTTCTTACAGCTGCACCACCAGCGGTCAGCCATCCACTTCGTGTTAGCAGACGTTCTAGACCCATCGTACTTCTTACAGAAAGAACTCTTGTCTCTCGGCATCGGAACTCCTGACTTCTGAAATTTTTCTATCTATACCTCGAGATGGCGAGGCGCTATACCTTATTATAAAGGGAATTGGACGCGTCACTGTATCATAATTCCACGTAAGTCATTGGTACTGAGTGAATTAAAAGAAAATGTGAAAAATATGCCAGCATTTTCCTTTACATCTGTGTAGAATGGTTGTATATTAGACTCCATTAGGGGAACCAACACGGCTCCCACCAAACGGAGAATGGCAATGAAAAAGATCACGTCGACAATCCTCGAGAACTCGATGATCGGAATTTTCGTCCAGAAGGGTGTCCCTGCGAGCTGCGGTGCTCGGATGTTCAACAAGACGGCGGACACCTTCACGTTTGGCAAGGGCTTCTTCTACAGCAATGGGATGACTGCCGAGACATTTGCGGCGAAGGTATTGCTGGACCTCCGCACCTCTGGATACACCGTCGAGAGGCTCGACTGCGGCCAGCATGGGGCGCCTTTCCACGGCGGTGCCGACCGCTTCCAGAGCAAGAACAGCTTCTTCTGGGTCGTATGTAACGTCACCAAGAACGCTTGAGAGGGAGATATGAAACAGAGATTCTTGTATCTGCTAGTAAGGGAGATGGGAACGCCTCCTAACATAATAAATGCCTTTCCTTTCGCGAGCGAAGCGGAGCGCGACCAGAAGATCGCAGAGTACCTCGAAGATGACCCGGAACTCAACATCGCGAAAGTGGACACGACTCCCGACAACATGTGGATCACCCCGGTCAACCACACCATGTTGAAAAGGAAGAACACATGACACACATCGAGATAGCCGTCGCCGATGACGTCGACCCGAATGTTAAGAAGACTGTCGGCCACCTCATGGCCGACAAAGACTTCATGAAGATGATCACCGGCATCCGCTCCGTAGGCTCTTCGTGCGTTTTTTTCTTCACGAAGAAAAGCCACAAGAGCGTAGACAGAGCGATTGCTCTTGCAAAACTGCAAGTCACGGGCGAGGTCGACGTCAGAGACAACGTGTTCGACTGGGGGATCAAACTGGTCAAACGCTTTCCGGTAGCTCTTGCATCAAAAATTCAAACGAAAGGTCAATTCTGACATGGAAGTCTTCATATTTCTTATGTTAGTTTTCATAGCATGCAATCTCCCGAATACTTCACGAATAGAAGGTCAGTTAGATAAAATAATCAGACTGTTAGAAGAGAAGAACAAGTGAACAATACTAGTAAGTGAGAAGATAGGGGTGTAAGTGAGAGACAAGAGTTCGATGGAGTTCTTCTTTAAAGGCGCGCGCGTAGTGTGCACGTTGACAGACTCTATCATGTCATTCTCAATGGAGGACCAGACTAGACACACTATCACGAACAACTTAGAAGAGATATACCGCACGTCTATTCCCCATCTACCGATCACCAACATAAAGGAATTCCTCGTCGGCATGCTTAACAAGAAGAGGGCAATCATCTACAGAGATTCTGATGGCACTTGGAACGTAGTCTTCCACGGTGGCGAAGAGTGGAAATCTCTGGTTGACAAGCTAGTGCCGGAGTGGGTTGCGACGGATCTGCCGACAGAAGATGTTGCTATGAGAGAGGCGATGTGTCGCATAAAACTAGAAGGACTGTGAAATTGCTGTCAACTTACATAGAGATGCGCAACAGCGGTTTCGCCCTGAGTGACGTCTACGGAATGACAGGGGACCCTTTCGACGAAGAAGACATAGAACACCCAGTAATATAGACAAAGGAGATTGATATGAGAAGAGAATTCGCGATCGTCAGGAAAGTTAAGGTGATCGACTGCGAGGGGAACGAGAAAAACGTCGAGTACTTCTCCGTCATCGGTGGAGCGAAGGCGACGAAGGAGATCCTCGAGAAGTGGCTCAAGCCCGAGTACGACCCAGTGCTCGAAGAGGCGATGATGCCCATCGCCAACCTCAACGAGCGCAACGAGGAGGTCGCCAGAGGCCGGGAGAACGGCCCGGTGACTGTCACCACCACGGTCGACGAGTTGGGAGGCGAGGAGAACATCTCCGCATCTGAACTGGACAGGGTCGCTGCGGAAGACTGCGGGGAGGAAGACTGCGGCTCCTGCAACACTCCTTCGTGCCACGCTCCGAAGAGCAAGACAGAAGAAGCCGAAGAAGAGCCGATGCCCAACCCCTCTCGCGAGTTCGCCGAGCAGAAGCTCGACGCCATCGTCAACATGGCAGAGTTCTTCAACACCCTCGCGAAGATCGCGAAGGAGATCAAAGAGACCGCTAAAGAAGACGACTTCGAAGCTGCTCTTCGCGTGAAGGGCTCATTCTACGACATCGACCAGGCACTGGGCGAACACCCGGAAGTCCCAGTGCTCACCAAACTCGATTTGAAGAAAGTCAACCGCTGGTTCAACGAGATAGCGGCGGACCTATTGCAAGTCCCGATGAAACCGGAAGAAGAGGAAAAATGATACTGCTGGCGCTCATAGGATTCGTAGTAATGATATGCGTGATCTTGTACATGCTGTTGTTCTTGATAGCGCTGATACCCAACACCATGTTCTTCGCTAGCTATCCAGGAGTTTCCATCTGTGTCGTCCTACGTGAAGGATTCAAGAGCGCCAGGGGTTTCGGAGACATAGCTCTGATGGCATTAATCGCATTTACCAGCATTCCGCTGATCATCCTACAAGCAATCGGAACACCTTTCGCATCTAAAGATGAGTGACATAGAGATACTATGAAATCCCCATACAATACGTATGTTCATCCATATGGGACTTTCATAACCTGTAAAGTACCTCCGGATGAACAGTGCACACACGCATGTAAGTACTTTGGATGTAGAAATGAATATCTTCCAGTAACTTTGAAATATGCTGGACAATGCCGGCACTTCTCGTGGTCGAACAGCGAGTGCATGAATCCAGATGTCAGGAAAGAAGTGAAATTGGTAGAGGAGATGGAACTAATTTGAATATCAAAGATGAAACGTACTACGGCTTCACATACAATCCCCGGTGGAAAGCTGATTGCAAGAACGGTATCCACCTCTGGGACGAGGTGCTGTCTGCGGACGGACACTATCTAGTGTGTGATGAGTGCCAGTTGATGATACGCATCGAGAGCAAAGCGGTAGACCGCTCGTACGAAGAGCCAGAGTACTCGCTCAACAAGAAACTGGAGGAGATATGAATGCCCCACGTTCGTGCTGCAAGAGGATAAACGGACGCTTCTTGTGCTACCGCTACGCCGTCCCGGAAGCAGTGTGCGCGTATTTCTTGCACAAACCGGGTGTTCATGATGACCCTAAGTTAGTGCCATCTAGATGCGAATTCGCGTTAGATCCAGCTATTACAGGCACTTCTACCAAAGGACTGATCACGATAGAAATCTTCGGAGAGTGCTTCAACGACGAGGCGAAGCTGTTAGCTGAGCTGGAGGAGATATGAACGGCTGCGAGATTATAGTCTGTGACACTGGAGATGCTTGGGCAAACTGCAGGACATCGACGGAGAGCAATCTGATAGAGACTATGTGTGAGTTCTTTAAAGATACTTCAAACACGTATCCACAGTGTGTCTACAACAAAAAGTTCCCGCAGTGTACTTGTATCACGGCGATAGAGAAAGCTTGTGCACAGCAGGGGATAGACACCTCGGTCATATGGAACTCCATAGCAGAAGAAAAATTGGACGACATATGACATGACAACACCGTCGACAAGAAACAACCAGTGCGTAGTAACGAAGCAGACGGGTGGAACATTCTACAAGTGCGTCGACAACAGATTTCCCTTTCAATCTGCGTGTTCGTTCTTTGTGCTGTATCTTTCTCTGTACAAATGCAAGTACTATGAGTCACAATGCGGCAATTGCACCAACAAAAAAGCGATGAGAGACGCACTCGCAATGAAGAGATTGGACGACTTATGAGCCAGAAGAAGAACTTCTGCGTCTGGAAAGACACTACCGACGTGATCGGCCTCAGCTACTCTTATGCTAGGTGTGAGGCGTCTTTAAATATGTGGAGACATCAGACGGAATGCGCATTTTTCGTCCCAAAACTCAAATGGTCAGACTCTTGTCTATTCTTCGCGTTCGACGAACTTCCAACGTGTTTGTGTAGCGCTGCTATCAGTGAATCACAACTCATGAAGAAGATAGAAGACATATGAAGAAAAACATGGGTGTGATAGTTGAGAGCAAAGCTACGAACACAGAGGAACTACTGTGCATTGCGATATCTGACTTCTTTGAAACGGAGTGCAAGTTCTATTCACAGTCTGAAGGTGAATTCCGAATATGTAAGCACGCTTTAGATTCTCACTTCTGTGCATGTGCAGAAGCTAAAATGGACGCACTGACAGATAAGAGGATGAACCAGAAATGAGTGTGGACTATATGAGATCCTACAGGTTAGACATGGAGAATAACCGAAAACGTAAGAAGACGTTGGAACCGATGCAGAACTTCTGCAAGGTGTACGAAGAGCTCAACACCGTCACTAGAAAAGTCGACACTGCGCAGAAGACTTGCGCCGCGCCGTCTAACCAAGCGTACCGCTGCACGTTCTTCAAGTTCAAGTGTCATGACACATGCGAGTACATGGAGTGGTCTGATGAGTTAGACTGCACTAACAAAGAAGCGTACAGAGATGCGATGACGAACGAGAAGTTAGAGCAGATATGACTGGCTGCAAACTCATCAACAATAGCACCGTGAATTCGGACGGCTTTCCAGTGTGCGGCATAGATATGAACTCGCAGAGCCTGTCGACATGCGATCACTACACGAGGTACATGGGTTACAACGGTCGACACACGTGTTCCAATTATGATCGGAAGTACAGAGAGTGTCTCAACGAAGAAGCGATAAAGGAAGCGAAATTAGACAGACGATTGGAGAACTTGTGAAACGACTGGAGAACGTCACTATCGCGGGCACCCGTTCACTAGTCTTTCCGCGGTATATGATATGTCTTCACAGGATAAAGTACTCGTGTGGCAGTACGAGTGTCGTGACAATATGATAGAGGAGAACGTTAAGTCTATGATTGACAACCGCCGTTCGTGCAAATACGTGAGGCTGCTGTCCAATAACGACGTATTCTGTATTCACGAAGAAGCAACACTACAAAGAAGACTGGAAGAACTATGAACACTGAGATTATGAGGCTCTGGCACCGCGCAGTTAAAGATGGGAAGATTAAGGAGAATGAAAACTTCAAGATCTTGTTCTCACCGGAATACAACTTCGCTTTCGACAAGCGCACAGGCATGTTCGCTCGCTGGGGGAAGACTCTCGAAGAAGACCCTCAGTGGAGTCCCTACGGTCCGGAGATTGCTGACATAGAGATATCTGCAGGTGAGTGCTCGTCTCGGTGCGCGTTCTGCTACAAGGGGAACGGCGACCATTCCGGCAGAGCCAACAACATGTCTCTCGACACGTTCAAGAAGCTGTTCAGCAAGCTCCCGAAGACCGTCACACAGATCGCCTTCGGCATATGCGACGTCACCACTAACGAGGACTTCTTTTCCATCATGGAGTACTCGAAGTCGAACGGCGTCATCCCGAACTACACATGCAACGGGCACTTCGTGACTGACGGAGTCGCCATGGCCACAGCAGCTCTCTGCGGCGCAGTGGCTGTGTCAGTCGTCGACAAGCAGCTCAGCTACGACGCCATCAAGAAGTTCACAGATGCTGGGATGAAGCAAGTGAACATACACGCCCTACTCAGCGAAGAGACCTACGACAAGTGCATGGGCATCGTAGACGACATGGCGACTGACCCTCGCTTAGCTAAAATGAGGGCTATAGTGTTCCTCCAGTACAAGCACAAGAATCCGAAGTCTCCGTTCCACTCGATGATAGACAAGGTGAAGTACCAGAAGTTGGTCGCGCACTGCCAGCGGAGGGGGATTAACTTCGGCTTCGACTCATGCTCCGCAAACCTCTTCGTCGAGAGCATGGAGGGACATCCTCAGCTAGACCAGTTTAAGTCCGTCTCAGAGCCATGTGAGAGTGGAGTATTCAGTTCCTATATCAATTGGGAGGGAAAGTTCTTCCCGTGCAGCTTCTGCGAGAACGTGAAAGACTGGAAAGAAGGACTGGATGCAGTCAACTGCGAGGACTTCTTAAAAGACGTGTGGATGCATCCTCGTGTGCAGGAGTTCCGCGCTAGACTACTGGATAACAAACGCAATTGCTTGATGTACAACATATAAGGAGACCTATGAAAGAACAGAGTAAGACAACAGATGCTGTAAAGACTGTCACTATTCCAATGTCACTAGTCAACGACATCAACCACGCTCTCTTTGAAGCAGATATTGCGATGACTGAGTTCTGGCAAGTGCAGGAGAAGCGCTTCGCCAAAGAAGAATTCACTAAGCGAGCGGTGTTAGGCGCTCTGACGGACAAGATCCTCTTCATGAAAGCCGCTAAAGAAAAATTGGAAGAAGCTGCTATCACACAGCGCCGAGGATGACGATGAAGACGTACTTCAGTGACGAACTACTCCCAACTGACTTCGACGGAAGTGTATTCCTCGCTGGACCGACTCCGCGAGACCGCGCTCTCAAGTCATGGAGGCCAATGGCAGTAGAGATGTTGACCTTCGGCGGCACCTTCAAGAAGTGTTTCATTCCAGAGAGAAAAGATTGGAAAGTTGGATTCGACTACATAGACCAAGTGGAATGGGAGCTCGAAGCGCTCGAGAAGTGCTCCGTCATATTGTTCTGGGTTCCACGAGACATTAAGACTATGCCAGCATTCACGACGAACGTTGAGTTCGGGATGTTCGTGCGAGACTCGAGGAGCGTGTACGGCCGCCCTCCCAATGCAGAGAACTGTAGATACCTCGACTACGTGTACAAAAAGTTCAGAGGGCTCCGCCCGGCAGTTAACTTGCAGATACTCGTGTCTAGCGCTGAGAACACTATGGTGAACTCGTGTTGACGTCAATAAGGCTGGCTGAGGTATTGATCAACCCTCCGTATAAATTCGAGCGCCATAATTTGTACTCCGTGTGCTCTATAGAAGACACCTCAGTCAATCTGATATGGATGTGGAAACCAGAAGACGTCGCGACGGTGCAGCGTGCGTGGTTAGAAGATGTGATATCGCTCTATGATAGCGGCGTATTCGCCGAGGAGAGACGGCAGATTTTCAGATCTTGGTTCGAAGACTCAAAGTGTAGAGTCGGTTGCATATACAGCATCTCGAATGCACTTTCTTCTAGGTACGAGAATGACCTCAAAGAGCTAGGCTCAAGGTTGTCTTGCATAGACATCGCTGGATATGAGTGGAGAGAGTACTTTTACGCTGCTGACGAGAGAGGAAGAAAATTCTTGCAAGAAGCAGAGATCATGGCAAAACTAGAACTGTTGTGAAGTATATTATCAAGAACTTTGAGAGGACGAAAGATGAAAGTTAGAGTCGGGTTCGTCAGCAACAGCAGCTCTAGCAGTTTCGTAGTGTCAGGACCCGGAGAGTTGATCCTCGAGAACACTCTCGTCGGCAAAATCTATGTTATCGGAGCTAATGGTAAGAGAGAGTTCGGCTGGGAGAGAGAACGGACTTTTGATTTTGATTCGAAGGTTAACTGGGCAGCAATGCAGGCGATGTACTCTCCAGACGACTTGCTCGAGATGAAGATGTACATGCTGGAGAACGTCATCAAAGAGCACATGGGAGCGGCCCACGTGGATATCTCGTTGCAGATCGATGATTACGACAAACCTGGGTACGGCTACATAGACCACCAGTCGACTTCATCAGAAGACGATAGTTTCTTAGAGATATTTGAGTCGGAACAACAGCTGAAGGAGTTCCTGTTCTGCCCGAAGAACTACATACAAGGTGGAAATGACAACTGAGGAGACAGCATGAAGTTCAGAGATGGTTTCGTCAGCAATTCGTCCAGCAGTTCTTTCGTCGTGTTCGGCGTCAAGCTGAGCGCTAGAAAGTTGGGCGAAGAAGACTACTTCATCAGCAGCATCGCAGAAGACATCGGTTGCTACGACGAAGATGGGATGGCGATACTCCTAGGAAATGATGACATCTACTTCGGGAAGATACTCGCAGAGGGAGAAGACGACTTGACTGAGAGCGAGACATCAGCAAGAGAATTAGCTGACCTCGAAGAGAGCATCGTCGACAACCTCAAGAAAGTGCTGAAGAAAGACAAGCAGAACATGAAAATGACGGTCAAGCTCTACACGGGGCAGAGATCATGCTGACGGGAGATGCAGAGTGAAGACTAGAGACGGATTCATCAGCAACAGCAGCTCTTCGAGCTTCGTCGTAGTGCTTTCACCGAAGTTCAACATCGATAAGTTCATCGATGAGAACTACGAGAAGAATCCAGACACTGACGAGGAGCTCGTTTTTGCGGAAGAAGCTCTCTCGAGGTCTGAGTTGGTGGATGTCATCAAACAGATAAGAAGTGGAAAAATCATCTACGAAAATGACTGCGACTACGGCATCTACGTCAGCCTCCAAGAAAAACTGAAAGATTTCGTGATAGTTGAGAATGAAATTGGACCAGACGAGGGACACATCCTCGGCTTGAAGATGACCGAACTAGAGAGACAACTCAAAAAGATAAAGGAATACGGAGTATGAAGGTCAGGAATGGTTTCGTGTCGAACAGCAGCTCTTCGAGCTTCTGCATCTACGGGTTCCGCATCGACGAGCACGACTACGAGCTGCGCGGGCAGATCGAAGAGTGGATATCTAAGAACGTGGGGAACCGCGGGTGGACGATTTCCAGTGGTCCCGGTGGAGAGGCCATCTACTGCGGCCGCGACTTCACCACTATCAAAGATGACGAGACAGGCGCTCAGTTCAAGAAGTCGGTCGCGGACGCCGTCGAGAAGATGACTGTCGAGCTGGGACTCCCGGAAGATTGCAAGACACTTTCCTCATTCGAAGAAGGCTGGTACGACGGCTGACCCATCCGTCGGTAATATAGACAGCGAACAAACGAGAACGGAGCACAATGGAAAAGAGAGAACTCTGGGTAGACAAACACGCCCCACCGACTCTCGATGACATGGTCATCGACAGCGACATGAGGAAGATGTTCGAAGAGTACGTCAAGCAGAAGACGATCCCCAACATGCTGCTCGCCGGAAGACAGGGAACTGGAAAGAGCACGTTGGCTCATGCATTAGCCCACGACATCGGTGCGACAGTGCTCTACGTCAATGCTGGATACGAGTCAGGCATTGAAGTCATAAGGACTAAGGTCAAAGACTTCTGCGATGCTTTCGCTTTCGGCGGTGCACTCAAAGTCGTGATATTAGATGAGGCGGACGCTCTATCAGGTCAGGGTGGTGGAGGGAACGGCGCCAGCGCTCAGGGAGGTCTCAGAAACCTCATTGAAGAGGCGTCTGATGACACTCGCTTCATCATGACGTGTAACTACGTGAACAAGATAATTCCCGCACTACAATCACGCTGCACGCCTATAAAGGTCAAGTTTACCGTAGAAGACGTGATGCGGAGAGTCGTGAAGATACTGAAAGCCGAGAAGGTGAAGTTCGACGCAGACACCCTAACGGCATTCACCGCTAGGATCGTCAAGAAGAAGTTCCCAGACGTCAGGTCGATCATCAACTGCTTGGAGCAGTGGAGCATATCCGGAGAGCTGAAAGACGGAAAAGCTACTGATGACCAAGCTGGCGATGAAGTGGTGAATAAGATACTCGCTTTTGGGACTATGAGAGAAGCTCGCGAGTGGTGGATATCGAACGAAGAGGCGTTCGCGTCTGACTACGAAGCGCTAGCGTCTAAGGTGTTCGACGCGCTAGAAGACCCGAAGAAGCAGCTCGCTGTGGCCGAGGGGATGTACCGCATGGCGGTCTGCCTCGACAAGGAGATCCAGTTCGCAGCGATGGTTTACCAACTCAAGGGATCGTGACATGTCAAACAGCACTGCCGGTGTTCCGCAGTCTACTTCTATGTTGACAGCAGAGAACTTGTGCAGCAGCCGCGCATCGATAGATTCCCTACATGTCAATAAATCTTTGAACGCAAACACCGCTCAGATATCATGCGACAATGTGGACATTGACATGTCAAATTCAAATTTGAGGATGTCTGGTGGAATTTTAAACATGTTGAATACATCTGTGTTTATTTCTGAGTCAATGAATCTGCACTTTGGAAAACTGCATATCAGATCGGTCGATGGACTACCCAATGATGTACTGCCATGCAAGGAGATCTCCGATTGCGAGATATTTAGAGGGTCAACGTTAATTGTCTCTTATGACAGCATAGTCCACATGGCGTTCACACCGTTCTGCTACCATTGCACTCACTTTAATCCAGACAGAATAGACTTTAAGAAGAAAATAGCAGATCACTACAAAGACGCCGAAGCCAACAAGAAGTTAGAATCTATCTGACATGGGTGTAAGATGGAACACATAGATATAAAAGAACACTGTGAACCGGTGTATTCATCTAGTCATCCACCGTACTTGCACTGCAAATACCAGAACGAGTTTTCCGAAAGAATGTACCGGTGTCCGATGTTTGAATCATCTTTCGTCGACAAAAATTTCTGCTACTGGTTCATTGCGAGAGATCGTGGAGAGTGCCGGACCCCATCCGCGCTGAAGGAACTAGAAGTAGATGAGAAGATGGACAGCATATGAGGATGACGTTCAAATATCATAAACACGGAGACCGCCGTACTGTCAAGAAGTTCATATGGTGGCCTATGATACTGATGCTAGACCCACCGAAGAACGGTTCTCTCGAACGGGGTGATGTGCAGATGCGGTGGTTGGAGTACACTTACGTCACTCAGCTGTACCTCATTAGCGGAAAAGGATCTCACTGGATAGACTTTTGTTGGGGTGACGCTGCGTTAGAAAGAGCTCTTGATGACCTCTAGCACTTGGAGTACTTGGAGACACCTGCTCTCCGTCTCTTTATCTTCTCGAAAGCGTTCGCATAGTCGTGAGCGTCATCATAGTCCCAGTTCTCTACTGCCATTTGGACTATCTCGCGGTACTCATGCTCTTCTATGAACGGCCTTTCTGCTTCTAAGATCTTGTCGTCTATGATGATCAAGTTCTTCTGCCCGACGTAGTCGTACACCAGACCGTGACCACCGTACTTGAAGTTGGGATCGAACAGCCGTCTGACTTTCTGTCCGTCGACTAGAGATATCTCGAAGTCGCCTCTAGTGATCTTCATGCCGACTAGAAGACCACATGCGTTGACTCTTGGAACGAGGCCACTCTCTGGCTGACGCATTGCAACTTTGGCTTCTTCGTAGTCCTTCCCACTCCTCATTAGTTCACGCATCTTAGTATACGTCTCGATGAAGAAGTCAGCTTCATCAGCGTATATCTTATCTAGCCACAGTCTTCCCACTGGTACTATCGGGTTCATATCGTGGTCAGCCAGACCGGAGAAATCTATGTCGAGAGTGTTCCTGATGTGGTAGCCGTCTACTAACTCCAAGTTCCTGCTGACGGAAAAGTAAGCTTTATTTATGTGGAAAGAAGAAGGGTTCATTCGCCAGCTCCTGGAAAGTCGGGTAGGTCTAACTTCTCGTGCGAGTAGTCCGTCGGGTCAGCAGTCAACCTATTGCACTCTCTATTCCAGCAAACCGAGCACAACTTCTGCTCGTTCAGCTTGCTGGGACGGCGGACGTTGCACTGCAAACCGCAGCGCTGGCATATCTGCATCCTGATGTTGTACCGGTTCTCCATGTCTCTATTTATCATTTCAGAAACATCTCGTTGATAATTAACGACTTAGAAGAAATAATGCGAGTTTCCCTTTACAAGCCCACTATTTGGTTGTATATTGATTACCATTAAGGGAACTTAACACGGGCTTCCGCCAAATGGAGAACGGAAATGAAAGCAAGAACGAAGCGAGACCTCGAGATCGACCTCGACGTCATGACCAACCAGTACAACGAGGCGATGAAGAGGGCGAACGCGGCTGAAGCAAAACTTGCTCAGTGCACGAAGTACGCGGTCCTCCAACTCTGTCCCGCATATCCCACACTCGAAGACTTGAAAGGGGCAGAATGCGAGGCCGAGCAGGCGGACGTCAGAGACACCAAAGAAGACGCCAATATTCTTGCTCGCTATCGGAATGCCGTCAGCGTCACTGAAAATTACATCATCGCCGAAGTCTTCAACGGCAAATTCACCGGAAAGTGAGATACGCAATGGAGCAGACACTCAGGAAGTACTGCGATAAGACGGATTTTGGCATCATCCGTAAGACGATAGCCGAGGTCGGAGCCCTCCACGGTTTCGGACATGGGACGGGAAAGATCTACTCGGTCCGTAAAGCGCTGGAAGACGCCAGCATACAGCCACCGCCGGTAGAATCTCTCGACGCCCTCATAGCGGTCGCCATCAACATCATTCGCGACACGGACCACGAACTGGCAGCTCGGTTCCAGAGCTACGACCTAGACGAGATCACCACCGACGAATTCACCAAGAACATGAGGGACGGAAAGTGAAGACAGAAAACGTGCTGACTTTGCTCAAGAAGGTGGGGACTCCTGATGACGTGCTCAATAAGATGAGGCTCGACATACTGAGTGACGGCGTTGAACCAGTCTTAGAGGGCTTCTTGGAGAAATTGAACCACGACGAGATCAAAAAACTCTGTTCTTCCATCCGGACTTCTTACAGAGGCACGGTCAATTTCATACCGATTATCATCACAATGTTGAAAAACTTCTCGTCAGCCTACCCTGATCTGGACATGCGAGTTCTCATCGAGAAGACTGAGCGCGCGCGCGATAAAAAGGAATTTTTGAAAGAATTGCGCGAGGTAATGAACTTACCTCTTCAAGACAAAGCAAAGAATGACGCCGCTCGTCGGAAGTTCTTGTCTGAGCACTTCGCGAACATAATGAATGAAGAGTAGGATGTGGTGAAGCGGGAAAACGAGTGTTTCGACGTGGACGATCACTGGGACGATGAAGTGAACAACTGTGGTTGTCGTTTCGATAAGAGGTTCTCCCGCTGCCTATTCTACTCGCCAGAGGATGCGGTGTACGACGACTGTAGGTGGTTTGACGGTTATAGGTACTGCCGAAACCCAGAAGCGATACGCAACAAGAACTTATACAGAGCGATTGACGAAATATGATGACCACTAAAAAGAACATGTGTTGCGATACTGATGACGTCTTAGGAGGTATGCAGAACTGGTGCGCTGCTACGTCTAGAGGACACCTACAATCGGAGTGCAAGTTCTATGGAAAACTTGCAACTGGATCGTGCTACTGGCGAGACAGATCTGCAATGTGCACTAACCCACTGGCGATAGAAGACAAAGACCTGACTAACGCACTGGAGAAAATATGAACACTAGGAGGACGACAGTGGAATCTCACATGAAAGCGACTAGCAAGATGCTAGCAAAGAGGCTGAACAAGACGGCAGAGCTCGCCGAAGACCTCAGGAAGGAACGCGACATCCTCAGAAGGGGACTGCTCCTGTCGCTCTTGCTGTCCGTCAAGTGGTCTACGAACAAGAAGTCCAACTTCGACCGGCGGAACTCGTGGGAGGCCAAGATAGGCAGAGAAGCTATCCCGAGGACTGACCTCCGGAAACACGAGACGTTCGGCTACGACTCCGATAGACACGAGGAGACTTCGAAGACTCACGTCTTCGTGTGGACTCAGTGCGCTGACGAAGACGGGATCGTGCTCGTCTGCTCTGACATCTCCAGCGAAAAGAAAGTGCGCGCTATTCTCCGACAGCACTTGGAAGACCTCTGATGTCAGAGAAGGAGAACATGTGCAAGGCGTATTTCAGGCAGCCCTTTCGACACGTGTACGGTAGGTGCAGCGGGGCGATCGCTGCGAAGAACTACTCTGAGTGTAAGTTCTTCTGCGCGAATTCTCAGCGTCCCAACAAGTGTTGCTTCAACGACCTCAGCAACTGCTACAACAAAGCAGCCATAAAGGACAACATGCTAGAAGAAAAGCTCAACGATCTCTAAGTCCATCTCTCATCGCGCGCAACTCCTTCAGCTCCTTCAACCAGGCCGCTAACTGCTGGTGGTCCTTAGCGCAGCCAGATATCTCCCTCGACTTCTCGTCGCAGTGGTTTATAGCCTCGTCTAAGGTGATGGGGATGCTGTCGATCGCCATCTTCTTCTTTTTCATCATCTTGAACGAGAGCTTCGCCGTCCCGGGGTACTTCGGAGAGCCGGCGAAGTAGAACTGGAAGAATGCGTCCTCGAAAGTGCAGACTCTGAACTTCACGTCAGTCTTCGAGAGATTGATGTACACCTGCAGCACGTCTATCGAAGTCATCACCTTGTTCAAGAAAGCGATCATGGATTCGTCTTTGTTGAACGTCTGGTATATCTTGGTTGCGAGAGGAGCTGAGAACAGCCCGCGGGCGTCGAGAGACTTGTCTTTCATGACGAACCGGATAGTCTCCTCGGTGACCGCGCTTGGGATCTTGTCGAGCCAGTTAGTTCTGAGGAACTCGACGGTCTCCTCTTCTCCCATCTCCCGCATCCAGTCTCTGATGCCCCTGTTGGTGAGGTTCTCGAAGTCGAGGCTCTCAGTCTTCTCGTGGTTCTTGAGGTCAGCCCACTCGCTCAGCTTCAGCTCGTCACCCATCTCGAACATCCCCGAGATAGCCGGAGAATTGTGCATCATAGATATCATGTCGGCTGCGCGCTGCTCTGCCGGTGTCAGGCACTTGAACTTCTGCATGGCTTCGTAAACTGACTTGATAGACGGCGCAGCTCCGTCTTTAGACTTCGCGCTGACTCCGCGTTGCTCGTTGTCGACCATGACGTAGAAGTCGACGAGTGGTTCGTTCGCTGCCACGGGGAACTTGACGCTGTCGACCCCCCTGTTGTGCATCATCCAGTGAGCGCTCAGCACCTCGCCGAAGTCTTTGGCTATGACTCCCATGTCTGGGTCAGCCATCGGCTCTGCCAGCTTCTTCAGCTCTTCTCCGAACTCGATCGCGCTCGAGTTGGTCGCGACTACGTCTACGAGGCCCTTCAGCAGCGGTAAGAACTTGACGTAGTCTCTGTTAGACTTCTCCAGTGATGTTCTCGCAGCCTCGTAGACACGCTCGCTGAAGGTCGGCTTGTCCATCCACTGGTCGTCCTTTGCTATGCCTAGGGATGCTGGAGTGAGCTGTTTCGGCCTTATAGAAGACCCAGCTTTCTTAGCTTCTCTGAGGTTAGTTATGACGACCGTCGCGCCCTTCGGTATCTTCTTCTCGATGAGCCCATTCCTCACTCCTCGCTGGACGCAGAAGTCGTCCTCTAGGGTGAACGCGTACGACACGTAAGTAGACGACACAGAAGTGTCTTTGACGCAAGTCGCGCGAAATGGGGTTCCCGTCTCGGCGTCTACGAGAGACGAGACCACTACTTCTACGGTGCCAGGCTCCATCTTTATGCGAGCTGCTCCGTGCTTGTTGAGGTTGTCCATGTCGTAGACGGTGTAAGAGGGGTGCGGCTTGTTACCGCGGCGGATCAGGCCCTTCTGCTTAGCGAGAGCGTCCTTAAAGTAGCTCAAGTGCTTCTCGGACTCGCTTCGGGACACAGGAATAGCTGGAGCTTTCATAGAAGTTCCCTTTCAAGTTGGATTCAAAGGCACTATCGTAGCGTCACACATTTCATCGGAATGAAGTGAAGACCATCAGACGATGCACTCTCGCATCTTGTCGAAGGTATCCTTCTTGAGGCCGGGCATCACTCTAGAGGTAGTCTGGTAGTCGCCGTCTCTCACCAGAGACCTGACTCTAGTCGCCGACACCCTAGACACCACTACTTCTCCGGACTCGTCGATGAGGGCCCCTGAGGTCTCGACGTCTCTGTCTAGCAGTTTGACTGTGACGTACCCGTCCATCAGCGGAGGGTAGAGCGTCGCCTGCTTCTTGTACGAGTCGAACCTGTCGGAGCCGCAGTAGACCTCTGTCAGCTCGTAACCGCGGTCCCTCAGCTTGTCTAAGATTACATCGAGGGCGGCGTTCTGGAAGACTTCGACGCAGACCACGTTAGCTGGCGCTACTTCGGAGATGATCTCTCTCTGAAGAGATTCGCTGAGGGGATTCTTCTGAGGATCGGGATTCTTCCCTCTGATCAGGCCCACGACTACGGGAAGTTGTGAAGCTGTCATGAGGTTCTTGTGCCCTATGTGGAGGGGCTGGAACCGGCCGAGGACCAGAGCGACTCTGGTGTGTTTCGGACGGGGGTTCTTAGGATTGCGGTAGCCGTAAGACGTCTCTGTCACCATTGCACTCACTCTTTACATTCGCTCATTCGTCTCGCTGGGCGTCAGCGAGCTCGGGTGTCTCCTTGGTAGTTCTTCGTGTCGTTCTCAGTCTTGTTGGTTCGTCACGCTAGAATACCCCGTGCCTCCACCGTCTTTAGACAAAAATAGCGGGACTTGTGATCCCGCTATCGTCGTCAGAATGTGAAGTTATTTCTTTATTTCGAACTTGTTTCCGTTTCAACTTTGTGTATTACTTGATCAGCTTTGTTGAACGACGATAGAGTGCTCTCGTAAAGCTCTTCGAACTTGCTCATATAATCATTCTTTCAGTTATTCTTTACTGCCGACCCACTCGTATGAGCCGTACTTAGCTTACAACCGCCAGTCGTCAGCTAGCTTATTCAACTCCTCCTCCTCCTCCTCGGGGATGTCGAACTTCTTCCTCATCCCCTTGCACGCCAACTCATCGAAAGCGATATCTTCACGAAGCTGTTCATCACTTCTTCCATTTATCTTCATCAGCTTCTATGTAAGGGTAGAACTCCTTCGTGAATGCGTTTTTGGCTATCAATTTGTGAGTGTCATCCAATTTCTCATGAGCATCAACCAATTTGTGGAAGTACTGACCCATCGAGACGATGTCGTCCATAGTCTGCCTCGGAATCATGTTAGACTTATCAGCTTTTCTCCGATACTTGCTAGCATCCTTCCAAGTGTCTTTCATCTCATCATCAGAATCTATGACATTCTTCACGTGTTCTACATCTTTAGGATTTATCTTCTCGAACTTCCCACTGACTTTTCTGAATTCTGGAGCGCCAGCTTCTCTACCGTAGAGACCTCTGCCTAACGAGTGAGTGCCGTCTGGCCCCTTCTTTTCGGAGTTCTCGTAGTGCTCGTGAAAACTGTCGCGGCGTTGGACTATGCTCTCAACTAATTCTTCGAACTTGCTCATGTCATCCCTTTCAGTCTGAGAAGTCTTCTACCGAGCCAACTTCCTTAATGCGCTTCAGCATCTTGTCGTCGAACACCTTCTTAGCAGAAGCGGCGTCTTCTATCTTGACGTTAACTACGATCGTGTCGTGCTCGACGTCCACTTCTATCTCAGCCCACTTCTCCAGAGGCTCTTTGCCTCCGGACTTGCGGAACTCAGCCTCTTCATCGGGCTTCATCTTCTTGAACTTGGCTTTCTCGTCCATGTAGCTCTTGTGGAAGTCCCTCTTGAGCTGGTTGACGTGAGCACGCAAATCGGAGACGATAGCTTTGGTGTCGGTTTCGTCTTTCTTGAGGACGACGGAGAACTCAGACATCTCGTCCAGACGGTTTCCCAGCAAAAACTCTCTGACAGCTGATTCAAAAAATTTCATGTATGATTCCCTCATTTACTTTGTTTTATTTATCGCTCAGAAGCTCCGTTTCGCCACTAATATGTCGTCTTTCTCGTAGCCGTCTTCGAACGTGTAGGAGAACGCCTCTCCAAACACCTGCTCCAGGGCGCTCATTATGCCAGCTTCGTCGACCATGTTCCACTGTGGTATTCCACCCCTCCGGAAGTACCGGAAGTCATCGACCATGATCGTGTGGTCCCTACGATCCGGGTGTTTGGCTATCGCGCGGATCTCGGACAACACGGGGCAGCTGTCCGCGATGGGCTTTGGATCTATCGGGCTGTACGAGAAGTGGGAGTCGAGCCAGAAAGTAGCGGGGCCGGAGAACCTAGAAAGCATGTCGGGCACACACTGAGAGCTGTCTCCGAAGAACAGAGACACCTGTGGGTAGTCTGCGAACTTCTTCTGGCACTTTCCGAACTTTATCATGTTGCACTCGACGCTGTACGCCCGCTTGAAACCGCATTCCAGGGCCAGAGACACAGCTTCCCCCTCGCTGGTCCCAGTCTCGAAGAACACCGGGCTCACGTACTTCTGCAGGACTTCTCTCGTCAACGGCATCGCTCATCCCTCCTCTATGATCTTCAACAGATCTCTCGCTCTAGCGGCTACGGTGTGCCGCGCGGCGACTAAGTCTCTCGCGTTCTTCCCGACAGTCTTCCAAGCATCAGACTCTATCAGAGCGTCGATCTGTTCTAGCGATCTTATCTTACAGCAGGTGACACCGTCTTCGAAACCCAGCTCTCCCAGCTTCGCCATGTCGAACGTGATTATAGCAGCTCCGGCAGCTGCAGCTTCAAAGTACTTCGGCGGCACTAACCTATCGAAGACTCCACCCGAAGCGTAGTACTTAGCTGACGCTAACGCTCTCTCGTACTCGTCGGTGGTCAGCGCGTAGTTACCGAAAGTAGACGAGCACGACACCACCGATTTCGGAAACTTCTTAGTCGCCACGTATTGGCTCACGATCCTCCTCAGGGGGTAGTTGTGGTTGACGCAGCCCGAGCACATGACCGACACGTCTCTGTCGGGGTTCCACTCTGGGACGCTCTCGACGAACCACGGTATGAAAGCGCACTTGATCCCCAAGTCTGATGCAAAAGCCTCGAAGTCTCTCGGGACTTCCTGCAGGAAGCACACTAAGTTGGGGCGGACTAACTTCGTCCAAGATTTCAGTTGAGACTCGTAATAGTCGCTGACAAACGTGTAGACGTACTCGGCGGGGCGGTGCTTCGGGACTGCATACAGCTGACAGTACGCTATGTCGTAGAACTCTCTCGGGACTTCGTACTCCTCGCACAGACGGTCCGAGCTGATCGGGTGCGGCGTTACGCTTGTACTCATCGCTCTCGGAAGAGCTGTGGCAATGCCCGTCTCCCAGAATTTGAAGTGGTCTGACTCACTCGCAGGTAAGTAGAAAGAAGCAATGTGCAGATCCATCGTTAGTTCCTCGGTTGAGCGAACTATTTACACGCATTTTTGAGTTCAAAATCCGGGTGCTGGATGATGATTCGCTCTCAGATGTGGTTCAACGTGGGGCAGATCACTACTAGCGGTCTGCGCCTCTGGAAACACGCGTACGCCACTCGAGACCGTGTGCGGTGATCTCCGTGCGATCTACTCGCTGACACTCTAAATGAAATCTAGAGGAGACTGTGAATTATCTGTAGATGAAAAATCCACCAGTTCAAAAATCTTCTTCTGAGCGGTATATTCAAGAGTTAATCCGTTGGACGGTAAAGAATAGAGGAATTGAAATAGTATTAGTATCATTAAGAGATCGAGAGTACAGAACTACTGAATATTGATTTGGAGATACAGATTCGCGAAAAATCACGAGTCAGTTGAATACTGACGATGCCTGCTCAGAGTGCGAGACTAATTTTACTGACGCTATCATCGGCATGCACCACGTCCAAACTCGGTGTCTGCGGTAGACTTCTTCAAGCTCTCCGTACTTGTCGGCGTCGATCTTCTTCTCGCACAGTACCTTTCCCAACGACGCTCTGACGTTGTCGTTAGCGCCGGAGAATGGCGTCCAGTCCAGCTTGACTAATGTGTCGGTGGTGACCACGGGTAACGACGTGGTCTGCGTTACGGTCTGCCAGGTGATCACGTGGTCTAAGTGGCCGTACTCTCCGAACATGTTGTGGGTGAACACGCAGTCGCAACCGACAGACATAGACGTGATGTTCTTCGATATCTCCGAGAGGATGTCGCTGCGGAGGCCGTTCCTGTGGTTGACCTTCGCGAACTCGGAGTCGAAGGGGAGCACTCTGCGGTCAGCAGCTCTTATCCCGACTCTGTCGCACACTTCGAAGAGAGCGTCTTTCCTGTGCGCGCACCACTTCCTAACTGGGTTGTTCTCGTCGCTGGAGCACACTAAGATGCGCTTCTCCACCGTCGGGTCTAACAGCACGGCTGCGCCGAATATCAGCTCGTCGTCGGGATGAGACACTACGACTAAGACTCTAGACACTAACGCACCTCGTCAGGAGTTCAACTTCTTCCACGCCGGCTCTGATGTCCCCTCGTCGAACCTAGCCAGCTCGAGGAGAGCGTACGATATCGTCAGTTCTGCCAACTCAGCGTCTCTGCAGGTGACTAATGCCGCTGGATCCATCTCGGGGTCGCCGTAGCAGTTGCACGCGAGAATTTTGCCCGCTTCTTCTGCGTCGAAGAACCGCTTGCTGGATGTCAGCGGACACCTGACTACGGAGCACTCGCAACTGGCTACGATTATCTCGGGATATCCGCACAGAGACATCCAGAGACACGATAAGAATCTGAACAGCTTGAACGCCATCGTGAGTCCTCCTCGGTGACCGATTATTTACGGTTCCCGAGTCGGAATCACTCCTCGAGTGCTGCTATGAAGTCGAGCGCCTGTACGACGTTGTTCGGGTGGAACACCCAGCGCTTGCCGCTGACTGACTCGAACCACTGTCTAGCTGTGTTAGTCTTCAGCTCCTTAGACATCGCTTGCCAGTCGGCGACCATCTCGGCGACGGCTTCTACTGGCATCTCGCGGACTTTTATCATCTTCTCTAGGCGATCGCGGTTCTTCGGGTCGAACACTATCGGGTCCTCGCTGTACGACTCAGGGTGGTGCCTGTTGTTGACCACGTGGTGCAGCGTAGCGGCCCTTATAGACTCCTGGAGGTCAGCTGGGATAGCCAGGGGTGTGCCCTCGCGCTTGTTCTTGTACATCCAGTTGACCCACACGTAAGGTTCCTTCTCCTCTGCGTCGTTCAGCTTGCTGAAGTCGTGCATCCTCGGCATGTTGTCCAAGCCGAACTCGGCTGCCAGTTGCTGGTAGAACTCCTCGACGTACCCGATGTGCATCTTAGTGCGCGCGTCCGAGTATTTCTGCATCTCCGGTGTGATCTTCAAGTTCAGCGCTTCCATCATCTCTTCGAAAAGCATGATTTCTATTTCCTCTCTGTGTTAAAGATCTACGAAATTATCGTAGATCATTGTCTCATAGTTGGTGATTATTAGTTCGTTCAACGCTAGACTATCTTTCCCATATTTGACTCCTCGACGAGAGTTAATCTTCTGTATGTAGAAATCATAGTATATTTTCTCTATGAAGTCGTCTCCTTCTATGTAAGAATTGCTGATCATTGCCGAACATTTTTCGTGTCTTTTCAGACATTTCATCAACCTCAAGTGATCTTCAGGTGAAAATCCGCTTGCGTTATAAGAATCGAACGTCTTATAGTACGGTGGATCGCAGTAGATGAATGCTCCATCATCGGCGTGTTTGTCTATGACCGTCTCAAAATCTTCATTCAATATCTCGATACATTCGAACATCGATGATAGTTTCCTGATATTGTCTTCTTTAAATATCGTCTCAGATAAATGAGCTCTGTATGAAGAGTTGAACTCCCCTTTTGAGTTGAATCTGAACAATCCACAATAACACGTCTTATTTAAAAACATTACTAAAGACGAACTAGCGATGATGTCTTCTTTTTTCAGAGAGTTGAATTCTCTCTTCTTAGAGTTGTAGAATTCGCGTTTGGATTCTAACGTCCCGCATGCATAGTATTCGTCTCGCAGCTCACGCAATGCGGATATCAGCTCTTCTTTAGAATCTCTTATAGCTATGTAACACGAGATTAACATCTTGTTCTTATCGGAGACGACTATTTTTTGAGGATGATACTTTTCTACCACGTCTAATAACACTGAACCAGCTCCGACAAATGGTTCTATATAAATGTCTATCTTCTCAGGAAAGTGTTCTCTGAGTTTTGGAAGAAGCTTTCTCTTTCCTCCTAACCACTTTAAAAACGGTTCTGGCATATTGTTCTAGAGTATCTCCAATGTGTAGTCTAATTCTTTGTCTTCCACGAGTTCGCGTGCGTTCACCAGAGTGCATATCCTGATGTGCATGTTTTTCAATCCGGTATCATACAGGTGTTGGTGTTCACAACCCACAAATTCTTGGAACTATGAGGAGAACTACGACAGCAATACCTCCACGATTCACCAGCACCGGCTTGACATTCCACTAGGTTAGCTGCCAGCGTCTTCTCCTCAGCCGCGGCTAGTCCTTCAGTGTTGGGGGTAGTGCTTCTTGAAGTAGTCGTTAGTAAACAACGTCCCGTAGTACTAGTACCCGCTGTAGTACTTATTGTCAGACATCTCTTATTTTTCTTTCATCTCCTCGAGTTGTTTCTTCAGCTTCTCTACCAGCATTCCATTTTCGCACCAGTCTTCACAGAACAGCTCTCGACAGTGGCAGTAGTACTCCTCGAGCGCTCCTATGCATTCAGACAGCGCTGCTTTGACTCGCTCAGTCCTCCGGAATCTCTCCTCATCGGGACACATCCATGTCGGTCTGTTCTTCATCTTTCGTCTCTCAAGAGCCTTTCGAGTTTCTCGATAGTGTCTTCATCCCAACCTCGCTCTCTGACTGATTGCAGGCGTTCTTGGATCATGCCTTCGGTGATGGTGAATTTCTTCCCTCGACAGGCTCTCAACTTGCGTTTGACACTCCTGTTGGTGTTGTGCTTCATTCTCTTCCACCATCACACCTGTCTTCTAGTGGGCAGTCGGCCGGAAAACATAGCAGATCTTCACACGACATCTCACTTTCGCGCCGAGAGCAGATGTGTTCACCCCTCCAGCTCATTATGTTGACTTCGCGAAATGGGCATTTCGCGGGAGATTCGATTGTGTATATCTTAGACATTCACTCTTCTTCAGCAGGGTTTGACGCCCTTCAAGCTCTTGGCTATCTTAGAGCACTCGGGACACGTCGGCTTTCCTCCTGCAGACTCCCACCCGAAGTCGTCTACCGAGTTCCACTTGTGGCCGCACACGGTGTAGTCGTCCCACGCTTCGTTGACGACGTGCACTATCCCATCAGCGGGGTTCTTGATCAACTTCAGTTTGCTCTTCACGTGTAAAGACCCCTTATGTTTACTCTATTCTTTTCACTCTGTCTACCGAGATGGGCACAAAGACTGAGAACTGCCAACACACCATTCCTTCAGGTGGGTCAAACCCATAGTTATCTACATGGCTCCCTATTCCCTTTGGCTCGTACTCGACCTCTAGCAGCACTACTCCGAAGCTCTTAGGGAAGGGCTCCGGACTTAGGTAGGTATATCTGTATGACGTATGCCCTCTCCTAGGAGTTGGTATTCCCCATAGCACACCCTCGGCTTGTATCTTCTTCCAATTCTCTTCTGTCGTGCGGTGGTAGAACTTCATGTTCTACCCTCTAGATAGTGCCTCTTGACGCTATCGTGCCCGGTGTGCAGTATGATCTCGTTCCCACACCCGATGTCTTTCTCGCACACGCAGAACTGCGGAGGAAGCGTGTAAGCAGCGAACTCAGTGTTCCACATAGCCCTCCACATAGCAGTTGGCCCTCTCACCGGAGTATTCTCCATGATGGTAAGATACTCTTCGAGGACTCTTCTAGATTGGTCGTGACAAGTGTTGAATGCTATCGGTGACATGTTCACTGCGTAGCCGCACCCCATCGCTTCTAACAGACCGTCGGAGTCGGCGCCGACCGTGTTGTCGACCGACACTAAGTGCCTAGCGTTAGCTGGGACTAGCAGGCCGAACTGCTCTGCTAAGTACAGCAGCGATCTGACTCTCACCGCATCTACTACTAGCATGTCTGTGTCTACTGCGATCGCTACGTCAGCTTTAGACTCCGCGAGTCCTTTGACTTTGTAGTAGTCGTTGCACCGCCAGCCGTACCTGGGGTGAGCTCTGTCGTAAGGAGGAATGGCCGTCTTGACGTTGAACTCGGGAGGTCCGTCTCCGAAGTCGTCGGTGTACAGCGTCCAAGACGCTTCCGGAAAAGCGCTCTTGAAGCTGCTGAAAGACGGTTCGAACGAAGTTGCCCTCCCTCCGAACTGAGCCATCACGAACTCGACTCTCACGCGTTCACCACTTCTTTCAGTCTTCCCTTGTAGTGTAAGACTATCACGTCCGGGTCGTTCACCGCTCTGCGGATCTCCATCGAAGCCCTGTCGAAGCTCTGTGGGTCGCGCTGCTCGACCGATGGGCAGTAGTTGTACCCAGGTCCCAGGTCAGCTAGAGATATGTCGCCTGGCGTCTTCCCAGTCTTGACGTAGTCCTCCCATACTGCGCAGAAGAAGTCTTGCTCGGAGAACCACTCTAAGTGCAGAGGGTGGTTGAACTTGCGGCGGAACTTGACGTAGGGCTCCCACGTGGGGGTCTTCATCTGCTCTAGGTAGAACTTTAAGAAATCGCGAGTCTTAGCGTTCCACCTGAACGCCTCAAAACCGGTGTTTATGACGTACCAGTACTTGTAGTGGCGAGTCGTGACAGCCCAGTCGAAGTCCATCTTGAAGCAAGAAGTGACGTCTCTCTTCGCTATCATGTCTGTGTCCATCGTCACAACGCGGTCTCCGACTTTAAGATCGAGATCGCTGAGGGTGGATATCTTATCATAAGTCGGGAACTCCGACTTCTCGTAGTGCTTCCACGTCATCATACCCGGGTAGTTCTCGGATATCTCGGCGGCGAACTCACCTCTGGAGTCGTCCCAAGCTTCTCCTGCCGCGTGGAACACCATCGTCACGTCTTTCGGCACGTTAGACAGCACGGACCTGACCATCGACTTAGTCATCGAGTCTATCTTCTTGTCGAATATGCAGTGTACTAACGTCTTCATTTCTTTCCGTTCATCGTCGTCTCGAACATGTATTTAAACGATTCGACTTTGACGTCCCACGACCAGCTCACCATCTTAGCGCTGACTTGTCTGCCGATGAACTCCCTGCGGGAGGAGTCGTCCATCTTCAGGTCGGCCAGCACATCTGCGAAAGCCTTGGCGTCTCTGTCGACTAAGAACTCTTCACTGACCATCTCGGCGGCAGCTCCGACTCGCGTCGACACTACCGGAGTCCCGCACGCCATCGCCTCCATCGTCGGGTTGTTCTGCCCCTCTGATGCGGAAGCTATGCACAGCACGTCCAGACTCCTGTAGAAATCGGCCATCTCGTCTCGAGACAGCTTCTCCGCGTACTTCAGCTCACAACCGGCTACTTCACATGCGCGCTTGACGACGTCGAATCCCTTGTCCCCACCTGATCTGGGGTTTCCCGCGACTCCGACTACCAGGCCGGAGTCTCTCCAGATGCGTTCTCCGACGTTGAATACCCTTAAGTCTATCCCGTGTTGGACGAGTAACACGCTGGGATCGACTTTTGCGAACTCGTCTTGGTGAGCTCTACACACCACGTGGAACACAGATGCTCGGTCTTTTACGTATCTGGCATAGTGTTTGTCGGCACCTTCGTTCTTCCAGGAGAACTCGCACCTTATCCCAACGCACGTCTTGTCTCGTGGGACCGGTGGATTCCTCTCGAAGAGCCTAGTGTCCATCACGTAGACGCAGTCGAAAGCATCGTAGAACTTGGGATCTTTAGGAAATCCTATGTCTCTGTAAACGCACTGAGTCTCGTATTCCGGAGTCAACCGCTTCGATATCTCCCTCCTGTGGGAGTCGAACACCCAAGACGGTGTGTCAGCTAGGAACAAGAGTTTCTTCACACTCACCTCAACTTCAGCTCTGCCATCTTCAACTCAGTCAGGTCTTCGAACTGGTCTGCTTCTGCTTCCAGAGCTCTCCCGAAGAGTGGGAGTCTGCGCAAAGAGTACTTGAAGAAGCCCATGCGCTTCAGCTGGAGCATGTGAGTCATCTCGTGGATGAGGACCTTCACCATCATGCCTCGTTGACCTCGGAAGTCTGCTAAGAAGATAGTGTCAGGTTGGCTCGCGCAGAAACAGCCCAGAGTTGCGCCGTCGTCAGCCATGTGCGGGCACCAGTACACGTCGATGGCCGCTATGTCTATCTCAGCATGGTCTCTGAACCTCGAGTCTGACGCGAACACCGCTGAGCAAGTCCTGGTGAAGTATCCTAGTTCTTCGATGTCTATGTGGTATGCGCCTCTGGTGTAGAAGTACGAGGGGAAGATCACTTCTTGCTCCCGTTGACCGAGAACTTCTTCGGCAGCTTATTGTTCCACGCTGAGAACGTGGTCCTGTCGACGACTTTGACTGTGTTCTTCGGCGTGATTATCACGAAACCCTCTCCTGGAGTAGGTTCTAGTGTGCCATCAGGTGTCCTGATGAACGTCTTCCAATCGCCGGCTCTTGTGTTGGCCAGCGCTCTGTGTATGGTGTTCTTCATCTGTATCATCTTATAGTACACGTCGAACAGGTTTCTGAACGACTCCCTGTGGCTCTCTACGACACCTACCCACTTGTCGAGTTTCTCCATCTTCGAGAGTTTGACTTTCTCAGTCTTCACTTTATCAGCTTCTCGTTTCCAGTAAGTGGTGAAAGCTGCGACTAGCTCTGAGCACAGTCCATCTGCGTCTATCGGTTCTCCCCTGAGAGCGGCTCCGAATATCCCCATGTCAGCTCTGTCTTTCAGCTGGGAGTTGGCGAACACCTTCATCCGTTCTGTGAACTCTGGCAGGGTATCTATCACTCTGTACAGCTTTTTGACAGTTTTCTCGTGTCGCGTAATGGTGTCAGCCGCGTGTCCTAACAGGACTCGATGCTCGGACATGTATGCGTCTCTGGCGTATATTTCAGGCACGTTATTGAGGCTCTCTACTATGGCGCCGACGCCTCTGTCAGACTGTTTCCACACGATGTCGTCTTCCCAACCCATCTCCTCATCTTCTCCGTCGCATTCAACTTGCTCTATCTCCAAGTCGTAAGCGGTGTGCACAACTCCTCCGAGTCTGGAGTTCATAACCCTGTAGAAAGACGGGTCATCATAGGTGACGGCGTACGTTATGGTGTTGGGAGAGAACAAGATGTGTCCCACACCGTCAATCTTCTCGTAAGTCTTATCTTCCTCGGTGAACATCAAGTCCATCTGATAAGCTTCGCCTGGAGACAGCTTCAGTCTTCCCTTCAGTTGTTCGAACAGCGCTCTCACCTGTTTCCTAGGCCCCGTTGGGATTATCATCCTGTCAACGTCAGAGATCTTCTTTATCAGTCGACCAGAGCTCATTGCGGACTTAGTGCCGACGAAGAACTTCTCGTCTGTGGGGTCCACTCCAAATACCAGAGCTGGAGCGCCATCGTACTTTTGAGTTATGCGCACACCATTCCATGTAGACAGTCTAGATGCGATATCAATAAATGCGCAGATGCCGGCGGCCCCGAGTTCTATCGCGAGGTCGTCGAGGTGGGACAAGTGAGTTATCGCGGCTTTGCCGCTGGTGTCGGAGGCTCTCATGACACGTCCTGTCAGCTGAGTTTTGCGAGTTCCTTGGTGAAGCCCTCAGATATCGACAAGTTCAGCGCGAAATTGCTAGACCCGATGGGTTTCTCCCTTATCTCGAGGTCGGCTATCTCGACAACTTTCTTATCGTTGCCCATAGAATACACTATGACTGGGCGGCCGAGCCTCCCCTTCGCTACTTTCAGGTGCTCTCTGATGTCGTTCATGTCGTCGGTGCCGAACATCTTCGCGCACGCTGCTTGGTCGAACACCTTGTCACCTATGATCATTGTCTCGCGTCCAGTGGCGACAGACTTGATGGGGAACTCGTCTCTGACGCTGTCTAGTAGACCAGTGACCATCTGGTGGTTGCTCATTATCGCCTTCGTCGCAGCTTCTTGGAACAACCGCCTGTCGTTGATCACGTCTTTGACCACGGCTCGGGCTTCAGGTGTCTTGAGTTTCGCAGCTACGCTGAGCAGCGCGGCGCTGTCTTTAGCGGATATGGCGATCACTTTGGACTCGTCGTTCTTGCTCTTCAAGCTGTCCAGCAGCTCCAAGTCAGCTTTGTTCTTTATCTTCTTCTCGACCGCAGCTGCTATCTCGGGAGTCGAGAACAAGTTAGCCAGCTTCTTGTTCAGCTTGCTCTTGTACGCGACTTTGTTGATCTCCTCTGGCTCTCCGCCGTGGGGGAAGACCCCTTTGACGAGCGTGTCGAACCAGCCGTTCTTGAAGTTCGTGTAGTCGTCTTTCTTCAGAGACACTTCGTGCACTTCTACGAGGCCGTCTTTGTCGACAGTCTTGATGAAAGCGTCAGTAGAGCTCTCGGCGTCATCGTAGTCCATGCCCAGTGCGTTGACGTCTTCTCTGGCGTCCCAAGCCGCTGCGACGATCTCTTTGCCCTTGAAAGCTTTGAGCACCGCTCTCCGGTTCTTCTCCGCAGCGTCCACCCAGGACTCGTCAATAGCACACTCCTGACCAGAGGTGGTCATCTCTTTCACTCGGGCCTTAATGTCGTGGAAGAACTTCTTAGCACGCGGAGCGTCCATAGTGCACGACATTAACGACATCAGCTCTCCAGTCCTCGACTTGAGAGAACCAGCTCCGGTGTCAGTCTTCTCGGTATAGAAACTCATGCTCTTGTGGCGTTTGTCGCTCTTGAGGTCGGTGTTCAGCATCCTATCTATGATCTGATCGTACTTCTTCGGGTACTTTCCACCGCTGTCTGGACCATCTAAGCGGAACCTCTTGAAGTTAGATAGCACTTCTCGTCTCGTGTAGAACTTTTTGTCGTCGTGGTCGCGGAGGTCTTCTTTGAAAGCTTTCTCACCCTCGTGTCCAGTCGGAGACTGTGTGACCTGCTTCTTCGGCTTCAGCTGTCGAGCAGGAGACGTCACGACGAAGCCGTCTTCGTGGTCTGACGTAGCCAGCACGTCGTTAGCTCTGGACTTAGACGGAGGTCGTTCTTTCGCTACTTTATTGAGTTCTTTTAACGTGGGACGATCTTTATCCGTAACTTTCTTGAATTTTCCATCAACTTTCCTGTAGAGAGCGATGCCTTCTTCTTTGCCGTACCATCCGCCGCCTAAGTGGTGAGTGCCCTCCGGACCAGTGTCTAGCACTGTCTCAGCTAAGTACAACAAATAGTTAAACTTCACAGTATCTCTCCGTTCATGATGTTACCACTCAGGTCTCCGCTCAGAGTCTCCAAGTAGAAGTCGTAGTAATCTAGCGTCGACATGCCCTTTGGAAAATACCCCGTGTCATTCACCAGAAGGAGGTCTCCATCAGTGGTCGTCAAGAACTGCGGATCGCCTGAGAGGGGGGCAGGCCCTGACACCAGACCTGAGACGGTCCCTGACACGTCACTCCAATATCCCGAGAGGCCGGCGGATATCGGGAGGAAGTCCCACGCGTCTAACTTTATGAGGCCGCATATGATTGCTCCCTCATACTGGGAGAACGTTGTGGTCATAGGCACTGTGTACCAGCGGTCCAGCATGTAGTTCTCTCCGACGGTCAGTAAACCAGGAGCGAAGTTGATGCGCTTTATTAGTGGTGTCGAGTCTCCGAGAGCGTCTGGGTCTGCTCCCATCCCTGGAAATATCCAAGTCTTATATGTGAACTGGGTGTTGGCGATTATCCTGTAAGGGTCGTTCTCGGTGACCTCTTCTGGCCAGTCCACTTGTAAGTCTCCGTCCCACACCACTTGGGACTTGATGTTCTTAGTCGGTTGCTTGGGGTGTGGCCAGACCACGTAGAAGTCTGGGTTGCAGAAAGGTATGAAGTTCGACACTATCTGGTCGAGATCGCTGTGGGTCTTAGTCACTATCGAGAGTGTGAAACCTATGTTCATCGGTACTGGAGAGTTCTTTATCAGCTGTGGGAGGCCGTCTGACGTCCCCTGGTAACGCAGCCTCTGCTGTAAGTCGTATGCCCGGGTGTTGTCTCTGGTCATGGAGTTCACCGAGAGCGTGATCAGCGGTATCTTCAGCGTCTTATCTCTGTTCTCTAGTGACTTGAGGACGCGGTCGCGCTGGCCGAACACACACGGGACCTTTATCAGCTCTTGCACGACGTTCTTGTTGTCGCGGCGGTCTATCACTATCGACGAGAAGACGTCTAACAGCTGAGCGGTGCTGGTCCTAAACTCTGCATTGTAAGAGCGGTACTTCATTTGGAAAACTCCGGAAGTTGCTCTCTATTTATGGCGCATTGGCGCCCAACGCGTGTAAATACTAACGGCCGAGTTGGCCTATCGTGCAACAGTGTCAGTGACATAGAGTTCAAATTAAGAGGAAACGACTGCATGGCTATCATAGGTACCTGGACCTCGAACAACACCCAGCTGTTCGGCGGCATAAAGCGGTTCTCTCACGCGCAAGCGGAAGCCGGCAACTACAAGCTTCCAGTCTTTGACGAAGTGAAGAGAGACTCCGACGTAGTCTCAGACATGAGCGTTATTGACAAGTACTTCAAGAACATGCAGGAGCGAGAGACGTCTGGCGCTTACTGGGATTCTACTTCGTTCGGAAAGTTCTTGTACGCTTCGATCTCGACCAACAAACCAACTAGAGTTGGCAGCTATCGCCGCATGGCGATGTTCCCGGAGGTCGGAGACGCTATCGACGAGATCTGCGACAACGCGATGGCGTTCGATGAAAACAATAAGATAGTCGCGTTTAAGCTCAACCGTAAGTTCGACGCCGCGGCCGAGAAGGAGATCAACGCCGCTGCCGAAGAGTACTTGAACTTGTTCAACTTCGAGTCTAACATGTTCGAGATCATGCGGCAGCTCGTAGTAGAGGGCGAAGTCTGCTGGGAGAACATCATATCCAAAGACCACCCGGACGCGGGCGTCATCGGCATCAACCCCATCCCATGCGAGACTTATGATTTCGCTATCGACACTAAAGCTAATAAAAAGACTGGAATAATCATCAACATAGCTTCCTCTGACCAGTCTGCCGACAACAAAGAGGGCACTGGCAAGAACAACAATAACAAGCGCGTTGTCGGCAACATGTCAGTTGAAACGCTGTCTAGCATAAACAACTTGAGCTCCTACGAGAAGATTAAGAACGGTGAAGTGTGCTACATGCCGTTCGAACAGGTGACCTATGCCAACACCGGGCTCATATCTTTCGACGGTCTGATGGTGTACCCCGTGCTGGAGAGGGCTAGGAAGGCTTACAACCAGCTGTCACTCATCGAAGACTCCATAATCATATACCGTCTCGTCCGCGCTCCGGAGCGCTACGTGTTCAACGTGGACACGGGGACTGCTTCTAGGTCTAGGGCCGAACAAGAGGTCCTCAAGATGATGAAGCGGTACAACACCAAGAAGGTGTACAACCCCTCGACGGGGACGACGACGAACGAGTACGATCCCTGCCTGCTTCTCGAGTGTCTTTCGATGAACACTGGAGTTCCTCTGCTCGACGGAAGAACTCTAACTATCTCTCAGATATCTGACGAAATGAACGGTGGAAAGCAACTCTGGGCTTACAGCTTCGATCCTGAGACTGGTAAGTTCGCCCCAGGTAAGATCAGCTGGGCTGGAGTCACGAGAAAAGACGCTGAAGTGATGAAGATCACTTTCGACAACGACAAGACGATGACAGTCACGCCCGACCACAAGTTCCCGGTATGGGGCAAAGGCAAAGTCGAAGCTAAAGACCTCGTGATCGGCGACAGCATGATAGCGTTCAACAGGAAAAAAGAGAAGATCACCGCTGAGAAGAATGACTACGAAATGATATACGATCACGCTTCGCAGAAGTGGATATACACCCACCAGGCTGTCGCAGACTACTTCAAAGGCACGCTGTGTGAGCAATACGTATGGGACGAGGAGAATTTCTCCAAGAACAAGCGCTTCTCCGTCAGACACCACAAGAACTACGATAAGTCAATGAAAGCCGCGTGGAAGCGTTCGGACAGCATTCGATCTGCTCTCAAGAAGTACAACGATGAAAAATGGGCTGATCCTAAGAATAGAGAAAGACTTTCGGCGTGGTACAGCTTCAAGCCTTCTAAGTTGATATTCGACCGCATCACTACCGCAATTGCCGATAAAAGATTGGCGTTCATCGATGAAGTAGTAGAATTCTGCAATTCTGATGAGCTGTGCGCAGCTGAATACTCCAGGGTACACACAAGCGTCCACACCGTCGGCGAGAAGATCAGCAGACAGTACTTGATGATGCTCTCCAAGAATTTTGGATTCGACTCCTTCAGAAGCCTGATCAGAGAGTTCAATCCAACTGCGAAGTTCGTCAACCAGAGGACGCTCGATCGTGCTAGACTTCAGAAAAAGTTCGTCTACACGCACGACATGCTCAAGATGCTGATAGACACCGTCAAGGCCAACAGAGACATCAAGATGAAGGAATGCGCGGTCATCCTCAAAAATGATCAGCGGTTCATGGAATTGATGGATGAAGCCAACGGTGACAACTCGCAGTACAAGAGAGAAAAATTCGGTTGGGGGCACGTGCAGAGCCTCGTTCACTCTTTTGGATACGAAGATTTCAGGTTGTTCCGCAAAGAACTTCAGAACCACAACCACCGCGTAGTGAAGATCGAGTACCTCTCTCAGAGAGAAGACACTGGCACGCTGGTCATCGACGGAGACAACGAGTTCCACGACTATCACACGTTCGCCACTGATGCTGGAGTTGCGACATGTAACAGTTTCTGGTTCAGCAAGCCCGCTGGAAGCACTGGAACCACTGTCGACACGTTGTCATCCAGCGTCAACCTCGGCGAGATGAAGGACTTAGACTACTTCCTCAGGAAGTTGTACGTCTCTCTCAAGATACCCTACAACAGGTACGCACAGCCGGAGATCAACATCCAACGTGGCGAGCAGATCAACTATGAAGAGTATCGCTTTGCGAAGTTCATCATGCGCTTACAGCAGTGCCTCGCAAAGGGCCTCGCCAATGGGCTCATATCTCACCTCCGCTTAAGAGGAGTCTGGGACCGCTTGAAGTTGCGCAACAGAGATTTCATCGTCCAGTTCACTCCTCCGACCTCGTTCGACATATACGAATCACAGAAGCGCCTCCAACTCATGACGGAGCGCTACTCGCTGATGGCGCAGTACCAAGAGATGTCCAAGACTCTCCTCCAGAAGAAGTACCTCGGGTGGACCGAGATAGACGTCGAGGAGAACTGGCGCTTCCTAGAGGAAGAGCAAATAAAAGCAGCTAAGATCCGCTGGAAGACCATGCAGATAGAGCAGACGGGTAAGGTCGGAAAACCAGGCACAGACCCTTACGCTTCCCAGGTCGTGGGTGCCGAGGGTCAGTCTCCAGAAGGACAACAGGGGCAGGAAAACGTGATCCAACCGTCTTCAAGCCAGAGTCAGCCCGGCCAGTACCCCGGTCTTCCACCTCCGCTACAGGACCACGAGGACGACCAGCAAGGACAAATTAAAGACGATGAGGAAGGGGACGAGAGAGATGTTGAATAAGTTCGAGATGCTCTGCGCCGGTATAGTGTTAGAAGGAGTCGACCCAGTCCCTTATCCGCTAGAAGTCAGCGAGAAGGGAAAATTGGCCGTCGACAGCCTGAACAAGGGCATCGAAGACAAGATGATCCTTAACCCAGTCTTCCAAGACGCTAAGTCTCGTCTGAACAACAACATAGAGCTCATAACTTGGCACAACGGCAACGTGCTCGGGCCAGAAGGCATGTACAACGTGGCGTACCGCGTAGACGCTATCCCTCACGGACTGCGAGACGTCCCCAAAGCTATCAAAGGACTCAAGACCATAGTCGATTCACCAGAGCTCCCCGCGAAATTCACCAATTTCAACGCCAATTTTAGTGAGGAATGGGCAAGGACGAACTGGATCGCCCTGCGAGATGGGATGCGGAAGTACTTGAAGATACTCGAGTCTTGGCTACCTGTGATCAAGATGCTAGACGAACTGAAACCTCTGATAGTCAAGGGTAGGCAGCCGAACCCCAACGCAGTCCCATCGTTCCAACCTCAGAAGGCCGACCCAGCTACTGAGAAGATAGTGGTAGACGTGCTGAACCAGCTCGCGGCCCCTCTGAAACCGAAAGTGGTAGAGACTCTCGTCGCGCAAGACGAGAAGTACGTCAAGCGGTTCCAGGAGTCCGGTCTCCCAGTCAGCTACAACGACATTCGCAAGTTCTTCAAGAACGACATCGAAGCTATGAAGGTAGTCGACTCGTGCTTGAACCCCGCTGCGACGGCCATCATCCCCAACTACAGAGACAAACTGACACAGTCCGCGACGAGATCTGTCAACGACATGGTCACTAGGTTCATCAGCAAGAACGTGGAGAAGATAGCGCCTCTGCTAGCTCGCAAGCAGGGTTCTGAAGCCAGAGTGCTCCACGGCAACCTCGATGGGATAGGTTTCAGCGGAGAGATCTCGTTCAAGTTCAACGACGGCACTAGCTTCGTAGTCAGGAACAAAGTAGTCATGAAGTACACCGCGATGCAGCAGCAGTTCCTGCAGTTCCCGACGACTTTCCACAACGTGGTGTTCCCAGACGGCTCTAAGAAAGCGATGCAGTCTGAAGAGCAGATGCACAAAGACTGGCTGAAGTGAAGATCCACACGAGTCTACGATAAATATGTCAACGCATTCAACTAAGCACACAGGAGGCTGATAATGCCGGCTGAAATCATAGCTAGCGGACTGAAACTGCTGACGGAGACTCTCTATACAGACGTAGACATCGAGACCATCGTCGAGCAGAAGAACCCGAACGAAGCGAAGTTCCTCAAGATCAGAGGACCTTACATCGTCTCCGAGAAGCGGAACATCAACGGGCGCACCTACTCCCGCTCTCTGATGGAGAGCTCGGTCGCAGAGTGGAAGAAAGAGTGGCTCGACACGAAACGCTCTTACGCTGAGCTGAACCACCCGGACTACATCAAAGTCGACCCAAAGAACGCGTCCGACCTCATCGTCGCGCTAGAACAGCAGGGCGACATGTGGATTGGCGAGTCGATCGTCCTGTGCAGCGACTTCGCCCACAACATCAAGGGCACTATGAACGGAGACACCCTGGCAGCGCTGATCCAGCACGGCGGTAAGATCGGCAAGTCGACCCGCGGCGTCGGCCAGATCAGCGAAGACAAGCGCGTAGACAAGATCTACAAGCTCATAACGGTCGACACCGTGGTAGACCCATCTGGCCCTGGGTGCATGGTCGACGGGATACTCGAGAGCAAGGAGTTCCTCATCACCGCGCACGGCGACATCATGGAGAACGCGATCAACAAGTTCGCTTCGTCTGTGGCTAACATACCGTCTCACTCTGTGAAGACGGACATCGGCAGGGAGTACGTAGTCTCGCTGTTCGACAAGTTCATAATTGACATTAATTCTAAGAGGAGCATCTGACATGGGTAAGTTCGAAGAGCTTTACGAGAGCATCACCGACGATCTGATTTCAGAAGGGAAAGAAAATGCCGGTCTGATGGGTCCTGACGGAACTCACAGCATTGGACAGGGTTTCTACGGTCACCACATCGGCGAAGCTATGTTCAAGAAGGCCGGAGGCAAGTTCGTGAAAGTTAATAAGGGTGAAGGACCGTCTGACGAGCATTCAGGACACAAGAAATTGCTCGCTCAAACCGCAGCAATCGGGGAAGACGACTGGGCCGCGCGTCATAAAATCTACCAACTCGTCGGAAAAGCTGACGCTCACACTCTGCATAAATTAGCTGATCACAAAAATTTTAATGTTCGGCAAGCAGTTGCTAGCAGCTCCGAAACGCATCCCGACACGCTGCGAAAGTTAGCTGACGATAAAAATGAACACGCGCGGAGAGAAGTTCTTATGAATCCTAAGACACCACAAGACGTGCTAAGGAAAGCTGCTAAACATCACAGTCAGTACGTTCGATATTACGTAGCAGGGAATCCCAATGCGCATCCTGACGATCTACACAACTTAGCTAATGAGAAAAGTCATCATACAAGAAGTGAGGTCGCAAGCAATCCTAATACCAGTGAAAAGACTCTTTTGAAATTGGCCGACGACACGAATAATATCGTGAAAACTAACGTGGCTGACCACCCCAACGCTACTGAAAGAGTGTTGAACGCACTTTTAAAACATAAGAGAGAGGGGAACCAGGACCTAAGTCATGGAAACGTCGAGTTTGCTGTGGATATAGCCAGAAAGAAACTCAAGAAGAAACTTGAGAAGAAAGATTAAGATATATTAGGACGGGAACGTTCCCGTCCGCAAATTCGAGGAGAAACATGAGTAAATTCGAAGAACTCTGCGAGAGCATCCTGTCGGAAGCGAAAGCTGCTGACAAGGAAGTCAAAGGTAGGAACTCCAAGGGCCAACTGCGGGGTCCCGAAGGTACTCACTCTCTCGGCGGCGGCTTCTACGGTAAGAACAAGGGCGAAGCTGAGTACAGGAAGGTCGACGGAAAGTTCGAGAAGATAGACTCCACCACTCACCACATAGACCTAGACATCGCCGACGAGCGCGGCTTACTCCGAAATAAGAATAAACTGCCTTTCAAGCATATTGTCAAGGTCAAGCAGCACGGGCCAGGCGGCGGGAACCCGGTCTACAGGTTCGCAGCAGACAGACACACGCTGCACCGCTACATACACAAGCACTACGCGAACGACGCAGAAGAAGCCAGAGAGCTGATGAACAGCGCGAAGAAGTCTTCCGACGACGAGCTGAAAGAGCTCAAGAAGATGGAGAAAGCCGAGCATTGACGGTCGAGAACCTTCTAACGTTGAAGAAAAGACCCATGTGGCAGCTGTACTTATCTAACTGTCTAGTATTAAACGGTTGGACTGCTACTGTGTTTAACAACGGTGATGTCAGGCTGAGAAAGAAGTTCGGCGTCGGTAAAGGGGAACACGAGTTGACTATAAGTCTTAAGACTACTGTGATATCTAGAGAGATGTTCGTAGATGCTCTGAAGAGGTTCTGCGACCGCTCAGACCCCGAGAATGTAGTTGACAAGTTCTCTGGAGTCGTTTAACAACTCGGAGGACTCTACATGGCGTCATCGAATCTCCTGCAGAACTTCTACTCGAAGTTCGGAGCGTCTGGAGCGAAGGGGAAGAACACCGATCCCCACTTCAACTTCTCTCGTAACTATCTCTGCGCAATGTCGTTCTCGTTCCCAAAGGGAATCCCCTTCCCGACCGAGTACACACTGCAAGACATAACACTGATGTCTCAAGCTGTCAACACCCCGGACATCGAGCTGTCGGGCGTAGAGCGCGAGTCGACAGTCGAGATCAAGAACTTGGGCGGTTCGTGGACAGGCGTCGGCGAAGTCAACGTACAACCGGTAGACAACACGTTCAACATATCTCTCATCGACACCGTCAGACCGGTGCACGAGATGTTCTTCCTCCCGTGGTTGAAGTACGTCGTAGAGGCCAACCGCCGTCCACCTGATTCAGAAGTGGGCAGTGGAGGTACAGACCAAGAGTACCCGTTCGCTCGCGCGGTCCTCCACCTCATGTTCTTCAACAACATCAGTAGTCCGAGTCTAGCTCTAGACAGCGACGTAGCTCTCGAGTACATCATAGACGGAGTGTTCCCCGTAGAGATAGAGAACCGTAAGATGGCGTACGGCGAACAGCAGAAACTGGTCAGGGACGTGAAATTCGCGTTCAACCGCATAGATTGTGTGACTCTTCCCAACGTCAACAAAGTTACAGAGGGGCTGTCGTACGCAACTCCCGCCGTCATCGAGGCGCCGATAGCACTAACTCCTCCAGCTAAAATCGTAGTTGAAGCTCCTAAGAAAGAGCAGACTCAGCCCACTACTCCCCCAGTGAACATAGTAGCTCCGCCAGATCAGACACTCAGACATTTCATCACTGTAGAACCGCAGACCGTGGTAGGGATAGATTTGTTGGGTGGTATAGCTGCTGCTGGCGCAGCTGGAATGGCCGGAGCTGGAGCCAGAGGAATTGCTTCTGCGGGTCTCAGAGGAGCTGTCAACGCCCAAGAAGTAGTAGTCGTCACCGACACCGTCGGTGGACGTGGGAGTCCAGCTGCCTCGGTAGATGCCTTCGGAAACATCATCAGATTCCGCTAATTCCCCACCTAATAAATAGATCTAAACACGGAGGCCTCACGCATGAAGTCAGATGTTCTAGTCAAATTGTTGAAAGAGTCTAATGGTTCCCACGTGTACGATGTGTGGGTTCCATCTATGAAACGCACAGTCAAATTCTTACCGCTAACCGTTGGACAGCAAAAGACCATCAGCAAACTCGCGATGGACGTGTCTTCAACTAAGATAGAAGACGAAATGACATATCGTCTGCAGAAGAAGGACGTCATAGTATCGCTTGCTACCGAAATGTTAGACGAAGCGGCACTCACAGAAATAGACGCGATCGCGATATCCGCAGCAATCAGACGCTCTAATGTGATGGCTCCGCTGAAGATGACGATGAAGTGCGACTGCGGGGAAGAGATGGGTTTCGTCGTCGATTTTGATTCGATCATCACGAAGTGCAAAGAATTCAATTTCAAAGACGTTGAAGTAGAGAAAGTCATACAAGACAAGAAGTGGAAGATAATCCTCGGAGACGCGACGTTCGATGACTCTATCAGCTATAAGAACTTACAAGCGATGTACAGAGAAGAAGGAGCTGAACGTTTAGTGATAGACGTCGAAAAGTTCCAATTCATGGATTGGCCGGCGCAGTTCATCAAGAGGGTGTTCGTGGACGACGAAGAAGTGGAAGACATCCCAACGATGAGCTTGTTCGACAAGATAGGCTTCTTCATCAGCGCTCCACAAGAAGTGTGGTTCGGCGAGGGGAACGTACTAGACGCCTGCATGGCCAACTTCAACCAGAAGTACTACGGAGACTTGCTGTTCCAAGACGTTGTCTGCCCTAAGTGTAAGAAGACGCACAAGGGGGTCGTCTCCTATGACAGTTTTTTTACGCTATGAGAGACGGAGATGCATCGATGCTGATGTCTCTGTACCAGAGGGACATGTTCTTGAAAAAACACGGTTTCTCGGTGCAAGAGATGAATGCTCTTCCGATGGCGGAGATCACGACATACGAAGCTATGATAGTGTCAGAGCTCGTAGAGCAGTCTAAGCAAAAGAATTGAGAGGAATGGCTGATGGCGGGGATGACAAACGTGGGTGAAACTGGCACTGGTGGAGACTTCAAGACGATAGAGAAGTCTCTGAACGAGTTGTCAAAGTCTCTCAAAGAGACTGGTAAGACCATCCGCGAGGATTCTCGAAAGAGAGCTGAAGCAACTCTTCCTCGGCGAGAACACAGAGATGACACCTCAATCAGAGATGACATCGACAAGTCAATAAGGTTCTTCTCGGAGAAGATAGACAAACTTGCGACCACCTCGGAAGCATTGGCGAACTCTATCGAAGAGATAGAGAGGTCAAAAGATCTTCCAACGCGTCTGCTAGCTAACATAAAGTCGGGTACTCCTGAGTATGCTCCGTTCAAAAATAGAGAAGCGGAACTGAGCAAGAGGATAAAAGACGCCGACAGGCAGTTAGAGTCTCTCCGAAGAGAGCGCGTAGCTAACGAGAAGTTCCAAGAAGAACTCACGAAACTGATAGAACTCCAACAAGGACAGATGGAAGCGCCGGGAGGTAAGACTTCCAACGCAATGTACAACAAGTTCTCCGCACTGGGAGAGACTGTTCCAGGCAACGTCAAAGCGCAAATGTTCCTTCAAGCGAAGGGTCTCAGAGCTGCGATGAAAGACATTGGCACCCCAAGAGATGCCATTTCTAATCAGATGAAGCAGATCCAGGACAAGATCGACCGTAACATGGACTTAGCGTTCCGCGGGGCATCTACCGGAAAAGACGAGAAAGGTCGTTTCCGCAGATTGACGACGCTTGCGATGAACGATGCAAGACAGCTATTAGACCTCCAGAAGCTCAAGACTAAGCAAGATTCCGACTTCAAGATGCTCAAAGACCGAGTCGAAAAAGAGAAGGGGCAATTCGCCAACATACTCGATACGCTGTACGGTCCAGCAGTCAATCCAAAGCTCAGAGTGCGCGAAGACTTGTTGAAGAAGCTCAATGAGAACATGGAAGACTTGACAGACAATATCGACGACCTCAAGACTAACCTCAAAGAGGCTGAATTATCTGAAAAGATAGCAGGGCTCCGTCGAAAGACAGAGAGGAGTTGGGTGTTGAACCCCGCTGAGATGCTGTCGAAGACGATCGGCAAGTATAAGGACAAAGCCATAGCTGCTACTCTCGGTGGACTGGGTAAAGTGACTGGACTTAGCGCGTTGACTGCTAAGAGCCAATTGATAACAGCTGAACAAGAGGAAGAGGAGTTCGCTGAGAGTCGTCAAGAGAGACAGGCTAGTAAACACATTCGCTCTAGAAAACGCGAGCTCGAGCGCGAGCAATCGCGCATGGAAGCGACTGCTGATGAACTCGACGAGACTGTCACCAACATTGAAGAGATAAACGACGAACTGAGAGAAGTCAAGAAGCACTTTGAAGACGTGTACAGCATCGCTGGCATCAAAAAGGACCTAGCAGACATCCTTCCAGAAGCTGCAACTCCTGTTATGACCGAGAAGTACAGGAATAAGATAAAGACATTCAGAGGTAAGATCAATGCTGCTGGGACTGCCACGTCTGGCATCTCAGCTAACGATGCGCGGACTCGTGAAGAGAAGGCTGACAGAGTTCAAGAAGGCATAGAAGATGGAATTAATACTTTAGTAGACCTCGCGAAGAAAGAGCACAAGACCGAGAAAGCTAAGGAGAAGGGCGAGACTAAAGCATCATCTGGAATGGGGCTGACTGCGCTAGCTCTGGGGCTAGTCCAAGGCGTAGCTGGCTACGAAGCCGCTAAAGTCGCCAAACTGTGGTCATTCGCGAGCAAGATACCGGGGATGGCGAAGCTCGCCGCGCCAATGAAAACGATGATGTCGAGCAAACTAGCGCCCATCATCACAGGAGGGCGTGAAATTACTGCAGCTGCTAAGACTGGTCTTGGAGGGATAGCGAAGCTTGGAGGCATGGGTGTCAAGGCTGCGTTAGGTGCCGAGACTGGAGCGAAAGCTCTCGGGTGGGGCGCTAAAGGACTCTCAATGATCAAGGGAGCTGCTACTTCCAAAATATCATCAGTCCTTGGAACTGCTGGCAAAGTGGCAGGGGGCGTCGCGAAAGTGATGCCAATCATCGACGTGTTAGGACTCGCTTATGGTGGCTACAAAGGCGCAACGATGGACGATAAGTCTAAGCAAGCTGAGATAGAGAGGTTGCGCCAAGCTAACAGCACATTCTCTGGGGGTCTGTGGGAAGCTACGAAGACGTTCTTCAACCCAGTACAGCAAGGGAAGAACATTGCTCTAGCTGCCAGAGAAGGTGGTGGATTAGTCAGCGATCTCTATAAGAACCACATGGATGGAATAGCCGTCATGAAGAAGACGACTGCTCTCAAAGAGAGACAAATAAAGCACCTCCAGGACATGGGAGCTTCGGACTCCGACATTTCAGCTCTTCGAGGAGCGGCACTTGAGAACGACGACCTATTCCAGAAGAAGTACCGCGAGATACTGATGAAGAACAAAGACGCTGAGAAAGAAACTGCTAAAGCGTCCGCGGTGCCTCCAGCTAGCGCGGCAGAAGCACTGAGGAAAGCAACTGATATCGACTCGAAAGAAGTAGAAAAAGCTACCGATGCTGTCAAGACTTCTCCACAAGCTGCGAGAGATAAAGCGATTGCTGATGCCATGAACAGGGGATTTGAGATGGTCGCTGACACTATTGTGAAAAATAAGCCAGTCGTAACTACTATTGTTCCCAAAGGGAGCCCTCCTAGAGACAGCCGATACCCAGTGTTGAGTTCTGCTCTGCCGTCGGGTGCGGGAAACTGAAGTAAATAGTTCTAGAACAACTCCGCGGAGATCTTTAATGGCCAGCAACACTAACCAGCAGTCAACTAGCATCTCTGGACCGGGAGACGTCAGGTACGAGCTGACATTCAGGAGCGGCAAAGGAGCTGCGACCCCATCGACTAACGTGCAGAACGGCACGACTGCTGCCAACACTAACACAGCTTACAGTATCAATGACTACACATGGGCTCAGGGATTTGGAGATGGAAGAGCTTTCGGCTCTACGTCAGATCTAGGTCTCGCTGTTCCGAAGTTGATATGCACCGAGTTCCAACCGACTAGGACATTCGGATGGAACACCCTCTTGGGTGAGACGCTGAACTCACTGACGGGATTCCTCGGTGGTTTAGGTGGAGGTTGGGGTGAAAAAGCGGCTGGAGTACTGACCGATAAGATAGTGTTCAACCCTCAGACATTTTTGAACTCCTATGCGCAAGGTGGTGGGAAGTCTGCGCTGGGCACTGAGAGCATGACGTTCATCAAGCAACTATTCACTGGCATATACCTAAAATCGTACGAACTTCCCTATTTTGGGAAGACGTTCATCAATGCCGACACATCAGATTCGTGGTCGGTCGGTGGTTCTGACGTCGCGATAGGCACCACTGCGAGCAAATTCTTAGAGGAAAGGTACTCGATAAACTTCCCGATGGTGCCCGTGTGGAACCACGGTAAAGACAACTATCTTAACTTCGATTTCGACTTCTATCTCATCAATACAAGCGTAGACTCGCTAGTCAGTAACTTCAAGTTCTTGACGGCCTTCGCCTCTGGCAACTTTTGGGTGCAGTTGGGCATGGTGCAGCAGTCCCCTAACGTATGGGACATACAAGTGCCGGGTCGGTTCCACATATACTTCGCAGCGATGGGAGTGAAAGTCGAGTACGCTGGTAAGACGCGCTTGAGCTCGGCTGCTACTAACAAGCTGAACGGCTCCGGGTCATACAGCCTCCCATCTGACATGTTGTTCCCAGATGCTTACCACGTGGAGATAACTGTGAAATCTTTCACGCCGAACAACTTCAACTGCTTCTTGGAGTACTTCAAGAACGGAGACAAGGTGACGGTGGGCGACTCTACGACTACTATCGGCAACGTCAAGTCCGGACAGCAGGTCACATCGCTAGACCCGAACAAAGCTGCGGTGAATACCCTCATCAACACGACGGGGTCAACTGATCTCGTCAACCAAGCTAGAAAAATGATGAACAAGTGAAAACATGCAAGTATCAGATCTAGTCACACTGAGCCAGTACAACTTCGCGAACATATTCGACGTCGCGAAGAACTCCGACGGGAACTACGGGTTCGTCATCAACAAGTCGGTGTACATCCCCAATCCAGATATGATGTACACCACGTACTACACCAACTACACAGTAGAGGTGAACGACACCTGGCCGCTGATCAGCTACAAGACCTACGGCACTACTGAGCTGTGGTGGTTGGTGTGCAAGACTAACCAAGTGATAGATGCTACGGTGTCTCCCAATCCCGGAGACATCATACGCCTCCTGACTAAGGAGATAGCACAGGGCATTCTCAACTCGATGCAGAACGTCGGGCAAGTGGTGGAGAGCTGATGATCAGTCCAAACATACAGCTGAACGACGACAAGTACTTCCGGGAAATAGTCATCGGGCGCATGAAAGATGACACTACTAACACAGTCTTTGACAAGTTAGTAGTGCCAGACGACTCCGTACACAACATGACGCTGACAACAGACGTAGCAGAACCCTACCCGACGCTGACTATCACCGTAGCAGACCCGGACGGGGGTAAGAGCGTGCCGAAGTACCAGCCAGACGGTTACAGCGTCATCCAGCTGACTTTCTCCTACTATGACACCTCTTCTAACAAGCCTTACACGATGCAGCACCGGTTCGTCATAACTAACTGCGAGATAGTCAGCAGGACCAACGAAGAAGCTATATTCCTACTGACGGCTGTCACATTCTACTACCCAATACTGAACGCGAGAGTGGCTTACGCCGACCAGAACGACACCTCTTGCACAAGGCACATACAGAGCCTCTTGAAGACGGTCGGTCTCCCTGTCGCTGCGCCCGCTGGGTTCAACCACTCTTCTAGGAAGATGCCCTTTACGTCTACGGCCAACGACACCGTTATGGCAAACGTCAACTTCTTACTAAAGCACTCGAACACCGCTGACACAGGGATATACTGGCTCTGCTTCAACATGCTAGACAACCAGTACAGCGTAGTGTCGCTCAAAGACCTGTTCAAGTCTAAACCGCTGTACTTCAACGCGACTACCGTCGGCACTAAGCACGGCTTTAGCTCTATGGAAGCCCTGTCGGACGCCGAGCGGACTAATAACTACATCGGTGGAGTAGAGATGTACGACTTCGCCAGCCAGACTACGGTACACAACTTCGACTACGCTACGCGCACATGGAACCCCAACGTGTATCCGACTAAGAGGATCCGTCAGTTCTTTCCTCGAAGTCCAGACTTACAAGACAGGATAGTCGACCACCTAGTCGTGAACGTCCCTAGCTCTTACACGCGCAAGGGGGCTAAGTTCGAGATACAGCGCGCAAACACCACGGAACAGATGCTGGGAGACAGAGTCGACAAAGTGCTGCGCTACGGAGACGTGCTGCAGCTAGATGTCAGGGGTTTCATAGCGAGAGACGTCGGACAGCTCTTCGTGGTGTCGGCCAGCAGAGACGACGACGCCAACTTCAAGAAGTTCTCGGGTGTCTACGCTATCACCAGGGTGTACAGCACGTGGACAAGGGGCATATACAACCAGAACTTGAGCTTGGTCAGAGTGCAAAAACCATCGTACTACTTGCAGAGCGGCAGCATCGGCGCTAACTGATCTTATAAATAACGAGAACCAACTAACGGAGCGAATTGACATGTCTAAACGCAACGAATTCTTGAAGATCTACGAGAACGTTCGCATGAGCGATGAACAGAAACCCATGACAGAGAGCGTTGAGAGAGAATTGCAAGCTAAGTGTGTGGCGTCAGCGAAATCTCTGAATGACGCTGAACGCGTGTTGCAGAAAGCTATCGACATCGCTTCGAAAGAAGTCAAGAAAGACGCGACTCTCGGAGACGTCGTGGGCGACCTCGTAGCAGCTAAGGAAACTCTCGTCAAGCTGGTCAAAGACATCAACGACATCGAGACTAAGCTCGTAGGGTAAAACTGATTCTTCACAGGGCGGGGAGTGATCCCCGCTTTCTCAGTCTGTAGCGAAGATAAATACTATCGATGAGCGACAAAGTAACAGTTCCCTACTACGGCAACTTCAGGGGGATAGTCATCTCTAACGACGATCCGCTTGTCAAAGGTCGTCTGAAGATATTTGTCCACGGCGTCTACCCAGAAGACTTCAAGGACAAGCCGGGAAAGCTCCCGTGGGCTGAGCCTGCTATGCCACTGGGTGGAGGCAGTTGGACCAACGAGAACTCCGGGATGAACTCCGAGACTGGGGTGACTACTATCCCCCATGCCGGGAACTCCGGATCTAATGGCGCGATACTATGGGTCTTCTTCGAACAGGGACAAGCTCAACGTCCTGTGTACTTCGCTGCGTGTCAAGGCGGAGACGGTTGGCTCAGCGAGCACAAAAACCAACACGTCATGAAGACAGATAACGTCACCGTGAGGATCGACGAGAACCCGTCTCTTCCGACGGCTGTCAACCCAGCTCTGGTGTTCAAGTTCAGCTACGTCAAGACGCAAGTGGATTCTAATGGGACTAACTCTACCGTCAACCAGGAGTCTAGGCAGTTCAGCTCGTACGAAGCTGGAGAAGCTTGGATAGGGACTGTCGAATCAGCGTTAGAGGTGAACCAGAACATAACGTGGGACTGGGTGAGGCTGGCAGATTCTGGAGTCGAGAGGTCGTCGTGTAAGTTCGACAGTTACAACTCGAAGAACACCGCAGTCTCCATAGGCGACGACTCCAAGAGCCAGATGCCGACTCGCGTAGACGTGCAGATAGACAACCCAACTGGCTGTGGGCTCAACTTGGTGGTCAACGGCGCGGTCAACATCAAAGTGGTGGGGTCAGTCTACGAGGAGATAACCGGCAACAAGCACGAGACGCTGATTGGCAACCTCTACAGAAAGCACGTGGGAGACTCTTACATCGTCCACGAGGGAGTCGTCAAGTACGAACACACAGGCGACTACTCGGAGACCAGCGTAGGCGACAAATACATAAAGCAAACAGGCATGAGACAGGAATTCGTCACCAACAAGTACACACTGGTGACGCAGTCTGACTACAGCCTCACCGCTGCCAACAACATAACTGACACAGCAGGAGGAAACCTCGTAGAGAACATCACTGGAACGAGGGCCGCAAGAGTCGGAGGTTCAGTGAATTACATCGCAGCAGGTGATTACATCGCGATGGTCAGTGGAAAAAATTTACAGATGTCAGGTGGAGACGCTGTCCAGATGGCGATCGCGGGAAACACTCATAGGTACGCGTTCGGAGGCACTGTGCTAGACAAAGGTCTGACTTGCACTAGGAAAGCTTCTACTTACGTCTACGACTACGCTGGAAGTCAGATACACCACGACCAAGCAGCATACAGTCCAACTCCTGAGGTGACACTGTGAGCAATCCAACACCATCTCAGATCAACGCGCAGCTGACAGCTCTGTCTAACGCTCCAGGCATATCGATACCTGGAGGCGATGTAGCGTTGTCGTCTCTAGCCACTAGTGCAGCCCCAGCACTCGGAAAAGGAGCGCTGATATCCGGCAACGGATCTCCTCTGAACCCCGGGCCAAAGAACGAAGCCACGTTAGATAACTTGTGTGGACTCAGCTCTTCTCTAAAAGACATATCTTTCACAGTCCCTTCGATATCATTCACTTTTCCGCCGCTCGATTTCAACTTACCGTCGGTGCCGTCTCTCAGCCTTGCGTTCAAAGTGTGTACGCAAGCTCAGGCTGATAACGTCGTAGCTAATGCTGCATCTGCAGGAATGACAGTTCCGATAGCCGCAGCGCAAGAGAGTGTTTCAGCTAAAGGTTCTATAGCGGGAGCAGTCGCGATGGAACAACAATCATTCTCTTCTTCTCTAGCTACGATGCAATCTTCACAGAGCACAGCTAGTTCTACGTTTGTCAGCGGAGTCACAGGGCCTTTCAGTGTTCTAGCCCCAGATTCCGCCGGGTTTGCAGAGTCATTTGAGAGCTCTCTTAGCACTCTCAACGTGTGTCGCTTACAGGGGATAAACTTACCGATCGGCTCTATGGGGCCGTGTCTAGCGGCGATTCGAAATGCGTTGGCAGCGGCCATAGTAAACACTGGGATGTCTAACAGCATGTTATCCGCTGGAATACCTTCTACCACTGTTTCTAACCTCTCAGCTGCTGGGGGAACAGATGGAATAATGGCAAACCCGGCTGGAGTGATCGACGCATTCAAGAGTGTCGGAATGAACGTCGCGGAGAGCGATGGGAAGACATTAGACTTGGCTAAGATACCCGGAGCTGTCACACTGGAGCAAGCTGGGCAGCAGGCGACTGCGCTGACTACCGATTACGGACGAGGAGTCGGGCAGAATCCTGACCAAGTTGCATTTGCGAACGGGATCAGCAACACACAGAAGCAAGTGGACTCTCTCAGCAGCTTAGTGAAGAAGTACTGACCCATGCCAGGGCTCATCAGAGACTTTTCAGCCGACAACTGTGGTAACGGCAACATAGGAACACCTAAGCAGTCGTTCTGCTTTGCTGATGGCTACAAGATAGCCCTCTTAGGAGAGAAAGTCAACAAGTCTCCTCATGACACCACGATGGTCCAATCTAGCGCAATAACTTACATCGGAGGAATCGGAGTCTGTAGGAACGGAGACTTAGCTGGAGACGCGTCGTCGGCTCGCTACGGTAGCTCTGCGGTGTTTGCTGACGACTACTCGCCTCCTCCTGGCGCATTCGATGTCGTCGACTACGGCGAGGAAGTGCTCGACTCCGGAGTTCAAGTCGTCGACACGTGAACAGTCGAACACTTTATAAATAGATCGTTACCGCTATTTGGAGGTCTCTTCCGATGAAATTTGACGTCTTCTGCCGTAAGATAAACGAAGCATCTGCTGTTGGTAAGAAGGTAAAGAACTTATCCAACTCTTCTGAGATGTATGATCCCAATAAACCGAACGACAAGCGCGCATTCTTTGACAAATTTGTAGCTGACAACGCAGCTAAAGCTAAATGCAAAGCAGACAAAGAGAAAGAGGAGAAAGTTCCAGAAGTCCAAGAACCAGATGAAAATATCCTCAATAACGAGAAGTTAGAAGACAAGAAAAAAGACGTCGCAGAAGAGATCGCTGACCTATTCAAGAAAGCTCTAGATGGTGATACTGCTGAGATATTAGACTCAGTGAAAGATTCTGGATTGATAGAGACTATCAAGACTTTCATCAAAGATGTGTACTCTGCGCAAGACGGTGTGCAACCGTCATCGAGAATGGTAGCGCTCACCAATATAGAAACGATAGCAGACCAGGTGTCCGACAAGTTAGACGGCATCTTCGCTAACGACAATGTAGAAAACTGGGACACCGGAGAAGGCGAAGACGAGGAAGAAGACTACAGCGGCATTGACTATGACGATAGCGAAGACGACTCCACTGACGACACTGAGGAAGAGGAGCCCGAAGAAGAAACGGACGACACTGAAGATGATGAAGAGTCTGACGACACTGAGGAAGAGTGATCAACTATGGGATCGATGATATTCGACCTCACCACTGGGTCACCGAGTGTGTCGAAGACGTGGACTTACAGTGACCTGAACACGACGATGGCGATCAATGCATCGAATAGAGACGTCATCACCAATTTAGACATCAACGCGGTGCAAGATGGGATAACTAACATGTTCCTCTTCGCTCCCGGGGAGCGGATACTCTACCCGACGTTTGGCAACAGCTTGTACAAGTACCTCTACCAACCGATAAACGACTTGACAGCCAAACAACTCGGTCGCGCGGTCGTCGCGATGTTCGAGCAGTGGGAACCTAGAGTCACGATACAGACCGTCACCGTAACACCAAATCCCGACGCTAACTACTACAAAGTCGCTGTCACTTACTCTATACCGACGCTGAATGCGACAGACTTGAATTTCTCGCTCTCAGTCAACTCCAGGAGATGATATAGATGGCTACTAACACGAATTACATGGTGTGGGGGGCCAACTCCATGCAGCAGGCGATCATCAACTCCCTGCAGAGCAACCCAGCGTTCACAGACCAGATATTCACTGACTCTAATTTATCAGTCCTCATAGACGTGTTCGCTTACATGTACGACGTGCTCGCTTACCAGATGAACCACGGTGCATCTGAGGCGATATTCACAGATGCACAGCTATATGAGAACATGAACCGCATAGTCAAGATGCTCGGGTACAACCCGGCGGGTTTCACTACTTCGGTCGTCACGTGTCAGATGGGCATAAAGGCCAGTGCTAGCATAACTCCAGGCATATACACCATCCCAAAATTCACAACTATAACTACTTCACTGGTAGACTCCAACTCTAATCCAGTGTCATTCTCGTTCGTCAACAACTACGTGTTCGTAGCGCAGTCGTCAACTTCTATATCTAGCGACTTCACACCCATCATCTACAACGGTTCTTGGAAACTGTACGACAAGACGTTCGTCACTCAGGGCATACCGTTCGAAGCGTACGCCCTCACAGACTTAGTGCTGTGGGGCACCGATAGAGTGTACGTCGCAGACAAATACATGTACGTCTACGCAGTTGACCAAGCTGGGGCAACTACTGAGTATGCGGCTTGCACTAACATATATGACTACGGTGCTAAAGACAACGTGTTCGAACTGAGGTTGAACGAGAACAGGCAGTACACACTGGAGTTCGGAGACGGCATCAATGGTTCTCTGCTTCCGGCCAACTCTACGCTGTACGTGGTGTACTTAGAATCTAATGGAACAGCGGGTGAGATAGGAGCTAACGCTATCAACTCGACTTATGTTCCTGCAGTAGCTATTGCTGGTCTCGATGAGAGTTTCATCAAGAACAACATCTTAAAGGTGTCTGAGAACCCAGGCTTCATAACGTTCGGTTCAACTGCTGGGGCGTCTCTGGCTAACATAACTTTCTCCAACTCTAGCGCTTCTACCGCGGTCGTCGACCTCGAAGACGTAGACACCATGAGGACTAACGCTCCGGAGTGGTTTAGAATGGGCAGCAGACTCATAACAGCCAGAGACTTTAAGAACTACATAGAAGCAACTTACAAAGCCGAAGTGTACACTTGCTCGGTCCAGAACAACTGGGACTACATGGTAGAATTCCAAAAGTGGTTGAAAGACTTGAATAAGCTTAACACCGACATCCGCTTCTATGGTTACACTTTTGCCGACTCGTGCGACTTCAACAACGTGTACGTGTGGTTGAAGTCTCCTGGGTCACTCCCAGTCGCGACTTCAACCAAGAGGATCATAGAAAACGACTGCGACCAAAAGAAACCACTGACTTCTGAACTAGTGTTCTTAGACCCGTTCATCACGATGTTCGCCCCGTTTGTATCGACGACTTCCAATTACACTGCTGGTACTATCCCCTATCCATTCGAAGCTTGGGACCCAGACTACGAGAATAAGATCGTCTTGACTAGAGACAGAAATACGATGATAACTGTTGAACGCATACAGCAACAAGCGCTGAGCGTCATCCAGACGTTCTTTGCAGTCACGAGCTGCGACTTAGGAATGACGATGGACTTCAACGCGCTGTACAACCAATTGATGGCGATCGAAGGCGTGAAGACTGTCCAGACTAGCTATCTCAAGGCTGGATCTGCAGCTAGCTCGACGACATATGTCAATGGGCTCTCTTTTGGAGTATGGACGCCTCACATAGCGCTCGGTACAGACTTCGTCCCAGCAGCAGGGAACTTTAAGCTCAAGAGTTTTCAATTCCCACAGTTGTACAACGCGGCGAGCTTTGCCAACAGCATATCAGTCGTCAGCGACAGCTATAATGTGAACGACGTCGAGTTTTAATCCACTCTGCCCACAAAAAGAGTGTAAATAAAGCGTAGCGATCGCTCTACTTTCATCTACAAGGGACACAAATGGCGCTTAACCTAACTTCGTTCCCAATCAACACCTCTGATGGGACAGCATCCGAATCATCTATCGGTCTCTGTCCGATAATGTACCAAGACGTGACTGCTTCGGGCAATACTGCGACAGTGAACAGCGAGTACGGAGTCCGAAAAGGCATTGGAGACTCTCTGAGTGGCGCAGTGTCTGGCTTGAACTACGGCGTGGGCGCTCCAGTTTATGCTGGTAACACCACCGACCCGCTGAATGTATACGCAGACGTTCGCAGTGTCACATCTTACAGTCCTCGGTTCGTCTTTGAAGACACTGGAAACGGACTGACTATCGGTTACGATGGCTCGTACGGCTCTTCTTACTTTTCAACGTCTTCGCACTTCGTCCAAGGAGGATCGTTGCAAGCGTTAGGCCACCTGAACATCGTCGACATAAACGGTTCTTACACTGGCAATTACTTCGGAGATGGCACTGACGGCGTGTACAACGTCACATCTGACACGTACCTACAATCGACAACTGACGGAGACGCAGTAGTACTTCACACGACCCAACTGAATGTAGCTGCTGGTACGACGCTGACGACGCTGACTCGCTGTAAAGCTCTCATAGCATATGTCCAAGGAGACCTCAACGTCGATGGGACTATCACAATGACTGCTAGGGGTGCTAATGTGGATCCAATCGCAGCGGGAGTGCCGGTCAGCGGGTTGCAATTCATCAGGTCCACACCGGGAGGCACGCAGTCTCTGACTTCTAGCGTCGTCAACGGTATGGGATCCAGCGCTATCACCGCAGAAGCCAAACAACTGGCGACTTCTACTGGCACGCTGTTCACGATATCGAGAGGAGGAGCTGCTGCAAAAGTCAGCGGATCTTCTGGGGATACTACTGGCACAGCTTTCGTGTTCGAAAATGGCAACGATGGGACTACTGGTAAGTCTGGTTCAGGAGGCACAGGAGTCGTCTCTGCGACGTCTAACGCATGGTCTACTGGAGCGGCTGGAACGTGTTTCGGAGGGGGAAGTGGAGGAGGCGCTGCTATTGGTGGGTCTAACTTGACTTCGACTGCTACTGCTAACGGAGGCAAGGGTGGAGATGGTGTCGGTTCAGCCGCCGCGGGGTCCGGGGCGGGTAACCCCGCGGGAACTCCTGCTAATAGCGGTCTCGCTGGTAGCACTGGCACTGGAGGCACTCTAATACTGATAGTCGGCGGCAACGTCAGAGTCAGCAGTACCGGCTCTATAACTGCCAACGGTTCAAACGGAAATGGTTCTTTAACGCTCGCTTCTGGTGGAGCTTCTGGAGGGGGCAACATACTGATACTATACGCGGGACAGCTGATAAATTCCGGTACCATATCGGCGAACGGAGGCACTAGCGGCACGTGGTCGACCACGACTGCCAGGGCTGGTCATGGCTCAGTGCAGATAGCTCAAGTCAGCGAACAGGGGTCATTCGTCGGTTTCAGCGATACGCTAGTGCCTGTGTGCGCTAACATGCAGAACACCAGCATGATGCAAGATCACATCGTCAGCGGAGCCGCTTTAAACACTTGGAACTCTGACGTGGCTATCGCGAAGATAAGTGTGAAGACTCCAGTCGAGAGCGCATTCAGTCTATCTGGAGTCCCTGTAGCCATAGGTTACAGGGCCAACGAACAAGACTTGTTCACGCAGATAGGCGCGTTCACCACTAGGAACAGGCTGCAAGTGCAGACTGAGGGTGAAGAGATACCACTTGTGTACACGCAGAACATGTACCAGACGCAGTACGTCTATTTCACTACTCCGAGCACCATAGTCGCTTACATGTCAGGTGCAGTCTTAGGGTTGACGGGAGAAGCAGACGTGAGAGTGTTCTTTGACCAAGTCAAGTACTCTTATGGCCAAGGAGTCGGCGTGTACCCATCTAGCTCTACTTCAGATGGTTCTAACGTCACTTCTGTCGTGAAAGTCGACTTCAGCACAGTGTTCCCAAGCGTGCAGGGTAGCATGGGTTCTCCTCGCGAGTACGCAGCTTCGGCATCCGCTCGTTCTTTCTCGTACCTTGCGGGAGGACTCACTCTGTCTGGAACGACTACGACCACTATTCAGCGGTACTCGACTAGCTATTTCAACGCGACGGCCCAGTCTAGGTCTGCGCTGTCTGTCTCGCGCGGCAAGCTGTCGGCCGCAGCTAACTACAACTTCGGATGGTTCTTCGGAGGACTTACTAACAACACTACTCCAGTAGCGACTATAGATCGTCTATCATTCTCAGACGACACTACTTCAGCGTCTTCTAGAGCTTCTCTGGTGAACAGCCAAGCTAAGCACACGTCGTTCACTGAAAGGACATCTCCAGCAAATACATGGATATGTGGCGGTGGAATAGCGAACGACGCTTCGCAACAGGCGTTCGCGACTGTAGTCCAGAAGTATACTTTCGCGACTGACACGTCTAACGCATCCAACAGAGCGACGTTGGCTTCAGCTAGCGAGTACTCCGGTAGGGGTTCTTCTACTACTAAGGGATGGGTGTTTGACGGTTATTCTAACTCGTCGACTAGTTCAGTCGTACAGTCTCTGACATTTTCCAACGACACTGCCGCGACTATAGCTGAATTGAACGACATAGTAGCGCGGAAGTGTCCGGCGAATTCGACGAGTTTAGACGGTTCTGCACAGTTGTTGGTGGGTTCTTCAGTGACTAAGATAACGTTCGCCAACAGCACAGCAGCACTCGAGACCACTTACAGCAATTTCGGGTCGTATTCGACCGGATGGACAGGAGCATCTTAATGGGCAAGATAGTCAAATTTCCAGTCGCAGTCACCACGCAGACAGCGAGCGAGACGCAGTACGGGCTGTGCCCAATGTTGGAGGCGACGGTCCGCACCGAAGCTAACGCTGGAGCCGACGCAGTCGCGTCCGACAGTGCAGTTAGAGCTGCTATCGACGCGTTCAATCCTTCTGTCGAAGCCGTGTCTATAGGAGCGGGAACAGCTGTCCTCAACACAGTCATCGCAGGAAATCCCAACACGGTGACGTTCAACTCGATAGCGGGTCGCGGTTTCATCACAGCGACTGCGCAGGATGACACAATAGTGCTTGGAACTATGCAAGCTGGATATCCGGAAAGTGCATCTCCTTCTGCGGAAATTTCTCTCTTTAGGACGATCAACGGAGGAGTGCTCCAAGAAGCCAGCACGGTAGACAATGGAACTTTTTCGTCCAGCATCACCACGACCGAGAACATAACAGCAGGCATCCCTGTGACTGTGTCTGCCAGGTTCAATGCGTGCACTATCATCGGTTCGCAGTTCGCTAACACCGCGCCCACACCCACAAACAACAACGTCTTAGCTGAAGGAGCCGTCTACTTAGCAGTACCAGATGGAACGTACCGCATAACTTATCTGAATGGCGCGACGAAATACAATTCGAGCTACGCTTACAATCAACCGTTGACTACTAACCAAGGGATGATGTACTGCAACAACACTGCTCTTCCAGGATACACTGCATCTAGTGGATATTCGACTCTTACTGCTGCTCAAGCCGCTTATACGTCACAATACGTTACGGTGACAGTCAGCGGAGGGGTTGGACTGTACTTCTGGTTCAACGCTACGACTAACACTAACTGCTCGGGATTCGTCCAGTATATGATAAGCGCAGTCAACCTCGTCAGCGTTAGCGCGATGATGAACGCGTCCAATGGCTATAATAACTCGAACACGTGGACGAGCACAACTTATGTTCCCGCGGCGCTCTCCGACACGAATATTCCTGGAGGCACTGAAGGACCGGTGCGCGTAGCGGTGCCGGATGGGACTTACCGAGTGACTTACGTCAACGGAGGGGTCACCTACCACTCTTACAGCGCTGGACCAGTTGACGTCACCGACGGACTTGTCGCACAGTGGATGCTCAACGGCGACACGACTGATTCTCAAGGAGTCAGGAATGCGACCAACGTAGGAGTGACTTTCACTTACGAGAGTATTTTCTCTAGATCTGCTGGTGTGTTCGGAGGTTCTGGGTGGGCTTATTTCTCTCAGTCTGGAGTACCACTTGTAAACACCGCTCGTTCTATTTGCGGTTGGATGAAGATATCATCAAGCTACGGAGGTTCTGGAGGATACGCTACAGTGTTCTCGATGGGCACTTATGGTTCATCGGGGTACACTGACCACGGTTTCGCACTGTCGGTAGACAGCGGGTACTTGAGCGCCCAATTCGGCAACTCTTACCACAACTACACAGCTTACAATAAAATCCTCACTGACTCGACGTGGCACCACGTCGCTATGACTTGGAGTGGTTCCACTGTCATTCTTTACATCGACGGAGTAGCTTATTTGAGTGTTGCTAGGAGCGCCATCAACACCGTCAACGGTTACGGATACGGTTCGATAGGTACGATGTACGACGGCGCTAATGGACCTCAGTACACACTACTCGGTGAGTTGGCCGACTGGAGACTGTACAACAGAGTGTTGACTGCGTCTGACGTAGCTAACATAATGACTTATGACACTACTTCTAGTGGTTCTGGCACAGTCGCTGACCCATATGGTATGTGGAACGTTCCGTTCTCAACATATGCTGGGTCAAATCCAGTGATTGCAGCATTTCCAAATGGTGGAAAAGTTTTCTGCAATCAGACGGAGCTTCAGGGTTTTTCTAACGTGGCGGGTTATTCTTCAGTAGTGGCAGCTCAACAAGTGTACGCTGGACAGTATACCGACGTCATCGCAACGAACGGCCTCGGTTTGAACTTCTGGTATGGCGATGTGACTAACTATGGTTATGACAACCGCGGACGCATAACTTACAGCATCGCTAAAGTCATTCCCTCGACAGAAGAGTCGTACGACGCTTTCTACGACGTGCAAGGAGGCGACGCCATCGGAAAGATAATGATGAAGTGCACAACTCCCTTCACTACGACTAATGGAAGCGCAAAACTCAGCGTCGGAATCGAAGGAGAGAGTTCTGTTAACGCTTGGCCGACGACAGTGACGATCAACCCAGTGATGGATTGTTGCAAAGCAGATGCGACAGTGTGGACTAATGGAGTGCCTCCTATAGCAGTCGATGACATCAACAATATAGCAACTGGAGCGTTCAAACTGGATGTGCCAGATGGAACGTACCGCATAACTTATGCGGCTGGAGCTGTGTGGGGGGCGGGAGTCGTCTCGACTAACCCTTGGAATCAGACGGTGTACTACGCTCAAGGTTATGCTTATGGACCGACTAGCGGCGGCACAGTGTATAACAGGTCTACGCTGGCGGCATGCTGGAGTGGAGCTGCTTTCGTCAACGGGACTCGCCTTCCAGGTTTCAACGGTGGATTGGTCGGGACTAGCGGAGTGAATCAGTACACTCAAGGTTACGCGACCTTCGCAGCAGCTCAAGCTGCTAACGTCGGATCTTACATTGACTTCACTGTCACTGGTGGGACTGGATTATGGTTCTACTTCACTGACTTAGGAGAGGGCAACTACCACAACGAAGGTTACGTTTCTTACACAGTGTTTCCGCTGTCATACACAGGTTCTCTAGACATGCAAGTTTCAGTATCTGCAGCTTACAACCTGTGTCCAACGGTGTCAACCTCTTACAAAGTTCAACCGTCTTACTCAGCAATAGGACCTTACAACTCTACTGGGTGGGGTCCAGGTAGTCTCGACACTCCACTCACTACGGACTGCCCGAACATTCCAGGAGCTACTCATGTTCCAGTATCTGACGGAATATACAGGATAACGTATGTCGACGGAGCCGTCAACTACGACTATTCTTCGTGGTTCACTACTGCTGGAGCTAGCTCTATCTTATTCAACATCCCGTTCTCGGCGTTCTTAAACGATTATGTGTACGAGTATGGTTTGAGTTCAATGTATCCTCTCGCTAGGAACAACGAGGGTAGGATGTACTGCAATGCGACCCCACTTCCTGGATTTGATTACTCTTATGGTTTTTCGACGGTCGCAGCAGCTGCGAACTACTACTCAGGAGACTACATCGACATCACTGTCACTGGTGGAGATGGTTTGTGGTTCTATTATGCTGACTCTTCTGGAAAACCCTGCAACAACATGGGACGCATCTCTTATAAGATAACACAGATAACAGATGATACGGAAGCATTAGTCGAGTCTTTCGATCTTCCGACAACTACTGGATTGGTGACTCCAACTTATGGGACAAAGCTCTATGATAAAGTGCAGTACTTCGACGCTGCTGGGTCTCCGGACAAAGACGTTGAAGAGTCTAACTCGATATCTCCGGGTACCGCGATAAAGGTGTACAAGTCAGGGACTGGAGTCATAACGGGAGGCGAGCTTAAAGTCGTGGTGTTCTACGACAAGAGCACTCCTTACGGGTACATCATGGGAACGGTCGACCGGCAGATCGATAAGTTCTACTTGGGGACAGACTTGGTGAGGAACTCGTCGAGAGACGTGTACAACTACGGCCAGGTGTCGTTCTACGGCAGCGTCGGAAATGAGAGTCAAGGCACTGCTTATTTGGGTGGCGGAAAGAATTCTGTGTCGACCGTCAATGCAGTCATCCAACGAAGTGTCGCCTCCACGGACACCGTGACACCCATAGTGAGATCTCAGTTGACGTCTGCGCGGTCTAACTTACATTCTTTCAAATCTTCTTCTAGCGCATATTTCGTCGGAGGATTGACTACTTCATCTCCGACATATGCGATAGATAAACTCGGTTTTGCAAACGATACTTCTGCAGTCACGTCTGCTGCTAACTTATCTACCGCTCTTTACGGAGTGGCGTCGGCGAGCGACGGAAATGGTGGAATGGCGTACTTCTGCGGCGGGCGCAATGCTTCTTACACTACCGACGTTGTGTCAAAAATGCTCCCATCGAGCGACACTATCATGGGTCTTTCTTCCGTCTCTCTGACTCAAGCTCGGTATAATGCTGCTACGGGAAGCGACTCGACCAGCGTGTACGTAGTCAACGGCAGAGACTCTTCTACTTCCAGTAGGTACTCGAACGTAGATAAGATAAACACGTTCGCTGACACCGGTGCGGCGTCTTGGGCTTCGCCGACTGCCCTAGACGGTCAGGGAGTCATCGGAACGTCTCAGGCGATGTACTTAGTCGGGGGAGCCGACAGTAGCCTCGAATACGGTTTCATAACTAAGCTCAATTTCTCCGACAGCACGGTGTCGTTCGTCTCGCAGATAGCTGGGACGACATACGGTGGCGGTGGAGCTACAATAACAAGAAGGTGATGTTGCGATGGCTGTAGGTCAACTGACAAAATTCCCGATAAAGACGATCCTCGAGTTCGCCACCGACACGAGGAAGGGTATAATGCCCGTCCTCAAGTCTGAAGTCAAGATGCTCGAGGAAGCCAGCCCGTCCGGAGTGCCGTCTGAGCTGGCCGTCAGGAAGGCGATCAACCAGATCAACAGCCACGCGCAGTTCGAGAGCGTGGGCATTGGGATGCCGATATTCTCGCAGATGGCCGGGACGCAAGCTCAGATCAACTCTCTCATCCCATCTGGAGCAGACGCTATATGGTTAGACACCACGACTAACACGGTCATGCTGTCGGGGTGGGCAGTGTCCTCTTCGACGTCGGCGACTCTAGACTACATCGTGTTCAACGAAGGAGACATGTGCGTCAACGACAGCGTCATAGTCATCGATCCTCCGCTGAACGGTTCGTCTGTGATAACGACTTATGGTATGTCGGTCCAGGGTGGGAAGAACCAGTACTGCGCTGAGATCAACTACGACGAGCTGGCTACGTCTGGAGTGGCGATCGCGACTGCTTACAGAGACGACGTGATCGGAAAGATCTTCATCAAGTGCGAAGTACCCCTAGAGCAGAACGGCTCTGTGTACAGCGTAGGAGACTGGACAGACAAGATCAAGTACACTCAGAACTTCTCGGCTCCTGTCAACGCAGGTCTGGTCAACTTCGAGTACGGGGACGGGATGACCAGCGAGTTCTCTTGGATCTCCGCTGCGTCAGCTGACATAGTGCTATGGACGTATGGCACGCCTCCAGTCACTGGTAAACTTGGATTTAGCATCTTTTATGACCACGTGAATTGGGCGCCTGACTTCGGTTACTACTTGGGTACAGGTGCGACGGACGTCATCAGGTTCGATTTGACTCAAGAAGACAATTCGTTTTCATATAGAGCAGCGTTAGCAGCAAACACGACCAGCTACGGTGTGTTCCAAAATGGGTACAACATGTACGCCGCTGGTGGGATATGGACGGCTGTCATGGCGACGATCCAGAAGTACAACTCGAAGAACGACACGCTCGCTGCAGTCGCGACTAGCGTGCTGACTGTAGCGAGGATGTCCACCAGGGGCGCAAACTCAACTCTGGCTGGGTACGTGTTCGGAGGGCAGACTGCCTCAGCGTCGTCGGCAGTCGTAGACAAACTGACATTCTCGACAGACACCACGAACGCAACGTCTAACGCTACGATGAACGCGGCTAGAGTCGGCGGGGGAACGGTCAGCAATAGCACTACGGCGATAGTCGCGGGAGGCTTCTCATACGGAGTGGTCCCGCTGTCTTCGATAGAGACTATGACGTTCTCCAGCGACACTACGATGGCACTGTCGTCTTCGACGCTGAGTGAGAACACTTACTGCATGTTCTCGTTCGACGCATCTTCCTATGGGTATTTGGTGGGTGGTCAGACTGGTTACTCGAGTTTTCATAAATATAACTACTCGAGCGGAGGAGTGACGACTGTCAGCTCGTCGCTAGTCATGCCGCAGTACGCCGGATGCGACGTGCAGACGGTCGCTTATGGGTACGCGATCGGCGGGTACAGCAACGGGACGCCTGCTACTTTCGCGCAGAAGATAGACATGGCAACTGACACGGTGTCCGTAGTCAATTTCGAGTGTCCACAGCTGAAAGACGCTTATGGACACTCGTTAGGTCCGGCAACTGGATGTCCAGGACTATCAGTCTAAGATGTAGTGTAACACGTTGGGAGACGTAAATGCTTAAGTACTTCCCCAAGAAGGGCGAAGATTTCTCTACTACGGCGAAAGCCAAAGAGTTCTCCATAAACCAAGTGTGGCAGAACTACGACGAACTGTGGAACTTCGTCTCGGGGTCTACTGAGGGCATAGGCTCTCTGGTGTTTGAACACGTGTCTAACTTCGTGCAGAACATAAGAGACATCGAGACGTGCGGCTTACACCAATTGTACTCAATGGCGTCCGAGCTAGACGTCTCTCAAGTGTTCTCCTATGACTTGGAGTACCCATACCATCTCGAAAGACTCATGGACGAACTCTCCATCAGTAGATCTCATTTACTGTGTTCCGGAAGTGTCCTGCAGGACGGAGTCATCAGTCAACTGTACACTGATGTAGGCTCACAGGTCAGCTCTATCGTCTGGTATTCTCCGTCTGGCTACGTGACTTCGGGATACATTCCGGGCGCTGTCAGCGCAGTTGTGTACAGCAATGTCATCGTAGACTCTACGTACTTGACCGACGTGATAGAGGGGTCAATCAGCGCTAACTTAGCGTACTACGCAAACCAATCGCTATATGCGTCAGGTGCGATGTCCGGCGTAGCAGCTGACTACTTAGGTTTCATGTCGGAGATATACAGCATCCCATCCGCGTTCACTTTCACTGCGTCTAACAGCGCACAGGTGGTGATGGACTGCACTCACACACTGCGCAACATCGCAGTAAAAGCCTCGTATCAGCGAGAGACATTAAAACGACTGGCGCAGAAGTTCGCAATGATAGGAACTACCAATGCCATCGAGAAGATCATCGGCGAATACATACTCAGGGGGTTCACCCGCAAAGATGACTGGCGGCTGTACGTCACCCCATCGGGCTCCGGACAGTCTAACTTAACTAACTTGTCGTACGCCCTGGAGTCTCACCTACCTCGTTTGACAGACATCAATTCTTATTTCAACGTAGACGTAGTCGAGTACTACGACACCACAGAATACTTGAACGTGTCTGCTGAGTCTGCGCCTAATTATATCGCGCAGTATTCCAGTGGATACCTCACGTCTTCATGGATCGACATCAGTGGTAATTTGTGTGAAGTGCAGTACATGTCCCCATCAGCAGTCGTCGCGTGGGTGCCGTCTGGTTACGTCGTCACTGGAGGCAACTCGAGGTTCTGGGAAGGAGATGTGTTTAGCGACTCAACTTATATGACTGATTGGACCGCTGACCAGATAAGTGGGTACTTCAGCTCTATGGGCCTCAGTGCGATGACTCTTCCAGAAGCCACTGGATTCCATGCCTTCGTGTGGGACATCCTGGCTGCCAGCGGGTACAACCGCTACGCGGTGATCCCAGAGCTGACGGGTGTGCTGACTCCGAAGTACGCAGCGACTCCTGTGAGCGGTTACGACAGCGTGCCGGCGAGTGGGTGGCTGACACCCAGGACTAGCCTGTCGGCAATGCACTTTAAGTACATAGGAAATGCGTCTGGAGACACTCCGCCTGCCAATATCCAGAACTCGCTGTACCCGACTGTCGCTCCACAACCCTTCATATGGAACTTAGTCGAAAAGATATACCAAGACTATCCAGACCTCCTCTCGACGATACTAATGACGGAACAAGCTACAAGCGGGCAATGGTCTCAGATGGTAGACGCGTCTGGCAACTTAATAGACTCTTGGAAATACTTCAACCATGAATACATGGGCTATCAAACCGCATACGAGCAGTCAGACAACCTGAACTGGGCGGAGACGATGGACCCCAACATCGACAGAGATGGTCCGTTCAACCCCAATGCCTTGAGCGCTTTCATAACGTCTTACGATGGAACTTATGCGACTATACAGCAGACTCTGTCTGGCTACTTCGCGAGCATCTCCAAGGAGTACGCCACTTCCGGAGTGCCAACGTCGGTGTCGGCGCAGCTAGTCGACTACAGAGACGATATGTTAGCTCTATCAGGCATGACCATAGCGCAGTACGGCTTCGACCAATACGACAACAACTACATTCTCTATAAGCAGTACGCAGGTTACGAGAACACTGGCACTATATGGATGAGGTACCGCAACCACCCTCTGCCGTTCCCGATGTGCGATGGACCTTACTCCAACTGGAGGGAGCAGCAGGTGTTCCTCTACGGAGGCCTCGGGATGGGCCTACAAGACATCGTCAACGGCGGTTGCTACGACATGGGTCACATCGGAGATGTGATGTGGGTGTACGGGAGTCCGGCGTCTGGGGCTTCTGACAGGCTCTGCGTGTTCCACAATGACTATACGTGGTTTCCGTCGCCGTCAGCAGTCACACTGTTCTCGGTCGTCGTAGACAGCAACGGAGGAGACTTACCTCAGTACATTGACATCGATAGAAAAAACTTCGTGGGGAGCTACTCGTTTCAAGACTGGCTGATATTCGTGCAGCTAATACCTACTTCTGGAGACATCACGGCCGGCGGAAACTTCGGAAATTTCAAGTTCAACCACTACAACACCATAACTCACGTGTTCGAAGACGCGCAGTTCACCAACTTGAACTTGCAGAACTTGCCTCCGCTGTACTACGCCGGCGACAACTCGCGTCCGTTCAGGCTGTCGGCTTCGCAGAGCATGGTGACCATAGCTTACGAGAGCGACAACTCCTCACACGCTGCTGAGTCGTACACCGGAGCGGGTTTTGCGAACGGCATAACGACGATAGACATCGACATCAACTCTCTCAGCGACGTTGCTGGCGCTTACACTGTGTTCGAATGGTACAGAGTGCTAGAGGACACGAGTGGGGAAGGGCCTTGCTATGGGCTGTGCAGCAGTTCTTCGTCTTCTGCTACGTCTAGTTCGTCTAGCTCTACGCACCCGACCCCACCTGGAATCTGGATATGGTGGGAAGCTGGAGGCTCTTCTTCATCCTCATCCTCATCTTCGTCATCGAGCAGCTCTAGCAGTCATTCATCGTCGAGCAGCTCTAACTCGAGTTCATCGTCATCGAGTTCTAGCAGCGAGTCAGTGTCTAGCAGTTCATCTTCAAGTTCTTCGACTGACCCTGCGACCATCTGTTATTTCGGCGTACTAACGTGGGGAACTAACTCAACAGATCCGTTGAACGGAGGATGTGCTAACGGTGGACAAGCTGGTTGTTGCAACGATGCGACAATGACGAGTAGTTGGCCAAAGGTCGTCCCGGGCGTTGTCACATACATCGAGAGCGGTTATTTCGCTGGTTGTCACGTCATGCTCTTACCATGCGGTTATAGCTGTGCAAGAGTTTATGATCATCCTGAGTGGCCTTGCACCTGCTCGTGTTAAATAAACACAAATGGGAGACTATTTCACAATGAAAGAAAATTTAAGGATATGATCCGATATTGTCATTTTATGACTACGTGTGCATCAAACGTAATTAACTTTTCTGAGAATAAATACCCTTAGACAGAATCAACTGCGAGAACATAATGAAATTTTTCGACATTTTAACTGAGTTGACTCTCTCAGAGTCTTTCAGTGACAACGCATACGTCTTTGACTTCGACGACACGCTGTTTCACACTGACTGTAAGATAGAGGTTAGAGACAAGAAGACTGGCGGAGTGGTCAAGCGCTTGTCGTCGGCTCAGTTCAACCACTACAAGTTGGACTCAGGAGAGGAATTCGACTTCTCGGAATTCGAAGACGTCTCGCGGATAATGGCTGGGAAACCTGCTAAGATGCTCAGAGCTGCGCAGAACATATCTGATGCAGTGACTAGCGGCAAATCCAATAGCGTCATCTACGTGGTCACTGCGAGAGCTGGAATGGGGACAGAAGACGCTATAACGTCTGTGTTGAACAAACACGGTGTCTTCGTCAAGCGAGAGAACGTGTACGCGGCCGGTAACACTGCCAAAGACACTGGGGACATCCCCACTGAGAAGTCTAAGATTGTGAAGAGCATCCGTGAGAGACACGGAGGTAAGATAATGTTCTACGACGACAGCTCGGCCAACGTGGCCGCTGTCAAGGATGTCAAAGGCGTCAACGCCAGAAAAGTCTGAGATAGTGTCTACAAAGAGACTGAAACTGGAGAATTTCGCTTCCGGCCCAGGCGCTAAGCAGTTCGTCTTAACGACTACTTATATGCTCGGATCGGCTGCCATACCCCTGTCTTCCGACGTGTTCTTCGCCGGACAGGACGGGTACGCGTTAGAAGCTACTCCGGCGAACGTGTACCAGGGGTATGGCTCAGACTCCACGATATACAGCCAGAACTTCTTCTTCAGAGACTACTCCGTGATGAATCCGGACGCAGCTCTCAGTGGAGTGGGGCTGACCGTCCGCCCGAACAGAGCCTCAGCTAAAGACTTAGTGCAATTCGGTGACTACTCATTCTTATTGACTAACGACACAGTGTCAGGACTGTTCTTCGCTGCGCAAACTACGCCCGACTCGGCTGTCTCAGGATGCGTCAGAGAAGACAACTTAGTGGTGACATACGCCCCTTCAGCTACATCAGACGACCCAGAGATAGACATCATATACAGAGACGTCTCGTTCAACGCCAGCACAGAAGAACCTGACTTGATATTCGCGTCTCTAGACACATCTGGTTACACTATCTACGTCAAAGACGCAGTGCTGTCTGGAGACTCTGCGTACGCGATCCCGGGGGCGAGTGGCATTCCTTTCGCGTGGATGTTAGAGTACGATCTCAAGAACGAAGCTATATTTCCCGAGCCAGCTCAAGTATTCGGAAAAGCTGACGGCACTACTTTCGTATGGAATACACTAGTTAAAGAAGCTGATGCAGAAGTATATTCACCTAACGCATCAGCAGACACCATATCGAAGATACTGGTGAATCCGTTCGCTCTGAAGAATATGTACAATTACGACTGGAACGTTGAGGGAGACAGAGACACCGGAAAATTGACTGGTGTCAGAAACTACGTGAAGTGTGGAAAAGCTCAGAATCAGATGTGGATGAGTTATCGTTATTTCCGAGATGAAGAAGATGTAACGCAAAACTACGAATACATCGAGAGGACAGCAGGACTCTATAAGTTCCAACCAGCTAATGGTCATAAGAGCAACATATACTCAGTGAGGATCAACAACTCGGGGTTAACCGACGATCAGAGAGAACCAACAGAAACGAGGACCGCTAAAGAACAGCTGCGCACTATCATTGAACAAGTCATCAAAAATGCTGTTAAAAAGATAGCTCCTGTCAACACTCACTTGTGGATGGTCGACTGGAAAGGACAAACGCTCGTTACTCAATCGAGCAGTTCGTCGAGTAGCAGTTCATCCAGTTCGTTATCTTCTAGCAGCTCTTCAAACAGCTTCAGCTCCAGTTCGTCAAGCAGTTTCAGCAGTAGTTCTAGCAGCTTTTCGTCGTCTAGCTCGTTCTCGAGCAGTTCTTCGAGCAGTTTCTCATCGTCTAGTTCTTCTGAGAGTTCGTCTAGTAGCTCATCATCCAGTTCTTCTGAGAGTTCTAGCAGCAGTTCTATTTGAGAATTCAGTAGTGACATACTTCTATGATTTCTAAGACTGTTGCGTGAGTTAGTTTAACAAAAAAGATAAATAGAGGATAACAACACCTCTGGAGGCACTTCTAACATGTCTATCATCGAAGTCGAACTTAAGACTGTCGCTCCGCGGAAGTGGACTGGAAATTTTGGCCAGTCTGCTCCGACTATCGACTCTTCTACTGGCGTTAACATAGGAGACATAGCGGTCGACAGCAGCGCCGTGGAGTACGTGTGGACTTGTTTAGATGCTACTACTGGAGCTCCAGTGTGGCAGAAGATTCTGACGACAACTTATATAACGCAGAATGCTGCTCCAGCTGGAACAGTGAGTTATTTTGCGATGTCTTCACTTCCAACTGGATGGTTGGAATGTAACGGAGCTGCAGTCAGCAGGACGACTTACGCTACACTGTTCGCGAACATCAGCACGACTTATGGCGCAGGTGACGGCACTAGCACGTTTAACTTACCAGACCTCCGGGGTTATTTTCTCCGTGGTTGGGACCATGGCGCAGGTGTCGATACCGGGAGGAACATCGGTACTTCACAACTAGATGGACTTGCAAGTCACAAACACACTACTACTCATACAACTCACGGTGCCAACAGAGGTGATCCTTCGCCTTATTGGTACGCTGGAGATGGTGATAACTTAGATCCATCAACTTTTACTGTCACTTTCTATGAAGCGTCTGGTGGTGGTACAGAGACTCGGCCGAAGAACGTCGCTATGATGACGTGTATAAAGTACTGAGAGGAAGCAGATGAGCAACTACAAACTAGCGTATAACTATGATTCACACGGTTTCTACTCCGGCCTCAGCCGGGCGTGGGAATCTCCTCTAGAACCAGGTGTGTATCACATCCCCGGAGACTCGACTCTGACAGCCCCTCCTTCGGTTGCCGACGGCGCGATCGCGATGTGGACTGGATCAGCTTGGACTTCTGTAGAAGACAACAGAGGTAAGACTGCGTACAACGTCAAAGACGCGTCTCAGCAAGCTACAGTGCCAGAAACTAATGTCGTCCCCCTCGGTCTCACCGTCATCACTCCATCTTGTTCGAAAGAATTATTGAGTTCGTGCTCTTTCGACAGTTCGTCTGGGACGTGGACAGTGGATCCAGTCAAGGGAAGCGCAGCGAAGTACAAGAAGTTGTACTCGGACATCGACGTGAGGACAGCAGCTATACTGAAAACTGGGATGTCTTATGAGAACCAGATGTTCGCGTGCGACTCTCAGGGTCAGGCCGACGTAACAGCGCTATACTTGGAGTCTCAAGATACTTCTACGAGCTATCCAATCTCATTCTACAGTGGGACTGCGGTGTGGTCAGCTGCTTCAGCGAGCGATCTCATTGCATTCTGCAGATCAGTGAAGGCATTCATCGGCGAAGTCAAAATGAAAGCGCTATCTCTCCGGAAAGAGATAGAACAACAGAGTGGAGAGTCGTACGCCGACTGGTTCGCTAGACTCCAAACGTGGACTGACCCAAGATAAGAAGATAAACATGACGTGGTACATCGGTGTCCCAGGTGGAGTGAAGTGGTTTAAGACCGACGTAGCTTCTACAGATCCAGCAGCCGCAGGCGGCACTCAGTGGACGAACGTAGACGTCGAAGCCGGCATAGAGCCGCTGGTGTACTACGATGCAGTAGCAGACACGTTCGTTGTGCAGGGTGGAGGAGTCGCAGAAGCTGACGGGGTGTACACCATGGACACCGCTCTCAACTACCAGCTGACTGGCGCATTTAGCAGTTCTTCTAGCTCTTCTTTCAGCTCATCGTCCTCTAGCAGTTCTAGCAGCTTCTCGTCGTCGAGCAGCTCTGAGAGCTCATCGTCGTCGAGCAGCCAGTACAGCAACTCGTCGACTTCTGGCAGTTCTCTCCAGCTAGTGATGTGGAGGAAGAGCGGAGCGGGAGTCTACTTAGGGTGCAACACGTATCTTTCTCTGCCGGCGTGGGCGTCTCTAGACAACTGGTTCTTGTACAGCGGATACTACTACTACTTCTCATACCAGTACATGCTGTATGATTGCTCTGCTTTACCTATCCCACCATAACCACTCATGTATAAATAACACTCGTTATCTAGTGTGGAGTAGCATGTATGAGTGATCTCTTCAAGTTCGACCGATCAGTGTTTGTCGACGTAGACGACAAACGAGTGCAGATGTTGTTAGACAGTTCTCTGTCCCAACTAGAATTCATAAAACTCATGAAAAACAGTGATCCTTGGGTAATCTCCAACGGAGAGCTGAAACTATTGACTGAAAAAGACATCCAAGCTGGAAAAGACAGCTTCGCAAAATTCAGAAGGGGTGTCATCCAAAAGACAGGTGGAATCACACCTGATCTCATTAAGACTTATAAAGATCTGATAATCAGTGTATATCCCGAAATGACAATCCATTATGATAACACTGAGAAGGAGATATCAGAATCCGGGTGTCCAGAGTGCGCAATCAACGGAAAATATGCGAAACTTGTCGAGACTCTTGTGTCTCTAAAACCTGACGGCAGAGATTTGTCAAAGTTATCAATCTTAGGGGACACGCCTCTGAAGAAACTCAGAGGAGAAGAGATAGACCCATCTACGATAGTGATCGAATACCCAGAGGGAGTCGAGCGCAGCCTCCCGAAGATGAAGACCGGAAATTCGAAGAGCGCTCCAGCCGGCGTTGTCACAGGCATTTTTCAGAGGCCTTCGTGCAAGCTGTGTGTCGTCAAACACCTCGCGTACGCGTTCGAGTGCCTGAAAGAAGTAGCGGCGGGATACACACTCGAGCGCGGGCACGACCACTTCGCTCTCGCAGTAGCCAGCCTCGAGCACGCAGAGCAAGAAGCTCTGAAAGACGACGCCAACTTAGCTGAGAAGATAAGAGACTTCCGGAACAGGCTGGAGTCAAAGGTGTCGTGGAAATGAACACCGCAGTCGCGTCCAGAGAGATGCTTGGTGAGCTGGAGAACCTCTTGACAGAGAGCCAGACCGGCATGGAGTTGGAGATCGGCGACAGAGCGGTGTCCGCTCTGGCTAGCGAAGTTGGAAAGCTGTTCAGAGACTCTGCTCTACTTCCGTTCGGAGAGCCGAAGAAGGTGATCCTCGAGAACTACCAGTCTCCCGGAGACTTAGTGATGATGACTGCAGCCGTCAGAGATCTTCACAGAGCTTATCCCAACAAGTTTATAACAGACGTTCGCACTTCTTGTGGAGACATCTGGCTCAACAACCCCCACATAACTCACATAGACGACAAAGACCCAAAGGCGATAAGAATCAAAGCTGAATACCCGCTGATACACCAGAGCAACGGTGGGGCGCTCCCCTTCATACACGGTTTCGCGCAAGACCTCGCTGATAAACTAGGAATCCCGCGGTTCCCCATCACAAAGTTCGCAGGGGACATCCACATATCTCCTCAGGAGAACTCGTGGTACAGCGCTCCTTGGGAGATATTAGGGAAAGATGTCCCGTACTGGGTCATAGACGCTGGATACAAGACCGACTTTACCTGCAAGAACTGGGGAAAGAAGAACTGGCAGCAGCTCATCGAGATGTGCCCAGAGATACAGTTCGTCCAGATCGGCCACAAAGACCACATCCACCCGAAATTGACTGGTGACAACGTGATAGACTTAGTTGGGAAGACAGACACTCGCCAGCTGATCAGGCTGATCTACAACTCGTTCGGAGTCGTGACGCCGTGCAGCTTCCCGTTCGTGCTGGCGTACAGCGTGCCTCCGCACCCGCGGTTCAAGCGGAAGTCTAGGCCGTGCGTAGTCGTCGCCGGTGGTCGAGAACCCGTCGAATGGCAGCAAGCGCCGAACGTGATGTTCATGCACACCTGCGGAGCGCTCCCGTGCTGCGACTACGGTGGGTGCTGGGTCAGCCGCGTCAAACCCCTGGGAGACGGAGACCACAAAGACAAGAACACCTGCCTCCACCCAGTCGCTTGGGGCGATGAGTTCATACCGCGGTGCATGCAGATGATCAGAGCTGACCACGTGGCTTACTGGATAGAGACTACGACAGAGGAGCTGGACTTCAAGTGAGGTACGAGTGCGCTATCTGCGGCTACGCGAGCGACGAACGGAGTCGCGTGCACGAGCACCACATCACTCCGCGCGCTTCCGGAGGCACTGAAGACAAGTGGAACAAAGTCGTGCTCTGCCCGAACTGCCACGCTAGAGTTCACGTCCCTGGAATGACGCACGGCATCCACTCGGTCGTCAGAGAAGACTCGATAGTGATAAACTGCTGGAGGAACGACCACACGCTGCTAGAGTGGAGACTGGCTGGCAGTGACGTCTTGGCGTACACTCCACACAAGACGCTCTAGAACGTGTTTGCGAGGGTTCTGAGAAGGAGGAAGATGCGAGTCAGTGGTTACCGTTGTCGGAACGATGAAAGTGATCTGCGCCGCTGGAATGAACTTAACAAACTCAAAGATAGTTCACAGTATCTGTTAAGTGCTCTGACCACCAGTTCAAAAATCTTCATCTGAGCAGTATTTTCAAGAGTTAATCCAGAGGACGGTTAAGAATAAAGGAGTTGAAGGGAAGTAGTAAACAATGTACTGTTTATAACAGTATACATTCAATTGATCAATTTCAGTATACATTATTGATTCAATAATTCAATATACATTCAATTTATTGATTCAATAAACATTAGTACGAGTGGAACGAAAGATCTTCGAAAAATGACCACAGTGTTATCCGACTTCTCCCGTAAGAGAGCTCTAGAACAGTGTCGAGGAGCTAAGAAAGTCCTCGTAGACTTCGCGCACGGTCTCGGCGACACGGTGATGTTCCTCCCAGTTTTCGACGAGTTTCGTAAGAACGTCTCAGATGCACGCGTAGACTTGTTGACTCACTTCGGCCAAGAAGAGGTGTTCGGCGTCAAGACTGTTCAGTACTCGGAATACGATGTAGTGCTGACGTTGCCTTACGCCATGGCCGAGAACAGCGGGTCTACGAAGTCGGAAGCGTGCTGCGTCAGAGAACTCGGGATATTGCCGAATGCGGTGAAAGACAACTTGAAGTCTGCGTGGTACAGAGACAACTACTCCCGAGTGTTCAGCTCGGACGAATCGTTCCGGAAGTCTAGTCCTTTCGTGCTGTTCGCCTTCCAGAGCACCGCCCTCCCAGACCCGTGCAACTGTCCTCCGCAGTTAGCTGAGACTCTCTGGAGAGAAGCCGAGAGCGTCGGGAAGATACCGATTGAATGCCACTTCTCCCACTGCTTCGCCAACCCCCGCAACGCACAGTACCCTTTCGTGGGGAACTCCACTACCAGGAAGCTACCACCCAGAGTGCAATTGCTCGCCGACACGGTGAAGACCAGCTTCGCGTTCGTCGGAGTCGCGACGGGCTCCACTGTCGTCGCCATGGCCGGGAGCTCTCTTAGGACGGCTTTCCTAGAGAGGGCGTACCACAGGAGAGACTACTTCACTGAGGTGGGTCCGACGTTCAGCATCGACGACTACCGCCCCGGCAGCCTGGCCGCGTGGCTGAGAGGACTGGAGTGACACCGTGAGAGCGTTCGTGCTATCTTGTGACGAGAACTACGTCGAGTACCTCAGGGCCTTCATCGGTAGCGTGCAGCGCCGTGGGATAGACGCGCGCGTCGTAGTAGTCCACCCTCCGGGGTTGAGGCTTCCAGCGGGTTGCGTATCTTTCGTGAACTCCAGGCCTCGAGAGTACTTGAAGACCGGTGGTAAGATGAAGGGGAAGACCCACAGCAACATCGGTTTCTGCCGGTGGGCCAGCATCCCTAAGATAGCTGCCATGGGCTACAGTTCGCTCTGCCTGATGGACGCCGACATGATGGTGACTTCTAAGCGCGTGGAGAACTTGTTCGACGCCGTAGAGGGGACGTCTGTCATAGTCGGCGGAGACGAGGAGTCTAAGTGGGGGTTGGGACCGCAGTACCGGTACGTGAGAAAAGACGGATCGGACGTCAAGTTCTGCCAAGACCGCGCTGACCTGACTAGGATGAACTCTTTCTTCTGCATGCCGGTGTTCTTAGATGGAAGAGACCCGAATATCGTAGCGCTGTGCGAGAAGATAGAAGAAGTCAAGTACACCTCTTATCAGGAGAGAGACGGCAACGTCGACTTCTTGTGCGACATGTTCACCCACAACCTGTGCGTGCACGAGACGGGTTTAGACCGACGAGTCGTGCAAGTGCCGATGGCGCAGACTACTCAAGTGCACTTCGTGGGATACACTCCGTTCGACCTGATCAGGGAAGAAGCCGGAGACTGGTACACCAAAGATGGTCTGCCGGTCTACTCCATGCACGGTAAGTTCGCGTCTAAGACGTTCGTCAAAGACTACATGTGGGGTTGCAATCGCAAGCTAGAGCTGTGGGGGATACAGAAGCAGATGGAGCACTACTTGCCGGAAGCTCAGAAGGTGCTCGAGAGGGTCCAAGCAGAGTGGAGGCTGTGCCATGATTCAGTTCGCGCGTGACGAGTTCGGCTTCTGGAAGCAAGTTGACCCCTCCCCTTTCGTGTACACGGAGGAGTACAAGAGCCGCCAGTCGACGAACGAAGCGATGTCTTTCCTCAGGCTGGGGTGGTTGGCGGCTCATTTGGGGCTCTCGGAGATGAAGAAGATGCGAGCAGTCGACGTCGGTTGCGGCAATGGGGAGTTCGTCAAACACGCTCAGAACTTCTTCTCGAGGGCTGTCGGCTACGACGTGGCTGGGAACAGCATATCTGAGCGAGAGCTAGCCGAGACGGAGTGGGACTTAGTAGTGCTGTCTGACGTGTTGGAGCACTACTCAGACATCGACGACCTGTTCGACCTGAAGTGGAAGTTCGCGTTCGTCTCGTTCCCGGAGACACCTCGTGTAGACGACTGGAGAGAGCTCCAGTCGATGGGTTTTCGGCACTTCAAGCCGGACGAACACCTGTGGATGATGAACTCGCTGGGTTTTAGAGAGTGGTCCGCGCGGTTAGGAGCTGAGACAATAGCTGAAGACTGCTTCGAAGACGCGATCAGGACTAGGTGGGACCCACGCGTGAGGAACATCAGCAGTTTCTTGTTGAAGAGGCACCCATTCCCCTATAAATAGTTCCAAACTGAGGACGGGCCCGTTCTGATGTCTCTTCTACCGAACAGCGATTACGACAAGATCCGAATCTACCCAAACGAGTACGTCACCAACGGTACTGTCAACAGGGGCGTCAGACGCCTCTTGGAGAACGACACTTGGCTAGAAGACCACATATCCGGAGCGGTGTCGGCTTCTTCTATAATGAACGCCCTCTCAGCGGAGATCACCGCTGTCGGGATCGAGACGGACGACGTGTACTCGACGGTCGCCGCCAACTCCGGAGTGTGGAGCACCGGTTCTCAGGGAGACGTAGCGGGACCCGCTACGAACCACAACTCTTACGTTCCCCAGTGGGACGGAGCTAACTCCAAACTGCTCAAAGACGGACTTCCAGTGGGAAACGGAGCTGGGTCGCTCGTCTCCAGGCCTAACGTCAACACGCTGGCGGCCGACGCTCTGGTCGCCATAACAACTAATGGATCGGTGACAGTCGGAGGCCTCGCCATTAAGAACGCAGCTCCTTACTTGGGGAGCGACGCCGTCGGTGACATATGGTTCCGAGGTGGATTGGGCATGTCCAGACTTCCTTTGGGGTCTAACGGGCAAGTCCTGACCGTCAGCACAGTCACGTCTCAGCCGGTATGGGCAGGGCTTCCGCTCCTCACGTCAGTGTACTCTACCGTGCAGTCTGGGTCTGCTTCGTGGACGACTGCTGGCAACTACGTGGGGACGAACTCCTCTAACATAACTCTGAAAGCTAACACGTTCAACGGAGCTAACCAGCTAGTCGAGCTGACTGCTTCTGGGTACTTGCCCGCTCTGAACGGCAGCGCTCTGACGAATCTGAACGCTGGGAACATCAGCACGGGCGTCCTGTCGGCGAGCCGCGGAGGAGCGGGTGCTTCTAACGGCATCTTGTACGCCAACGGCTCGGGCGTCGTTAACTCTCTGGCTGTTAGTGGGGAACTGGTGTATTCCGCCGGTGTCTTGTCGGCGCCGCGGGTCTACGTCGAGAATAAGACGTCTGGATTCGTGATGTCGAGTTCGGACTTAGGTAAGTTAGTGCTGTTCGAGTCGTCGACTCCTTCCGGCCAAGTGATGAACCTCATAGCAGCTCCGGCTAACGGCAGTCTGACTGTCAGAGTCAAGAATGAATCTACGAACGTCGTGACTCTCAGTGGAGACATCAACGGGACTACTACTTATGGACTCTCGGGGAGCATTACGCTGATATCAGACGGTTCTACTTGGCACACGTTCTGAGTCGATCACTCGGGTGCCTCTTCCTTGGTCTTCTTTTTCTTAGCGATGTACTTGATATAGCCGTTGCGCTGCTTTGGGATCGCAGAGTAGGCCCACCTGTACACCTGTTCTGGCTCTAGAGTACCCTGGAACTTGTTCAACATCTGCGCATATGGCATGAGTTCTTCTCTCATCGAGAGGTACCGAGCGAGCATGAAGGTCGAGAAAGAAGATCTGAAGTTGACGTCTTCCCACATGTTACCTCCGCTCTTCTTCATCAGGATGTCTGACATTATCTCGTAGAAGTTGTTGTTCTTAGCCATCCAGTTTGTCCTCTCTGTGGAATTTCCTGATCCTCTTGTTTACCCATCTCACCAGTTCTTTGTCGCTGTTCAAGACATCTTTCTTCAAGAAACGGATGTCTCGCTTCTCGCTATCAAGATACCCTCCATCGCCGGGCGTCCCACCCGGTTTTTGGTCGACCGGCCTCATTAGTGCGTCCATAATGTCGTCTCTCTTGAAGAATTCGACGAGAGACAACACGAAGAGTATGTTCATCTCGATCTCTTCCATGTCTTTAGTCCCTTCGTGAGCTCTGAACTCAAACGTGCGTCGATCATTCCAATAAGTCAGAGACAGCATAGAGTGGTGGTCTCCGCTATTGTCTAGCGCGTCAGCTAAGATGTCGCAGACCCTCGGAGTTCTTTCTCCCTCTTCATCCGAGGTTTCTACTAGAGGTTTAGAATAACCTCCTCCAGTGAGGCGAGAACTAGGGTAGAGCATCTTTATGGGAGACTCGAGGCTCGTCCACGGCACTATCAGCTTCTCCAGCGGGAGGTCTGGGACGTGGACGTGGACGTGAAACCCGTCAGAGTCGGTGACTCTGACGCGGTTCTTGTTGAGCAGTGCGACTATCTTCTTCAGGCGCTTGTACTCGGGTGACTGCAGAGTCAACTTTGGAGATGCTAACTCGCATCCAGTAGATATGTCTGTCTTGAGGTCCCACTGCTTGCCGGTAGAATCGCGGTGGCTGCACTCGGAGTTGAGCATCTTCGCACTATTGTGGAATGCGCTCTTGATGGCGTTCTTCACCTCGTCGAAATCGGAGGAGAACTCCAATTCTATGCCAAATTTCCTGGATTGCATGTTCATCACAGCACCTCAGTAGATTGGTTCACACTCTATTTATGAACCTAATCTTACTGAGAATAGAATACTACTTCAAACATTTTCTAGAGCATTTTCTATGATGAACTCAGAGACCTCTTCATCTTTGCAGGTACAGCCCTTTGCGCAGCTGTCATTCCTGTTGGCGCATTTCTCCGGTAAGTGGCACTCCAGACTTCCGTCTTCTCTCTTGAGAGCTACGTTGTCGTACCATATAGTGACTTTCATAGCATTATCTAGAGCCATACATTCTGCGTTGACGCGCATGACTCTGAAACTCTTCGTCTCGTGTGAAGTTAACATATTGATGTAGTCAATGAACATCACGTCGGGATTCATAAATCCTCCAGAGCGAATATGAGGTCATCATGCATCGCCAATTCGATTGCTTCTGGGTGTTTGCACTCTCGAATGCGGTCTCCAGTAGCGAAGGGTTGCGACGCGTGCTTGCAGAACCTGTAAGAGTCTTCAGTCGTCTCTTCGTATCTGTCGCACGCGTGCTCATTCACGAAACGGAACTTAGGTATGCAAGTGTTGTCGCATATGACGACGTCGTCTGTCGCTCTGCACTTCCCAGCGATCTCGTAGAATCTTCCTTTTCCGTGCGAGTCGCCGTTGTTGGCAGCAAAGTATCCTCGAAGAGAGCCGCACAACACACCTTTGAACATAGACGATCACCTCTGTCTAGAGTACTCGCTCATATGTCCTCGAGTTTGTCGACGATGTCTTCGTCCGCGAAACCTACTTCGCGCCACTCACCTCCTAAGAGTGGATCCCACACGAATAGTTCTTTGATGTCAGCGAACTCCAACCACCGATTTTCACCGTTGAGAGTGCGCTTTCGGAACAGGAATTTCCTCCTGATCCTCATTTCACCTTGTTTAGGCTCTTCCCATCTCATCGCTTCTCCGCACTGACGCTGTACATGGCGACTTGCAGCTCTATGTTCTTCAGCTCTACTTGCTTCTCCATGTAGTAGTGCACGAGGTTCCACGCGACTGCGGCGATGATGACCACTGCTATGATGGTCCCGCAGCCACTTCCTCTATTAACTACGACCGTGTTCTCCGCCATTGTGATACGTCTCCTTTGGTGTTCATATGAAAATCTTATAAAGCATCTTTTTATAGATCAGCATGATCAGCAGACCTTTGCCGTCTATCTTGATGTTGAACTTAGAGTAAAAGAGATTGTGTTTCTCTTCCCATTCTATATCCAATTTTTTCTTAGACTTCTCATTCTCGAGGAATTTTCTCAATTTCCTCCTCGAAAAGAAATCGCTAGTCGCAGTTAAAGACGTGAAATACATCGTATCAGCATGTAATTCCCAGTCTCTCACTATCTCCTCGTTGGTCATTTCTTCTCTACTTCACCGGAGTTCTCCCTGATGTCGAATGTCCTGCGGCAAAACGTCTTAGGATTCCAGATGTCTCGGCCGCCCATGTGATAATAGCCGAATATGTAGACTCTCCTTACTTTGAAATTAGGAGTAGACTCCGGGAGCACGGATACTACGGCGACATCTCCGTCATCGAAGGTCACGCTTTCGATTTTTCCTTCTACTGGGAAATCATTCTTCGGTTGGAGACGATCTATGTCAGTGATGATCTGTTGTGTGTGTTCTATGTGCATTTTGTCAAAATGAGCGCACGAGTAGCTTATGGCAGCAACACATGCTGTCACTATTGCGACAATGATTCCAACTGTTATCAATACTTCTTTCATATCATTTTCCTTTTCAGATGTTGGGTTAGACTCCGACGCCGTCTATTTTCGCGTGGTTGTACACTGGACTTATCTCGCTGTGGCTGCCAGCTGTGTAGACCACAGACACCTTTATCTTCGGCTTCCTCCATGGGGTATATCCGTCTGTCAAGAATATTGCCCTCACCTCTCTCAGCTTTTGTCCCTTGCTGTTCTTCTCGAGGTTGTTCTCGATGTAGTCGAGAGCTTTAGTCAGATCGGTACCTCCTCTTCCGTGCATCTTTATGCCGACATCCTTCGGGAGGCGCTTGAACTTTCTGATGCTCTTCTCGTGGACTCCGTCGTCGCACTCAATGAGAGTCACTTGTGTTCCTGTGCTTCTCATTCCCTTACGGACATATCCCATAAATTTGGTGAGTTCGTCGTCTCCGACGGAACCGGAGGTGTCTACTACTATGTACACCTTCCTCCCTTCGATGACATGCTTCTTGTAGTGAAAGCTGTCTTCGAACCGCCGCGACGGCCTTCCGAAGTAGTAGTTCACTTCAGCTTTGATGTCGTCTCCGAACGCATGGGTGATGAGCTTCTCCCAGATCTTAGAATGCACTTTCCCCTCGTAGTCTGGGAGGATTGAAGAGAGTCCATCTCCTTGTCCGATTCCCTTCTTACGCTCGTGATCTTCCTGACGCTTCTTCGCCTTCTTGAGGATCTCGCGGAACACAGAGTTGTCTTGCGCCGCATTGGAAATCTGCTTGTTGTGGCCGTAGAGATCGTTCATTATCTTTTCGAGACCACTACCGCACTTCCCGCACGCGGCCGGACAACTGACTTGTCCGTTTCCCTGCCCTTGCTGTTGGCCATTCTGTCCCTGACCTTGCCCTGGCTGCTGTCCACCCTGACCAGGCTGTCCCTGTTGGCTGGGTTGCTGGCCTTGCCCCGGTTGTTGGCCGGGCTGCTGGCCATTCTGTCCCTGCTGACTCGGCTGCGGTTGCTGTCCACCTGGTTTTTGCTGCTGCTGCTGCTGACCTTGCTGGTTGTGTTTGCACGAAGAACAGGGATTCTTTGCGGGGTGCTCGCGAAGGATCTTGTAGTAGTATTCAGCCTGCATCTTCTCGTCAACTTTGACGTTGGGATATCCTCTGTCTTTGAGCATCTCTTTGAAGCTCTTGAAAGTTATCCAATCCCCTTCTTGGACATTGATGAGCTGGTTGATTGCGTTGTCGGCTCCGATGTTGAAGTCGCTGTGCTTCTGAGGGTCGACTTTGCCGTCTGCCTCTTGGAGGATTGGCCGGAACCTTGAGAAGTGGTGGAGGCCCTCGTGCAAGACTTCGTGCTCGAGGACGAAGAGTTGCATCGGACGACTGAGTGTAGCCAGGAAGTAGTTGTTGATCTCAATCAACAGTTTTTGGCAGTTCACCGCAGCAGTTGGAACACTCGTGGATATCTTCCTATCGAGGCGGCTCAGTGTGTAGCCGTAAAACGGTTTGTTAAGGTAGAGTGATTTGATGAGTTCCGATATGTAGAATGAGTTTATCTCCGACGGTTGTTGGACGTATGGCCTCCCGTTGTAGTAGTCGGGGTTGTTCTGAGTCGCGAGGATGCGCTCGAGGATGGGCTTGGCGTTCCACCGGTCAGCTTCCGCTTGCGTTACGAGCTTGACAGTCTTTGGAAGTTCGTTCATGTGAGACCTTTCGCTTTATGTATAATACAAGATAGGCATTCGTAAATTCTTCTTCTACAGGTCTAATATAACCTTCGAACCGAAGATGTAAAACAGTTCTAAGAAAAAAGTCTCAAAAAAGTAGGGCTCAAGTTTGTGTGAAAATTCTTTCGAATTCCCTTTACATTTACATTTGATGGATTATACGCGTACGCGCGTTTGTATATGGAATGGAATTAAATGAGTGCATTTTTTCTGAAATTTCCCTTTACATCTTTACTTATGGCGTTATATTAGACTCCATTGAGGGAATCACGATGCCTCCTTCACAAATAGATGAAATTGAGATGGCTAAGAAGTTGTCGCGGAAGCAAGCTATGTGGAACGACGTGCTGAAGTCGACGGAGGCTGCGGCAAAAGCTGAGAAGACACCAGAACAATATGCCGTTTTCAAAGCATACCAAGACAAGTGCGGTGCCTTCTGAGAAGACTGATAACTTCGAGTCTAAGCACTTTAGAGACGGAGACCATGACTAATGAAAACATCTGTACCACCGCTGCTAGAAAAGGATGAGGAAACTGACGTCACAATGCCGGATCTACTTCCAGTGATAAGGTCGATGACGACCGCCCCGAGAGATGGAACAGTCATCATCCTCTTTACTGACGCGGCGTTCACCTCGACTGCTTATAAAGGTCGCTGGAAAGCAGGCATAGCATGGGAGATTCCTGGACACGTGACATGGTATAAGGACTGCGCTTTCATCGGCTGGTTGCCCGCAACAGTCGAGAAGATAACTCAGTGAACTTAGATTAAGGAGAACACTACTCTGAAGAAACAATTAAAAAATCTGAAAGTTCCCTTTACATTCACTCGATGTGAATTACATTAGGTATTATTAACAGCAATCAGAAGTAAAACCTTCCCAAATCCAAAAGGAGAAAACATGGCAAGGGTGAACATCTCGAAGTTCAAGGAAATCGTGGCCTTCATCGCGAGGGCAAAGAGAGAACACGGTATCACGTGCCCCATCCTCGTGTGGGGGAAGCAAGCAACCGGCAAGACGTCTTCGGTCAGACAGACTGCGGTCGCAATCAACGACATCCTCAAAGCTGCGGGCGGAGAAGTGACGAGTGCCACGTCCGTGACGCTGAACCTGGCTAACCAGACCCCGGAGGAGCTGCTAGGCTTTCCTAGCAAAGACGAGAAGAGCCAGACTACGATCTACTTCCGGCCTTCGTGGATGCTCGACGAACCCAACACCCAAGTCTTCTACTTCTTGGACGAGATCAACAGAGCGCCGAAGTACGTGCTGCAGAGCATGTTCAACTTCATCAATGAGGGGCGTCTCCATGATCATTCCATAAAGCCAATCGACATCGTCATCGCGGCGGCGAACCCACCAACGGAAGAATTTGAAGTCACCGACTTCGATGACGCAGCGTTCATATCCAGGTTCGCTCACTTCGAGTTGGAACCCGATCTCGAAGAAGTCTTGAAGTACTTTGCTGCCAACAAGGACATAGATCCGATCGTTCAAGACGTGATGAAGGAAGCCCCCGCCATCGATTCCGACGTCCCAGCGATCAAGATCGTTCCCGACTTCAGGATGTATGAGAGGGCTGGTCTCCTCTTGAAGATCATGAAGGAAGCTGAACTGGAGTCTTTCGGAAGTCACCTCATGACAGCAATGCTCGGCCCTGATATCTCTACGCTGATCCTGCGGAAAGCAAAGGACAGGCTGAAGGACATCAAGGCCGAAGACCTCCTCACCGGCAAGGTGAAGTTGTCGAGCATCCCACTCGACCGCATAGACGTGATCACTGTGCTCAACGCGAACATTGCGAGGTACTTCAAGTCGAAAGGGTGGGCATTCCCCGACAAGAATGGGAAGATCACCGCGGTAGCTCCGACGTCCGTCCTGAAGATCATCGCAAGCTATGTCGAATACATCCCCAGAGATTCGGCGATCGCGCTGATCAAGGACTTCAAGATCCAGGGAACTCCTACTAAGGTAGTGAGAGATTACGTTCTCACGGAACTTAGCAAGAATTTCCTCTATGAGCTCTTGGAGGTTCAAGGATCAGCAAAACGCTGATCACATTAGGGTGTCTTCGGACACCCACATATTTCAGGAGACAAAGTGATGGGAAAGTGTTGGAGTGCACTGTCATCAGCTGCCGAAGCCATGCAAAATGTAGGCAGTGGTTTGACCGTGATAGTTCCACGCAGAACTCCAGATGCATGGTGGAAAGATGACAGTTATGCCGATGCGGTGTTAGAGCTCTCTGATCTGAAATACGGATTCCCAGTGATCAGAGCTGAATTTCACCCAGTGATCTCAGATACTCAGTATTCCGTGATCATAGGAGTACCGTTCAGTATCGATGAAACTAATGTCATGGCGGTCATTAAAAATCTTTATTTCGAGCAGACTTATCTATGTGATGATGTTGTCAACACTCGGATAGTGAGTGCGGCTGTCATTGCAGTATTGGAGCGCGTCAGAGATTCTGGATTGCTCGGAAAGTTGAAAGCAAAGATATCTGAAGAATGTGAGAAGATCATCAATGTAGCGAAAGTCAGCGTAGAAGACGTGAGGTTTTTTCCCGTGTTCGATGGGTTATCCTTCACCAATAGAAGAGGAAACCCCATCGGAATTGTGATGAAACATAAGAAGTATAACATATCTGCGACTTTCATGACTAACGGAAAGATTCTAGTCGAATCTTCGGATGGAAAGTTGTGTCCAGATTCTCACATGCTTCCTGCAGTCTGGCAGTTGATGCTAGACATAGCTGCCAGTAAAAGTGCGAGTTCTACAATAGAGAACTTATGAAGACGAAGAATAGCGATCCTCTTAGTTCCTGCATTGTGTCAGTGATCATCGATAAGACGTACATGCAGAGGGGAGTGTTTGTCATGATGCTGTGTGTCATTTCTCTCTTGTTCTGCAATTCAATTATTTTCTTAACAGGATATTTGATAGCAGATGTAGTGTGCTATCACGATTGGATCGCAATCTTTCCTACAATATTCGCTGTCGCATCCACATACGTGTACTTTTTGATGCTGTTTCAGTTGTGTCGAGCTGTCGAGAAGGAGCTAGCGGATCGTGTTGAAGACGCAGTAGAGAAGCTCTAAAACATCCTCCGCGGTGTATTTTAAAGAAACGAAAGGACATAATCATATGCAAATGGACTCTGAAGAAGTTCGTAAGACTATCTCGGAAGTGTGCGAAGAGCTGAAGAGCATATTGTTGGAGAAGAACAAGGCGTATGGGAACTCAGCGCTCGAACCAGTCAGAGTGTTCTCCCGTGCCAACCCGCTCGAGCAGATCAACGTCAGGATCGATGACAAGCTATCTCGTATATCTCGTGGTAGTGAATTCCAAGGAGATGATACAGAGTTCGACCTCATTGGGTATCTGATTCTCAAGAGAGTCTACAAGAGGATGACTACAAATGAAAATAGAGACGGAAAAGGCTAATTTGCGTTATCGTCTCAATTCTTTTTGTCTCGCTCTAAAGAAGATCTCTGAAGATACAGAAGACTTCGATGATATATTTTGTCTTCCACTGATGAACACAAATGGAAAGTCAAAGACTCTGAAAGAGAGCCGAGAATTGCAGAAGAAGTGCACTCTCTATCAATCTCATGAATCTGGGTGGTGCAAGTTCTGCATGTCTGTCAGGGACTTCGACGGTGAGGAAGTGTGGTCAGACATCTGTAAGAATGATTTCGCCAAAGATAAAGCCGCTATCATCAAAGCACTCGATGACATCTGAGGAATTCGTATGACCGCTAAAGAGAATTTCTGCTCAGTCAGTACAGTCGACGTGGCTTTTGTATGCGGATGGCCTCACCAAGGAGATAAGGTTCCTTCTAAATGCAAATTTTTTATCAGAGCGAGACCGTGGAACCTCAATGTTTGTAAGTGGTTCCAAGGTAGGACGCGCCCTAATTCTTGTTGCTGCGAAGAAGCTCAAGATGAAGCGATCATCGTCATGAAGATAGGTGACATATGAAGAAGACGTTCTGGGGAACTATGGATGGCGCTAAGAAGTTCAATCTGGCAGTGTACAGAGACCTTGATAAGTACGGCAGGCCAAACTCCAACTTAGTTCAGAGGGTCACCGAGAGAATTCTTCCCCGGTGTTCAGATGAATGTGAACGTGGAGATTGTTGCAGTTATCTTGAAGTAGAAGAGTTGGATGATTGTTATTTTGCTTTTGAAGACAACACGATATCTTATTATTGCTCTAAGATTGGAGCGTATAAGCGCGCGGTAGATGCTGATCTTCTCAGGAAAATCGAGAACATATGAATGATCGTTTGTTTGCGGGAACACTGAATAAGAGTATAAAAAGATTTGGAGAGGTTCTTCCTGCTTGTACAAATGGTGGGAATATATGGTGCTCTTACTTTAAGTACGAGAAGAATGAACTATACTGCATACATGTACAGTTCTTGTCTCATAGTGAACAATTTGAAGAACACGCGTCATGTGGATATTTCTGCAGGCATGTGAATGCCTTTTGCCTCGCACAAGAGGCTGACTCTATAAGGAAATTGGAAGAGATTTGAAAGTCATCAATTTTTTCGGGGCTTCTGGAGTAGGTAAGAGCACTCTCGCAGCGGGCCTCTTCCACATGATGAAGATGAATGGCCAGCGGGTCGAGTTGGTCACTGAGGTCGCTAAAGACTTAGTGTGGGCCGGTAGGAAGAAGTGTCTGTCGGACCAGATGTACGTCATAGCGATGCAGAATCATCGTCTAGAAGTCCTTAGAGATCAAGTGGACTACGTTGTCACTGACTCCCCTATACCGCTGGGCATAGTCTACGCACCAACGAAGTACTTCAAGTCGTTTCCAGTGTTGATCATGGAGATCTTCAACAGCTACGAGAACCAAAATTTCTACGTCACTAGGAGGAATTTCGACTACGTCCGCGATGGACGTAAAGAGACGGAACAAGAATCCGATGCCAAAGGAAAGACCATCCTCCGCCTGCTAGAAGACCAACACGTTCCTTATGAACACATAAGAGGGGACACTAAAGTGCTGTCCACTGTGTATATTGAGGTTGTCGGAGCAACACCAAAGGTAGTTTAAATGTTCATGAAAAGAGACAAAGCTGAGAAGTTAGTAGATGAACTGATAGAAGAAGCTCGAAAACACAAGAGCTTTGGCGTCAGCAGACTCGACGTTCTCAGACGAGTTGTGATCGATGAGTTGGCTGAACCCAACTGGATCGACACTGCGAATCTATTTCCGGATGATAAAGAAGAGAATGAAGATCATTAACCAGTCTCACGAGATCCTTCCACCATTTCCAGAACAGGCTACTAGAGCTATAGAAGTAGCTGCGAGGACGTGTTACAAGTCAGAACGGCTCATCGATCACGATGAAGAGTCTGACGTAGAACTCTGCAATAAGTTGATCATCAGAGATCACACTGCTATGCTAGAGTTCGCTGATATCACCGTCAGATTCATCACCGACCGCGGTGTCACCCATGAGTTAGTCCGTCACAGAGTCTGTAGCTTCGCACAGGAGAGCACTCGGTACGTGAGGTACGACGGGAGCATGGAGTTCGTCAGGCCTGTGTGGTTCAAAGAGTGCCAAGTAGAAGGTGCAGTCAACCCGTCTACTATCTGGTTCGACGCCTGTCTAGCATCTGAGAACGCTTATCACTCGATGATCGAGTGTGGTTCGACACCTCAGGAAGCAAGGCAAGTCTTGAACAACAGCGTCAAGACGGAGATATGCATGAAGGCGAACGTCAGAGAGTGGAGACACATATTCAAACTCAGGACGTCTAAAGCAGCTCACCCGCAGATGAGGGCGTTGATGATGCCCCTGCTCGAAGAGTTGAAGTCCAGACTTCCGGTGTTGTTCTCAGACATCATTCCCAAGTAGACCACCGCTACTGCTACCATATAGTCCTAGATGAAATGCCTAGGTCGGTGGACGTATTTCTACCGTCGGGAGGTCATTTTTCCGACGGTTTTTTCTATAAATAACGATCGTATTAAAACTCGAAAGGACTACGTTTTAAATCATGTCGAACTCTGACGCTGGGTCTGTGGAAGCAGATCAACCTCCCTTGCCTAAGAATGAAAACTGCTGGAGATGGCAGTTAGCTAACAGGATAACCACAGCAGCTCAGCTGTCTGATATCATAGAACTAACCGAAGACGAACGATCTGCAATAGACCACACTGGTCTTCCCTTCGCGATAACTCCTTATTACGCGAAGCTGATATCAAACCCTCATATAAGAAAGTGCGTAGTGCCGAGCACTCATGAGATGACACACAGCGTCGGAGAAGACGCGGACCCACTCGGAGAAGAGTCTCACTCGAACGGCACGTGCGTAGTCCACCGGTACCCTGATCGCTGTCTGTTCATGGTGACTAAATTCTGCTCGACGTTCTGCCGGTACTGCACTCGTTCTAGACTGGTTAGTGAAGGTGAGTGCATCTCAGATACTGACATAGAGGCAGGCATAGCTTATATCAGAGACCACGCGAAGATCAGAGATGTGATAGTGTCGGGTGGAGACCCTCTGACACTGTCTACAGATAAGTTAGACCGCATACTGACTGCGATAAGAAGCATTTCACACGTGGAAGTCATCAGAATAGGTACTAAGGTTCCTGTGGTCCTTCCTCAGCGGATCGATCAAGAATTATGCCACATGTTAATGAAACACCACCCACTGTTCGTTAATATACACTTCACTCACCTTGCGGAGCTGACACCTGAATGTGTTTCAGCGTGTTCTAAGCTTGCCAATTCTGGGATACCATTGGGATCTCAAACAGTGCTACTGAAAGGCGTCAACGATGATGCAACAACTATGAGACAGCTGTTTCAGGGACTGTTGAAGGCTCGGGTGATACCGCGATACTTGTACCAGTGCGACCCGGTGTTCGGTTCGTCTCACTTCCGGACTGACACGTCAGTGGGGTTAGACATCATCAGGTCTCTCAGAGGGTGGACTAGTGGGATGGCATGTCCCAGGTACGTCATTGACGCGCCTGGTGGTGGAGGAAAGATATGTCTAGAGCCGAACAGCGTGGTTGAAGACAATAGTGAAAAAATCACCATGAAGAACTTCAGAGGAGAACTATACTCCTATCCGAAATTAGCGTCGTGATCACATATTTTCTATAATTTTCTCTGATACTGACTTAAGTCTCTCCTCAGCCACATTCGTAGACATGAGAGGTTCTTCTGTTCTCCACGAGGTGCGAGTGCTCATCCAACCTTTCCACGATTCTTCTGAATCAAAATAAGTCGCACTCTTGATCATCTCCGCGACGACGTCTTCGTAGCTAGCTTCTTCAGCTTCCCAACTATCACAACCAGAGCAAGAACCATATGAATACTCGTAGCTGAACACTCTTCCATCAGAGAGGAGCGCTGAGATGTCGACATTTCCTTGATAGTCAGATACATAATTTAAAAAGAGGAGCCTAACGGCGTGAACTTGTCTGAGTGCTTCACCGAGCTGGTGACAGTACCTGCAGTCTTCGACTATTTCTTCTATGTGGTCGTAGAACACATTTTGTCCTTCCTTTTAGACCTTAACAATCGACATATCTCGCAGTCACATTCTTCGACTGACACGTCAGATATGTCGATGTGATCATAGAGCGTGTTACCGATCCTCTCCCAACAAAGAGGACAATACACATCGCCTTCAAATCCTCGACATACTTCTTCGAGTTTGTTGAGACAAGATGGACACATCATCGGAAATCATCGTCATCGATCTTCGCGTTTGTGACACCTATGGCTTTAAAGAACGCCCCCATGTCGAAGTTGTCGACTACGGTGAATCCTCTGATCTTTCCTAGGTCTTCGTCAAAAGATATACTCCACGGATCGTACCATCCAAATTCTTCGCTGATCTGACCGTCTGATTCTCCGCTGAAAAACTGTTCTTTGATCTCTCCGCAGTCCGCCATGTTAGCGATTATGATCAGTTCTTCAAGAGGTTTGTCATGGGTGTCGGAGGCCGTCATCAGAGCGGCGATGTCGCAGTGCTTGTCTATAGCAGCAACCTGTGTGTCCGTGAGATCGCGGATGTTCACCACGAACGACGAACAAGAACTGTTGCTGACGAACCCTACTCGAAGTTTCATTGCTGCGTCAGCACGTAGTGAATGGGATCACTAACGGCTCTTCTTTGAAGTTCTTTCGGAATGTTTTGACGCACTCCTTGAAGTTGTCTTCGAAATCTGAGATAGATTCTTCTCCGCCGTTCTCTACGTCTGCGACAGTCAGACCGAGTATGAATCGCTCGAAACATTCATCACTGTTGATCTCGACGTCTTTGATCTTCATCTTGTCGAACGCCTCTAGGATGATCTCTTGGATCTCTCCTGGATCTTCTTCATCTATGTCCTCAGCTACTGCGGCGTACGTCTCTTTGAATTTATCGAGGTTTTTGTTGAGGAATTTCACGAGGTCTCCAATTTCTTCAAAAGACTTTCCAACGATGAGAAAGCTCGAAGAACTGCTGTTAGACACGAATCCCGCTCTGATCTTCATCTTCTACCCCTTTCAGTATGTTTCTTGCAATATGTCGATCTTCATCTCTCTCAACATGAAACCCAAAAGAATGCTCACGTGTTGGTCAGTTGTGAGATGGTATGCTGAGAGTCCCTTGCACTTCCCATCGGAGATCTTCTTCTTACTCTCTTCATTGAGGTCCCAATCAGTCTCGTCTAGATCGTGTACTGAAGAATCGAACTCCGTTTCAGCTTTGCACATCCTCTTCATGAAACCCAGCTGATCTTTGTCAGCTAGTACTATGAAGCTAGATGAACTGCTGTTAGACACAAAACCATCTCTGCACTTCACTTTGACCTCTTACTGTTTTACCATGAATGAACCGAAGATTATGATCGACCATATCCCGACTATCGTGAAGAAGATGTAGTCCATCAATGACATTCACTTGCTGTCGAAATAGACAGCTACGCTGACGACGAGCAACACTGCTAGAAAAATGAGGATTATGACTGACACTTGACACCTCTTTGACAATTCACGTTTGAACCTAGACTAGTATACTTGCTACTGATTAACTGTCATAGGTTCGATAATTCATTATCTGTTTCATTTGCTATTTCAGCGAGGATTTCTGCGTGGCAATATTTTGGAGAGCACCAACATCCCAAGATCTTGTCTTTCAATTCACATCTTACTTTTTCTCTCAGTTCTATGTTCTCATTCAGCCATTTTTTGAACTTGAGGATCACTTCATTCCGATTTCCATCTTTTCCAATCTCGAACGGATTTCCGAATGGACTTGGCCGTCCCACATAAACATCATATGTCGTCTTTTTGCAGTGCACGACATACTTAGCGTATTTTCTCTTGGAAGATTTTGACATATGAAGTAGCCCAAAATCGGTGCCGACCCGATGACCTCGTCCTTACCAAGGACGTGCTCTACCGCTGAGCTACTTGGGCATATGTTGGTGCGGTTAGGGAATTACGATATCCCGATTGCTGTCTGGCAGGCAGCCGTCTTTCCTCTAGACTATAACCGCAATGTAATTATTTACCCTCTCAGGCAGCTTCCACAAGCTCCAGAAGGTTTGCAGTCTTCTGGACACCTTGTCATATCTTCTTCGTCTCTGTACTTCTCGATCATTGTCTTAGCTGTGAAGATCAACGCGCGATTTCTAGCGCCTTTCATCGTCTTGGAGTATGGAGTGACCTCTAAAAATCCTTTCCACGTGACGAATCCCCTATAAGTCTTACCCACGCTGAACACGTGGACTCTGACATCTTTCGCTGGGTCACAGTGATATCTGTTATCTCGCTCTTTCACCCACTTAGCTTTCTTGAAGACCTGCAATCGTTCTTTCACGTCGAACAGAGTTGGATGATACTTGACATCGTCTTCTGAGAACGATATGTCTATCTTCTGCATGATCGTGAAATTGTCCATGTCATCTTCTCACTTCTGGTATTGGAAGTCCTTCTTCTCTCAGCATTTCTATCCCATCATCGATAGCTTCTTCTAGAATCTCTAGAGCTTTCACTTGGTCTCTATCAATACCCGACAGATGAGGAAAATCTTTGCACACGGCGATGAACTCACCGTGTTCTTCGTCGTACACAATGATCTTGTTGTAGTGTGACATTGGTATCCTCTGTAGGTAACGAGCCTACGACCTTCGCGATGTGAACGCGATGCTCTACAACTGAGCTAAGAGGACAAGAAACTTCATCATTTCCACAATTTGTACCAAGAGAACGGCTTCGGCCACTGATCGTTAGGCCTTGGACAGAACACCAACGCAGTCTCAGCACCACCAAGTCCCGACTCGGTCATCAACACGTATTTGTCGAACTTCTTGGCGTTCTCAAATTCTCTGTCGTTGAGCTTACAGATGCACTTCCTGAAAGACTTGTCTAGCCATAGGTCGTAGTCTGCGTCTTTCCCAGAGAACTGCCTGTCGGCCGCTAACACTCCGTGCCCGACGGCCAGCATAGCGTGTCCTATGTCGATAGACTCTCTGACCAAGATGTACATCCTGGTGCTGCACTCAGTCGAAGTCGTCGTACTCACTGTACTTGTCCATTTCTACGTCATCTAGGAGTTCTTCGATGAGCTTCTTCTCAGACACTCGTTTTTCGTTGCGGTTCTTCATCGTCTTCTCTTGTGGGTTGACTTCCCACATTTTGCGTGTCAATTTGTAGGACGGCGTCTTCTGGTGCTTCTTAGAGCTCATTTCATCTTTCTCTTCTTGATAACTGTACTGCGTCTAGCTCTCTTCCAGAATTCCTCAGTGAGTTCTGGAATGTCTGAATAGTCTATTTCAGAATCTTTCATCGCCCTGAGTCTGTCGATGTCATCTTGTTTTATCTTTCGTGTAGAGCGATCTACCATTCTGTGATAGTCTTTCTGAAATCTTCTTTCGGAAGATTCTTATACCTGCGAACTTTCTTCTTGCAGTAAGGACAGCGTTCTCCTTCGCTCACGAGTGCGTGATCGCAACATGGACACCAAGAATGCCTGTATCTGTGTAAAGGGCCGCGCTTCATAATTGGTAGGAGTAGAGGAAATCGAATCCCCATAGCCGACGTGTAGAGTCGGTGCACTTACCGTTGTGCTATACTCCCATAACAAAGTCTAGATCGAGCAAGTTTGGAGCGGTCCGGACATTTTACTGCAGCAATCTGTCCAAACATCCTAAAGCATCTAATTATATATTTCTTGCTCGACCTAGACCCATAAATCATCTGGTGCCTATAACCGGTCTCACGACCAGTAACCCTCCCGACTCCTCGACTGTTGGTCTAGCAGATTTACCATGGCACTCTGCTATACTCTGTCGCACCCTCGTTCGCGTGAAAGCAATCGATTGCTTTCCTAGGCTGGCGCTTGACGTATCAAGCGTAAATGGTCCCTCCAGCAGATCTCGAAACTGCGTCTCGGGCTTATGAAACCCGCGTTCTTCCTGTGAACTATAGAGGGATAATGCACGTGGTACTCCTTGAGGGTTCGAAACCTCGACCTCTTCCATGTCACGGAAGTGCTCTACAACTGAGCTAAAGGAGCATGAGATCGTTCTTGACTGTCCTTCTGATGTTCTTCCTTATCAGCATGATCATCTTACCTAGTACGTTCTTCCCAGTGCCTTTGCACTGGCTGCAATAACATACTCCCCAGCAGCGGTCGTGCCACGTGTTGCCTTCTTCGAGGTACTGATCGCCTGTGTCTAGCAACTTCTGCCTCAACACTGGGTCTCTGAACTTGTAGACCAGAAGTCGGTACATCACTCGGTACTTCTTGACTTCCCAGTCTGGAACCATTGAACAGACTTGACCTGCTCTCTTGGCTTGCCCTGGAGATGGGAGGTGAGCGATGTACTTCCTAGTCGAGGGACTAGATGCTTTCGCAGCTTGGTAGTAGTGCTCGATAGTCTTTCCGTTCGGGAACTTCGAAAAATTGGAGAGCCAACGAGTGTCGCCGCGAAATTCCTTGATCATCTCATCCTCTTCGTTTGAATTTTCCCGAGCTCCTTCGCGTCTATCCGGTCCTGGCAGGCGGCGACGTGTAGTGCCGCTCTTCGAGTCGAAGAAGGGACCCTCGAGAATGGAGCACTGTGGGAATTCTGACATCCCAACTGCAACTTGGGAAGTTGCGGTCTTTCCTTTAGACTAACAGTGCAGATGGTGCGAGTAGAGAATTCCGACATCTCGTCGCTAGTTTGGAAAACTAGGGTCCTTCCTCTGAACGATACTCGCATTAACACTCGGACTACTGATCCCTCTCCGGTCTCGACTATACGGTGACCTCGAGTGGATCCTTCATCCGAATCTGGCTCGGATAGATGTGGAGAGCGTCTATACGGTTCTTCACGTCTATTCGAAAACTTCTGGCGCATCCAAGGAGTGCTGACCTCCTGACCTGCGGATCGACAATCCGCTGCACTAACCGTTGTGCTATGGATGCATGATCTAATATACTTGGTACTCCATAGCGGTGTTGATCCGCTTCCTCATGGCTGAGAACCATGTGGTCTACCGTTAACCTAATGGAGCATGAATTCTGGTGGACGCAGTGGTAATCGAAACCACATTCTCCGGGTGCAAACCGAAAGTAATAAACCGTTATACTATGCGCCCTGTTGAATCTCTAAAGATTCATAAAGATAAATCAAACTGCCGCTCCTGTCAATGAAGACCAATTGAATCTTCACGAGAGCGATCTTCTCTCATTGCAACGCACTGAGATCTATCCGGACTACAACCGGAGTTCGATAGGCGGACGTCTCCGCTTTCTGGTGGATACGGGAGGTGATCGAAACCTCTCTTGCAAGATGCGAACCTGCCGTGCAGCCATCTACACTACCGACCCATAATAATGATGCATCTGACTTGGAGCCTACGGGCAAGGATTTGAACCGCCATCCATCGGGTACAGACCGATGATTCTACCTTTGAACTACGCAGGCATGAAAAACTGTAACAGAGGTGGAGAGTTGAACCCACAATGCGTTTCCGCCTGGGTTATGAGCCCAGTTAGCCTACCGAGGCTCGTCTCTGTAATCTGGTGGAGAGGGAACGATTCGAACGTCCGACACAGAGCCCTAATTCAAACATCAGTTGGCTCCTGCTCTACCGCTGAGCTACCTACTCCATTATTTCTATGAAGAGCTCCTGTGGCATGGCTCGAACATGCGACTTGGAGATTAACAATCTCCCGTTCATACCGACTGAACTACACAGGAGCTCTTCATAGAAAGTTGGCTCACTTGGCTTGATTCGAACAAGCATGTTCAGAGTTAACAGCTCTGCCTACTGCCAATTGTAGTACAAGTGAATAAGAAATTAGACTGGTCGCTCTTCCGCTGAGCTATCGTGTACATTCTACTTCGTTAGCTGGACTCAGTAGAAGTAGGTCCTCCGCGTGCACTCATCAGACCACTCACGAGTCGGATTTGAACCGACGTCTTCCAGTTGATGGTGTCTCTAGGGCACCTTAATGAGTGCGAGTGTTCTACCATTAAACTACCAGCAAGGTATTTCACTCGCCAGCTTGGAATCGAACCAAGACCTCTCGCTTTGGTGGAACGCCGCTCTTTTCATAACCGCGCCCCATAAATGCCTCGACACATTAGCCGCTATGCTACTAGTGCCAACAAATCCACTGAAAAGCATGGTTGTGTTGCAACACAGTTCTCTCCTAGAAGAGAACGCTCGTCAGTTTCATTGAGGTGTCGAAACGCGGTTGCAATCCGCTTTACGACCTATTGCACAAGTTGGGATTTGAACCCAACTCTTCGAGGGTTGGTGGTGTCGGCGGGCAATGATCCCACAACTTTCCGGGTAAGAGCCGGATACTCTGCCAATTGAGTTACGACACCTTGAATCTGGTAACGGACCTACATTTAGTAGTGCCTCATGGGCTATGTTGCCCAGCGTGCTGCCCCGCCAAATGTTTCTATCCGGGGCGAGGTGACGCAGTGATGGTTCTGCGCCTTTACACCATTCCGTAATAAACTGTAGCGGAGCTGGATTCGATACCAGATCACCAGGTTATGAGCCTAGTATGCTACTTACACCACCCCGCATGTTGGTGTCTCTAGGACACCATAAAGAGTCATCAGTTGACGCTCTCCGAGCGATCATCAGAGGTGGAGAAGTTTCTTAGACAGAGATGAATCTTGACGGGACCATTTGAGTTGGGTAAAAACCCACGTGAGGTCCTTCGTGGCACATGTCTGTCAGACGCCGGCTGCTCAGCAACCGACATCGCTCCTCCACCTCGGATGACCACTGGAAAGCGATCACCTGAGAATAATCCTCATTTTCAAAGAACGGTGCATGAGCTTTAGTAGCACGCATATCTCTCAGTCTGTTCAGCTAGCGACTTGCGCCTCTAGCATCTGAAAGCTCTCGCGACTCATGCTGAGTCCATTTTGTCTTGGTGCGCTCGGAGAATTTTGAAATCTCGACTCTCTGGTTAAAAGCCAGATACTCTGCCTCTGAGTTACGAGCGCATATTTCTAATCAGCACCTGAGACTTTCACATCTCATTTGGTGGGAGAACCGGGTTTCGATTCCGGATATCCTGCTCTTCAGGCAGGAGCTCTTGACCGTTTGAGCTATTCTCCCATAAACTTCTGGTATCCCGTGTCGGTATCGATCCGACTTCCCCTGGATGAAGGCCAGGCATCCTAGCCAGTAGACGAACGGGACAAATGTGAATGAGATGTCTCGCGACATACCAGTTGCAAGCAACTGTCTCACTCATATTCAATGATCACCGGCTTCCGATCTCTCGTCCGCCTAATCCAATTATACACCACGTGGTGAAAATTGTAATAGGACTTTCGAAAAATCTTCGACCTTTCTTTCGAACTGGAGCTGGTTCCCGGTGACGATCCGAGGTCTGTGGGATACGAATCCACTGCTCTACCATTTGAGCTAAACCAGCATCATCTTCTAAAACTAAGAAGCCCTGCTTTTCTGCAGGGCCCGTTCTAATCTTCATCTTTGATTTCGAACAGACCCTATGACGTGACTCCTTCAGCCGCATCAAACATTGCGGTTTCATTTTTCTTATCTGTCATCACGTTCATCATACGAATCATTCCTCTTCACAGTCTATTTATACTGTGTGCTATGAAGTTTTTGAACTGTCTGCCGAGAAAATGTGAAAATTCTTTTACCCCTATATAAGGTATAAATGAAGAAATGAAGTTATCGCAGGATGTTGTTCATTACCAACGAGTTATAAGAAAAATGAAAGAAAATGATGAATTCTGCTGTACATCCTCCCTTATGGCGTTATATTAGACTACATAGGGAAACCAACAACGGCAACCCACAAATGGAGAACAGCGATGAAAAAGAATCCGATTGCAAAGAAGCCTGTTAAACAGAAGACACCTTCTCTTTCAAAGTTACAGAAGATCAATGACAAGCGCATACACGATGCGTGCGAGATGGATCCCGCTCTATGTGATGATGCATTCTGGGATAATCTCTGCAAGACATTATAATAAGTGAGGAAACTCCATGAAGACGACGGTCGTCAAATACGGCCTCCAAGACATAGAGACCGGCAAGATAGTGGGAGTCACTGAACGTACCGCGTCGACTCCCGAGGAGGGGAACAGCATCGAGTACCAGCTTGACACTCACGGAGGAGAGCGAGAGTGGCTAGTCGACTCAGCGGAGCACGCTGAGTGGGTGCGTCTCAACGACACCGCGTATTACAATTCAGGTTACGACACTCCTCAGCACATGGGATTGCGCCCCGAGCAGTTGAGAGTCATCAGAGTCAAGAAGGTTGTCGAGGTCACACCCGTCGAGGTGAAGATACCGACGAAGCTCGAACTCTACCGTAAGGTGTACGAAGAGGGCGTGACGATAAGGCCGGGCGGCTTCCTCATAGCGCCGACGGGCTGGGTCACCTCGCTATGTTGGAAGCTAACATAGACGATTACGAGCCGTTGTACTGGGACTATGTGCAGTACTATAGAGACGTCGAAAAGAAGAGGATCTGAACATGCTGAAGAAACTCAGTAGAAAGAAGATTACATCTGGTTCGATCAGCGAAGTTGCAGATATCTTGACTGAATTCGCTGGAAAATATCCGAAATTCCAGAAAGAGTTAGACGATTTCATCTGGTCAAGGGGATCTTACCAGACACCTGATGTCGCAGATGACGATCCTGCTCTGATAGATGAGACCAAGAAGACCAACAGAGAAACTATAGTCAGGCGCATTTCAGAACTGACGTCGGCAGAAGACAGCGAGAGATTCCGCACTGCGCTAGCGAAATACATCGCGAATAAGAAATCACACGAAGGACTAGAGGAAAGTTGATATGTTGGAAGAAAAGTGGGTTGAATTCCTTTACAAGTTGTACGAGAAATATCCACAACTATCAAAAGATCTCCACGAGTTTGTTGTGCCGAAGGGACATTTTGATGATCGGATAGCGGCTGCTGGTCAAGATCTCGATAAAATGACAGCCGCAAAGAAAGCGAACCAAGAGGATTTCGTCAATTTTCTCGCATCAAAGACGTCACAGGATGAAGCGGAAGAATTCAGGAGGATCTTAGAAGAATGCCGCGCAGCTAAGAAAGTCCAGAAGGAACTCTTTGAGAAAAAGTGGGAAGATGAAAAGGAAAAGAGAAGCCACTGCTACAAGGCTGATGACTACATGAAAACGATAGGACGAGATGAATAACCGATGAGCAATCACCCAAGACGACGAGAACGGTGTCGCGTCATTATGCGACAACTGGCCTATATTGGGAGAAAGATCAGATAAAAAGTGCTACTATTTTGAAGAGTCCGGTGATTTAATTCACTGTGAATACGAAGGGAAAGGATGCTCTTGCCTCCATGAGAAAGCGCTGAAAGAAGCGCTTGCGATGCACAGAATGAACGTGATATGAACTGCGAAAGAACTTCAAATGATCATCACGACTGAAGAAGAGTACGAAGCTGCATTGAAGAGAGTCGAGAGCCTGTGGGTTGCCGAAGATGGCTCCTCTGAGGCCGACGAACTACACTCTCTCGTCCTCGCGATAGAGGAGTGGGATGACGAACACTATCCCATAGATCCACCTACAGCCGAAGCGGCGATTGAGTTCAGGAGAGAACAAGAGAAGTGAACTTGGAAGTGGTTTCTTCTCCAGTTGAATATTCGAAGCCGTCGTGGAATGACACGGTTATCCGGGATTCTAACGGTATGTACTGGATCATCGATAGTACAGCCCCGGGGAATTCTTTTTGTAAGCAGCGCCAATGTAAGGATGATGGGACGGAATTTGATAAGTCGACTATCGCTCGGACGGGGTTTGCGCGCCCGACGCACGAACTTTTAGCTGATCTGGGAAGAGGAAGAATTATGATTTGTGAGAAGTTGACGGCGGAACTCAGATTGCTGAAGAAGATAGATGGAGTCTGATAGATGCGTATGAAATTGAGATTCTTACGCGAGTGGCAGAGCATCAATGACGCAAAAAGAAGTCTCTTAAATCAGTTACGACATAACTGGGAACCCTCTAAATGGCCAGAAGGAGTCGAGGAAGCCGTCCTCGAGAAGCTCAAGAAGTTTCCAAACTGCGACGGTTGGATCACCATGTATTTCCTCTCGACGGCGTTCTTCGTTGTATGCGCTCTGATATTCTCAGTGCCTTTTCTCATTGGCGTCCCAGTGCGGTCAGGAGCGGATCGCATGACAGTTGTCTTCTTCATTGTAACGTTGACGACTATATCAATCTTCATCGTCAGCTCTATATTCATGATCGTGAAGAACACCCGGGCTGGCCAACAGATGTTGAATCAAGCACGCGAAAATCTACAAGACGGATTGTTAGATCATAAATTAGAGGAACTATGAACAACAAAGTCTTCAGAGGCGTTAAGACCGAGATGCTAGAAAAGAAATTTCATGCCGAACTGAAGAAGATGAATATAGAAGAAGAATGCATATGTGAGATAGTATTCACAGATATGAAAGACCCTCGCTACATATTCATGACAGAATGTTGTGGTTATAGAAACAACAATTTCAGTGGACAGTGTATGTATGTCATCGATGATAGGCTTTCGATGAGGATATGCAATCATCCCAAGCGTGAAAAATTCATGCAAGAGACTTGTCTCTTAGTTGCGATGGAGAGGATATGAATCATTTTAAATATCCCTGCGGTGTAACATTCATAGAAAAAGCGGCGATGAATTCGCGGTGTTCTTTTTCATGTCCTCATGTTGCGTGTGAGAAATATCCTCGTCATAATGAATGTAATTCAAAGGCGTGGTTAAATTGGATCATGACATCAAGGTTAGAAGAAGAACTTCCAGGAGCCGACTATTTCATCGGCGTAGATAAGTGCGGACATCCGTTAAACGAGAAAGTGAAAAGACATTCTCTACTTCTGTATGAGAATCTGGTGAAGAATACTGCGAGACAGAAATGAAGAATGCTGTAAGACATTATGAGACACACTCAGTATCATGCAAGTCTAGTGTTGACTGTTTCGTGTGCAATTATAATGTCATTGGAGAGTGTCTCTATAGAAAAGAAGATAGTAAACACAGATGTCAGTATGTTGGAAAGTGGTTCTTCAACAGAGGAGAGTGTTACAACAAGAGTGCAATAAATGAGGCTTTTAAAGAGAAAGCCACTGAGGTAAAAGTGTTGAGACAGATGGAGAAAATCTGATATGTTTAGAGGTGTGATAAGTGAAGACATCAACGGCGGGAGGGAAGTCCTCTGCGACGGAGAAGCTTTCACCGAAGATGATCCTCGCTACTTCATGTCTCAAGAACAGTGCGGCTACTTTGAGGAGAACCGTGAAGGTGATTGTTTCCACAGGTACAGGAAGGACCCAGGTGATTGGTGGACGTGCATCCACCCTCTCCACCGCTCGCTCGCTGAGGATACTCTGATCGAGATACGACTGGAGGGGATATAGTGTTTAAAGGCGTCATAGATCTGAGCATCAATAGTGAGAGGAAAGTATTCTGTGATAGCAATGCATTCTCTGGAGATGACCCTCGTTCTAAGTATCCCGAATCTTCGACTCTGTGCAGCCACTATAACGCGGGACCCGGGTTTGGCATTTCTTCTAAAGGATCTTGGACATGCATTCATCGAATCCAACGCTGCGATAAAGGGTGGGGCATGTGCGATCACCCGGATGCTAAAGATCTTGCACTGACTACAGAAGAAGCTATACTAGAAGATAAACTGGAGAAGATATAGTGTTCAAAGGGACTCTCGATCTCGACTACACTCACCTCAGCAGTAAAGAAATAGATGAAATAACTTCGTTGGCGTCGCCAGTCTTGTGCGACAGGTATTTGTTTGTTGGGGTTGACCTTAGGTCACAACTGATGGACCATGAGTGCGAGTGTTATGAATCAATGATGTCTCCTCAAGGATCAGTAAGTTGTCGTCATTTAAAGAAAATTGAATCTAAAATAACAGGCCCGTGGCGAACGTGCACTCGACACGATGCACGACAGCTAGCTAAACATCAAGACGACGAGTGGAAAATCTTACTGAAATTGGAGAACATATGAAACCTCCTTATGTTCCGATGTTAGAAGTTGACACTATCGTCGATGTCGGTTATTCACTCAGAAGATCGGGAGGATATTTCATGGTGACGAGTATAATAGGAAGTCACTATGAATTCAGGCGGTGCACTAAGTCCGGCAACAGATTTTTCAAGTATCTGATGGAACACGAATGTGAAGTAGTCGACCGCTTGATCGTCGACGGAGACAATCTATTGCACGTGATGGAAGAAGAGACGAACGAGTACAGACTCAACAAGAGGCTCCAATCGCTGTGAAGATAGAACACAACATGGTGGTGAAGTGCGTCAGAGGAGGGGGCGGCCAGAGCGAATGGAAGAACTGGGGCACTGCACTGTATGTAGTGAAATTGACGAAAGAGAAAGGACACTGCTTTCTCGAGAAATGTGAGAGTAAGTTTAAGAAAAATTTCAAGATAAAAAGTTGTCGAAGTTATAATCTCAAGGTGAAAACTGTAGAGAAGTTCATAACCGAAGGTTCTTTCATTGTAGAAGAGAAGCTGTCAGCTGACTACAAAATCTTCTTAGAACTGGAGAAGTTGTGACTGTATTTGAACACAACAAAGAAGCAAAGAGGGTTAGAGATAGAGCTATCACACTCATGAAAGAATGTGAAGAAGCTTGGGAGGATAATCTCTTGTCAGCGCAAATAGCCATGTACATCTTAAACTATCTGTTAAAATACCTCAAACAAGAATCGGCTCTTGTCGCTGAAGTCAAAGACTGCATTATCATGAGCGCGATATTCACCGTGCAGATACTCAACTTATTGACGATCATCTATCCTAGTTCATATGATAGTGTTTCCTTTTACATTTTTAACACGTTGCAAGTAGTATTGTTGATAATCTTGATGAAGTATTCTACAAAATACAGTCAAACACTGCTCGTGTTGAAGACTGTGACATCTGAGAATGATGACAAACTGAACGAAATCACAAGCAGTATGAGAGACATAATAGCAGAAAATAAAATAGAGAGAATATGAACTCAATGAATGAAAACATATTACAAATACAGGAGACGTATGATATAATATAATACTTGTGAATTGAACTATGAAATAAAAAATCAGGAGAGATGATGCCAAAGAAATTGAAGTACGATAGGAACAAACAATCGGACATAGTTCAGTCTCAACACGCGTACAATCCTATCGACATATATGTCGAACAGATTGATAGACTCACTAGTTCTGAAGACTTGATCGAGAAGAATTTAAGATTCGCGCTGAAAGAAGCTCACAAATACAAGAACAACGGCATGGATCTCGAAGATCTTATTCAAGAAGCGAACAAGGGTCTCGTCGTCGCAGCCGAAAAGTACGATGCGTCGAAAGGTCCTTTCCTGCACTACGCGAAGTTCTACATCCGTAAGTTCATCTTAGCCACATTGACCACGACGAATGGTTCTGTGTCTGAAGCATCGGGCCACAAGTACGCGGTGCGGATGATAAAGCGGACTAGGCAGAACTTGGTAGAAGCGGGGAATCTAAATCCGTCGATCAGCGATATCGCAGCTGCCTGTGGAAAGTCAGAACGCCAAGTGAAGTTCGCACTATCGGGCCAAGTGCAGGGTATAGTTAGGCTTGACATGCCGGTCGATCATCACAGCGGTGACTGTAATAGAGACACCCACGAAGTCATATCTCTAGACAATCTCGATGCCAATGCCGACGGATATGGCTACAGCAGCTCTCCGGAGATGACCGCGATGGCAGCCGACCGAAGGGCAATCCTTACTAAGATGTTCTCAGAGTTGCCGGACCAGGAACGAGACGCCGTCATCAAACGCCTCATCGAGGGAAAGACTCTTCAAGAGATAGCGGAAGAACACGGTATGACAACGACTGGAGTCAAGGGTATCGTGGAACGAGCGGTATGTATGCTCATGGATGCGGCTGAGAAGTACAAACAAGAGATGATAGCGTAGAACCTAAATAATAGGAAGGACATCTAAGATGGGTAAGACTTACGAGAAGGCTCAGGAGAGGGACATCAAGATTATCGACGACGTCATGACGAGGAAGTATCCAGACCTCGCGTCTCACAAACTCAAGGTTGGATTCCTCTTCGTATACGGCATCGAAGGAGAAGAAGGGGTCAAGCCCCCTCTAACCAAGGATGGCGTAGCTCTTGCTGCGACTATCAGGAACTTGACTCTCAAAGACCGCCTCGCTAAAGGTTACGACGTTGAGATCGTCGCTGACGGCGATCACTGGGTTGAGATCAACGACAAGAGAAAAGAAGCGCTGATCTACCATGAACTCGGCCACCTGAAGATCAAGAGGAAAGCCGTCAAGAACAAGAAAACTAAGGAGATCACTGAGGAAGTCGTGTACGATGACCTCGGGAGGCCGTGCTTGAAGATGCTCCGCCACGACCTCAATTTCGGCGGCTTCCGCCACGTCATGGAGGAGTACGGTGAGGACTGCGAGGAGTACCAGCTCTTCCAGCAGACCGCACAGCGAGTCAAAGACATAGTCAAGAAGACTTGATCGATTTAATTCGCCGCTCGCTGGAGAACAACCCTCGTCTCCAGCGAGCGGCTGATCCCATTTGGAATCTCACATGAGAATGATGCACTTGTCAGATTTGCACATCGGAGCTGCTCCTCGGCCTAACGCGCTGAACAGCTGTTCTCCTGTTGTTCCGAGAGTGAAGAAACACGTAGCCGAGGAGAAGCCCGATGTCGTAGTGATATCCGGAGACATCTTCGAGTATGATGTTCCCATGGAGTCTCGAATCTTCACACTCAAACACATGTTCGGTGACATTCCGACAGTATTCTGCTTGGGCAACCACGAGTTCTTCTATAGGAACGTCCCAGATGCGCTAGACATGCAGTACGCGTATGATAAAGTCCCAGGATTGTACTGTCTAGACACCTGCGGACACGTTGATATCAGTGGAGTCAGATTCGTCGGTAACGTACTCTGGTACGATGGAAAGCACAAGCTTCCAGGTCAGGTGATGGAAGAATGGGCTGATGGATGCTGGGCTGACCGTCTGATCGAGGATCACGCTTCTTCTTGGTGGTTGTTCAATGCAGCATGCATAAAGCAGATAACAGACAACATTGGTAATTCTGACAAAAAGAAAGTGTTGGTGACTCACTGTGTCCCACACAGTGATCTCAATGCTTTCAACAAGCAGAAGCCGTCGTCTGACTTCAACGCATACAGCAGCACTGACATCATCGGCAAAGATGATGCGCTGTACGACGTCTTCGACTACGCTTTGTGCGGTCACACTCACAACCCAGTCAGAATGCAGATAGGAAAGACGCAGTGCTATTGCTCACGTCAAGACTACTTTAGGTACACGGGAGTCGTAGAGTATGATATCATCGAACTTCTTGATGCAAGTCGAGAATGAATCACTGAGCAACACACTGACTAAATTTTTAAACGGTGAACTGTCAGTGGAAGACTCCCGAGCAATCATCAGCACATCCGGCCTTTCTGAAGAAGCAAAGATGAATTACAACTTACTGCTAGATGTCGCTCTATCGAAGAAATGCGATAAGAAAATGGAAGAAATATGAAAGAGTTTCCTTTACATTCTTCATTTAGAGATTAATGTATCTTACAAGAGAGGGAACCTCATGAGCGAGAGTAGAGTCAAACACAAAGGAAAGTACTACAAGATAGATGTTGATTGTGTGTTCGAGAAGACGCGAGAAGGCATGATAGGAAATTGGGAAGTGGCAAAAGAGATGTGTGAATTCTATCAGCCGCTGTTTAGTACGAGAATCGTGTGTAAGCACGCGTATTTCACTCGCTTGAGGAAGACGTGGAAACCTATCAAGTGTCACGATCGCAGACGAAAAAAAGCGCAAATACGCGACTATGAGATAGCTGTTGCACTAGAAGAGGTGTGAAGTGTCAAATTCGTTCATGTCTGAAGAAACTGACGCAGTGATAGAAAAGACCGTTGAACTTGGAAGAGATATGTTGAAGACTAATGATATCTCCAAATTCTGTGAAGCTGAAGGCGGTCCTGACAAAGTCATCGAATTTTTGTCTGCAGCTGAGTCTATTTCCACCATATCATCAGTGGTGTCAACTTCTCAGAAAATCCTCAGATTCATCAATTCTTTTTTTAGAATCGTTCGGTTAGTGTTAATCACTGTTCTTACTGCTTGTTTTTTCTGGGTGTCTCCTCCGGTGACTTCGCTGTGGTGCGCAGTGGTTATGACGATCATTTTATTGGCAGCTTTTGTTGCGTTCGTAATAGCGCCGATTGTGATCTACTATTGCGAAGACAAGTTAGAAATCATAAATCCAAAAGTAGAGTTCTACGACACATTGTCTGCTGAGTGCAAGACAGTGTTAAACAATTTTGGGGGTAAAGAAGTTATCATAGCTTATATTGTGAGGACATATCCCATCACTACTGACAGAGTAGATGTCATTATAGAAGAACTATATAAGAAATGGGGCGTCAAATGATTAACATTCTTTTGGGAACGTTAGGAGCTTTCTCTATCGTCTTTACAATCACAATGATCTTTGGGTGGATGTTAAATGGTCTGTCTTTGAACAGACCACGGCATCGTACGAAGATCAGATACGTGAGTGCTAGATGAACGAAGAACAGCCACTTAAAATTATAACGGCATCCAATCCACAAGCTAAGAAGTTGTTTTGGACTGGCAAAGGTTGGTCATCACTATTCAAAGAAGCAAAAGCTTTTTCTGCAGATGACAACGTGACAGCTGAATCATTCCTTGAAGTCATAAAGTTACATCCTCTTCTCCAACCACACTTCATAGTATCCCTTAAGTTGGCAGTCGAAGCCGCGGATCTCGGAGACTCTAGACAATGAAACCGATTATCTTAGTGACGGCTCATGTGTCTGAGGAACACCTCGGAGAATTCTCGCTGTTGCAGAGATTAGGAGATGCACTGTTTAAGCAGCTGCCGAAGATCAGAAGTAGTGTCACACGTCTAGGCGTCAGAGTGGAGTACATCAGCGCAATAGAAGAAGCTGGCGGCATACCACTGATCGTGTCTCCATCTAATTCGACTGTCCGAGACGCTAGAGAACTGATGAAATCAGTAGACGGATTGCTGCTGACAGGAGGTCCACACTGGCCACCACAGACTTACACTGACGATTTAGAAGTGATTTCTTCAGTCAGAGCAGAAGATTGTGTGTCGATGGATAAGTATAATGCCGATATCGCTCTTTTGAGGGAGGCTGAAGCCCTCAAAATTCCAATCCTCGGTATCTGCGCTGGTCAACAACTGATGGCTGTCAACAGAGGTGGAAAGCTTGAGAATGAATTCCACAACTTTGAAGTGCACAATGGGAATCTTCATGTTGTGTCGGTAATTCCCGGTTCTAATCTAAACCAGATGCTAGACGAGGAAATGTTGATCGTGAATTCGAACCACGTGCAGCGAGTCGACCTAGATTCGCTGACAACGTGTGAATCTCTTAATCCAGTTGCATACAGCATAAATGACAAGACAGTAGAAGCGGTAGAAGATCCAACGAGAGATTTTTATATCGGTGTTCAGTGGCATCCCGAGAGGGATAGGAGCGAAGCTAACAGGAAGTTGTTCGCATCGTTTACCAGAGCTTGCATCAGGCGGCGGACAAGCCGCTCACTCGTTGAGCAGTGACGCCGTCCATTGACCGCAATAGTCGACGTGTGGCATGCCTATCACTGGGAACTTAGAACCGATCTTCTGAACTTTATGACCCATGTCATCTAAGACTAGAGACACAACAGGGATTGGTGGATTCAACCTGCAGAAAGAATTGCGCTGATCGAAGTGCGCACAATTCTCGCAGTGACGGTCTATTTGGTCATCGTAGTTGGTCACAGATTATCAGTCTTCTAGTTCATCTTCTTCATCGTCGAGATGAGGACCCTCACCTGGAGTCGAGACTGGCTTCAAGGGCTCATCGACGCCTGCTTTGCTGTTGGCGTTGAACGCCGCTGCTGGGACTATCGGATCAGTGACTCTGTTTCCGTCGACCGTCGCATCTAAGACGGCTTCTGGCTCAGACTTTGTTGGATTCGGTTTGGACGCGTCGATGTCATCGGCTGGGACATCGACTAACTTGCCGCCGTCCATCTTCTTATTGAACTCTTCGCCGCAGTTAGGGCAAGCTGACGGATAACTTCCTGGGTACTTCGGAAGGACGAATCCGCACTCGCACTTAGACCTGATTCTTCCTTGAGTTGCCAGGGCTCTCATGAGACCCTTGGTGAGGATGGCCTCGCAGATATTCTCAAAATTCTTCATGATGTTCCTAGCTCCAGTTGACTGGAACTATTTACACCCGCTCAGGACAAAAGTATGTCACCGGACGTTTTTTCGCCATTGCCGTTCAACAATCTGGCTTCTTGAGCGAGTTTTTTCAGGCGAGTCGCCTCCCAAGCTGGGAGTTCTGACTCTCGGACGACTTTGCCGTCTATCATGAAGTCCTTCGTCTCTGGAATGTAAACGATGTTCTGATCTCTCATTCTGCTCTCCACACCATGGGTTCTGTGCTCTCGACTATCCTGATCATGACGACATCCCAGTCTTCCATCTGTTTGACAGTGCAGTAGTCGACATCGTCCTCTCCGTCATCGCTGTCTATCATGTAGTCGTACGTCTGACCGTCGACGTCGAACGGTCCTCTCCTGAAAATTACGCCGGTCTCGTCTTTGAAGGCGGTGATCTTGTCGTTGTTCCAGAACTTCATCGTTCGGTCCTCTTTGCCGTTGAGTTCATTGGTACTTCAGCACCAATGTCAAGATTCCTAATATGATGATCATCACGATCACCGGTCCTACAAAATCTTTAGATTGGTGTTTCATAATGGTATTTATCTTCCACTGAAGTCAAAAAATCATCTTTAAGAGATAAAATAGAACCCATCGTCAGGTGAAAAGGAGAAAATCACCTGACGATGGGTTATCCGAAACTACTTCGCCTTTGCTTCAGCTACACTGAGTTTCCTGTACTCGGTGACGAGCTTCTTGAGCGAGTTTATGGCTTTCCTAGCACGAGCAGAAGCGGCTCTGTTGCCAGCAGCACCCTTCTCGTGGTCGACAGCGAACTCGGCCCATAGTGCATTCATCTCAGCAAAAACGACCCCAGTTGTTCTCTCCATGACCCTCACACTTACCTTTCACTTTGTTTGTCGCAGTCTCTCACCTGCGCATCTTCTTTATGTTTGCCAGGATAGCATCCTGATTTGAGAGCGATTCCCTGAATGTTAATATACCCGTCGGTGTGTTGAATTCTTTCTTATCAGAAGGAGCAACCGTTGAATTAGGAGTATCTTCTGAAATTATTGCATCAGATTTAGCAACGATAGGGATTCCTCCGTTCATCATCTGTCGATAAGCGTCGCAGAGACCTTTTGCTTCTTTCTTCTGTGCGATTACGGCTGCTTTCTGCTTTTCAACATTCTCTTTCATGTTACCGGTGAGTTTAGACGTGTCGACTGATTTATCGAGGATAGAACCTCCTGAATTCTTAGTAGTCGCACCTGTCAACGGATCTATCTTGACATCTTTAACACCCGCCATTGCTGCTATTATAGACAGCGCAGCATTCTTTCCATCGACTTTATTCACAAATCACCTCTTTAATTCTATTTATTGTGATTAGTGAACCAGTGCATTTCTCTCTCGTAGTGGGTCATCATCAGGTCATTATAGAACGAATCGGAAAGGACGACCCCACTCTCTACGTTATGCGCTGTCGAAAAAGCTCCACCACAGTGTGTGGCTTTTCGGGGGACAGCGTAAGCCAGTTCTTTTCCAGAAGCGAGGAATTTCTTTGACATACAAGAATCTAGTGCACCTCCCCATTCTTTTTCGACGAAGTATCCTCCAGCATTCTCCAAAAAATCTCGTCGTAGAACCCATATCCCACCGTTTATGATGTCTGTGGACACGTATTTCTGTCCTCTGAATTCTTTTTCTTCGCCTTTCAGACCAGAATTTAAGATGTCTTTCAGCTCTCCTCTTTGGCACAAGAAATAGCTGGCTACTCCGATGTTTTTACTGTCCAACAAACTTAATAGTGGACAGAGCCAGTCTTCCCACACGAAGATGTCTCCGTCTAACTTGACTATCACATCTCCTCTAGCTACTTCTATGCCTCGTCTGAAGTACTCAGGCGTACGAGTGATATCGTGCACACCTCGTTCATTAGTGAGCGATATCAGAGAAGAAATGGGTTTGTGAGCTAAAGACTCATCTAACCCATCTTCCGAACCGGCATCTACGCCTATTATCTCGCAATCAGTCAAGTCTGTGTGAGCCAACACTGACTCCAGACATATCTCAGACAGTCGTTTTCTGTTCTTGAACAGCACTACGATAGAGCACTTCATCTTAGAAATTTCCTAATTTTACAAGATTCAACTTATCGGCTTTCTTGGCAACTTGAACGCAGAGTTGACATCTGTGTTCTTTCTCAAACCAAATGCTGAAGAATATCCAGTCAATTTCACTCTGTACATCAAAAGATCATCGATGTCACCCCAGGGGTAGGCGAACGAATCACACGTGACGCCGAGCTGACGTTCTATCATTTGTTTAGGCACTATCAATTCGCAAAAGACTCGTTGGCTGAACTCAGCGTCAGTCTCCACTCGTCCCCTGAGGGCGTCGTACTCTCTATTCACTAATCCATTTTTGAAACATCCACCTATGTTTTTCCGTCCTAGCAGAGCTCGTGGATCTTTTTCGAGCTCATTCACATGACTAGTCGCTACTTTAGAGTGTGTCAGAGAGTGCGCGCCGACGTCGAATACGTCTAGGTTTCTTCTCCAGAAATTCCAGTCGACTATTAGAGAGGACATGTTGGGATTCATTGTTATCAAGAACGTTAGAGCTCTGATCTTCTTCTTTCGCAAGAACGCTGGAATGTCTGGATACCGTTGCTCAAAACCGTCATCAAAAGTCATCAGCGCGCATGCTGAGTTAAGAGAGGAGGCAATGTACGTCTTGTAGTCTACGAACGTCAGAGAGTTCTCAGCAGCATCAGCTAACGCGCACTCTATCTTAGAGTTCCAATCATCTTTGACGTGAATGCAGTATGCGCATTTCATTTTTCGACGACGAAAAGGTCGCTCCTGAAGTTGTCAATGCTCACTGGAATGTGTTCAACTGTCGAGAATACACTTGCAAGTTCTCTGAGCATTTGTTCTCTGCTAAATTTCCAGACGTTCCCAAAAGAGTCAGCGTTCTTCTTCAAGTGCGTTGCGTTGTCAGTTACTGGTATCTCCATGAACGCAAGACCTCGTTCTCTCAGCACTGATTCGACGTTCGTCAGCGCTAATTCGTAGTCTTCGATCTCTTCGAGCACGTGTTGGAACAGCACTACGTCAAAGCGATTAGGCCCAAAGTGTTCTTTCAAATTTTCCATGCCGACACATTCGTCTACGAAAGCCACATACCTGTGGTCAACTGGATTTCCAGTCTTCCACTTGTCGACACACTTGTACTCGCTTCGGAAGTTGTCTTTGAGCCATTTTCCGAACACCCATTCGTTCAACGGAGCTATTTCGAGGATAGACCCACCAGTGTTCAAGCGGACAGCTAACACTTCACTCAGGAATCTCTGTCTCTCCATAGCGCCACAGACGCAGCAGACTCTCTTAGGTCTGTCTAGAGTCCCGTCGAATTTGTCAGAACCACAGATGAAGCAGCTCATGTCAGTTTGTGTTTCCTTTTGAATACAATCATATTTTCTTCTTGCATCCGTCTGACTTCTTCTTCACCAAACACAGATTTGAAAGTTGTTCGATGGTGATGTAGTACATACGATGATGGAACAAAAGCTATTTTTCGTCCAACTTTCGTCATTCTAGCGCAAAAATCATCATCATCTCCCAATCCGCTCTTGAACACTTCGTCTAGCATGCCGAGTTCGTTGAACACTCCTCTGTCGAACATAGTGCAGAAAAACGCTACCATAGATACTCGGCGGATTACGTCGTCGTAACGTTCTTTTAACACTCCAGATGCCGAGTCAATTGACATTCTAGATAGGTCTGGTATGTCTTTGAACATGTTGTTCTTGACATTCTGCCATCCTTGCCAGCTTCCCGATGTATTCGTCATCGGTCCGCTCGCGCTGTAACCTGTCGACAGAGGTTTTTTCAGCCTGTCCATCCACCCCGGAGTGACTTCGGTGTCGTTGTTCTGCAGCACCAAGTACTCAGAATCTCCAGCTGATATCCCTATGTTAGTCGCTTTGACGAAACCTAAATTCTTCTCCAACCAAATTGAGACGTAGTCGTGTCTAATTATTTCAGCTAATACCGTCTTTCGAGATTCTTCAGAAGAACCGTTGTCAACCCACACTATGCGGTAATCATCTTTCGGTGTGTGCTTTCTGATGCTTTCTAAGCACTTGACGGTGAAGTTCTCTTGGTTGAAAGTTGGAATGACGATGTCCGTCTTCATCACTTTCCACCATGTTTCTTTTTCACCGCGTTAGAAGCTTCCTGCCACGATATGCTGTTCTTCGTGATGCCATCTTCTCGATCAAGAGCAGTGAATAAGTATTCGTCTATCCACCGTCCAGTCTTTCCTCGTTCATTCATTGTCAAGAACATGTCCCAATCTTGGAGCCTCTTTAAATTCTCGTCGAATTCGACTAAGTCTCTAGCCTTCACCAGCGACATTGTAGAGCAGAAGTTCTTCTTTTTAAGGATAGATGGATCAAACTCAAAGAACTTATGACGCTTGTTCCCTACTTTGAAATTGCAATACACCCATGAATCTTCTGGATGATCATGCATAGTTTGCACCATCTTCGCGAAAATCGTTTGGTTTAACTTCACATCTGAGTCACAGAAAAATACAAATTCTCCTTTAGCTAACTTAATTCCAGCATTTCTCGCAGCTGATGCACCCTTGTTAGTCCCCATCGACACAGAGACTTTTAAACCATGCTGTTCTAACACTTCATCCAACCTGTCTCTGTCAGAAGAACCATCATCTACTACAATTATTTCGAAATGGTTGTACAGCTGACTCTTCAGAGAATTCAGTGTGTCAGCGATGAAAGAACTAGAATTGAAACACGGTATGACTACAGATATGAGGCCGGGAGAGAATGTCTTATCATCATTTAGTGATTTCAATTCATCCTTCTTTTGAGATTCTATCTTTTCGTATGTGAACGCACAGTAAAGTTCGCCGTTCTTGATATTTCCATTTACAAACATTACTTCTGAAGAATGTGTGCGAGTTCCCCACTTACAAGTCACAGACGAACCTATGACACCGTTGCTTGTCGTGATCTTGATGAAGTACTTATCCCCTAGTCTCAACGAAGAGTTACACTGGAACTTGGTGAACGCGTTGTCGACAAAGGCGTTTCCAGATGCGTTCTTGATAAAGACTCGTTTATTGTCGATGTCCAGTATCTCGACAATGATGTTGGCTGCGATCCACTTCTTCTTAAAAGTCGCAAAATTGACTGACAGTGTTTTAAGTTTGTCGCCGATCGCTGTGAAAGATTGCAACACAGCCCCTCCTGTCACTAGCTCACCGGTTGTGCCGGAGGCGCCCCCATAGACCTCTTCATTAACTTGCATTTTCTCTCACTTTGTCAATTTCATTTCCATCAGCGCCCTCGCCCCATTGAACACTCTAGACTCGAGGAACTTTGAGTCACTAAAGAACAGATTGTCCTTTTGATTGATGACGTATTCGTTCACATCTTTCTCGACTATGCCTCTCGGCCAGATGAACACTTTCTGCTTGATGTGGTTCTTACATATCTTCTCGAGTTCTTCTCTAGCTGCGGAGTCGACCCAATTGTTGTCCAACATTATGACAGGGGTGCATAATTTCTTCGAGAGTAAGTCGACTTGCTTATCTGTTAGTGTCACTCCACCCACGGCGACTCCATTCTTCACCCATACTGCATCTAGAGCTCCCTCTAAACAGAACACGTATTGGAAGTCTTCGTCTATGTTGTCGTAGTTGAACACGTCTTTGTCTCTGTCGACAGCGCCTTTGTACTTGGGTTGCTGTCCATCTCTGACAGCCCTTCCTTGCCAGAACACCAGCTCTCCGGCTCGTCTCCACGGAATCACGATCCTGTTGTCTTCGGTGTCAAAGAACAGTTCGAACCCATTCTTCGGAAGGTTCGGCGCCGACATGATCTTTCGGTCTTTCACTATCTTAGCTATGTCCTCAGGTAGAGGAACCCAGCTGTCTTGTAGTTCAGCCGGGATTTCTGACATCTCTTTCTTCCGTTTTGCTTCTTCTTCCATTTGGACGAACAACTTCTCTTGCGCTCTCTTGTACTGGTCGACAAGATGGGGATTCTTCCTCAGAGACTTAAAGAACTCACTCTTGACTGCAGCGGGAGTGCTAGATGTGATGAAAGCAACTAGTTCAACGCCAGACACGCTACCGTTAGCAGGACACCCGGCGTTAAAGCAGTGATAGCTGTCAGTGGCGATGTAGTACCAACCGCGTTTCATCCTACGATTTTTGTGGCTGTCCCCGCAGATGGGACACCTGAAGTTCCACGAAGTCCTTCCCATCTTAATCTTAGTGATGTTCTCGCGTATCTTGTCTTGTATGAAGAACTTTATATCTTCGTTGACCTGGTTGAACATCTGTCAGTCCTCGTAGTAAAAGACTTCATCTGGATTGAGCGTAGGTATAGCTTGCTCTTGGTTGCACTTGGAGCACTTATACAATTCTTCTTCCGGGGTCACTATATCTACAGTACCGCATTTACAACAGACGGCTTTCAGCTCTCCTAAGACGAGCATCTCGTACACGTCGTCATCATTAGTGCCTTTTGGAAAAGCACTGTAATGATCAAATTCATCTTCGTTCATTCTTTCACCTCTTCAAAACAAGTGGGTAGTTCTTTCCAGTCCGCTGTGAATTTCTGCCCGTTGACCAGCGTGACTTCATATAATGATATAGATTTGTGTTTGGAGATGTTCTCGTGCATTTTGACCGTATCAATCTTTCCAGTAGATGGTTCACTACTAGCAACAGCAATCATCGCTAGATCTTCATCTGAGATGTTTTGAGGAGTCTGTTTACACACTGACGCAATTGCTGTCATCGAGACTAATGTTGTTTCATCTATTCTAAGAAAATGCTTCATCTGCGTTTGGCCTCGAGTTTTTCTAGAGCTTCCCAGAGTTCTGATATTGGGATGTCTATGATGTACTCTTTTTTATGGTTCCCTTCGGCGACTGTCACAAGACAAGACTTCGTTTTGGTATAGTTGTTTTCAGATTCAACGGCGGAAATCACATAGTCGAAATTGAGTATCACACTTTCGTACCGAGGGTTCGTCCTTTGAAGCGAATCATTCCAGAAGTCTACTCTATTCTTCAGCAGCAATCTTGTCATCGGTGTTTTCCTTCTTATTGTCTAAGGATACACCTTTCAGATCTTTTTTCCGCTTCTTGGACTTTTTTCGAAAGATGTCTTCGTAGGACTGCCTGAAAGCGTTCCAGTCTCCTACTTTATCTCCCTCATGAGTCCCATCGTGAGTCATCTTCTTGATCGTTCCCATCTCAACCTCCTATTACGAACACTTACTCCAACCACATGACGGACACATCACGCACCCGTCTTTGTATACTAACTGATCACCACACGTCTCGCACGCGCCACCAGCTTTTTCACCGTCTCTTATGTACTTCTTGATGATCCTAGCGATGCACCTCTCCAAAGAGAACATGTTGACTTCAGCGCCGTCTTTCATCAGCTGCTCGCAGATGTACTTGATGGGGACACCATGTCGCATCGCCATACTGATCAGCCTAGTGTAAGAACCAGCATCTGCGCTGAACGATGAAGCGATGTCTTTTATGATCATGCGCTCTTCCGTGTCTTCTAGAGTCCCGAGATAGAGATCGTAAGACCTCCTAGAGACGCCGTTCTTGTCTTTGATCCGGCCGTTCTTCTTGATCCAGCCTTTCTTGTACTTCTTCGGAATCTCTATGATAGTCTTTTTACCGCCGAACACGTCGTAAGGCATTCCGTCGAGGAGACCCACGAAGAACACCCACTGGTTGCCGTTGATGTTGGAGTAGTGTATGTCACACTCCAAGACTTCTGGTCGGTGAGGAGCTTGGTTCAGCTGGATATGGGCTTTCTTCTCGTCTTTGATGAGAATGCCATCTCTGCACCCATCTCTGTAGACGGTGATGCCTTTGCACCCAGACTTCCAAGCTTCTATGTAAGCTTCTTCAATCTCCTGGACAGTCGCGGTCGCAGGAAAGTTGATCGTCGAACTTATGCTATGCGTCGTATAACGCTGCATAATAGCTTGAAGGTGAATGCGCTGTTTGATATCTATCTCGTTAGACTGAGAGCCCCAGTAAGGACTGTCTTTCTCTGTCTTTCCTGGGTTGTCTCTCAGCCAGTCGATCAACTTGGGATGTGTCACTTCAAAAGAAGTCCACTCAATTCCGTCACTGTCGACGCTGTTTGCTTTCACACCGCGATCTTTGTCTCCCTGAGTCATCTTCTTGCGGCGGACATACTTGCGCAGGAAGATTGGCTCTACTCCGCTAGAAGTCCTAGTGAGCATTGACACCGATCCAGCCGGTGAGCAAGTTGTCATACTGATGTTGCGACGGCCGTGCTTCTTTATGTCATCTTGGAGTGATTGCGGAAGTATCTTGATGTAAGATACGTCTTTCTCCTTGTCCCAGTTCCATATCGGAAATGTGCCTCTCTCTTTCGCGAGGGTCACTTGTTCCATCATAACAGACTCATGAAATGCTCCGAATATCTTTTCAGCATTTTTGAGAGATTCTGCTGACCCGTACTTGATGTTCTGCGCGGCAAAACAGTCGGCGAGGGCTGTTATCCCAAGTCCGACTCGACGACCTTTTCTGTATGTCTCTTTAATTTTCTTCCAGAGATCGAGTTCTCTGCATTTGATATCCATGTCTTCATCATCAGCTTTGATCTTATCTATGATCTTATCTACTTTCTCAATTTCAAGATCTACCATATCGTCTATCAATCTTGTAGCTAGACGCACTTCTTCTTCGAACTTAGAGAAATTGAACTTTCCCTCTTTGACAAACGAGAAGAGGTTGACAAGCATCAGAATGCAACTGCCGTACTCAGACAGAGGGAGTTCAGCACACGGGTTCGTGCTGACAGTCCTGAAACCGTCAGAAGCATAACCGTCGCTGAGAGAGTTTCCGAGGAACTTGTCCCAGAAGAGCAGCCCCGGCTCAGCGCCTTCCCAGTTAGCTTGGACTAGTCTTTTCCAGATATCTTTAGCTCTGACAGTGCGCTTGATCTTAGCGTCTTCGTGTGAAGCATTCACCGGCCAGCGAAGTTCAAATTCTTTGTCTTCAATGGCAGCTTTCATGAACTCGTCACTCACTTTGACAGATATGTTAGCTCCAGTGACCTTCTTTTTGTCTCGCTTGATATCTATGAACTTCTCGATGTCCGGGCTTCTAACATCTATGCTCATCATTAGGGCCCCGCGCCTGCCACCTTGCGCCACTTCTTTAGTCGTGTTGGAGAACCTCTCCATGAAACACGTGATACCATCAGATGTCCTAGCTGCGTTGTTCACACCCATGCCAGATGGACGGAGGTTAGATATGTCTATTCCCGCTCCTCCGCGGCGCTTCATTATCTGAGCTATCTCCTCGTCAGTCTTGAGAATTCCACCGTAGGAGTCCTTAGGTGATCCGACGACAAAGCAGTTGGCGATCGAACTGATCTGGTGATCATTCCCTATGCCAAACATAGCAGAGCCCTGGGGGACGATGTACTTAAAATTCTTCATCGACTCGAGGATCCGCTTCTTCGACACTGAGTTCTTGTACTTCGACTCGACCCTCGCGAATTCTGAAGCTATCCTATCGATCATCTGCTCTGGTGACTTCTCGAGGAAATTTCCTTGTTTGTCTCTGAGGAGATACTTATCTACAGCGACTTTAGCTGCTAGATCGTTACCATCGAAATACGCCAGAGATGCCTCTATCGCCTGAGCGCTAGTATAGACTTGCTTATCAACCATTGTGTACTACTCTTTTCTTTGTTACTTGTCCGAGAAGTCCAGTTTCCTGTACTTCGGCATATAGTGCAAATTTCTTCTGTACCAAACTACAAATTCCTTACGCTGCATTAACTTAGCGACTGGAACAAAACCACAGATAACGTAAGCATCTAGTGAAATGCAGCGAAACTGATTCATCATGAGATCCCACACTATTAAGAGCTTACGTTGTCTGTACCAGTTGGGACCTCTCCGGTGTCTAGGTTTCTTCCATTTAAAGTACTTCCTGACGACTGGCGAGCTGATCATCCTCCAGTTGGCTGTCGCCAACATGTGACGATCAAACTTCATGTGGCCTCGCTCCCTGTTCTTGATGTACCACGGAGGTTTTATGCGGCGCTTGAACGTCAGCTCTACCACGTTCTCGTGGAAGATAGTCTCCAGCGTCCGGCGAGGTATGCCAGTCTTCTTTGGGACTTTGTTGTCTTTGAGCAGCAGAGGACTTCTTCTCATCTGTCGAACATCCTGAGCAACTGCTCGTGAGTCTTCTTTTTCTGAAGATCTCTAAAGAACTTAGCGAACTGCTTCTTCTGAGATATAGTAATCAGAGGATGATACGCTACGACTCTGAAGTTGTCTAGAGATATGTGTCGCCAGTCTTTTCTTATGAGATCGTACGTTATGATGAGATCGTGCTGGTTGTACCACTTCGTAGTGCGCGGAGCTATGCCCATAGGCGGTTGATAACCTGTCATATCAGCGTACTCTTCCAAGAAGTTCCACTGGGAAGAGCAGAGCATGCGCCTGACCTGGCTCTTATGACCTGAAACCGTGTTGGAGAACGGCCAGATGCGCCTGACGAACACCACCTCTATAGCGCCCTGCACTATCATCTTACGAGGAAATGTGTTCGGAATGACGATTGGACGATCGTTGCGGATGAACAGAGGATTCTCCGGCAGTTCTATCTCAGAGGGGTCTTTCTTTTCAGACTTATCCAGGAGTCTCTTCTTGACACTCTCGAACATCGGAGAGAACTCTATGGGAAATTGAAGATCGTCGAACTGCACTGTGTTACCTCTTATCACTGATTGGCGGATTATTTATCCGTTGTCAGTGAGGAGGTTGGAAGAAATTGATTTTCTTTCAACATTCCAGTCAACAGAGAAATGACGCACTCCATAGATTCTGTCTTTATGCGCGTCTCAGCGCGAGAAGTAGACACCTTGAAGTGAAAATCAGCCGGAGATTTCTTAAAGCACGTGATGACTAACGTCGTCTTCTCTGGATCTACTACGACTACCCATTTTCTCTCATCATCACACGCGAACCTGATGTCTACAGATCTGCATACAATGCCTTCGTCACGGAGTCTCTTCAGAAAGTAAGATTTAGTGTAGAGTCTGTTCTTAGGATTCATCATTCTTCCTGTAGTAAAATGTTCACAATATGTGGGTTCCCAAAGGAACCCTAAATCAACCCTTGATCGTAGTGCTGATGAGATACAGCTGTATCTTGCAGCTCTCGACTTCCTGCTCAGACTTGATCACGAACACCTTCTTGTCGGTGTATGAGACGTTGATCTTATCCGCAGGAATGAGGTTGAACGACTTGAAGTTGTCGAGTGTGATCGCGACGACTTCCGTCAGATTGCCCTCCATGTCGTGAGCTATCGGGACTGCGATGTTGTTCGCCAGTTTGTTCTTCTTGTCGTCTATCTCGGCTACGACTTTCTTCCCTGACCTAGAGAAGTACACCTTGCTGTCTGCGTCGTTGACTATGGCGGTGCACTGGAGTGCCCTCTTTATGAGGTCGCTCGACGTAGTGAAAGAATACACCTCTTCGAGCTTAGCCGTTATGTCATTTGTGACGTACCGTTCGATGATCTCGGGTTTCACCGTCCTGAGTTTGAAGTTGACGTCAGCTTTGTACTTGACAAAAGCTCCGTCGAACTCTATGTCGGTCGAAGTCTTGTCTTCCACGGCCGCGATGAGTCCTATCGACTTGTGAAGCTTTGATATGTCCTGAAAGGAGAACTCCCCATCTTCATCAGCCGACAGCGCGTCAGTCGTCAAGAACGCTCTGATCGTCTGCGACTCGTTGATCATCTTCAGATTGCAATTGCCCTTCGAGAAGATGAACTTCCCATCTGGCACTATCCTCATCGCCGCGGCCATGAATGAGTTGGCCGCGGCGATGTTCTTAATTGTGATCTTCATCTACTATAGTCTCCTGACTCAGAATTTACCGTTTTTGACGTCGTTGAGAATCTTCTCGATGTCGACATCGTCGCCTTTAGAAGTCTCTGCGGGAGCAGTAGCGGCCTCTTTCTGCTCTTCAGCTACTGAGACTGATGGAGCAGTGGGAGCTCCACCCATCGGTATCTCGTCGTGATCTTCGACCACATGCTGGACCGGCTCCGGCTTGTCTTCATCAGCCCCGAGGATGTACTTCTTCTTGAACTCGAAGATCTCCTCTTTAGTGGAATGGGTGAAGAACCTATCATCGAACTTAAGAGCCTTCACCTGCTCGGCGATCTCGGCTTCAGTGATGTTCACTTTCGTCGCTTTGCGGGCGAACGAGCACGCGTAGTCGTTGTACTCCCTGTTATCGGCTTTCTTAGAACCGACCGTGATCACCAAGTCGTAGCCGTCTTCGAGCTTGAACGCGTTGATGCCTATCGTGTCTTCGATGACCATCTGGTTGTTAGTCAGGTCCACGCCGAAGACTTCCTTCTTGAGGAAGCGGTTGATAGTCACCCCGTACCTCATGATCTTGACTTTGCCCTCGAACTCCTTGTTAGATGGGCAACTGACGACGTATGCCAATGCGAAACCGTTGAACTTGCGCCTGAACGTCTCGTAGAGAGCTTTGGCCGAAGTGGAACCGGCTTCTTTCTCCTTGTAGAACTTAGAAGTGTCACCGCACACCTCGCACTCTTTGAACCCGGCGTTGTCGGAGATGTACTCTGAAGTCGGGCACACTATCTCCTGCAGCTTGTTGCTGGGCCTGGTGTCGTCCCAGAAGGTGTGAGTGTAGCGGTTGATGAACGGCATCTTCCTCTTAGAGCCCTCTGGAATGTGGAAGACGAGGCGCAGCTTGTATGTGTTTCCCGATTTGAACTCGATGAACGAGTCGTCGGTGTTGAACTTCTTGTTGGCCTTGTCGTTGAGTTTCTTGGCCTCTTTCTTCTTGAGGTCGTCGAACATGTTCTGTAGATCGAATGCACCCATTGTAGTCCTTGTACCTTTCTTAGTTTCTTCTAGTGTTAGATTACCCTCTGCGGCGCTTCTGCCCGCCGGGTTGTCTCGCTTGATTTGACTTCTTCATCTGGTTAGTCTTTCTCGCGAGTTCATCGTTCTTCGGTGTCTCCACTTGCTTCTCGTTCTTAGTCTCCGGTGCGTTCTCCTCGTTCTTACTGTCTCCTGTCCCCGTCATCTTCTCGACTGCGGAGATTATGATGTCTACTGCACTGTTGAAATTCAACTTCAACTTACCCTTCGGCGCCAACACGATAGTCGCGATCTCCTCTTCTTTGGACTTGACCGTCGCCGTCATCTTGTTCATCTGAGAGTAGAATTCTATCTTGACGTCTCCAGCTTCCGCGGAGCCGATGTCTAGAAAAGGCTGTAAGTTCTTCTTGAATGCCATCAGATGTTCCTCTTTTCAGTGTATAAGTGCTTCATTATCGGGAATCTCAGAGACAATTTTCCGTCTCTGTCCTTAGACTCGGCGAAATACTTGACAGTGATCGTCTTCCCTATCAGCTCTTCTGGATGACTGAAGTACTTCAGTCGCTGTTCATCAGACCACCCAGAGCCGACAGACACCTCGTTTCCCTTGTGAGATATCTTGACTGCCGCGAGACACATGGTGTCCTGCATCTTCCCAGCGACCAGCATCGGTTTGATGCCCATCTCGACGTCTTCGATCACGTATTCATCGTCGTGGAACTCTTTCACCTTCAGCATGTCTTTGCTGCGTTTTCCCACGTAGCCCACGTCAGCCCTGCGCAAGATCAGTCCCTCCCACCCGTTGGATTTCGCCTCTTCGAGCATCTTCTGCATCGACTCCTCAGTCAAGAGGGTCTGCTCTAGGACGTTAAGTTGGGAAATCCCTTTGGGGATGATAGAATTGAGCTCGGCATGCCGTTCGAAGAGGGTCCTCGTAGACTTTTTGGAGAAGAACTCCTCGTTAGTCAGACAGTCGAACAGCTTGTAGACTGGACGTTCGATAGTCGAGTTCTTGCGTTTGATCTCACCGACGACTGCGGTGAAGTCTTCTAAACCATTCTCGTCTACGATGCACATCTCTCCATCGAACACTTTTCCTACGATCGATTCTCCCAATTTTTCAAAAGCTTCTCTAACTCTCTGGAGAGTCATGAACTCGTGTCCAGCTCGCGAGTAGAATCTTATGTCTTTGAGTGAATTCACGACTGTTATACAGCGGACGCCATCAAGCTTCCGACTAACGACGAATGACCCATCAAATGCGACTTTAGATTTCTCGGGATCATACTTATCAGCCAGGGCGACATCGAACGTGGGAATGAGGTTGGGAAACACTTTGTTGATAGCTTTAGCGTCGATGCGGCACTTTATATCGCGGTCCAACACTCGCCAGAACATTTCGGCGGTGTCTGGAAAGTTGTCGGCGAACGAATTGCACGCGCGGAGTGCGTAATGTCCAGTCGCCTTCCTAGTCCGCAGAGCGTCTAACAGCTCGTACACGTCGCTGCACATGTCAGTCTCGACGATGTCACAAGTGGTGATGTAAGTGCGCTTCTTGCAGTTCTCTGGAGACACTCCGTACTGGTAGAAGCTGTTGTAGACGTAGAAGAGGATCTTCTTGCACTCTGGATGCTTTGCGAGGATCTCCAATTTGAGCTTCGACGAGTTAGTCGAATTGAGCTCGGTGGCGAGGATAGATAAGGCTTCTAGATCGTTCATCGTGTTCTCCGTTCTGTGGATTTTTTCATGAATTCTTCGTCTGTTTATATTTACACTTTAATGTGAATTTTCTGGAGGTGTCATAGCTATCTTCTCGACTACTTGTGGAAGTACGTCGAACAGCTGTCTGACCTTAGGACTAGTCAGCGACTTAGCGCGCAGCATGTCGACCTCCTCCAAGAAAGAATGAAAGTAAGTGGCTGTTACGTCGGGGGGATAAGATTTGATGATGTCTACGACGTTTGGAACTATGGAAACGAAGAATTTGGTGACAGTTCCAGCCTTGAGCTGCTTCGCCATCGTCGGGATTATGGCCTTCCCTTCGAACAAGTACTCGTCGAAAGTCTTAATGTCTCTGTCTCTCATGTACACACCGACTGTCTTGACGGAAGCGACGATGCCTTTCTCGATGGCGACGACCGTGTCAGTAGCGTTGAGGATAGACACGTAGTTGTTATAGAGTTTGATGCTCTTGAGAGACCCCAAGTTGACCGGATTGAACCACCCACCGTAGAAGTCGACTTGGGCAGCGATGAACACCTTGTAGTCGATGTTCCCTGCGTTGTTGTTGACCATCTTCGCGAAGCGCTCGAAATAAGCCCATTCAGGCTTTTCTTTCTGCTTCGCGAAGTCTCTGACAGCCTTAGGGCAGAAATTCTTCTCTTTCAAGAAGGTCTGCCTCCTCCACTCGGAGAACACCATCTCTGGAGTCACCTCTTGCACTTCTTACTCCCAATCTTCATGTGTTCTTGGATGGACTTGACTAGCTGTGAGTTGAACATCTTAGGATACACGTGGATCAGTATCTCCAAGTAGTCTTTTGCGTCGAGAGCGTAGCGCCTGAGCTGAGCCTTGAAAAAGTCTTTGTCTTTCAGCGCGCGGCGGAGCTTCGGTTCTACTTCCTCCGGAGTCGCGACTTCGAACTCTCTGACATAGTCGTTGACTATCGATTCGGAGTCTATGTTGACCATCATCTCCCGGTCGACGTTGTCTCCTATCGAAAAAGGGTGGTTGTCTGCGTGGATATCGTTCATTAGATGTGTCTTTTCATATAGATCCCAGTCCATCGAAGACTGAGTCGACTGCACTCTTGGCAGTTTCTTCTCGTTTCTCTTCCAGATCTGTCACCCTCAAGTTGGAGTAATTGATGAAGAATTCTAGCACCTTTCCAATCTTCCCTCCAAACCTGTTCTTGAGGACTTTCATACATATTCGTCCAGCTTCGGCGTCGCCTTCTTGTTGAAAAAGGGCCCCAATGAAGTCTGACGTGTGGTTGATGCCCGCGGACTCGCTGACGTCGGCCATTGATACTTCAGCTGTGTCGTAACCCATGCGTCCGACTTGCGAAGCTGAGATGACCGGCACGCCAAATATGTAGCTGAGAGCTCTGAGATCGCGGGTGACATCACCGACTTTCTCGTACATGCTCATGTTGTTGGACTTCGTGTTGGGACAGAGGAGATTGATGTAGTCTACGATTATGACGTCGGGTTTCTTACCCATCGCGACGAGTTTGTCGATGTAAGACTTTATGTGCTTGCTCGCTATGGTGTTAGGAGGATACTCCTTTATGAACAGCTCTGCGTTCTTGTGAAAGTCTTTGAACGACAGTATCTTCTCTCTGACTTTCGGTATCTGCACCTGGATGGAATTGATGTCATTTCCCGACAGCAGCGCGTCTATCCTCTGCCCGTACACGTCTTCGCTCATCTCCAGCGTGATGATCGCTACTTTAAGGTCTTGCGCGAGATAGTTGACGGCGAGGTTCGACATGAACATAGACTTACCTAAGCCGGGTTGGGCTAGGAATGTGACGAGACACTTTCCAGTCTTCCAGAACCCGCCGTTCGTCACGTTATCGAGGTCCGTCAACTTCGAGAGGATCTTCGCCTCTGGATTAGCTAGGACGTTGAGGTGGCGCTCCAAGTCTTTGAAGTACTCGAATCCCAGAGATTTGTCCATGCTGATCGTCATGACTTTGTTCATCTTGTCGATGACGCACGCGACATCTTTAGACTTCTCTATGTCATCGAGAGAGTCCATTATAGCGTAGTACATCGTCTTGTTCTTGATGAACTCGATGAACTTGTCTTTGATGAACGTATCGTCGCCCGATAAGTCCAGTTCTAGAGAGCTGTCGAAAGTAGAAGTCAGAGTCTTGAGGTCTACTTTGAGGTCTCCAGCTCGTTTCGACAGGAGAGCTTCTAGCACAGCTCTCGAAGGCATCTTTGCGTAAGATGAGTAGAAAGACAGCAGTACTTTGACTACGTCTCCGACTCGGGAGTTCTCGTCGAAGAACCGTCTGTCGTAGTGCTCGAACAGCTTAGACGCGCAGTCTAAGTCTGTGTACACCTTCTTGAGCACTATCTGCTCGACAACTCCATCCGGAAGGGTGACATCCTTACTTATGACGGATGGGTTGTTCTTTTTCTCAGCAGGATTGACCATGAGTTAATTTACTCCACTTCGACCGTGTCGTTCTCTGTCGAAGTGGGTTCTGATGAAGGAGCGCTTTCTTCACCGCTATTCTCAGTCAGCATCTTCTCGAGGTCAGCTTTGGAGTAAGACATATCGGCTTTCGATTTCTCGTTGAAAGCATCCAAGAACGTCGCCCATATCGCGTCGTTAGTCTCGATGTCCTTCCGACGAAGCTTGACATCTCGATAAGATGGGACTGTGTAGTACGCCCCCTCTTGCTTTATGAAACCGTATGAGATCGCAGCTTCGATCAGGCCGTCGTACTTTGCGATGCCACTGGTGAAGTCGACGTACATCTCAGCCTCGAAGAACGGCTTGACTATCCTGTTCTTCGCGGTGAAGAACCTGAGCATGTTGCCCTTGTACGTAGCTTCATCGCTAGCTTCTTCGGTCTTCACGAAGCGCCTGTCGCACTGGATGGATATCGTCGGGATGTATTTAGTGCCCTTGCCGCCGCCTTGCTCTTTGATCTTCGAAGGATACATCTGGTTAGTAGCGTCGTAGATGTGGTTGATGACGAGGATCGGAACATCGGACTTCATCGACGGTATAGTCAGACTCTTGAGGAGTGTGTTGCAGAGCCTCGCCCTAAGACCCATGTCCATCACTTGCTTGTCTTTGTCGACCGCGTCAGTGTACACCTTGTTGGTGACCAGAGCGCCGAGTGAGTCGAGGATTATCATGAACTTCGAGTCTTCGTTTCCAGGTTTTGTCTTGTACTCATCTAGAGCTGACAACACTTTCAACATCTGTTGGGTGGCATTCTCAACGCTCTCGCAGAGAACGTGCTCAATCTTATCAGGATCGAGATTGAAACCGGTCATCATGTCAACGAGACCTCCACCCTCGGAGTCGAAGTAGAATATGTGGCTGTACCCGTGTTTGTTCACCGCATTTGCGGCGATCCTAGCGGCAATGAGGCTCTTGCCCGACGCAGACTCACCAAACAGCATAGTCACGCGGCCTGCGGGAATGCCACCGTAGATGTCTCCGCTAACGATGCGGTTGAGAGCGAAACACCCGGTGTCGACGTAGTGAGACACGTGGGAGTACTTCGCATTCTTAAAGCTTGCAGAACCTGTCTCCTTGCGGATGCCTTTCAACAAGTCTCCTAGTCCCTTTGATGGAGCTTTCTGCTCTACTTCTGTCTTGTCTTTCTTAGCCATTTGTTCTCCTGATTTTGAGTTCAATCTTCACAGTCTAATATACATTTCAGATGTCTTCGATCTTATTGATGATGAGCTCTTCGCTGATCTTTGGGAATACTTCGAAAATGAACTTCATCAAACTATCTCCGTCGAACAGTCTAGGCATTTTTCCGATTGCGAAGTTCATCGTCACTTCTAGTGTTTCTTCATCATAACCACCGCGGAGGATGATGATGCTGATGTCTTTTAGAGTTCCAGTCTTAAGAGCATTCTTGTTCATCTCGCTGACAATGCTCTGTTTTATTGCTAACTTAAGACATAAGTTGAAATTTTCAAGATTGTCGCTGTCCATGTTGAAATATAAGACCGTCACTCCAGCGCTTCTTAAAGTCTCGATGAATTTTCCGATGTCATCTTGCGCTGGTTGTTTATTCACGATGGCATAAGAAGTACCAGGGAAACTAACGTAGGCGTTTCCAGAAGGAAATGTAGTGTAGCTGTTAGAGGGAACAGTTATGTAATGAGAGAATATACTACCACTAATTGCGGAAGTGGTTGTTACCGGAGAAATGTTATTCTGGAGTGCCATCTGGTTTGTTAATCTTTCTGAGAACTCTAGTGACCTTATCTACGTTGTCGTAGCTGAGTGCTTTGTACAATCTTCTAGTCAACTCTATGTCGAACATCGCATCGTGAGACGCGTTCAACAATTCTTCGTCTGACACTTTCTCGACGATGCCGACCATCGAAGCGACGTTGTACACAGTGATGAGCTTGAAGTTCGGCATGTCTTTTCTGATCGATTTCATGAACTCACCAGCCAGGCTCATCACATCTAGCGGAGGAGTCCATATAAATCTGCCGAAATCTGAGTCGAACTCAGTGAACAACTTACGCATGAACTCGTTGTCGAAACCGACGTTGTATCCGACCAAAAAGTACTTGTCTCTGCGGTCAGCAGAATCGAGATGACCTTTGAAAATCTTAGTTAGAGCTGCGACGGCGTCTTTCTTAGGTTGATACTTCGATAGGCTCTCGTGGGTTATCTTAAAATTCTTTGTCACCCATTCATCGATGAACACGTCTGGACCTGGATCCATCTTGACATCGAACTTCTCCAAGATCTTATCATCTTCTTCGATTATCCCGGCGACTTGCCAAATACCACATACCGCCCTGTCTGAACCTGTCGTCTCTGTGTCTAGGTGTAAGTACTTCATCGTGTGTTCCTTGTCAGTTGTTGTTCCAGAGCCACTCGAAGAATTTGTCTCTGCTTATCGGCGCTTTTCCTTCAGTCATTCCCGAGATGTCCAAGAAAGGACTCCCGTCAGTGTACACTGGAGGCATGTCAATCCTAGGTAGTTCTACGGGGATGAAAGGCTTCTCCAGCATCTTGTTCACTAGGTCAAAATCTCTCTCGTAGATGTGGAGAGACACCGCATGGTGTGTGTACGATCCCAATTCCAAATCACGATACGACGGAAGCAGCTGTTTCCGCATGACCTGCATCAGGTACAGGAAGAACGGAATGTCAAAACAAGTGCCGAGCACTGCGTCGTTAGACCTCATGATAGTCGACAAGTTCAACTTGTTGTCTCTGATGTTGAACACCGCATTGAGAGTGCACACGAAGTCTTTGACACCAGGATAAGATACTTTCGGTTTGTTGAACCTAATGATAGCTTGACGGGTGTCTTTATCGTCCACTAGACTTCTGTACGCCCAAGTCCATTCTGTCAGACCGTGTTCGTTCTTCTCGTTGAAGATCAATTTACCGTAAGCAGAATTGCAAGTTCCATCTTCGTTGGCTATCTTCTTCCAGAACTTCGAGTACTTCTCGATGAACTCTAGGTCATTCCTCCCGGAGAAGTACCAGAGCAACTCGCCTTTCAAGTACTTCATTGGGATAGACCTGACTTCGTTCTCGAAAGAATTGCTCCAGCAGTCATCTATGTGGATGACGGCATCAGTTATCTCGCGTATCTTCATCCCTCTCGGGGATGTGACGAAATCGGGCTTGTTCATTATCTCATTCAGCGCGCATCCGTAAGCTTCCGCGAACGTCTTCCCTCTTATCTCTCTCACCAGCGTTTCTCCTCTGCTATCTGATCGAGTATCGAATCTGCTATGTCACGCGGTGAAGAACTTAAGTCAGTTCTCACGGTGCGAAGATAGAACGGGCTGTGCTTGCAGAACACCGAGAATTTGCTCTGTAGTAGATCAATGTCTTTCACTGGAGGAGCAGTCTCGCCTCGAGATAGATGCCGCTGATGGACTATCTCCGGTTTGCACTCGACAAAGACGAGAGCGATGGGTAGAGATTTCCAGTGTTCTTCCAGACCTCGCAAATATTCTGGGTACCTATCTCTGTACTTCGGCCCGTACACGTACTCACCGGCCCATGCTCTGTCTAAGACCAAGTTGCCTTCCATGATGTTGATCATCTCGAACAGCATGTCGAACTGGCCGAACTGGAAGCCGTACTTCTCTTCGACAGAGTTTCCTTTTGGGAAGGCGAAGTGGAACTGCTTTGCGTTCAGCGATCCGATCAACTCAGAGCAGATCGAGCTCTTACCCGAGCAGTCGACTCCCTCTAACACTATAGTCCTAACAGGCATTTGAAATCCTCCAGTTCGCTAGATTAGAATACCTCTTAGACCCATCTCAGAGGTGAGTGATAGGCTGAGAATCGACTATCTTGACGAACTTCTGCCCATCGAATCCCTCTACTGACTTCGTCTCGTCGTTGTACTTGACAAAAGAATAGTTCGTCATCTCACCTTCACCGCGGATGAACGGCAAGACTGCTGCGACCATGTCTCTAGCAGTGCACGTCGGTACATTCTGCGCGACCATGTTGATATTCTTGCCGTTGATCTTCACCTTAGGATTGCTGTCAACTCCTGCAAGATTCATGTCATGTGGTAGTCCCATCAAGTGCATCCACTCTCTGACATTTATCCAGCGGTCCTTCTTAGGATGGATACCATTCCACAGCACTCGGCCTTGGACTGCGTTGATATGGGAGTTGGGGATAATTATCGTGTTATCCCAGACACCCTTTCCCTCCGCAAGTTTCATGATGAGGCGTTTGCACATCCTCAGAGTGTCTTTGTCTCCCATCTCCTCGCAAACTTTCATGAGTCCTGCGACGTAGTCAGGATTCTTGTAGATCATGCTCGTGACAGATTTGCAACCGTCGATATGGTCTCTGAAATTCTTACCGAACTGCTTGACCATCCAGTTGTAGCTTCCGGACACATCCTCGAGCTTGTCGAATCCGTGTGTGAAGTGCTTTTGGTACGTGGCATTCTTCGGAATGTCTTTCAAATAGGCGGAAAGATCCGGAGAATCGACGTTAGGCATGACGATGCTCGGGCACTTATTGCTTTTGAAGAACACGTAGAACGTGCGGTGGCGATGCTGTGGTATGCCGTGGAGATATGTGTCAGTCTTAAGCAGCATCAAAGACCTGTTGTACTTCTTAGCGATGTCCAACAGCGCATTCTGCACTTTGACTCCCGACTGGGTGAACAACCTCGGAGCGTTCTCCCCCATCGCGACAGTCGCATCGAACCTACCGAGGGCGTCTTCAGCGCTCCTGTACACCCACTTTATCGACTCGTACTCAGCCGAAGACTGAGAATTGAGAGAGCTAAGCGCGCTACAAGGCGGGGTCATGACGATTAAATCGTATTTCTCCGATTTTGGAGCTGTCTCAGAATCCAATGACACATATGGGACGTCTTTCCAATATTCTACGAGATTCGTATCGTGTCCTTGAAATCCATCATATGAGTAGATCATATGAGGTTTTGATCCTATGGCCTTAGATGCGCCGAGGGGAAATCCTCCTATCAGTGGAATTAGTGGTGCCCATTTGATGCCCTTCATTAATGCTCCTTGGTTATTGAGGCGACGGCTTTCATCACAGTGTCATCGAGATGATCGCCGTTGAAATACTTGTCAGCCATGAGGCTGTATATGTGGTCTAATATCTTATCGTACTCATCTTTGTGAGTCTCCAGATGCTCTATCCTATCCCACATCTCCTTAGGAGTGTTGACTCTGAGTATCTCGGGAACATCGAACAACTTATCGACATCGTACTTGGGGTGGAAGAACGGGATGATGCCGTAGTACAGCATCTTCCAGAATTTCTGCGTCACGAATCCCGGTAGTTTCTTGAAGAACGGTGGAATGAAAGTGTACTTACTGTCCCAGAATATGAACTCGACGTTCTTTATAGCGCACTCCTCGAATACGCCCGGCCACTTAGCCGTGAAATCTTTATCCCACTTTCCGTATATCTTCATGCCGTCACGGTGAGAAGGATCATTCAAGAGCCATTCTTCGACTATGCCTTGACGATCGCCTCCGCCGTTCAACCCCATGACGAACTTCGTAGACTTCTTCATAGTCCTGAAGTCTATCTTCGGTTCATCGAGTAAGAACACTGTCTCCACTCCGGCGTATTTGAACTTGTTCTCCGCCATGCGGTACTCTTGTGAATCGTACTTTCCTCCGGCTATCCTCCGGTTGTACTTGGTGATGTTGATCTGAGACAGGATGAATTTCTCGTCGTTCAAGATGTCTCTGGATTTCTTCGGAATATACCGGGGGTCACCATTGATGAGGAAATACGGAACTCCCGTCATGTTGAGAGTATGATATATCGGAGCTGCATACACTTCGAACATCAACAGGCACTTGGCATCGTGCAGTTCGCCCATCACAGTCTTCGTCCCGACGCCTGGGACGTTGATTCCACCTTCCGGCCCTTGGTATATGATTCCAGCATCGAACTTTATTCCAGTCTCCTGCACCTTTTTAAGCATCCAGTGGCACAGTTCTTTCCGGCAGTCCTTGATCCCCACTGGTATGTCTTTGAACATATCTACGATGTTATCGGGGATGTCTATGCCGGACAGACGAGCTTTCTTGATGTCAGACCTGCCGATCAAGAAGAATTTGTCCTCCGGATGTCGGCGCGCTAGCATCGTGTACAGCAGAGGAGCTTCTTCATCTCCTGCGTACATTGACCACTTGCGTTTGTCGAAATATATCGAACGGCCGATCTTACCTATCAAGTAATTCATATGAGTCCATCTTTCTTCAGTAATTTTGTCAGCATGTTCTTCCCCAAATAATACAGAAACAGGACGTAAGGCCAGTCATGCAGCGCGGCAATATTGAGGTATATGAGAGCTGTGAGGTAGTCAACCTTCTTCACGTCGTATCGGTTGCTCTTCAACCACTCGTCGAACGCCTTCTCCACTTCAACTAAACGGTGCGGTCTATCGATGTCGATGACTGCATGATTGTCATCGATATTTTTCACCATAAATTTCCCCTCGTGCACCGATTTGTGCGGGACTATCAACCCGTGCTTGAACTTCGCGAAGTCGTAGTAAGCGTCGCCAAATTCTCTGTCACCGCAGAAATTTTGCCGCCAGTCGAGGAGACCTGGTGTCCCATCATCTTTGATGATGATGTTCTCGTTGTGAAAATCTCCGTGGAACCTCGATATGTGATAGTCATTCGTTAAGAATTTCCAAGGGACTCTGTCTAGAAGATCTTTCGTGTTGTTGCCGTTGGGATCTAAGTCATTTATGATGTCGACTTTATCAGTCATCTCGAAGTTTTTGTAGAACTCGCTAACCCTCTTGTACGTCTTGATCCTATAGAATTCATCCATGACTTTGTGTTGGTCGACACCAGTGATGCGAGGAGATCTCACATTCCACATCTTGTCTTTGACTTCATCGAGAACTTTGATGACGTTGACGTCATTGACGACGTCGGACATGATGGTTCCCTCTATCAATTCATAGGTGTAGCAATACTCGTTGTGGGACAGCAGTTGGGGGAGAAGTTCTATCGGAAGATTCAGCATCCTCTCGACTCTGTCGGAAATGAACTTCTTATCGACTGAGAACTTGATGACTTTGTCATCATGAAACCAGATGGCTTCTCCGTCTTTCTCCAATATGTTATGCTCAGTGTCTCTGAACTTCTTCTTAGCGGCTTCGAGGGCCAGCACGTTTCCCGTGTCGTACCATTCTCTGATCTCAACCCCCTTAATGTTGGTCAACGACTTGAGCGCATAAGACTCACCCACAGGCACAGCTTCACTCTCATGCATGTGCTTCCAGAACAGCTGATAGTCTTTAACACCACAGAGTCCGATGTAAGCGTTGCGGGCGCCAAAAGCGTCTTTGGGATTTATAGAAGCCACGTTCCCGACATCATCGAGTGTGATGGTCCGATACTTTGATGCATCGGATTTCGCGTCGAGAACGTAATACGCCATCCAATTGTTGCGAGTTGGATCGAAATCAATCACATCTTTCGCTATAGTGTCATTGGAACAGAATACGAATGGACACTGCAGTTCGCTCTCTGCTGACAAAAGGGTGTAGCCTAGGCCGGACTTAGGTCCTTCGTAGTCGTCGACTGTGACAAAAGTCTTGTTGACATGGGGGAATATCTGCTCTACTACGGCCTTAACCATGTCACCTTTGTACCCGAGTATGATGACGAACTCGTCAGCGTGAGGGAAAGACTCGATGATGTGCGCGATGACCGGGATCTGCCCGATAGTCAACAGCGCTTTATTGATGTTCTTCGAGTAGTCTCTGACCCTCGTCCCAAGACCGGCAGTCGGAATGACGACTTTATACTTACTCAAAGTGCTTCTCCTATGAGTTTTCTCAAGTTGCAGATATTCTGGTGTATAGTGTTCCGTCGATCATCTCTGTTAGACGGAAGATTCTTAAAGATTGTCGAGGTCCCACACACGATGTTGTTGAATGCCATATTGGTGATGTCCTTGACAGTAGTAGGTTTCACCCCACCATCTAGCTGTATCATGTCGAGTTCTTTGCCGAAACGAGCATTCATCTCCCTACCGATAGTTATCGCGTGGAATTCGCGTGAAGTCTGGACCAACACGCCCGGGTGTATGCCCATCATGACCAGCATGTTGATCTCGTTAGCTCCGATGACGTAATCGAGATGGTGGTAGTTGGACGTCAAGTTCATTGCGATGCCGGGTTTCTTTCCTCCAGCGCGGATCCTATCGCACAGCCGATAGGTGTTCTCCTCGTTTCCATCAAAATGGAAATTGATGTACTCGACATTAGCTATCTTAGTGAATGCATCTATGGCCAGTGTTGGTTCATCGACCATCAGGTGGACATCCATCGGGATATCAGTAGTGTCAGCGATGCGCGATGCGATTTCAGGATATATCCCGTAACGTGGGACATAGTGTCCGTCCATCACGTCAATGTGCATGTAGTCGACACCAGCGTCGACGCATGTCTTCACGTCTTCACCAAGCGTCATCGGATCCATGCATATGACTGACACTGATATGAAATTCTTGTCTATCATCGCATCACTCCAAAATTGAATGGTTGTAGCTGATCCATCTAGCATCAAGCTGAAGGTCTTTCACTATATCGTGAGCCATAGCGTCGAACAGAACGAATGTGAACTGCTCAAATGCAGTCTTCATCATCTGTTTGGACTTGAAATCACCATAAGTGAGACACACTGAAGACAACTTTCCGATCGGTGTGTCGCTCGATGAGCACACCGATATGATCGTCGCTCCAGCATCTTTAGCCTGGGATGCCAGCAGTGCGATCGTCGGAGTAGATCCGGAAGATGAATTGACGATCACCAAATCACCGGAGCCCACTCGTGGGACTACGGTGTCGCCGATGAACGTCGCATCATAACCGATGTGTCCCAACCTCATGATGAAAGCTCTGAGAGAGTAACCCATGCGACCTGCGCCCAGACCGACGATCTTCTTATCGATTCCTTTTCTGATCTTCAGCTCTCCGATGAAATCCTTGTATTTCACTTCATCCAACGATTCATACAATTCGGTCATCTCGTTGATAGATGTCAGGAAACTGCCTCCGGTGATCACTTGTTCATCTCCTTTATTATCATCTGAGCTACATAGAATAACACACCCTCTCCTCCTCCGACTGGAAGTATCTTCACATTAGAAGGAAGATCGATGAATCTAGTGCGCGACGCCGTGTCTATCAGAGAGTTCTTCGGAGCGAAACCGACCTCACACAACTTCATTGCTTCTACGTCATAATAGCCATCGCCGACAAAAGCTACTCCAGAATATGGATCTCCATTGATTATGTCGCTGATGAACTTAATTCTCTCAGATTCAGACACTTGGTGTGATTCTACTTTCATGTCAATAAGACGACACTCAGTGATAGGCCAACCGCGCTTGTCAGCTGATATGGCTATGATGTTGATACCAGCGTTTCTTAACATCTTCACGCCATCAGCGTCATGTGCGCCAAATGTCTTTGACTGTTTACCGTCTTTGGTGTAGACGAAACGTCCATCAGTCAGAACACCGTCTACGTCGGTGATCACAGTCTTAATGTGCAGCATTCAACATTCTCCGAGATTCATTGACGAGATTATAATACCTTCAAAACAGCGGATTTGAATAGAAGTCAATCACAAAGAGTTGATATCTGACACTTCTTCTTTAGTCGGGTCAAAGCTCTTCCAATTGTGGTTCCTCTCGAATCCCTTCAGAGGACTGAGCACGACTTTCTCGAACATGGTCATGTAATCTATCGCAAACATCTCGTCGAACTCGGTCGGCCACGTGTCTTTCCAACCTATGACCTCTATGCCGTAGTCGTTCCTCTTCACGTAGACGTACCTCAGCCTATCACCTGGCTGTATAGTCTGGTACTTATGCGCTAAGTTCAACTTCTCAACGAGTTGGTTGTAATATATCGCACCTTTTGCATGAGCTCCCGCGCCCTTCCCAGCTTTCAAGAACCCAATGACTTCTTTCTCCGTAGAGTAGTTCTTAATGTATCCCAGGTCTTCAGGCTTCATAGAGGTGAACGCGTTCCACGTCGATGATATGAAATCTCTGTACTGGGATGAAGTCCATTTTTCAGTCATTCCCCGCTTTATCGCATCTGCTAAGATGCCTTTGACTTTGAACGGCAGTTCGTTCTTCTTGACATCTACACCGACGAATTTGAACTTGTCGACCGAGAGACCTTCTAGATCTCTCAAGTGGAGGACGTAGTGTTTCTTCGCGATGAAGTCTCCTTCGCTGCACAGAGTCTCCCTTTTGAACTCGATTCGTTTCAGAGGAGAACCGAATATCTCCTTAGTCACCCTGAAACAGTTCTCATTCATTCTATTGACAAAATTGTCATCCAACTCTCTGCATATCTTCTGGATGTTTGTCTTCGTCCATTTGACGTCGCCGGAACCTACTACCTTCTCTGTCATCTTACTTAAGTCAAGATATAGACTGTCCGTGTCGCCAGCAATGACGATATCTGAAGTAGCACTATACATCTCAGAAAACAACTTGTTAGCATACTCAGCTGATTCTTTGATGATCCTCTGACCGGATAGAGTAACAGCTTCAGCGTTGTCTAGGTCGTATAGAGGAAAGTGCTCACTACCTACTTGTCCATAGATGCTGTTCAAGAAGACTTTGTACGCGCCTTGAATGATGTCGTGCTGGTCGGCTTGCTTCTTCAGTTCTTTAATCTGCGTGTCATCTTTAGACATTCCATTCTCGATCAGCGCTTGTGCTTTCTTCTGAAAAGTCTGAGCTTGTTTTTTATGACTCTTCCTAGAATCATACAGTTTCTCGAGGAAAGATGGAATGATGCCTTTCTTCACATCTGGAAGAATGTAGAGAACTTTGTTGTTTGAGATGATCGACTTCGTGCGAAGAGCAGCAAACTCGTCTTTCGACAGTCGCTTGATCTTTCCGTCGGCTTTCTTTATCTCGACGTAACCGTCCATCTCCTGTGTGACTTTGCCTATCTTGGTCTCAGGAGATATGTTGAGAGTTATCATCGTGTTCGGGTACAGAGAGTTCAAGTCGAGGGATGTCACCCCTTTGTCGAAGAATCCGACTTGCGGCTCGAAGACAAATGCGCCTTCGAACCCCTCGTTCTGACCTTTATCATCTCTCGAATCAGATAGCAGTTTCACGCCGTTCTTTCGCGCCTGGATCGTGAGAGCTCCGTAGATGTAGGGCTGAGACTTGAAGATGTTCTCATATTCGACTAACCCCATGTTGCATATGTATCGAGTCAGATCAATGAATTTCTTCTTCTTGTCTAACTTCACGCACAACTCTACGTCTCGCACGTTGTACTTGACGAAGAGGTCGAAGTCTTTCTCGGCGAACTCTCTGATAGTGTCGTATGGATTCTTTATCTTAGTCACACCCAGTTCATCAGCGCAGATGTCGCCGAGTTTGTACGACTCTTTCGATCCAAGCTCGAACTTCGCTTTGTAGAGGATGTAGTAGTCGAGGATAGACACTCCAGTCACCTTATAAGACGCTATCGGCATCGAGTCTCCCCGCTGCTCGCGGTAGCTCTTCCTCACTTCTCCGAGGGGGGACAAGACGTTGATCGCTCCATCGTCTAGTATCTTGTCGCAGCGGTTGACTAAGTAAGGCAAGTCGAACCGCTCGACGTTCCACCCACTCAGTACGTCCGGACAGTTGTCTTTCCACCACGAGAGGAAAGATTTCAACAGTTCTGTCTCGTCGTCAAAGCAGAGCAGTTCTGTCGGCACTTCACTGCCAGACAAGTCGGCTGTCCCGAGAGTCCACGTGTGATACTTTTCACTCAGCGTGTCAAACACTGTTATCACGTTGACGGGTTCTTTGGCTTCTTCTGGCTCCGGGAATGCGTTCTTGACTTGCACTTCTATGTCCAGAAAGAACGTCCTGAGGGGGAAAGATGCGAAAGCTGGAGAATCTATCACATTCTCAAACTGCTGGACTAGGAATTCTCTGGCAGGGGGAAGACACTCGAATATCCTACAATCTGGATTCTGGTTGAGCCACTTGCGGCGCAATGATATGTTGGTGAAGTCTTTCCTGCGCAGCATGGTGCTGAACATCGATTTCACCGAACCCCTGATGTCTTCGTAATAGAGGTACGAATTGTGGGGGAACACTCTGGTGACGCGGTTGCCGTTCTCGTCCCACGTGAACAGCACGATTTCACCCTGGAACGAATCATTGATCCTGTAATGGATGTTTCGGTACATTAACTCTCCTGTTTTCCAGTTAGAATACAGCTAGAAGCTCAGATGCTGTCGAGGACTTTTCTGATTTCTTCTTCGAAGCGGCATTCCTTCAAAATGCTGACGATCTTGGAGAACTTATCAGATGGAATTCGCTGAAAATCAGTTGAACCACCGTTGGCGAAATAAGATACGGTGTCAGAAGAAGTAGACAGTCTGAAATAGTTATTGCCTTTCAGGAAGTCTAGGCTGAAATTTATCGACAACCCGGATGTATCATTTGCGGCGTTGTCATAACTTATTCCCGGTGGGTTGACGAGGTAGTAGTGCTTGTAGTTCTTTCCTAAGAGGCGCTTGAGCTTCAGGAGTCCACCCCAGAAATACTCGAGGTCTGGCGGTTCCGTCCAGCCGAACTGACCGTAGTGCTTTGGGTCTTTCCTGAGCAAGTTGGACCTGTACCCGGAGATAGACAGGGGGTGGTCAACCCAAACTGGGCGCTTCACGTAGGCATTCACATACGCTATCTTCGGTAAGTAGTCTTTGGTGACGTCGAGGTCTTCGTATTCTTTGAACAGCTGGATAGACACTATGGCCGCGGTGTTGGGTCCTGTAGCTGGATTCGGCGAGGACATCAGAGCTGATGCTTCGTCGAGCATCTTTCGCGCAAGATTCTCCCTGTAACCTCTAGCTCGGAATTCGTTGCAGCAGATGAAAAAATAGGCGACTAACGCCTGAGAATATCCTTGCCACATCACGAAAGCGGGATGTCTTCTCCACGCCTTCTTCTCTCTGTCGAGCAAGAGGTGTATCATCTGATAGCACTCTAGCCGTTGCTTTCCGAGCCTCTTAGTGTCCAGACACCTGACGCTAGAGAGAAAGTTGTCGTAAGGCATGAATGTATTCACAAGTTGAACTTCTCGACTACGACGTTATTCTTTAGCAGCATCTCTTTGACTTCATTGTCGTCAAAGCCGTATTCAGCTCTACAGTACTCATCGCTGTAGACTATTCTTTTGACTCCAGCTTGGATTAACATCGGAAGACAGCGACAACACGGCTGTAGAGTGCTAAACATAGTCGAGCCTTCGATCTTCACCCCGTTCTTAGCGGCAGCTAAAATCGTGTTGAGCTCCGAATGTATCTCATTTTTGAGAGACCACTCGTGGTGTTCTCTCCTCTCTTCATCCATGATGTATCCGGCGTCTTTCCACTGAGGAAACTTGTCGCAGCAGTTGATAGATCCCGCGACAGTCCCGTTGACGCCCATAGAGACGACTCTGTCATCTCTGACGAGGATCGCTCCTACCTTTATAGACACACACTTAGACAACTTAGCTGCGGAGAAGGCCATCTCCATGAAAACTCGGTCTTTAAGAGAGCTCATCGCTCTCACCTCACATTGAATTCAGGATTTCTTGATTTCTACCGCTTGATTGTGTCCACTTAGGATTGCAGATGCAGCCGCGATCATCTTGTTCAATTGATCGAGTTTGACTTGCTGTTCTCCGTCCTTTTTCGCGAGCTGTTTCAGAGCTTTCTCGAGTTCTTCAGCCTTCTTTTCAGCTGTCAGCGCGCGTTTTTCAGCGGCGAGGGCCTTCGCCTCTGTTTCTTTGATCTCATTTACGAACTTCTCGACATCCATGATATGACTCCTCTTGTTTATTAGGTGATACCGTTGCCAGTCGAACCAAATCCGTCACTGCCGCGCGTAGATGTGAATGAGTAGAGTTCATTCACACTCGCGATCTCCACTAGTTCTTCGTCATTTATCGGGATCATCACTAGCTGAATGATCTTCTCCCCTGCTGATATACTTACGGAAGTGTCAGACAAGTTGGCGATAGATATGTGTGCTTCACCTTGGTAACCTGCATCTAACAGGTTTGCCATGAACACTATGCCTTTTTTGGAAGACACGCCAGACTTATTGCAAGCGATCAGCGCCCAACCTTTAGGGATGTCAAAATGAATCCCTGCTGGTATTTTCACTCTGCCGAGAGGGCCGATCACTATAGATGACACGATTTCATCTTCAGCACTCTCATAGATATTGCATATCTTAGAACGGAAGGTCACATTGAATGAATCATGAAAATTGAAATTGCCTCGACGCAGATCAGTGGGTACAAACATATCAAAACCTGCGTCAAGGGCATGTCCCCTGACAGGAGACTTGACGTCTCTTACCTTCGAGAACCTTATCTTAGGATACTTCACACTTTCCTCCATTTAAAGATTGTCTTAATAGTACACCGTTGTCCTCACATATGCATCGAGGTTCTATGAGAGGACAGAGTACTATAAGACTATCTGAGAATGTTACAGCGCACAGATTAATCCTTACCACCAGATCCATTACCACCAGTAAATCGCTATTTGAGTCGCGATGACTCGACGACGTTCCTACCATAAATAGGGCCTGTTGCAATGACCAGGAGACAACCCATTTTTTTCAAGAAGAAAAACGCGAGTCTTAAGAAAGAAAGTGCTAAGAAGACGAAACCCGAGCGCGCTGTCAGAGAAGAAGTTGAGAAGAAAAAGAAGAAGCGAGTCCCTCCGACAGACCCGGAGAAAGCTAAGTACTACATCGACCCAGACGACCTGATGAAAGAACTCCGGAAGTTCAAGAAGACGAAGAAGATATCTGAGACCCTGGGGACTTATCTGATGAAGTTGGCGAATAAGTACGCGTCGTCGTGGAAGTTCAACAACTATTCTTACAAAGACGAGTTCATTAGTGATGCTATCTGCAGAATGGTGCAGCAAGTGGATAAAATTAACTTAGATCACCCAAAGTGCAATCCGTTTGCTTATTTGACCATGATGTGTCACAGAGTGTTTATCTCGAGGATAATGAAAGAGAAACGCTATCAGCAGACTAAAGAGTCTCTAGCTATCGAGAAGTATGGCCTTAGTGCAGATTTCTTCAACAGAGAGATCTTTGACAATGACAACCCGGACCATCACAAAGACGAATAGTTCGAGTCTAAAATCTGCTTATAGAGTTGTATAATAAATTGTGTTTGTACAGGGGTTGGCATAGTGGAAATCATCGACGTCGCAGAAGAAAAGATAGCGGTCTTCACGGACATCCACTGGGGTAAGTCTAGAGACAGCATGCTCAAACTCAAGTTGGCGAAAGACTTCGTAGACTACTTCGTACTCGAGTCTAAAGCCAGAGGTGCTAACATCGCACTCTTCTTAGGCGACTGGTTCGACAACCGGAGCTCTCTCAACGTTCTGACTCTCAACTACGCGAAAGACGCCGTCGAGAAATTGAGCAAGTCTTTCGACAAAGTCATAATGGTCGTCGGCAACCACGACACCTACTTCAGAGAGCGCAGCGAGATCAACAGCGTAGAGCAGTATGAGAGTGTCGACAACGTAGTCGTAGTCAAAGAACCGTCTATCTTGAGGTTCAAACACTCAAAGAAAGACATGCTCCTCTGTCCCTGGCACTGGGAGAAAACTCACATAGTGACTGATGAACAGCCAGACTACGCCGCAGGACATTTTGAAGTCAACGGTGTGTACTTAGCTGGATCAACGGTGTTCACGAATTCCAACGCACCTGACACCAACTCGATAGCGTCTATCGCGAAAGAAATGGTGTTGTCAGGACACTTCCACATCAGAAAAGAGTATCCGTGTAAGAACGGCAAGTTGATGATGGTCGGTTCTCCACTCCAGTTAGACTGGGGTGACTACGGCAACGATAAGGGATTCTACATCCTCGAACCAACTGGCAGCAGTCTCGAGTTCATTCAGAACACCAAATCTCCAGTTTACGTGAAGTTCTCTTGGAAACAGCTGTGCGACGGCACTCAGAAAATAAATCCCGAACGAGTGTCTGGGAACTTCGTGAAGCTAGTCATCGACGACAAGTACGAGTACAAGAACATCGCTCAGTTGACTGATGCAATAAAAAAGCTCAACCCACTGAGCTTCGAAGAAGACTTCATCTTCACCATCGGTGGAAAACTGATGCTCGAAGAGGGTGATTGCGATGGATTGACAGATCGCGGTGGCCTCAAATACACGCACTTGGATTACTGCGTCAAATACGTTGAGAAAATGAGCAAAGAAGAAGGAATGATAGATGGTGTCAATAGACAGGAGCTGATAGACATGCTCAGACAGTACTACGACTCGGTGATGACTGGTTCGGAGGACAGAGACTGATGAAGCAGAGCTTGAAATTCAAGAAGTTGCGCATACAGAACTTCAAGTCAATAGGGCGCGAGATCGAGTTCGACTTCGAGAAGCACGAGGGGCTGAACTACATCTTCGGGACCAACTACGACATCGAAGGGACCAAGAACGGGTGCGGCAAGAGCACCATCTGGGACGGCTTGCTGTTCGCGCTATTCGGCAAGACGCTGAAGAACACCAACAACACGTACATTCCAAATAGGACTATGTTAGACCCATCGGCGTGGATCACCTGCCAGTGCGAAGTCGAGCTAGACTCTGGAGACCGCTCATTCATAGTGAGATCGTTCATAAAGAAACCTGGGCACTGCGTTAACACTGAAGTGTACGAAGGTGAGGAGAATCTTTCAAAAGCTAGCGTGCACGAGACGAGGTCTTACATCGAGAAGGAAGTATTGAAGTGCACTTTTGAATTATTCAAGACTAGCATATTCATATCATCTTCGGACAAATTCAGCTTTTTCGACATGAACGCCGCTAAGAAGCGTGAGTACTTAGAGCAGATATTCAAGCTGACATGTTTTGGGGAGATGCTGAAGAAGATAAGGGCTGATTACAACTCTCTTGAGAAGGAGATAGCTCTCCTCCAGCGGGAGATAAAGAGCATCGGAGACAACGTTGAGACGTACGCGAAGAAGTCTAATGAGATGAGTGCCGAGAATATCAGAAAGATCGACCACCTCAAGAAGAAGATAGAACTCAAACGCGGTCAGATGTCTGAGATCAGAGACGTTGCTAACGACAAAGACAAAGTGCTGTTCAGAGAAGCCGAATTGGCTGAGAAATGCGCCGAGACTCTAGCCGAATTAAAGAACGCACAAGTGAAAGTCTCCAGTGCTATCTCTGGGATAAAGAAAGACATCAGCCACTACCTAGCCGAGAAATCAAAGCACTCAGAAGTCTTGAAGATAGTGTGCAATGAGTGTGTGAAAGAGATCAGCGCGAAGTTCTCCCTAGAGGGGTTGCAAAAAGACATCGACGAAGCTGGAGTAAAAGAAGCTAAACTCGAAGTGAAAAAGACTGAGGTTGACGAAGCTGTCGAGAAGATCAAGCTGAAGCTGAAGAAGCTGAAACCCCAGATCGAGAAGGCAGCTGAAGTCAAGAAGATTCTCTCGAAGAACAAGTGGATCAAAGACCACCTGGAGAAAGACATAAAGAACCTCGAGCAGGAGCTCGCAGATTCGAAAGACCCAAAGAACCACTTCAGCGAGCTGCTAGAAGCAGCCAGAGCCGACTTCGACGTCAAGAAGAAGATGCTCGATGAATTCTTCAATAAGAAGACTAACTTGGACATCTTACAGAAGATCGTCGGGGAAGATGGCGCGAAGAAATTCATCATCAAAGACTTGGTCGAAATGCTCAACGTGAGGATCAGACGGTACTTGGACGAGATGGGAGCTGAATTCACGGTGTACTTTGACGAATCGTTCGACTGCCGCTCGATAACATCGACTGGAGAGTGCGACTACTCGAGTTTCAGCGCGGGGGAGAGAGCTAGGATAAACTTGGCTATCATGCTGACGTTCAAAGATGTTCTGAACTCTAGCGGCGTCGATTCCAACATATTCATACTTGACGAAGTGCTAGACGGTGGGATCGACCAGTACGCACTGAAATCTCTAGTCAACATTCTGAAGAATCAGTGTGAGACATACAAGCAAACCATTTACTTGATATCTCACCGTTCAGAGATAATCGATGATGGATGTTTCGACAATGTGATAGAAGTCGTGAAGAAAAATAATGTCTCTTATATCAAATCAGACCCACAAGGAGGGACTGAAAATTTAGATTAGACGTAAATAATTTAGCTAGTGTTAAGGGAAGAACAGCCCAATGATGAATCCAAATGAACCACTAGGATTGCCAAAAGGATCTGTCAGAGCTATACTAGCACTCGAAATTGTCACATATTGTCTAGTGTACTTCTGGGTGTTCCGTGAATTTTCTGTTCCAATCGTATCATTACTGTTCACCGTGACGACGTTCTATTTTGCTTCTAGAGCATTTCCAAATAGAGTTTCAAATGAGTATGAAAGTGATCTTAAAGACAAACAAATTGCAGACGAAAAATGACGATCGTATCGTTCATCTTTGGGTTTCTAGTTGCATGTTGGTGGTTTAGTAGAAGTGAATTAAATAATGTAGTCGTGATCATTTTATTCTTAGTGGGAATTTTAGTGACAGCATCCACTCTAGTAAAAGACAAGTGAAAGTTGAGTGTGATTTAGAGACATGAACATTTACATCATTTCTTGCACAAAATCTAGCAATAAAGAATTCAATGACACTCCGCTGGGTAAGTCAATAGTGAAATTGAACACTGTCTTGGGTATCAATATCACTCCTCTCGTGTGTTTCAATAACACGGATGGAATGCCAAAAGTCTACAATGACTTTCTATCGATGACATCTGGAAACGATCGCGTGCTGTTCGTTCACGATGATGTTTACATCAACGACATATTCTTAGCTGATAAGTTAGAGGAAGGATTCAAGAATTATGACGTCCTGGGAGTCGCTGGTTCCGATAACTTCTCGATAGCCAGAAATCCCGTGTGCTGGCACAATTCACCGAGAGACAGTTGGAGTGGGGCTGTTGAACACCCTGTGAAGAACAAGAGCGATGGTCAGACATTCGTGACGTCCTTCGGCGACTGGCCCAAGCGATGCATAGTGCTGGATGGATTGTTCATTGCAGTCAAGAGCGTAGACATAGCCAAGAAGATAGGCTGGGACGAAGATTTTGAATTCGACTTTTACGACGCTTCGTTCTGCTTAAGAGCACACCGAGCGGGGTTTAGACTAGGAACTGTTCCAGTCTCTACGACTCACATGTCGCACGGAGATGGGATAAAAAAAGAATCATATAAGATATCCCAAGAACTCTTTATATCTAAGTTCAAAAATAAGCAATGAGAGTGTAGAATAGATCTATGAGTAAATTTCCCTTTGACGATCTCAAAAATGAGTTCGGAGAAGCATCTGAAGACAGTGCACTAGCAATAGCGATTCTTGAAGATGTTGAATTTTTGATCGAATTCAACCAACTGTCTGCTCCTCCCGAGATAAACAGAACTTTCAATGTGTTCCAGTACAAAGTGCTCCTGAAGTATTTTAATGATCACATCAAAAAGGTAGTCAAAGACGACAACCATAAGATTTTGTGGTTAGCAGACCACACTGACGCTCTTAAAAAGCTCAGAGATATAGGTAACAAGATTCCTGAAAAAGAAGTCATGACTCTGAGCGACACGGATGTTCCGAAGTACGCAGAGAAATTGAGTAAGATAGCAAAGTTACTGTGAGGTAGTGATGTCCGGTGAAACGATAGACGTAGAAGCGATCGTCAGTGAGAGTGAAGTGATAAAATCCAAAGAACCTCAAGTTCTCGTAGCTTCTCCCAAGAAGAACTGCAAGTACTGCAACGGAAAAGGCACCGTCATCTTACTGAAACCCAACACGTTCTCAGTCAGCAAGCTCAACGGCGATAAGAAGACTATATTCAAATCTCCTCGTGAATTGACACCGTGTCACTGCCTCATCAACGCGATGAACAATGCGACAAGCAAGGACCTCAAGCTGAACAGCTTGAAGAACAAGATGAAGTTCAAGACGACCGACGATGGCGTCTTGACGGTGGTGATGTAGATCATGGCACAATTCTATAACATTCTGTTATACCCCGCAGATTCGTCAGGTTGCGGTCACTACCGGATGAAATTTCCAGCATGGGCGATGCAGACTGTCTTCAGAGACATACGCTTCATCGACTCCATGAAATTGATAGGCGATAAGAATTTCTACAGAGACATCCGTGTCGTCCGTCTTCAGCGACAAGTTGCCGATGCCCAAGCTGAGTTCTTTTTGAAGTTCTTAAAGCCTCTCTGCGACTCGATGGGTGTTTGGACAATGTACGAGATCGATGACGTCGTCGTGTATGACGATCTTCCCGCTTACAACTGCGCTAGGGACGCATTCAACAACAAGACATTCTTTAAGAATGTTGGTGACATTCTTGCTGGAGTCGACTTCATCACTGTAACATCAGAGAGCTTAAGAGACTATTATGCAAATAAGTTCTCGCTCCCGAAAGACAAGTTCATAATTGTTCCTAACTACCTCCCGCGGTGGTGGATAAACAATTACGACGTCAAAAACCAAGTGAACCACCTCAAGGAGAACAAGAAGAAGCCTCGGATAGTGTTCCCGATGTCGGCGTCTCACATCGACTTGAAGAAGCAGAATGGTGGGATCGACGACATGACGCACATCACTGACTTCATCAGGTCGACGTACAAGCAGTACAGCTGGTGTCTCATCGGAGCGTTCCCCTGGCAGTTGGAGGACTTAGTCGCGGAGAAGAAGATAGAGATGCTAAATGGTAGCGACATCTTGAACTACCCTAGAGAGCTTTGGCAGAAGAAGTTCCAAGCGATAGTCGCTCCGCTACAAGACAACATATTCAACCGCTGTAAGTCTAACATCAAGCTGATCGAAGCTTGGGCCATGGGAATACCACCCATCGTGCAAGACTTGGAGTGCTATTCTAAGTACACTGACTGGAAGTTCAAGACGGCGGACGACCTCCAGAACCAATTAGACAAGCTCTTCAGAGATGACGCGAAGTACGGGAAGGTGATAAAAGATAACCGCCACATAGTCGACTTCGGAGACAGGCACGCACCCAACGGCTACTGGATAGAGAAGAACTTAGCTACTTGGAGGAAGATATGCACTCTTCCTCAGAAGACTATGAAGTTCGACATAGCTAAGACGCTATCTGAGACGGCCGACGCGGGCATCAAGCTCGACTTAGACTTGGAGTGAAGAAGATGAACGAGAAGAAAAAGCGTTTGACGAAAGCTGACAAGATCCAGCAGCTCGCCAACGAGCCGTCCATAGTGTCCGAAGTAGCCGGTTCGGCGAAACCTGAAGGAAAACAGGTAGAAGGACCTACTATAAAACTCGGTGGGGACGACGTAGCTCTTGTGTTGCGTGCTACGGGACGGTCTGAGACGTACTTGAGAGCCAACGGTAAAGAACGCGAAGAAGTCACTGAAGGAGAGCTCCTGATGATGGCTCTCTCGTTCTTCCTTGAGAAGAAAGACTTCGTCGAGATGATGAAAAACGAGTACTTAAAGATAGCTAAGGGACGGATGATCAACACCGACCCAGATTTCAAAGACGAGGAGTGACATGAGAGAAGACGCATACTACGCAGTAGTCGATCCAACTGACAACTCTCCGGCGAAGAGAAACGCAGCTATCGAAGAGGCCAAGAGAGCGGAAAAAAAGTACCTCGTCTGCAGAGAATCAGACTGCGAACTGATAGACTCCGAGACGACGATAGACGCATACATAGGACAGATGCTAGAGTACGACTTAGGAGTGATCACCTACGGTTTTCACAAGAAGAACCGAGTGTTCAGCAGGACTAATCCCATGGCAGTGTACCATATCTACGGAGACAGAGAAGAGTACTTCAGCCGAGGAGTCTGCAAAGGATTCTTCATCGTAGACTTAGACAAGCTGGGAGACCTTAAGTTCGAAGAATCGCTGAAAGTCGCCGACTTCGAATTGTTCTTGCAGGAAGCTGCCGCCAAGAAGCTGATACCGTTCAACGGGTTCTACTTCGACATACCGAAGAGCTGGGAAGCATTCAAAGAAGCTCACGATGAATTCTCCCTAGAAGACATAAATCTGCGGAGGAAGAACGAAGAAGAAGACGCTAAGTGGATGAAAGAACATGATAAGAAGATAGTATTCGAGACTAATCTCGACAAGCTGTCTAACTTCCTAGTCGATCACTGGAGGAACAAATGTCAGTAATGAAGAATGCTCCGTTCGACCGCAAAGACCTAAAAGCGTGCGGGACGAAAGTAGTCATCGAAAAGCTCGAGCGATACCACGAAATGAGGAATGTCGGAGGAATAGACCTTCCAGACGACTACAAACAGGGTGGTGTCTTGTGTAAAGGAGTCGTCATATCGGTTGGTAGTGACGCCGCGCTTGAAGGGCTAGAAGCGGGCATGACGGTGCTGTACGATACCCACTCAGTATTCTATGACACTCATCCAATAGTTATTACCAACGTTGAGAATGTGATCGTAGTAGTACATGAGAAAGAAGAACGTCATGTCTGATGAAAAGAGAGTCGAAGAGCGTAATGAATTCGCACAAGTCATCATCAACAAGAGTGAACTAACACAGATCAACATCTACATCAATAACGAGATAGAATCTTCTAACAACTATGTAGAAGTGTTGAATTCGCTTAGAATGGCTAATCCCCATGACAGTGTGATGATGTACTTAAACAGCCCCGGAGGTCACTTAGATACGACTATGCAGCTCATCAACGCGATGGATGAGTGTGAGGCTCCTGTGACGACCGTCTTGGATGGGATAGCTCATTCGGCTGCTTCTCTGTTGTTCCTCAATGGTGACACTCTCATGATCTATAAGTATGCATCAATGATGTGTCATATGTACTCAACTTTGACTTTCGGCAAAGCCCATGAACTCAAAGCGCAAATGGATTTCAGTCAACATCTATACCGCGACATGATGAGTGAGATCTATGGAGGTTTTTTAACCGAGTCTGAGATCAAAGAGATGTTCGAAGGTAAAGACTTCTGGTTCGACTCCAAAGAAATAGCTAAGAGGATAGTAAGACTTCGACAGTTTAGAATTAAATCCCAAGCTAACTTAGAGAAAAAGAAACGCAGAGAAAAGAAAGAAAACACTAATGAATGATTTTAAAACACCGCGCGCAGTTTCTGAACTGATCAAACAGTGTTTGTATATGCAGATGAAAGAAGTGAAAACTATTATTCGAGCCAGTTTAGGAAATGCTGGAGCAAAAGACATCAACATCACTGTAAATCCCACTGGAAAGTTCTCAGTCGAATACAAAGATGAAGATACAAGAAAAAATTATTGTGTCGGAATAGAAAACAATGTCACAGAATTTTATAAAGAAACTGATATTCCCACAATATCAGTAGTCCGAGAGCGTGATCCAGAGGACGGAATAGAAAGTGAAGTTGCAAAAAAAGCTCTAAAAATAGTATTTAGTCGCAGAGAAAAACTGAATGTATTCTCTAAAGAGAACCAGAGCACCGTTCTCAGAGACCTTGACGAAGAAGTCCTTAAAGACATGGAAAACAACAATAAGCTCGAAGTGATCGGCTCTAATGCGTCTAAATCTAGCAAGGACGAGAGCGTATTCTCAATGACTTTCTCGATAAGAGGGGGTGCTCGTACTTTATTGGTCAGAGTCAAGAAAGATCAAATCGCTACGGCGATGTATGTTGTATGAAAAAAGAACTCCAAGAATCACTCGTAAAGACATTCTCGACGTTATATGAACCAGACTTCGAGTTTCGATGTGATGATGGATGGTATCAGTTGATCTACAATATGTCTGAAGAAGTCATTAGAGAAGATGAAAGAACTGTCATAACGACAGTGAAGGAAAAGTTCGGTGAACTCAGAGTGTACTCGGACAGTGTTCCTTTCTCTCCAGTAATAGATAAGTACGAGAAAATATCTCGCTACACATGTGAAATGTGTGGAAGCACTGAAAATGCAAAGATAGTCGACACAGGGAATAGGTGGTTTAAATGCATGTGCAAAGAGTGTTTGCTCAGAATTCACCTGGAGCAGTTGTGAGACTCATCAATCTTTGTGAACTTTCTCTCATCGAACTTAGCGTGTCCATGAATGATCAAGCCAGCTTGATTATATTCATTCTTTTCATCTCTATCCCACCAGCGATCAACGAGTTCATCTTTAGGTATGTATCCTCGCTGCAATAGTGATGGGTCTTCGAAGTAGAAATTCTTCGCGTCGTAAGCAATTGCAACGACGTAGTGTCCTTGTGTGTCAGCTTTAGAATTTCCGTACTTTGACCATGCTTGGATCGGCATTATCACTGGGATGCCGTTAGATATGTACTCTTCGAGGTCTTCGACAGTCATACCTTGGACTATGTCAGCTTTGAACTTCAGCTCTTCGGCGTACTCCTTCATCTTCATGAAGTTAGTGCCCCGCTTTGGGTCAGTCCCCAGCGCTTTCATCACCTTGTCTTCTCGCGTGTCTATACCGAAGAAAGATATGACGGAGAACATCGCAATAGCTCCACAATCGTAGTCGCTGTACTGACGGATCTCAGGAAAACCTTTGATCCAGTGCTTAGGCGGGATTCTCTTGTCTACGATGCGTTCTAACAGGTGTTTGAAGAGCATTGAAAGGCTCCAGTGGTTCTTGCAGTATTTATCACTGGAGTCGAGTAAAAGACTTATAGACCTCTAGAAACACGTCAGAGGTCTTCTATCTTCCTGAACGCCGCAGCGCCTTTGAGGACTGATTTCATGTGCTCTATCAGCTCTTTGACCTCAGACGAACTGCAGTCGCTGATTTGAAACTGGACTGCGACTTTGCCATCCGGAGATATCTCCAAATCGACTCTGTCTTTGTGTTTATCAGGTTTGAACGTCGCGTACAAAAGACCACCTTTGGAGTGGAATTCAACTTCGGGGTCTCTGTAATCGATGCCTATCGACCTGAGTTGCCTGCATCTGCTCTTGAATTTACGTGTGTCAGTCAAAAATTCAGCTAGCTTACGCGTGTCTCGCCTCACCGTAGTCGCGACAGCATCGATCACATCGTCTATGGTAGTCTTAGGACCGACACCGAACTCCACTTTACCATCCGGAGTGGACTTCCCCAAAGAATTCTTATGCAGCGCATCTTCGCATCGTGTCAAAATGACTTTGTCTATATGTCCGCTCGTAGCTATGTGTGTGGTCAAGATCCATCTAGCATTTTTGATGTTGTTAGTTGGTTTTCTCTTGTACATCCTGTGGATCTCGATTCCCCCGTTGGTGATCACTTTCACAGGATCGGCTGGATTGTCATTCTTCCATTCGCCGACGATCATCTTATTGGAGAGCGGGAGTCTGTCGAACACCAACTTCTGGACGTCACTCGAAAAAGCGCTCCTCTGCAAAGAGCACATGTCAGATACCCTAGACAGAGTGTCTCTAGCGCTCGCCACAAACTTAGCAGTGCACATTCTCTCCAAATTTTCTTCCATTTCTGTCGACAGCGGTCTCTGATGCATAGTGTATACTATGTACTCCTCGTAAGGAGATATCATATCACGAATGTCATATGAGTCATCCTCCGAACTGCTGTCACCTATCGTGTAAGGTGCAAACTCGTCGAAGTTGACTCTTACTCTGACCTCTCGCTCAGCTTCTTTTGTCTTTCCAGCTAGCAGAAATTGCAAGAACTGGCTAGCTTCAGCGCTGACTGTTATGTCCCCGCCTAGGAACAAGTACTTCTTAGAAGACGTCCACGAACTCGTGTCTGATTTAACGGCTCCTTTTATCGCCTTGAGGTATGCTGGAAGATTCTTATTGAAAGCTTTCAGTTTCTTCTTGATAAGTTGGAATGAGTGCACAGTCACACGGTTCCACTGTTCCCATTTTACGTAATCTTCCCTCCACATCGTGTCGTCAGACATGTCTTACCTCATATCTTCTCTAGTTCAATGGCTATGCGAATGTCTTTGACGGCGTCGTCAAAACCTGCGGCTACTTCTTCACACCCTTTGTCTCTCGCGCACTGCGCTAACGCGGTGAGTTTATCTATCGAGATGCCCTTCCCGTACTTCTTGAGGTACGCTTTCGCACCGTCTTTCCCCATGTGGTCCCAGCCGTTCGGCACGATGCGAGACCTCCACCTCTGCTCTACGTCAGCTCTCAGACTCATAGCAGATCACAACTCCTCTATCGAATCGTCTATCTCAGCGTTCTTCATAGCGTCTCTGGCTGCCTGCACCAAAGCAATAGCAGACTTCTTATCGAGTCCGGCCACACTACACAAGACTACACACCGGTCGTGTTTCTCGACGCGCAACTCGACCGTGTTGAGCATAGAAGACGTCTGCATCACGACGACAGGTCCCGTCTTACCGCGTTTGAAAGAGCAATTGGGGTCGTCCACGCTGAAGCCGAAACCACACAAACGACGACAGTCGCTCAAGTGCATCCTCAACACCTGCACTTGCTCAGTCATCTTTTTGATGTCGTTTTCTAAGAATTTTTTCAGAGATGACAGCTTGTCGTCCCCATTAACTCTCGCAGTTTCGTTGAGCTTTCTTATTCGTGGATCTCGAGAGATATACCTCGTGACCCTCAGCATTTCACATTGTCCGTTTAAGTCGATCTTGAGGTCTACTTTCCACTCTATCGAAGTGAAAGTCTTGGAGGGTCTTCTCTTGAACGTAGCGACATAACCCACTGAGCCGCTCCTCATAGCGTCTCTGACATCGTTGTAACACGTCCAAGGCAATGTCAGCTTGACATTTCGAGGAAGGACGCTGTCTGACCCAAACTCGTTGATCAATTTCAACAAGCGTGGGCTCACTGCTGCTGGAGATAACGAGACAACGTCTCTAATGTGGTCTGTGAAAGCTCTAGCTAATTTCACAAACCTCTTCGCAGCAGTCTTTTTGATGCGGAGGAGGATGCGCAAGTCAGATTTCGTGCTAAAAGGCTTCCCATCCATACTAGTCTCGACAGTCAGTTCTTTCTCGCACTTAGCGTCATTGAAGTACAAGTAACTGTAGAATGTATTGTTCCATGGGTTGATGACTATCGAGATAGACACATTGTCTTTGGAGAAATTATGACGAGTCAGTCTGAAATTGTCGTTGGAGAATTTGAGGTCGAACGTTGAAGCCAATTCTTCCAGCTTTGCGAGTCTCTCTTCCGTGTGACGTCGGGACTTCGGGACTTTGACACCGAGCTCGGGACTGTTTGGTTGGATACAATCTTCGACGGTATCGTAGAGCCATGGCTCACCGTCTGTAGTGTAGTGTACGAGCTTCATCTACCTTCTCACTGTTTTCTAGTTCCAATATAAACCCTGTACCACTAGATGTAAAGGGAAATCGTAAGATTTTTCATCAATTCTGTCAGTGACGATAGTCATCGTTTGACGATGTTCTAAGATATGTTAGTTCATCTTTATGAAGTTGTCAGTGGTTCAATATGTGTCGACTTCTGTAGCGGTTAAAACCGCTGTAAACACGTCATGACACATTAGATGATGAAAAGAAGTAACTAGAAGGTTTCTGCTGATCATTCAATTCACCAGTTCAAATTTCCTCTTTTACGAGGTATTTTCAAGAGTTAATCCAGAGGACGGTTAAGAATAGAGGAATTGAAGGGAGTTTAAACAGCAGTTAGTTTAGAGAGTTTCAAGAGACAAATGTTAGAACAGAAGAGATTGAATAGATGATACGCCGAAATCACAAGTCAGCCACTGAAGCGCCGAGTGATGGGGAGCTGACTTGCAAGTTTCTGTGAGACGGTACTTCAACTTTGTAGAACTTCTCGTATATCTTCTTCCGCTCTCTAAAGTGAGACTCCGAGTACTTGAACGCGTGGAATATGTCGATGAGGTTAGTGTGGTCTTTAGACGCATGCAACCTCAGACCTCTTCCGACAGTCTGCAGCACTTTCACCGAACTCCGGCCATTCATAGCCAACACGATGTTGTTGACTCTCTTGATGTTGATGCCCTCTCCGAAGCACCTCGCGTTGCCCACTATCAGCACATCTCCGGAGGCTTCCATGTCTTTTCTGGCTATCTCCCGCTCTGCTACTTCTACTGCTCCATTTATGAAGTGCTTGTGGGACTTCAGAGCGCTCTTGAATATCGCCTTCCCGAACTCGGTGTGGTCGAACAGCAGTATGGTGTTCCCTGGGAGAGCTGCAGCTAGCGCTGCTATAGCCGAAGATGCGTTTGGGTTGCTCTCCAGGACTTCGCACTCTACGGAGTAAGCCTTCTTCCACTCTTCAATGTTCTTAGGCTTCGGCAGTTTCACTCCACTGTGGACGATTCTGACTGGTATCACCTTCACAAAAGACAGTATACCTGCGTCTTGAAGGTCAGACACCTCTCTTGTAGAGAGGATCGGGCCGAGTGTCCCCTTGACACACCACTCGTCCTCTGCGTCTTCTGGAATAGTAGCTGTCAATCCCAGTTTGATGTTAGTAGGCAGCGCTCTCACGTAGTTGGTGACAGCGTTTCCTTTCCTGAGACCGTGACACTCGTCGACGATGACAGCTCCTACTTCAGGCATATCTTTCCCGTGTTCTTCTAACCACTGACGGTTAGACACGATCGCCCAGCACTCCGACGAAGGCGCAGATGCGTTCGCCGAGCTGAACCGCTGCACTAAGTTGCGTTCCATGCCGTAGCTGATCATGTCTTCAGACAGCTGAACTACTAGCTGGACATTGGGAGTCACTACGAGTATTGGTTTGTCTACTAACTTCTCTTCTCTCATGGCGCGGACCAGTCCATACAGCACTAGAGATTTACCTGCGCCAGTCGGAAGCTTTATTATTCCTCTGCCAGACGCCAAAGCTGCGGTGATGGCTTCTGACTGGTAGTCTCTGTACAAGAACTCTGTGTTCTCCGGTTGGGGAGGCGAGTATGGGATGTTTAACGGACGCACGGCTTCTTTGAGAGGTTCTTCCATCTCGACGAAGATGCCCATCTCAGATGCTTTCCATGCGACGTCGTCAGCCAATCCCAAAGGGAACGTTCCCAGTGGGGTGATAGCGCTGACTGTGTCAGAAGAATATGTTGAGTAACGCGCAGCTTTATTGACTACAGTGAACTTGTCTCTGACAGCATCGAATGACTGAATGTCTTCTGAGAGTACTCTGGCTCTCCCGGGTTTTCCATCTAATTTCAGAACTATCTTCTTCAACGGTTTTCCTCGACGACGATAGTGACGCAGTTCTTGATGTCGTAACCGAAGTTAGTTACTGCTTTGTTCAGCAGTGTGTCGACAAATCTAACTACGTCTTTTTGGTCGGCTATAGCCTTGTCGAGTTCGTGGACTTTCTCTAACTTAGAAGCTTCACCCTCGATCTTAAACTTTGGGACACCAGGAGATCCATGTTTGGCTATGTACTCAGCTAAGACAGTTTCTTTAGTATCTTCTAGTCGTTCTAAGTATTTCTGCTCTTCAAAGAGGATTGTAACGTACTTAGCTTTGATAGCTGGAGCTTTCATTGCTTTGTCGTGGAGCTGGATCTGATCTAGGTAAAGATCTCGTGATACTTCTTCGTAGACTTCTCGCATTCTCTTTGAGAGTTCGTTGGTCCTTCTCTCCACGGTTTCATCTCCATTGCATCTTCTAGACTAATATACCTCGTAAAGTGCTGATCTTCACGAGGTACAGTAAATGTTCGATGATTTTTAAGACATGTCCTCAGTTTCCTGAGACTTCTTTCCAGTCTGCGTTGTCTCTGAGGAAGTCTCTCTTTTCAGCTTCCGTCTTAAAGTGCTTCTTCTCGTTGCCCTTCATCAAGACGTACACGGCTTCGGAACTAGCTGGAGCGGACATGCTAGCGGCCAACACCGGTCCAGAAGACATCCCTCCTGCTCCAGCTCCGACGGCGTCTTCTCCGATCAATGCTTTGTACAATGCGTCGAATTTCGAGAACATGAGCAGCTCCTCCGAGTTAGTGTCTGCGTAAGATATTTACACTTCGCCATAAATAGAGTGAGTAAACGGAGATCTCCATGCCACCTGTCAGAGAACTCAGGTTCTTGAAGAAGTCTAACGTCGCAGAGACGCAGAAGTTGTACAAGAACTACTACCACGACCTCATCCATTCATATGGGATAGATGTCGTGTACTTTCGCAGAGACTTGTCGTTCTATGAGTCTCCTTCAGGCAGGGCCGACTACACGTATGGAGAAGACACTACTGCGACTTACTTCTTGACCGCGAACATGGTCATATTCCAAGAGCAGATGGGAGATGCCTTCCTGCTCAACAAGTTCGGCATCGACACTAACGCCGATGCAACGATATACATGACTCGAGACGACTTCACCGAGCAGTTCAGGTCGAAGATCGGCACTCCGACTTCAGCGTACGTGGTGTCGTACTTGAGCGGAGACATCCTGGGTGGGGTTGGGATCGTTAGTGGGATGGTGTTCTCCGACGACTTATCTGGGATAACTTCTGGTTCTGTCACCACCTCGACTTCTGGAACTTTCACTGCTCCTTATTCCGGAGTGGTCGTCCCTCTGCAGAGCCCAGTCAACCCAGACATAAAGAATGTCGACTACTATGATTACGGTAACCGGCTGATGTCTGGGACTCTGAGTGGCTCTGTGACAGTGACGACTGATGTGTTCGGAAGTGGAGTTTGCACCGGTTCTTGCTCAGGGATTTTGAACTATTTTCTTCCGACCGCAGTCAAATCTGGTCCTTACTGGGACATATCTCCACAAGTTGGAGACTTCTTTAGACTGTCGTATCCTGACAACACACAAGAAGATTACGAGATATCGATGCTGTCAGATAGGAACTTACAGACTGATGGGTTGAACCCCCTCTTGTCGAAGTACATCTGGAAGTGCAACGCGACTAGGAAAGATCCGAGTTATGAGGTTGCTCCTGATGGGACCCAGGCTTCAGCTGAGGAGAACACCACTACTACACCTATACACGAGAGTGAAATCAATCAAGTTGTGTCAGATGAGATATTCGAGTACGACACCAGCGCCGTGGACAGTTCCGACGGCGCTGGGTCTGATGACGTGTACGGGAAGTACTGAGTCAGTCTCTCTTCGTAGAGAGGAGGATCTTCTCGAAGGGCGTCGGTTCGACGCCGAATGCAGACTTGAACTTGAAGTTCCTCCCCATCACTCGGTGCTTGATCGGCTCTCGCTTCGACCTGTGGAGGATGGCCGACTTGAGTCTCCCTCTTGCTTTGTTGACACCGGTCATCTCGTCGATCTCCTCGTCGGCTTTGCAGATCGCGAGGCCTCTGACGAACTTACCGGAGGGCGTCTTCCCGATTGCTACGGTCAGCCGCGGCCGGCCGTGGAGGTCTTCCTTTTTGTAGATTGCGATCTTGGTGTAAGCGGGCATTTTTCTTCTCCCATTGAGATTTTTAGGGAAACCGACCATCGGATTCCTTTTTCTGAGAGCTACTATAATCCAAATTCTTAAGATGTAAAGGGAACAATCGCTTTTTTCTTATAAATTGTTCTAGATACCTTTACAAGAGGAATGTGTGGCGTTATATTGACTTCCATTACAACGAGGCGATGAAGCTTCGTTGACAAGTGGAAGAACGCTATGATAAAGAAGATTATGGCATCGATCTTGATAGCTGGGGTGGCTTACACGGTCAGCTCCGACGACCTTAAAGTTGCGAGAGTCATCTACTCAGAAGCCAGCAACTTAGTGTCTGCCAAGGAACGCTGGCTAGTCGCCTCAGTGATGAAGAACAGAGTCAACAACCCCGCATTCGGCAACGGCAAGTTGAGAGACTTGACGTCAGTGTGCTACCAGCCGCGAGCTTTCAGCTGCGTCGACGATAAGAACAACACCAACTGGAATGCCACTGCTAAGATGATGTCGCGGCCCACAGCAGGTAACGACAAAGCGTGGACTCACACACTGCTGCTATCGAGAGGAAAGTTCAAGGCGTACGAAGGTATCGTTTACTACCACGACAAGCGGATTAGTAAGCCGAAGTGCTGGGACAACCGGTATTGGAAGACGGTCAAAGTCTTGGAGACTGACCACTACGTGTTCTACGCAGTGAAGAAAGCCTGACGCCTATTTCAGCACGTCGTCTATGTTCTTGATCTTACCGTCATCAGAACCGTAAGACACCAGCAGTTTTATCATCTCGCGCTTGCACTGGTTGCATATGCAGGGATAGGTGTTCTTGATCTTCCCCAGCACCGTCTCTATCGGGTCTAGACCGTTCTGGATGTAAGATTGCACACTCTGCGGAGTCAAATTCTTCTCGAATTCTTCGACCATCTTGGAGTCCTCGGCGTCTTCTACGTGCACGCTCAGGAACAAGTTCAACTTCCGGCCGATCTTCCCTTTGACGCTGAGAGATATTGGCTCGTGCGAGAACTTGGTTTTTCCTTCGAATCTCCCGCACATGTCACACCTGAGTTTGCTTACTAGCATTTCATTCTTCCTCTTTGTCGGCATTTACTTCATCAGCAGCGCAAAGCAATCGGACTATCTCCTCTTGTGTACACGGCACGAGCGACGTAGTCGGATTATCAGTACCTATTGGAGCGTCTAGAGAACCCATAGATATCTTAGTCTTTATGATTTCCATGCGGTTCTTTTGTTTTAGATTTTCGAGTTCAATCTGCTGCTTGTGACGAAGGTGTTGCGAGTGGAGTTTGGTGAACTGTCCCACGGTCTCTTTAACTGCGGAGAGCACTGACGCAGCTCCGGCAAGGATGCCTTCTCCGTTTGGGTCTGCTTCCACTGCGTATTCTGCTGCCCTGAGGATTTTATTGCCAGATTCGACGAGTTTCGCCATCTCAGAGTATATCTTTTCAGCGTCCGCGATCACTTCTCCTGAAGAGTCAGCAGATACTGCGTTATTGCATCCGGAATCCGGAGTGGAGTTCATTGACTGATTGACTTCAGCGACGTTCTTAGTGACATCTCCGAGTATCTCATTTAAGTCGTGTGGGTCAAAACTAGTGTTTCCCATGAGAATGACCTATTGACTGTAACTTAACAAAAACAGGGGATCCGAAGATCCCCGTGTAGTAGTTGACTCAGTACTTCTTAAATGCAGGCGGTGTAGTCGTCGCATCCTTTTGAGACACAGTTGTTTGAGTCCCCGGTTGGACATCGGTCTTCGAGAAGCCGCCAGCTTTATAAAGAGCGCTGATCTTCTCGACTTCGATCTTCTGTTCGGGTGTGATGAAGCCGTTCTTTTTGACATAGTCTCTGATGCTAGAGAGGAAATCTTTGTGTTTCTTCTCAGTCGCGGCTTTTTCAGCCCTGTCGATGCAGCCAACGATGTCATCGCACGAGATGTTCTCGTTGAGGATGTTGGAGTATGCCTTCATCGTCCCAGTGAACTTCTGGTCTTTGATCTTTCCAGCGTTGTCGCCCTTGGGATCGACGCACTCTACAACTTTTTTGTAGGCGTCAGTGAATGTCTTCTTGATCATCATGATGTCTCCTAATTATGTGCGGCAGCTGTCCGCATCAATTATTTACACTTCTAATGTGTCTTATGATGTCTCTCGTGGTATTCTAAAAGAGATTAAATAGACTTCCATATGATCTTGAAGAGGAGTGACTATGAAACTAGAAGACATCCTGTCCGAGCTGAGGTTGGGAAATGATGTGCCTTATGAGGATAAAATCAGGATAGCTGCATTTTACTCGTCTCTGTTAAAAAAACACATGTTGGGAAGTGTCGCTCATATCGATCACGGTTGTTTCACACCAGGTCATGTCATTTCTAATCCTCAAGATGCTCTCGATATAGTGCAGTACTTCGTCGACCAGAAAATATTCGTTAAATATGATGAATCTATCATCGCCCATTATAATGGAGACAGACGTTGAACTATCCATATGTGCTGGTCGATTCTTCTTATGTGACATATTTTGTCGCGAGTTCGGTGTTTTCGTGGTACAAACGAGAATTTGGAACCCCGACAATTAAGCCGTGGGATCCATCTTCTGATGACGAATATGTCAAAGTCTTTGACAAGCAATTCCTCTATAAGATCATCCGTGCTATAAACAAAGAGTGTCCTCTTCTTGATAGATCGAGAATAGTTTTCGCAGTTGATTGCCCGAAGAGCACCATTTGGCGAAATGACTTTCATCAGCAGTATAAGATCAGGCGTAAAGAAGCTAAAAAAGAAGATCGTGAAATAGATTATGGCAAGATGTTTACGCGCGTTAGAGATGTGTTGTTACCGTCTCTAGCAGAAGAATTTGGTTGTAAAGTCATCGGTAATCAACATGCAGAAGGTGACGATGTTTTGGCTATCTTAGCCAAACATCTTACCGATAGATCTGAAGACGTAGTGATAGTGACGTGCGACAATGATCTTCTGCAAGTCGGTCTAACCGTAATAGACTTGATGGGAAAGAAGAAAGACCTCAACGAGATAATGAGGCGGAAGTACAATTTCGATAAAGATTTTGAGTGGACAACAGCTAAGTTTAAGTTGTTGAAAGCGTTGATGGGGGACGGAGGCGATGACGTCCCGGCGATAACTAAGGGAATGGGTCCGAAGACCGCTTTTAAGTATGTCAAAGATTTGAATCTCCTCAGAGAGCTCCTGTCAAGCTCTAAGGAGTTGAAGGACGCTTTTGATAGAAATGTAATGCTCACTGATCTTAATGCTATTCCCCAGACTATCACCGAAGACGTGCTAGACAAGTGGAAGAAGTTGAACTCAAATCCGTTCAGCGAACTATGAATGACATGTGGTCTCCAAAAGACAGTAAAGATTTCAACGGAGTCGTTGGAACTTGCGGCGATTGCGGTTCAGAAGTTCTAGATTTCTGCTGCAATGATGATCTCGTGAAACACAGGGTAGGCGCTGAAGAATGGGATTGGTGGGTGATGTGCTCCAATCCAAAGTGCAAGAAATACTACGGTGAAGGTGTGTTTCAATATGATGTAGAGTGGATGAAAAGATCTTAAGAAAGAAGAATTGGACGATGGCAAACCGAAATAAAGCTAAAGGTAAGAGCTACGAGAGAGAAGTTGCAGATGTGTTCGAAGAGGCGTACGGACTCACTTTTCAGCGAGTGCCTAACAGTGGGGCTTTCTTAGGTGGCGCTAACGCTTTCAGACTAGATAAGTTGTCGACTAACCAAGTGCAGATGTTCAAAGGAGACATTATTCCTCCAGATGAGATACCGTGGTTGACTGTAGAGTGTAAGGCGCGGAAGACATTTCCTTATCAACAGCTATTCGATGGGTGTAAGGAGCTTGATTCTTGGATACAACAGGTCAAGATAGACTGGGATGCATTGAACAGAAAAGGTCTGTTCTTCGTGGTGTTTAAACCTAACCGCCATGGTCAATATATCGTTTCGAGAAAAGACTTTGGTCTTCATATAAAGGGGAATTTTTTGACTTACTTAGTAGGAGATGAAGTGTATTCTATCTCTAGATTTGATAAAGAATTCCTACTACTTAACAAAGATCTCATATTTTCAATGTGTGGAAAAGAACCAAAGATCTGGGAGAAATGATGGAGAAGAAGGACTACTACGTCGTGAAGTATGAAGGTAATTATGGCGACGAGTTCGATATATCGGGTTTCTTCGTAGTGCTCTTCTCTAATAAAGAACTCAAAGATGCAAATGACCGCATTAAGACAGCAGAAGGCGAAGAACTGTATTTTGGCACCAATGAATTCGTTGAGTTCAATCCCAAAGCAGTAGTATTCAAGAAGATAACAAACAGCGAGTACAAGAGCCTCGTCAAAATATTTGGAAAGTACGGCGATGACATCAAAGGTGTGTCTATCGGTGTCATCCCAGGTGACTTAGAAGACATCATCAATGGAACGCGCGAGGATGAAGAAATATGAAGAACGGGTATGTAGCTATAAACTACGTCGATCTTGTCAGCAATGCCTGTTTGAAGATCCTCGACAATTTCGAGTGTGTGAAGAGCGATCGCAGCGGATTGCTGTTCTTGGATTTTCGCTCTCGTGACAAGAGAGAAGCTCTTGGAGCCTTCCTCAGAGATGGCATCAGAGCTGATTCGATGTTGGGATATAAGACGGTCGTCTACGGGACGTGCGACGTAGAGAAGAATTGGCGCGTCGAATTGGGGAGTGCGGGAGATAATTTCAGCAAGAAGTACTCGGTGTCTGACAGCGGCGTATTTGCAGACGAGAATTTGCTCAGGATTATCTTCGACATAGAGTTCTCCAAGTTGAAGCGGGAGATGCGTGATGTGTCGTTCGTAGATCACCATGAAGTAGACTCCATAGATATGAAATTTATACTGAAAAAGCTCTTAGGCGTAGACTGCAAAATGACAAACACAGACGCATACATCATACGTGACGGAAATGAGTGCTACTCTAGGATAGATGATGTGAGGTCTTATTTAATTTGCGATCTTGAGATAGAATTGATGAAGGCTAAGGTTCTCTAATACACAAACTGCATTACGAAAAGGAAGATCAAAATGATCTGCAAGACGGGTAAACTGTTCACGAGCATCCTCCAGAAGGGCGAAATAGTCTTTGACGAGACCGAAATAACAGCGGTCAATCAGAAACATTTTTTGTTGTCTCTTCACACTATGAATGGAGTCTTCGATTTTACTCCAGTAGACACAGTGAATGAAGAAGATGTGACTAATCAACCTGTTGTTAAGTTCGTTGCAGAAGCACCAAATGGTAAGACGTACACACTAATGATGGATTCGGAGCAGAGGGTGTTCTCGTTTTCTCGTGGTTATGTTGAAGCGGGGAGGTTAAACTCCTACGATGTTCTCTGCGACGTCTCCGGAATGAAGTGCAAAGTGTCTTCTAAAGAGCGCACTAGCTACACAGGAAAGGTCATCTCGATAAAGACTAAGTTCCACAACAATTACTTCTTCAATGGGATTTTAGTGAGGTCTGCGTGAGATTTCTGTTAGTATCGTGTAACTACAACGCATGGCCACATGTGGAGTCTTCTATCACCGCATCGTTAGTCGCTAAGACCGAGTACGAGGCTAGCGGTCTAGGGAGTGTTGAAGTAGTTTATAGAGATAATGGTTCTGTAGACCAGAGTCGTTCTTTCATTGAAGCATCTTCGACGTCGGGTATTCATTCGATACTAGGAGCTAACGTCGGTAAAGCAAGAGGCGTCAACGAAATAGTTAAGTCTCGAGATGGATCATTCGACGTAGTAGTGTCTTTAGATTCAGATATGAAGATCGATGATCCTAGTAAGTTCTTTTTTGACATGGATAAAACATTCCACATATTCAAAGACAAGGTGTCTGCTATAGTAGGTTGGCAGACTGGCAACAGCCTGTTCAAGCGGAAATTCGTGTGGAATGACACCAAGTATGGATTATCGTACTTTGCTCCGAAAGAGGGTTATGGATGTGGGATTGCTGGAGGTTGTATAGCAGTATCAGCGGATGATTGGAAAGCCGTCGGAGGATATGAAGATCGCGGGATATATGGCTCTAACGACGGAAGTATCATGTTGAGACTGTATAGGCACACGAATAGGCCGGTGTGTGTGATAAGACAGCTTTCAGCGTTCCATCCACCAGAGAAAGACCCTGAATACGGAAAGTGGAAAGAAGAAAGACAACAAGAACAGTTGAAGTACGGGAAGTGCATGTCTTCTGTCGGCTTCTACGACAACCAAGAGGAGGACTCGGGACATGCCGATATTCAAAGTCAAAGACGCTGACGGAAAGATAACGTCTATAATAGGGGAGTCCGCTGCCCAAGTAGTAGACCTCAACAAGAAGATGGGTATAACTGTAGAAATAGTCGAAGAAGTCCCGGTCGCGACATTCGATAAATCGCACGCGCAGCGAGGAGAGTTGGGTGGATTTCTGCCCGATTTACCTCCTCCTCCTCCTCCTCCTCCTCCTCCTCCTGTCTTCTTTTCTGAAGCTGGCATAGATTTTAAGCTAGCTGGTGGAAAATTGTTCAAAGCGACGTGGGTCGATGTAGATACTCTGAAAGACCAGGATTCAGCGGATTACCGCATTGAGTTCGAAGATGATGACATCGATCAGAGTAAAGTCCACCTTATGAAGAAGACATGGGTAGAAATTCAATCAGTCAGAACTACGAATGAAAAGACATTTAAATGAAAAGAGTCGTCATAGTTGTTCCGGCTTGGAATTTAGGGTTAAATGTCATGCAGATATTCTGCGACAGGAATCTTCCACAGTTCGATGATAAGACTGCTGTTCTCTTTGTGACGGAAAGGACGTTCGACGCAAAAGAGCTGAAACGAAATGCATGGGTGTTGAACTATCCCAAAGACCAGTTGGTGTTCTCCATCCCAAAGACGGTCAACTTTGGGATAAGAACTGCAGTCGAAGGCGAACCTGACTCCATTGTGGTGAAGACAGACGCCGACATCATATTTTCAAAGAGATCGATATCAAAGCTAAGAGATGAAGTCAAAGAACATCACGGTTTAGTGCAACTGTGTTCCGACGTCACTCAGTCTAACGGCGTCGTCTCTTGCAACAAGCCGTGGGCTGCAATGCCCAAGCGTAAAGATGGATTTGGTGCGTGTCTAGCACTTCATGCTAGCGATTGGAGAGAGTTGAACGGCTACGATGAACGCATAGTAGGATGGGGAGGTGATGACTGGGAGATGTTCCTTCGCGCTAGTAAGAACGTAGAAATGAAAGTTTCGTCTGATTTCCCAGTCTACCACGTAGCGCACAAGTCTCGCAAAGGATGTCCTTCGTTTCCAATAATGAGCGAGGAGAATAAGCTTCACGTAGAGCGGTGCAAAGCCGACTGGAAGAATGACGAGTGGGGCACAGCTGCTGACATTCAGACAGTAGTAAAGGAAACTAACCTAAGTTTCAATGTGGTGAGCTACTCTAAGTGGTCTGAAAAGTTCTAGAAACGAAAAAAGAGGGAATCATACGATTCCCTCATATCAGTACAGAGCTTACTTATGTTCAGCCCGGGGACTGCTTGTTAGGCTCTGATTTGAGCTGCTCTTTGCCTTTGTATTCCGGCTGATCCTTCGGAAGAGCACGGTCTTTGTCGTTGTCTCCGAGAGACTTGACATCCTCAGCATTGCCCTTGCCGTCATCTACGACGACGCTCTTGACACCCTTCTCAGCGTACTCTGTAGGGATATTAGCTTTTCCTTCAGCTACTGCGACGTTAGACAGCTTAGTACCGTCATTGAAGGTAATCGTCACTGTTCCACTGTGTTTTAGATCGGCCGGGATTGCGACTTCAGTTTTCGAGCCGCTCTCGAGGCTTCCCTCGTCTATGGCCTCGCCAGCCATGATTGACTCGAAGATAGCGTCGAATTTCTTAGTCATTGTGAATGCCCTTTCATTTCAATTGAACTCATTCATGTCTATTTACACATCTTCTTATCAAATTGTTGTTGTGGTTTCTTCAACCATATAAATAAGAGTGATAAAATGCATCTACAAGAGGATCAATATGTCCACATACTTAAATTTCGCTATCCAGACAAAAGAAGAGATGAAGCAGTGGATCCTCACTATGTTGGGAGATCCTCTAATAACCGTTGAGCTGTCTGATGGACAGCTAGACGTGTGCATAGACAACTCCGTAGAAGAGTACACCAAATGGGTCGTCCAGGAGCAAGATTATTACGCGTTTGATTTATCGACGTATGATGGAGTGTCGGGTTCTCTCCTTCCAACTAACATTCAGGGGATATTCAGCTTGCAAGACGACAACGGCATGGCGAAGGGTGGTATAAACACGCTGTTCTCCATTCCCAACACGATGTTCAACGCCGGAATGATCCCGAATTTCTCCGGCGGAGGAGGTTGGGTTGACTACCACAACGCGATGGCCAGCATAAAGTTCGTCAACTACATGATGGGTAAGGGTTTCCAGTTCGAGTTCAACGTCAGGACTCACCGGTTAAAGCTATTTCCAGACCCCGTGAAGGAGACTATACAGGGGTGGATCGTCTTAGGCACGTACGTCATTCGGCCAGAGCAGCAGCAGTACGGTGAGAGCTGGTGCAAGAGGTACGCTCTAGCTAACGCGAAGTACATGCTCGGCATGGTCCGAGGGAAATTCTCAGGTGTGCAGCTGATAGGTGGAGGCATGGTCGACGCCTCAGTCAAAGAAGAAGGTCTGAATGAGATGAAAGAGCTGAGGGAAGAGCTCCGCGCGGAGAACCCAGCCACCGGATTCTTCGTGGGTTGAACTGGAGAACTATGCTGAAGAAGAAAAAAATGGAACCCACTGTTGCGGTGTTCATGAACAATGAGCAGCTCAAAGCTGCTAACGCTACGGAGTACGTCACACCAGACGAACTGAAACGTAGAGTCAAAGAGATAAAGCGCTGCAGAAAAGACGTTGTGTATTTCGCAGAGAATTACGTGTACATAGTCAACCTAGACAAAGGTAAGCACATTATCAAATTGTATCCGAAACAGCGAGAACTGATCAAGATGATGTGCAAAGAGAATCGGTTAGTCACTCTGGCTGCGAGGCAGTCGGGAAAATCTGTGTCTTATTCGATTGTTGCGCTCTGGTATGTCATGTTCAATCAAGATAAGAACATTCTGATATGCGCTAACACTGGAGCGTCTGCCTCGGAGTTCGTCGGTAAGATAAAGATGTCTTATGAGATGCTTCCAATGTGGTTGAAACCAGGCGTAGTGACTTGGAACGCTAGGACGATAAAGTTCGCTAATGGTTCTAGTATCGCGGCTTCTCCGACATCTTCAGCAGTTAGAGGCCGTTCGGCGAACTTCATTGTGTTGGATGAGGTCGCTTTCATTCCAAAAGACGTGGAAGAGGAGTTCATCCAGGGTGTGTTCCCGGTGCTGTCGTCTTCTAAGAACACAAAGTTGATCATGGTGTCTACCCCCAACGGCACTGGAAATTTCTTCTACGAGACTTACAACAGGGCTTCACTCGGAGTCGATGGAGAAGGGTGGAAGAATTTTAGGATCGACTGGTGGGAAGTCCCTGGTCGAGACGACGACTGGAAGAAGAAGCAGATTGCGACATTCAACGGAGACTTAAGAAAGTTTCAACAAGAGTATGGCTGCGTGTTTCACGGTTCCACGTGTACTCTCATAGATGGTCCAAAGTTGAAAGACCTGAAAGAACGTGCTGTCGCAGACAACCAGACCCCTGAGCAAGTGCAACTATCCAAGAAGAGCGAGTGCAGGGTCAACGTGTGGGAGCGGCCTAAGCCAGGCCACGCCTACGTCATTGGAGCCGACGTCAGCGAGGGTGTCGGTGGAGACTTTTCGACTGCACTCGTGTTCGATGTGACTAGCACTGAAGACATCAGGAATGTTGCTTCTTATGGCAACAACATGGTGAGCTCTACCGAGTTCGCATTCCTCCTCAATAACTTAGGGAACTGGTACAACTCAGCGTTCATAGCGTGCGAGAGGAACGGTGTCAGTAAGTCTGCGCTGGACATGCTGAACGACGCATTTCAGTATGACAGCATCGTCAACCTCGGCGCTAGAGGAATGAACATAGGTATAGTGTCAGGGAACACTTTGAAGACTTCAGCTTGCGTGTGGTTCAAAGATCTCTTCAACATGCCAGAGATAAAGGTGTCATTGCGAGACAAGAACCTAGTGTACGAATTGGAGTACTTCGAGAAGAAGTCATCTTCATCTGCTAAGTCTCTCTTTTGCGCTGCAAACGGAAAACACGATGACTATGCGATGGCTGCGATTTGGGGGTTATACATGGTGAATCCGTCTAACGCCGAGAACTATTTCAACGTGTCGCAATACTTTGTGAACTCTTTTGGACTCTACATGCCTCGCAACTTGACGAACTCGGTCACCGCTGATTCTTCTTCGAGGTCTCGATCAGAAGAAACTTTTGAACAGATCTTGCGAGAAGGGGAACAGAACAGCGGGCAAGGTGACTTTGCTGAAGACATGTTCGATAAGATGAGAAAGACTGTTGGAGACTCCGACGACAAACTTCCGGGAGAGCAGTTCGACCGCGAAGATGGATACGAAGATGGATACGAAGATGATCCATTTGGCGATGCAGACTTCATTGACAGTGACACAGGAGGTTTCTGATGGACAATTCTTCAGTATTATCGCCAGTATCTTCTCTCAACTTGATGACTAATGTCAGGTGGATTGCTACTATTCCACTAAACATTCTGGATCCTTCTATGTTTGGCACAGTGGCTTTCAATCTTGTCAGTTTCAACGTGCCAGAGATAACTGTGTCTACGGACTTCGTCAATTTCCAAGGTTACCAAATAGAACTTCCGACAGGTGTGCGCAACCAGAACAAAGAGATAACGTTCGAATACATGCTCTCTTCTGATTGGAACCAGTACATAGCATTGAACAATTGGTTGTCTAAGTCGGGGTCGGAGACTGGGGTTGGTTTAGCTGACTTATCGGCGAATTCCGACTTGAACACTGGAGTGACGTTCACTGGCAAGAAATTCGGAGCTGTTCCTGTGACGCCTCTGTCGTACTCAGTCCCAGTGAGAGTCCTGATGCTCAGTGAGTTCTTGAACCCCGTTTTGGAGATAGTCTTCGAGAACTCTTGGATAAAACAGCTGGGTCCAGTCGAGTTGAACTATCAAGACGCAGATGATTCTCCAGTCAAGCACTCGTTCACTTGTGCTTACTACCAGATGAGCGTCAACAAGATAGCCACCAGTTGATTACTCATCTATCTTTCCGATGCGGTTCAGCAAGCGTTCTGTGGCTTCTTCTCTCATCTTAGCTCCGCACTGCATTATGATCTCTCCGACGCGCTGTCTGATTTGTGGATCATCTGGATCTACCGGAGAGTGACGTCGTTGTCCCTCATACCAACACTCATCTTGTATCATTTTGCGGATGATGGGTATCTGCTCTTGGATGATGAGTCTTGCCAATTTGTCAGTTTTGCACTCGCCCATGATGTATCCCCTTCTCAGTTCAAACAAATTCTACATCACAAATCACAAACTATATTTACTTTTAGATCTCCTCCAGAGCTGTGTCGACGAGGTTTCTTCTGATCAACTCCACTTCTGCTGTGTCAACTACTACGTCTATCGCAAATGCCAATGTACAGATGAGTGCAAATAGAACTAGCCAAAACGTGCTACAGAAACCAATCCAGAACCACTCAGATGTCACGTAGGTGAATATACAGTAACACGCTACGCTCAAAAACGTGAATGCTAATGACGATGCGACGAGAGCACACTTCATTCCCATGACGTGGATGTCGAGTTCTCTCAACCTCTTCATCCACTGCTCTTTTTCAATTACGTGAGTCGGCGTGTTGAGAAGCTTGAGCAGATCACTCACTATCCTAGTAGTGTTGTCGCTGTCACTCATATGACTTCACCTTGGCCTTCTTCCAGTGCTTAGTCCAGTGTTCGTCAGTCTGGACGTGGTCGGGTCTCACTGTCTTGTACACGTGAGTGTTGAACTCACCTACTGAGAAAGAATCGACATCTCTGAACACATAACCTTCGCACACTGGGCCGTAGGTGCTCTTCTTCGGGATAGGATGATCGATGAATTCTTCGATGTACCCGTATTCCAACACAGGAACCGTCATGAAGTCTAGCAGAGCCGCCCACATCTCGACTTCTACCCACGAGAGCACTCTGCCATCGTAGAACACTGAGAACACCATGAACGGCGACGGGAGGATGTCGTACTCGATTGAGTGGACTGCGTACAAGTTCTCCCCGCAGATGTTCATCCCCGCAGGAATGTCGTCCTTTCGGTTCTTCCACATTTTGGTGATCGCGGTCTGCCACGGCTTGCCGTATCCGTCGACACTCCTCGCGTGAATGCTGTCGCAAGTCATGACGGTGTTCTCCCCGTCCATCTTCTCGGTCATGACTAATTTTCTACCGCACAAGTGCGATAAGTTCGAGGCCGACCGCAAGTCGTCCGCAGACCCACCTTGTGACCAAGCAGTGTGTTGTGTCCTTGGGTACTTCATATGTTAATATACCACAGACTCAGAATTTTTAAAGGGAATTCGCCGACAAAATTTAGTGTATCTTTAAGTGATTCTCTGAGAACTAGTTATACATCCCTGATGAGATAGATTACTTTTGAATGATGACGTTTAGAATCTGCCATCAGCGGTCACCAAGTACTCTAGATAAAGAAGTTGACTAGGTATATAGTAACAGAACAACACCGGAGAATAGATGAAGGCCAACGAGATTAAGAGACTATCTGAACGGGAACACGTTCTGAAGAGGACTGGAAGATACTTAGGAAGCATTAAGGCTGTCACACAGAAGATGTTCATCTACAAAGATGGGAAGATGACGTATACTGAAGTCACTTATGTTCCCGCTCTGATGAAGTGCGTTCGCGAATTGATCGACAACAGCTGTGATGAGTGGACTAGATGCAATGGGAAGTTCGCCAATGTCATATCAGTGAAAGTCGATGAACTCTCCGGAATGATCACAGTAGAAGACAATGGTCGAGGAATTCCTTGTAAGAGACTGGAAGACGGCACTTACCAAGCAGAAGCAGCTTTCACCGAGCTGAGAGCCGGCGCCAACTTTGATGATGACTCCGATAATGTGACTATCGGACAGAATGGAGAGGGGTCCAGCTTGGTGTGCATCTTATCGAAACTGTTCAAAGTAGTCACAGCCGACGGATCGAAGAAGTTGACGCTCACGTGCAAAGACAACCTCGAGACGAAGAAAGTTGACGTGGAGAACTGTCGAGACAACTTCACGAAAGTGTCGTTCGTCCCCGACTACGAGAGGTTCGGTGTCAGGGGTCTAGACGAGACCCACATCGCGATACTGATGACAGACCTGATGAACCTGGCAGTGGCGTACCCCGACATCAAGTTCACGTTCAACGGTAAGAAGGTGAACAGTCGGACGTTTAAGAAGTACTTGGAGGAGTTCAACGAGACTTACGAGAGCCTCGAGAACGACAACGGCACTCTCTCGATAGGAGTGATACCCAACTCCGAAGACGATTTCAACTTCGTGTGCTACGTCAACGGGGTGAACTCCTACGAGGGAGGCAACCCGATGAACTGGGCAGTCGACAACGTCGTCAACGGTGTGTTCGACTCGATATCTCGCAGGTACAAGGAGATGAAGAAGGGAGACGTCAGGAACAAACTGACGTTTGTCGTGTTCTTCAGGAACATGCCCAACCCGAGATTCGACAGCCAGACCAAGTCGCGCTGCATTAACATCTACACCGACTTCAAAGAGGCTATCGGAGAAGTCGATTTCGACAAGCTGTACAAGAGGATCGCTCGTAACGAAGTGATGACAGGACCGATCCTCGATGCTTTCCGCATCAAAGAGGAGATGAAACGGCAAGCTGAACTCAAGAACTTCGCGAAGGACATAACGAAGAAGAAATTGAAGAGCGCGAAGTACATGCCTCCAATCAACAACAACAAGTACCTCATGCTGTGCGAGGGCGACTCAGCTGTCGGCGGCATCTCCGCAGTGTTGGGGCGAGATGGCATCGGCTACTATTCGATGAGAGGTGTGCCCCTCAACGCGTACGACTCCTCGACATCTGACCTAGTCAACAACGTAGAGCTGAAAGAGATTTGTCAGGTGTTGGGTCTCCCTATAGGCTCTAAGTACAAGAATACCGAGGTCTCCTTTAAGAACATCGTCCTAGCGCAAGACCAAGACCAAGACGGGACGCATATATCCGGCCTGATACTGGGGTTCTTCGAGCGCTACGCTCCTGAAGTGCTGACCAATAAGATGGTCTCCAAGTTGAAGACTCCACTCATAGTCCTCAGGAAAGGCGACAAAGTGTGCGAGTTCTTCTTCGACTTCAACGAGTTCAACGACTGGCAGCGAAAGCATTCGTTGAACGGGTATCAAGTGCACTACAAGAAAGGGCTAGGGTCTTGGAAGAAAGAAGAGCTGAAACAAGTCATCGACAAGATAGGTTTCGACGCTCTAGTAGAGCCCTTCGAGAGAGATAGCGAGACCAATAAGTACATAGATGACTGGCTGTCAGACAAGAAAGTCGAAGCTCGTAAAGAGTACCTTAGACACAACACATTCAACATACAGAGCATGTGAGAGGAAATATGGCGAAGAAGATCAGCGAGTATTTCAAGACGGCATACGTCGATTTTGGGTCGTTCGACAACTATCGAAAGATCGCCAACTACGTGGACGGATTCAAGGTGTCCGGCCGCAAAGTCATGTACACCGTCATGCAACACCCTAAAGAAGAGGTTAAAGTCAGCGTCCTCCAGTCGAGAACATCTGAGAACACGAGATACTTGCACGGAGACCAGTCTCTGTTCGGAGTCATCGTGGGTCTCGCACAAGATTTCCCTGGGACGAACAACGCTCCTCTCCTGAAGCGTCAGGGAAATTTCGGCAACAGACACATTCCAGAGGCTTCAGCCGGTAGGTACATATTCACCAAAGCCGAAGACATTCTACCCCTGTTGTTTCATCCTTTAGATGCTTCGATTCTGGAGGAGCAGGTGTTCGAGGGGGATAAGATCGAACCGCGGTTCTACGTCCCTACGATCCCCCTTCTCCTCGTGAACGGTTCTGAGGGTTTGTCCACTGGTTTTGCCCAACGCATCCTCCCTCGGGAGATCAAAAGAGTCATCCACGCTATCAGAGCTAAGTTAGACGGAAAGAAGAATGTCGATCTGACTCCTTCTTTCAGAGGATTCACTGGGACTGTCACTAAGGGTGCGGAAGATGGTTCATACGAGATACGCGGTGTCATCAAGCGTGTCAACACTACGAGAGTCCTCATTACCGAGTTGCCAGTTGGGTACGATTTGAAGTCCTACTGCAAAGTGCTAGATAGGTTAGAAGAAGCTGATAAGATAAAGGGATATGAGGATCTCTCTACTGACGATAAGTTCACGTTCGAAGTAGACATGAAGAGAGAAGTTCTGGCTAGTCTCGACGATGAATCGCTGTTGACGTTCTTCAGACTGGTGAAGAAGGAGACCGAGAACTACGTGTGCAATGACGAGAACAACCGCCTCCGCGAGTTCAAGTCGTCTAACGAAGTCCTCGAAGCTTTTGTCGAGATCAGGATGAGGTACTACCAGAAGCGCAAAGACTACATCGTGAACAGGCTGAAACGCGAGATAGCGCAGATGCACTCTAAGTACTTGTTCATCAAAGGCGTCATCGAGAAGACTATAAACGTCGAGAATCGCTCAGAGGAAGACGTCATCAAGCAGCTGGAGAAGATCGGTGAGATCGTCAAGATCGAAGACAGCTACAACTACTTGTTGAACATGCCGATGAAGAGCATGACAAAAGAGGTCTACCGCAGGCTCAAGGATGACATACAAGAAGCGGCAGCACAGCTGAAAGACACGAGCAAGAAGGAACCTAAGGATCTGTGGCTGGCAGACTTAGACGCTCTTCAGAACGCTGTCAGGAGTTTCTGAAGTACTTCACTGAGTTCATTTACAGGTGTTTCTAGCACTCTCTAGATGTAAATAGAAAAATTCAGGTGGTTTTAACCACCACGCAGCAATTTCAAAGAGTCATGTGAATGTATACACAAAATCAGAGGGTGCAATATGAGCAAGTTTCAAGAGCTGTACGAGAACGTAGTCGCCGGTAAGACAAAAGTCATGAACACTATTAAGGAAGCGGCTGCGCATCTTAAGAAGAAACTCGAAAATAAGACTCCTGGTCCGGGAAAGATCGGAGTCCTCCTGAGGTCGACGCCCGACTACGTCATTCAGCTCTTCGCCGATGTCACAGCTAAGAGTGGACGCACTGAAGTCGTGCTGTGCGTAAGAAAGACATCTTCAGACGGGAGGATCATCAATGAACTTCCCCTGACATCGTACAACGTGTTCAACACGGACGTGGTGAAACACAACGAGAGACAGCTCAAGACTGGCGATCCCGAAGCTAAGAAACTCGTCAAGCACGAATATGGGTACACTACCGGTGGCATCTTCGGCGGTGACTTAGACAAGGCGATCGACTACGTCGCTTCTCGCCCTGAGACGGAGATAGACGAGCTGGAAGCCTGATGAGCAAGTTTCAAGAATTATGCGCACATTTTTTGAATGAGATGGCTAAGCCGTCTTCTTCAATATTAGAGAAGACGTACTTTCATGGGACTAGCACATTCAAAGCTGCTAAATCGATAGCGCAAGATGGAAAGATAATCCCTGCTAATTTAGTAGATCCCCTAGGATATAAAGCAGCTAGAGGTATTCAAAAGCCAATTGAAGGCAGAAGTTATTTGACTACAGATATCGCATATGCTCTGGTGTATGCATTAGCTGGAGATGTAGCTGGTCACGAGTTCGATTCGAAGCGAAAGAACAACATCGAAGATCCTTATGGTTTTGTGTTCGAGATAAGTGGAAGAGAGCTGACAGATGTACAGCCCGATGAAGATGGCGTTGGACAAGTTGTCGCCGACATGTTAAGAAAGAAAAACGGTCAGAGTCTTCTCTACAAATTCGCCCCCTCGGACGAGTTGAAGATGTCGATGTGGAAACTAATTAACAAGCATCTGACGTCTAAAGAAGAACAGAAACTGGTCGTTGGGTTTGACAATGATGAGACGCGAATCGGTAAAAAAATGTTGAAGTACATGTCCGATGAAGATAAGATCGAAATGATAGAGGCGGGAGTTCACGTCGGTCATCTTGGAGCTGTAATTCCATCTAAGGTATATGTAGTCAAGAAATCCCGCTCGGCCGATTTCAAACGAGACGGAACGAACTTCTTCCAGATAGCTGTTCCGATGTCTCTCAGTGAATTAGCTTCAATGAGTTCTGCTGACAACATAGAATGACACATGACTAAATTTCAAAAATTATATTTGTCACTAACAGAGAACTCCAATAATTGGAACTTTTCAGGGTTCAACATCAAATTTGCTGGAAGAGAATACGACATAGATAAAGAGTACCTAGATGTCATTTCTAAAGAATATTTCCACAGACAAGAAATGGTTAAACCTGTAAAGATAGGTGATATTAGACTCTGCTATGAGAATGCTAGACAAGAATACTGGTTGCAGAGAAATCATCATTCCGATGTGAAATATGCTGTTGGTAATTACAATTTCATCTCTAGAAAAGACATCTTATGGTGTTATGACGAGACTGATCAATCGATCAGAAAAGATATCTCAAAGTTCTTAGAAAAAGTGAAAGAAATGAAATCGCAATCACCGAAGAATATATCACATGCTTGGGTTCAATTGGGCGATAAGATAGATGATCCTACACCATGGGATATTAATAACAAATTTTTAGAAGAACACATCTATTATCACTATTCACCAATTTCTTTCATTTCAGAAGATAAACTATCCAAGACATTAACTTACTTTCCAAAGTGAGTTAGATCTGACTTATAGCGTAGATTATCCGCTGCTCTTCGGTGACACACGCTTGGAAAATAGCAGACTTATGGTGTACGACCATGCTGTGTTTGCAGTTGAAGAGACCGTCGTCAGGACGCTCGTAATTGGTACAAGACTCCCACGCGTGTCCACCGGCCGTACAAGTCCCTTTGTACAGTCCTTCAGTGTCTCCGTAGGCAACACACATGTCCCGTTTTGAGTTCATATTTGGTAGACCCATCTGGTAACTATCCAGATCTACGGAGATCAAAACTCCGCGTGCTAACTTCACACTCTGGGTCCAAATTTATATGTAGCCCCTATCGGTTACGATCCGATTTCTCTTGGTTCAGAGCCAAGTGTTTTAGCCGATTGAAACTAAGAGGCAATAAGAAATTCTATTCTTTCTCGTGGACTATGCGATCTTCGATGTTCTCCTCTTTTCGACAGTACTTGCAGATGTCTTTCCACGCTACCGTGTCATCTTCAGCAGGTGAAGAGACGTACATCTCCCTCCCACATTTCTCGCAGACTACAGTCACCTCAGCCATCGTCAGATTCCTTCTATCTTTTTCAACAAGAGTGTCTCGTTGATCGCCTCTCTACACTCGCAATTTGTCTTGTCGTTCAACACATACTGATATATGCATCCTTCGGTGCGAAATCGATCCCCCTTTTCATTGGAGAAGAACTTACATTCACTCATGTTCCATCTATCGGCGCGGCACAACGATCTTCTGACGGGCCAATTTTTGTTGCCCGCATAATCATTAAAATCATAGACCTCGCAGCAATTTCTCACGAAATGATTCCTCCGACTAGAGCAACTCGATCCTGTAGTCTAACAGAGCAGCTCTTTTCGCTTCTTCGCACTTGCATTCAGTCACGTCTACATCTATCCAATAAGCGTGAACGCAGCACACAATTTCTTTTGAGTCTTCGGATTTCTCGAAGAACTCGCAATTGCCAATCATTTCTTGATTGTAAGCAAGACACTCTGCTATCTTATCTCCATCTTGCATGTAGCATTGGTTAGATTTCATATATGGTCCTCCCTGCGGCTTCGACCCCGCGCCCTGGAGCTTCGGAGGCTCCTGCTCTTCACTGAGCTAAGGGAGGATATAGATTAGTTTACCCTGCGAAAAAGTTTACGAGTTGGTAAACTCACCCATACGGTAAACTTTCACTGGTCGGAGTGGGGAATCTCGAAATCCCACTTCTCCCGTCCGAGGGGAGGTGTCTGCCTTTAACTTACACTCCGTTAAATTGGTCCTCCAGGCAAGATTTGAACTCGCGTGTACCAACTACCGTTTCAACTGCTTATAAGGCAGAGCGGATACTGGAGGTTAATCTGGACCGATTGGAGAGCCCCATTGCTACTCTCACCCGAGGTGCCAGTGACCTCCGTGCTGACTTACACTTCAATCGATAAGCTGGGTTGCTCGACGGAATTTGAATCCGCACTCACATGGGTCACAACCATGCGCTCTAACCATTAAGCTACGAGCAACTGGTGTGCTAAGCCGGTAACGATCCGGCGTGTCACGGGCCACATCCGTGCGGACTACCTTTGTCCTATTAGCACCATTAGAAACTGGAGACCTGGGTCCGATTCAAACGGACGGTGTGTTGTTTGCGGGTTGCAGCCGCATGCCTTCGATCGCTCAGCCACCAGGTCATAAAGTTGGTGCACCTAGCAAGATTCGAACTTGCGATTTCAGTTCCGCTACAGTTAACGGTTTAGAAGACCGCTCTGACTATAGGTGCTGGTACCCCTTCTGGCTGTGACACCAGGACCTTCTCCTTAGGAGGGAGACGCTCTTCACTGAGCTAAAGGGGCATGAAAGTTGGTCGGACATGTCAGGGTTGAACTGACGACTTCCGCGCCCCAAACGCGGCGCGCTTCCAACTGCGCTAATGTCCGTGGTGCACCTAATAGGGGATGATCCTATATACTCCGGGTTCGTAGCCCGGCGCCTTGTCCAGTTAGGCCATAGGTGCATAATACTTGGCTGCCCAGCCTTGATTCGAACAAGGATTGACTGATTCAGAATCAGCAGTGCTACCTATTACACTACTGGGCAATTTTGCTACCCCGTCTTGATTCGAACAAGAATCAACTGATCCAAAATCAGCCGTGCTACCGTTACACTACGGGGTATAATTTTGATCTTCTATTTCAAACAGCACTGGGATTGTGAGTCCCATAAAACAAAAGAGGCAATCCCAAAATTTGGAACCGCCTCTGTCTCGTATCGAAATTTGATGGTCAGTGAACTAGACAGCGCAGCTCCTCCGAGGGTTTCTCCTCGGGCAGGGTGGATGCTGTTGTATTCGCTGGAAGTTCACGAAATCATTTCCTCTTGTTCATTTCTATTTATCGCTCGACTCAGATATTATACACCACGTTCTCGAGAATTGTAATAGTAATTGCGAAATTTTTTACAAAGTAGCAACGTGCTAGTCCTACTTCGGAGTCGCGACTTACTTCTTCAACTCTTCAGTGATGATCTTGTTGTACTCCTGAGATGCCGCTTTCAGTAGATCTAGCTCTTCTTTGAAGAGCTCTTCTACCGCGTGACGAGTAGAGCTATCTGTACTTCGTTCGTTGAGTCGCTGTAAGAAACTCGACAGTGATTCTACGTTCCTGCGGTGGGATTCTACCAAGTTATTGTACAGATCTGCTTTGTGATACGTGTTTTCGTTGACCATTTTATTCTCCTGACTGGCGCCAAGTCTTGGCATCGCTGCTACTTATCTGCGCTGTCTGTTGTGATGCGTGAACTTTGAACTAGCACGTTGCGCAGTTATTATACCTCGCGGAGGTCAGATGTCTTCTAACTTCTTCATCAACGATGAATCTCTGATGGCTTCAGTGTTAGTGCACTTGTACACGTGAGGACCGACGTTCCTTGTCTCGCACAGCGCGAACTTACACCGCCGGCCATCCTGTGATCTCTCGCAGAAAGAACACTTACCGTAACGGTCTAACTTACCTTCGTCGACTAATAAGATTATCGTTATGGAGTTCTGCGTCTTAAAGTCTACGCCCGATGCGGCGCAGTAGTATCCTGAAGTCCCCTCTTTCCACACATCGGTGTAATGTACACATAGGTTGTCGCTCATATCTCTTCCATCTTCTCATCGAGTCGACAATCTTTTATCGCGGCTGGGTTCTTACACGGGTACGTGTGTTGGGATGAGATGGCATCAGTTGGCTTGTAGTTCTCTCTGAAACAGCACTTTCCCCACTCGTCTTCGCTGAAGAAATAGCACTTCTTGTACAGCGAAGTGTTGGCTACTACGAACATGACACCGTGGTCAACGCAGAAGTCCGCGTGCGAAGACATGCACATCGGAACATTTCCTATCATCTTGCACATGTTCGTCATCGTCGGCATCGCCTGTGTTTCCACGTCGCTTCTAATATCTTAGCTGGGTCAGCACCGTAGAACCCGGAGCACGACCATGCGTTGAACTCTACGACTTTCATCTCTCCATCAGAAGTACACACGTCTAACACGCAGACATCATCCGGAGTCCATATGTTAGCCACGTGCTTTGCAAACTCTTTAGACAGCTCGTCTACTTCCGACTCGACGTCGAGGTAGCAGCTCCAGGCGACCAGTTCTTCGTCTTTAACCCAGAACCTGCGTTCTCTGAGAATTTCCCTAGGTGCTGATAAGAACATCATGTCGTCAGGCTGTAGCGAGGATCTTATCTGAGTCAGCATCCTCTCGTCCAGCACCTGCCCGCTCCAGAGTTTGGAACCAGAGTCGCTCCGGCAGAACTTTCCGACGTCGCTAGTGTCTAGCTGGCACACCTGCTTGAAGTAGCTGCCCTTGAAGTTGAGGCACAAGTCTCCAAGAGCTGGTAAGAACTCCGACACCTTTATGTCAGAGAACGCGAAGCGGTCTACGCCGTTCTTCTTCAACACTGCTGTTTCCTGTATACTGCAGAAGAAAAAGGAACTGTCTATAGTAGAAACATCATCGAAGAGGTTGTGGTAGCATACAGCTGACTCCGGAAGACTCCGAGTCCCCAACAAGCACGAGCTGACCGCTATCTTCTTCACTATTCCTCCGATGCGTCTATAATATCATATGACATTCACAGTTCTTTTAGGACTTCTTCGACCCATCTTTCTGCTATGGCTTCGTCACAAGTGCATGTCCCATCGCTTCCCAACTGCGTCATATAAAACTCGCACATCCTAGGTTCAATGTCTGATGGAGAGAAGAACCCACATATCCAGTCGAAAGGCTCTACGCACACATAATTGTACGTTGGCGAGTTGTGGTCATCGAAGAAAGGACCTTTTATTTGGCAAGCGTTGATCACAGTATCTCCAGTCTGACATCGACCATCTTATCTTTGTTCGCCTCTTCGCAAACACACCGCCTTCCAACGGCGCGAAAATGTATGCAGACTTTTACGAAAGATGAAACTCTTCCTGGATCGAAGAATTCGCATGTTGGCATGTCGCTGAAAGAAGACCCGCAGAGGAACAGGTGAGCACTATGATTGAACACATGATGAACATGCTGAGAGTCATATGCGAGTTCACACATGTTCTTCTTTGAGTTCATATCTCTTCCATCTTCCTCTCCGAGATAGCGTCGGGACATGTGCAGATGTCGTCACATATACCGGTCCTAATGTACTCGAAGTATCGGCAGACATTCGGATAATCCTTTCTCGAAGAGAAGAACTTGCACATGTTGCTGTCTTGTGGGTAATTGGTGCAGAAGTACAGACCACCTGGATGCCGCCAGTTGAACGGTAGTGCAAACTCTGAACAGCAGTTCATCCCTTTCTTGTACCAATTCGGTTTGACTGATCTTATCGCCACGTCATTCCTCTATCTTCTCGTCAGCGGTTTGGTCTTTACCAACAGAATGTCCGATAGATGTCTTAGAAGTGAACTTCATATCTCTTCTATCTTCGCCAACAAGTAGTTGTCTCGGGCCAGAGCTTTCGCCTGCGGATGAGCGCAGACACACAGTGGATGAGTGTCTGGGTACGTCTTCCACTTGCATCCATGACCTCGCGTGCGCCTGTCGACACCCATGTACTTACAGCACTCGGGATCGTACATAGCGCTCAAAATATGGTGACACACAGGGATGTCTTGTCCATCCATGAACGTCGCTTTGAACTTGTCTTCTGTGATAAGAGGCTCCCTTTCGACGTTAAATGTACTTCATATCATCTACATTTCTTCCATTTTTAGCTCTGCAATTGCGTCTTTATGTGTGCAATAGACCATATCCGCGAAATCAATGAATTTGCACACTAATGAGTCAATCTTACTATGAATGACATCTTTCTCGCACCAGGTGCACGAATTTTTCATAGGATCATATGTGCAGTAGAAGTGTTCATCATTTCCCATACCAAAAGCTCCGGGGACTCGTGAACAGCAGTTCTTAGAGATTATAACTACTTTAGGTGCTATCATATGGTTTCTTTCATTTTACATTCGTGAAGGGGGTCTTCATGGTTCCTTCGATAGAATACTATAATCCATTTCGCGAGAATGTAAAGGGAATTCCTAAAATTTCCATATACCATAAAATCGCGCATACGCGCGTCCGCGCGCGATAATATAACACCACTTCTTCATATGTAAAGGAAACTCGCGAAAGAAAGCCTCATTTTCTTCTACAGCTTCGAAGATACCGCGAAGTGTCACATTTTTGGTGATGAAAATATAGCTGGTTATCAACTAGTTACGCCTATTTGTGAAGAAAGTAAGAAACTTTCCCTTTACATCTTTTGAATCTGTTATATATTAGACTACATGAAAGGAACCAATGGTTGGTATCCTAAATCTCAAAAGGAGAAAGAGAAATGAACGCATTCATCGTCCCAGGCGTCCCGAAGCTCGAGAAGAGGACCTTCAGGTCCGACGTCGCCGCAGTCAAGGCCGCCAAGAAGTTCAACGTGTCCGAGATCCAGTTCGTCGAGCTCGTCCCCTCGGTCAAGGAGGTCATCAACGTCAGCACCTTCAAGAGCAAGAAGGACCTCTGGATGGAGAAGGTCGCCGCCAACAAGCTGAAGCGCGAAGAGAACCGCGTCAAGAAGGCCAACGAGCGCGCCCAGAAGAAGCAGGCTCGCGAAGAGAACCGCGTCAAGAAGGCCAACGAGCGCGAACTTCAGCGTAAGCAGAAGGCTGCGGCCAAGCAGATCATCAATGACACCTCTAAGGCCTCCAAGAAGTCTTCCTCGAAGCCCTCCCCCGCCGCCCCCACCCCGAAGTCCGAAGTTAAGCTCACCCCAACTCCCAAGCTTTCCTTCGGCGCCCGGATGGCCGCGATCAAGGCTGCGAAGGCCGTCGCCTCCAAGGAGTTCAACGGCTAACGTCGGGTTTTCCAAGAGCAGACCGACACAGGACGTGAAGGTCTGCTTCCTGTTTTTCTTTGAACGGCCGGAGGTGGGAGTCAACCGACCGTTCAAAGAACGACAGGAGAAGAAATGGCCGAATTCGTTACGAGCGCCGGCATTGCAATGTACCGCTTTGTATGCGGTGAACTGGAAGTATACACAGTTAAGCCCGGAGGCCCGTGGCACAAGAAGTCGCCGAGGTCCCTCCCGAAGGGGAAGATAAATGACGATGAAGAACCCGTCGCAGCTGCCGTCAGGGAGTTCCAAGAGGAGACTGGGATAACTGTTCCCGAGGACAGTCAGTTAGTCGACTTAGGTTCAGCTGACGCCAAGGGCAAACACCACAAGGGTGGGAAGAAAGTACTGCGCATATGGGCGTGGAGGAACGACCAGTTTGACGACAGCGTCCCCTCCGTGTCGAACGAGTACGAGATAGAGTGGCCTCCTCACTCCGGGAAGATGAAGAAGTTCCCAGAAGTCGAAGACGGAAAGTTCTTGCCAATAGACGAAGCAATAAGATCTGTCAACCCCGCGACTGCGTCGTTGTTAGAGCGTCTAAAAGAACTGGAAGGTGTGTGAATGGCAGAAGAACTCAAATTCTTGGTGGTGTGGTTCGATCCAAAGCTGACCAATCTCATGCAGACCTTCGGCCTGTTTGAGAAGTTCAAAGTCATCGGAAGACAAGAAGTCCTCATAGTCTCCGGAGAAGGCATGTCGGTCGAAATAGTGTTCAGCGGGCTGCGCGAGAACTGGGACAAGATCGGATTGGGTCTAGTGGTCCTCGTGTCGCTCGACGAACCGCGGTTCAACTTCGTCTCAGACGAGATCAAAGTGATCAGCAATGGCGAGCAGTGGGCTACCGTCGATTCTATTCTAGAAGAGAACGGCGTCAGAGACATCATCTACAATGAGAAAGATTCGATCAAAGTCATAGACGGAATATGAAGGAAATCTACAAATGATTGACGAGAAGAGCATCAGAGAAAGATTAGAAATCGCGGCAACTAAGTCTTTTGGTAGGCCAATGTGTAAGAAAGACGTCGAGCTAGCCGAACGCGTCGCTAAGTTGTACGCTGATCTTCCTCCGGCTTATGGTAAGTTATCAGTCGTCAAGATTCTCCACGGTTCCGCGAAGACTATGAAGAACCGACCCGAATATGGCTGGAGCAAATCCAACGGATACAAGCTCAAAGAACTCGACGAATGGAACGGCATCGTAGATACCGTCCGGAATTTGCTACGCGAGAACATAGACGAGAAAGAAGTCGCTTACGTCAACGCTTTCGATGAAATGGCTGGGGAAGAATTGATTGAGAACGCAATTCGTCGGAAGTTCAACATGTCGGAGAAGGGTCAAGCTTTTGCGAGCAATGCTGAAGAAAAGAAGGGTTTCTCGACAGCATACTCAGTATTGACGGATGTCTTCTCAAAGATTGCAGCTTCGACTCCTGAGGAAATGATTGCCAAGCCGAAGAAGATCCGGCCAGCTGTCGCGCTGTCTCGCATACTGACACTTGACTATGTTAAAGACACTCTTAGAGAACTCAGAGAAGCACAAGAAAAGGGACTACTTCGTGTGTCTATATGGGGTGGTCCTATCCACGGTATGAATGTTGTTCCAGAACTCATTGATTTCAATGGAAAGGTGAAAGAGTTCATCCACAATCTTAGTCAAAATTCTAAGAAAGTCGATAAACACGACACCGAGTACTATTTCATGATGGGGATTGCTGTAGAGAAAGAACCTCGCCATTTTTACCAACTGGTGCACGTCTTGACAATCAGAGATGACATCACTCCAGTTTCAGTCAGGCGAGAATACTGGTTACAGATGGGATACAGCAACATCATTGATCACCCATATGACATTCCTTTCAGCGAGAATGACCTCGAAAAACCTGAGAATCCAACTGTTAACAAGAATCCCTTTAAAGAAAAATGGTTAAGATAACCAACATTCGGAGACGAATATGAATGAAGAGAGACTCAAGAGAGCTGTAAAGAGGTCCTCGCTAAGACGGCGAAGCTAGCTTTTCCGTCGACTCCCCCTTACTCATTCGAGGAATGTATGCATAAGAAGAACAACTGGAAGAGGATTAGTAAGAGGAACTCCGGCTCGCACTCGATCCGCGAGTTCGAGGTCTACGGAAATCACGCGCTGATCGAAGACGATGGGACGAAGGTCGTCAGCGTGAAGTTCTATGTGAAGTGATGGCTCCGACAAAATACATATTGATGGTCGACCACGAAGTAGAAGGTTGGTCTGTGTAAGATTACGTGGAGCAGGACTACAATGAAGCGATCGCGGATTACTTGTCGTGGAAAGATGAATACCACTTGGAGACTAGGTTGTTAGTAGTCAGCAAAGAATTAGACGAGTCCGAAATCAGGATCGCAGTGAAGATCGGAGAACTGTGAATCGGTACAGAGTATACTCGGCAGATAGCAACGGTCAGAGGCACTCTGAGTGTTTTCTTACTACTGCAGCAAGAGCTGTGAAAGAATACCGCACGGTGAAGGAGCTCTTCGCGAAGACTACGCTGTTCGTCGATGAAGTACCTTGGCCTGAGGAGAGATTCGATGAACTCCTGATCGAGGAGAAAATGAAGGACATATGAGAAAAGTAGTCATGTTAGTCGGGCTTCAGGGTTGCGGGAAGTCGACTCGCGCCAGAGAGCTCGAGGCTGGAGGTTTCTTCCGCTTGAACAGAGACTCCGTCGGTGGAAGACTCTCAGCGCTAGTCCCATCCATGGTGTCAGCTATCACTCGAGATCTGAACGTCGTGTTAGACAATACGAACCTCACATCGGCCGTCCGCGCGGAGTTCTTGAGTCCTCTGAGAGCCATCCCAGGAGTGGAAGTGACGTGCGAGTGGTTCGACACGTCACTCGAAGACTGTCAAGTCAACGTGCTCAACAGGATGCACTCGGTGTTCGGAGAGGTGTTCCTCAGCTCCGAGGAAATCAAAGATGTCAAGTCACCGTCAGTGTTTCCGATCTGCGTGCTGTTCAAGAGTCGCGCGATGTTCGAAGAACCCACGATAGCCGAAGGATTCTCGCGAGTCGACAGGATCAAGTTCGTCAGGAAGCCGATAGCGAATTACACTCGCAGAGCGCTATTCATCGACTATGATGGGACACTGAGGAGGTGTAAATCTGGAAATAATTATCCAACTTCTCCTGAAGACGTAGAGATCTTACCCAAGCGGAGAGCACGTCTGCTT